CTTTTCATTTATAAATGATTTGATTTCTTCTATACGCCATTTAGCATATTTTGTAGGGAAAAATATATCAGTTACAAGAATTTTACTAGTTTTGTTCTGATTTAAAGTTTTTTTTTGAATGATAAAACAATTTCCAGCTATAGGTTCATCTGGTCTAGCTTTTAAATCATTTCTAATACTTCCAATAATATTATAATTATCAAAATGGTTATTTATTAAATAAGTAACAGCTGGATGAACTCCCGGAGTACCAACATCATTATAATCATCAAACATAATAAACCCACCTGGATTAACTAAATGTTCGTACATCATAAAATCATCTATACATCCTTGATATGAATGATCCCCATCGATAAACAATATGTCAATACTATCTATCTTACTTTTTAATGCATTAATAGTAGATTGCTTATGTGAATCTCCACAGATATAATCATACTGATTTTTATTTGTATAGGGAGCTACGTTCTGTCTTACTTTTTCTTCTGGAATAGGATTACCAATATCAATAGATATTACCTTTGTATTTGGACGTTGTAGCATTAAACAAGCAGAAACACCAGCATAACAACCAATTTCTACATAGGTTAATTTTTCTTTACTTTTATATTCTTGTGTAGCAATGTCATAAAGTACATGAAAATGATGATGAAATGTATCAACTTTTTCTGATATATCTCTTACTATGTCTAATGATTTCTGTGTTGCTTTAAATGTCATATCTTATCTTATTGTAAAAATATTGGAAATTGTGAGAGATCTGGATAGGGTAAAGTTAAATCTTCATTATGTTTTGGATTTCCCTGTAAATCGTAAAACTGATTCATTAATAGTAATCCTCTAGCCGATTTTTCTGGTTCGATATAAAAATTCCATCCGATCATATCTAAGTTGTCTGTCATATATGGACATTCCCTTCTACCAGAATATCTAGCACGTTTGAACCATTGATATGCAGTATAATCATCCGTTAAAATTGCTCCACCTTTACTAAGTTTAAAATGTTTGTAAGGTCCGGTAAAACTGATACACATAAAGGTATTTGGAATATACATATTACAAGTAAATCTCAAAGCACTATCCCAAGTTCTACTACCTTCTAAATTATAAGCTCCTGTTAATGTATTACTTTCTACTATTCTAAAAGCTACTTTACCTCCAGCATGTATAATTTCACAAGGAACTGATGGATATGTTCTATTAGGAATAGTAATTGTTTTACCTTTAATGTTTTCATAGTAAAGAGATAGAAACAAAGCGTTACTCATATTATCAAGTGCCACAACATATTTAGCTCCTGTATATTTAGCTAAAGCTTCTTCAAAATCTTCGGTTATCTTATATATTCCTGTTGCCATTATTATAATCCTAATTTATTTGTCCATCGTTCAAACCATTTGAATTTATCTATATCAAATCCTCCTTTACCTTTAAAAAACCATAAAATTGCACTTCCTATTAAAAAAAGAAAATATGTAATAAACCAAAAAATAACTGTTAATCTAAATAGTATTTTCATATTATAACGCTTTTATAAAATTAATAAACTCTTGTAATGATTCTTCTTTATACTTTTTATATGTATTATCTTCCCTCTTATCGTTTGTATTAGTTCTTTTTAATTCGTGTGAATAATTATGACCCTTTAGAATATTACTAATATGATATTGCTTTATTCCATGTTTATCAAATACTCTTTCAGTACAGGTATCTTCATGTGCAAAATGCATATTTTCTGGAATAAACGGAAAATCTACTCCTCCACTAATTGCTAATAAAGCACCGTCTATTTTAAGTGGATGTATTTCATTAATCCTTAGTTTTTTAACAGCATTTAAACCGTCTAATTCTTCTTGTGTAATAGTATGACCGCACCAAAATGGATAAGGAACACATAATTCATCATTTGCGAACCCTTGTACTCCTTCATATTCTACTGGTTTCCAACTTGTATCCCACATCTTTCTTGATGAAATTGTAACAATATGTGGAATAGTAAGATTTTGTCTTGTAAACTGTTCTAAAATTACAAAGTAATTAAAAGGTAATAAACAGTCCGATTCTAGCCAAATATTGTACATAGCAAATTTATCATAATTATCTCTTCTCCAATCAGCTATGTTATAAAAGGGATTATCATCTGTTTTATAAGTAATATTAGCATTTGGTAAAAATCTAAGAACGGTATCTCTAATATAATCTACATCGATTGGTTTAATAGGAGATTCAATATATACCTGCAAATTAATACAAATATTATATCGAATCTCTATTACATCTCTTACATTGTCCTCTGCTCTTTTAATTGAAAATAATGTTTCTGCTATCATTTCTGATTCATACCACATAATGTGCAAATTTGCAGAAAAGTATCTCTTTAACTCTACCACTATCAGTTATTTAGAAGTGAACGCCTCCGTCATGTCTTGTAGTATGATTAAATGTTATTGCCTTACCAACAGTAGTATCAGCTGATCCAGTAAATATTGGTGGAGGAGGAACAAGTGGACTTGTTGGTTCTGAATCTTCATCACTGTCCATTGTAAATGAACCTTTGCTAATTTCTTGTGTAAGATTTAAATGATAATCTTCAAATTGTTCATTAATAGGTTCTTCTTCTGTTTCTGTAAAATTTTCAATATTATTATCAACCACTTTTTCATTTAACTCTTCTACTTTATCATCGCGTTTTGGTGTAGTATCCTCGATTACTTCTTTTAAAGTTTGTGGTTCTACATATTCTTTTTCAGAAATTGTATTAATTATTACTTTTTTATCTTTTTTTGGTTTGGTATCAAGTAATGGAACACCAGGATTAATTTTTTTGTTTGCCATGTTATTTTATTTTAAATTTATTATTCATTGTATATTAAGAATTTTTTTGATAATAGTTCATCTTGACTTGGAGTCCATGGTACAACAGTGCCATCGTATTTATGTTGTACTAATAAATCAAGTTCTGTTGGTATCTTTGTTACATACTGGTCTTGTCTCCAAGTTAAATATGTAATTTTTTTACCTTCTTTTAAAGCTTTAACAGCTTCTCCGATTTCCATGTAATGTAATTGTGACATAATTATTGTTTTTAATTGTTTATAAATAGTTTTTATTTTATTTTTAATTTATTTGAGTGTAAAAATCATTCTGTTTTCTTTGTCTTTCAATTGATTTAATGTGAGTTAAACAAAATAAATCATCTGTTGGTAATTGTGTATGTGTTTCATATCCACTAAGTGTTTCATGTACTTTATTTTTCCATTTTATTTCTGGTTTATTCTTAAAAAGTCTTTTTTGATTATCAGGAAAATTAATAACAGGAATTGAATATGTTATTTCATCATAAAATGCATTTATTATTAAATTATAAACTTTCAATAACTCTAATTCTTTTGGATATAAATTATTAATATTATCTGTTACTATATATTTATCATGCTTACTAATATGCCAACCCCATCTAACTACATCATCTAATTCTAAATGTTTAACTATATTAATTCTTGGAACATCAAATACATCAACATTTAAATTAGCTTCTAACATAGTAGGTAAATAATCGATAAACTCTTTACTAATCATCTCGTCACTATCAATTTGGAATATATAGTCACCATTACACAAACAATTTAAATAATTTCTTTGTTGTGAAAAATCCTTATTTAATGATTGTGAATAATAATGTATTAAATATGTTACACCATTATCATAGGATTTTCTAATATATTTATCTATTACATCATTTACTTCTTTTGAGGTATTATCTTTATCGGTAACTATTACTATTTCATTATCTGTATTAATAATACAATTAGTAAGATGTTCTAATAATGTATCAAGTTCTATATATTCATTACAGGCTAAAATTCCAAAACTGATAGTTGGTTTCATATTATTAAATTTTTATGTTAATATACAATCAAAAGGTTGAACAATTAAACTTATTTCGTTTCTATCATCAATGTATATATTATGTTCTCCAAAATCAACAGATACATCTTTTACTTGAATCAACCAATTTTCTATTTCATTTTCTTTTGATTTATCTAATGTAATTATATTGAATTCAAATGAATATCCTTTATCCGTTTCTAATATTCTAGAAGATTTTTGTAATTCATATATAATTTTAGATATACATGGTTTTATTACACCATAAAATGTTATTTGTATAGGTTCCCATTCTTCTGATATTATTTTTGGTTTATCTATTTCAATAACATATTCATTTAATATTTGAAATTCTTCTGGAAATTTAACTTCAAATAAATTTCTTTTTTCATACTGTATTATTTCTTGTAGTTTCTGTTTCATATTTTTAAATTTTTAAATTTGTTCCTTTCTAAATAAAGCACTATCAATGTCTTCATATTCTACTTCACAACAATCCCATGCTCTACAATGTGGACATCCGGTATTTGTATAAGCAAAACATTCATCATCGTCATTATCTAATTCTAAAAGTTTATCACTTTTAAACGTTTGCCCACATTCCTCACAAATCAAATCGACTATCTCATAACTATAATTATATTTTGAAATAGGAAGATGATCAAATGTTTGATAATTATATTTTTGAGTTATAGAAATTTCTTTACAATTTCCATTTTCCTTCTCTTTCATTAATCTATCTACCAAACTCGGATCTAAAATTAAAGCACTAAATTGACATTCATCTTTTTTACTATAATCTAAGTTATAAGATTGATTTGTTATATAACAATTTTCTCTATCTTTTAAATAATCAAACGGCTCGCTTCCAATTACATCAATAGTTATTTCTGTATTTGTAGGAATACGAGTTTGTGTCTGTCCATGTTTTGGATTTAATTTTATAGAATCTAAATCTATTTTAATTAATGTAGTTGTCATAATTTTAATCTTTTATTTATTAATCTTTGATTTCTATTTCGTCATCGTTGACAATAGGAATATTACTTGGAAAAGAATAATCAAATGCCATTGCTGTTTTTACATTTTTTAAAGTAAAAGTTCTATAAGCGTTATTTAATTTAGTACCAAGTATTCTTTTTATTTCTTGATTATAGAATTGTTGACTACCCATGTCAATAAACATCTTTGAAAACTTTACTCGTTTTACTTTTGCTAATCTTTTGGAATATACCAATCCATTAGGCTTAACAAGTTCCAACAATCTTTGAGGACTTATTATGTTGAGTTTCAAGGCGTGAGTTTTCCCTTTAAAATTAGGGTGTAGGATTAGACATATATATCTACCTAAAACATTTTTATCATCAACTTTTTTCATGTAATATATCTCACATATCATTCCCTTTTCAAGGTAGTAAGGACTAATTGGTAATCTATCTTTAACCTTACCAGCATGATTAGCTAAGTAATTCAATTCAACTGTTGGTTTCTTTGTTGCCATTTTATATATTATCCTCTATTGGTTTAGAATTTAAAAATTTAATAAAATCTTTTTTTAATTGTTTTGCTAATAATTTATAACATTTCTTTTCTGATGCTTTTGACAATAAATTTTGAGGGATTTCCACACACCAATTAAATTTAATTTCTTTTACTGGTAAATTATTAACAACTGTAGTATTTTTACCTAATTCAAATTCATAATTACCTATAACGCAAGGTGTCACACCATCAAATTTTAAATCAATTTTTGCTGTTTTCATAATTTTAATTTTTATATTTTAACTTTCTCTATTCAAATTAATTCCTAATTCTTCACAAGCTAAATAAAACTCATTCTGTTTAAATCTAATCAAATTTTCAACATCTATTTTACTTTCATAGTATTTACCAGGTTGATTTGGTATTTCATATTTCACTCTTTCAAATATTGGTATAACAACCATCTTACCAACAGTCCATTGCCAATCATTTCGATTAGTTCCATCAATAAATATAATTCCTTTTTGATTATTTATATATAATGGATACCAATAGCAATTTAATTGTTCATCTTTATATTTGCTTTCTATAAATAGTTTAGGTAAAGTTTTTTCATATTGTTCTACTGTTTCACTATCTACTTTATATAAATTACTATCTGTGACAAACCCACATGTAAGACACATTATTTCAAGTGAATTGGTTTCTTTATTTTCTTCAACAAAAAGTCTTTCTGATGTTCCACAGATGGGACAGATATTAGTTTTTTCTTTTTCTTCCATTATTTTAATTATTTCTTTTTTCTATTCTCTATTAAACTATTACAATAATTATAATATTCTCTAAGTTCTTTACCTAATTCAGTATCATTAGAAAATTTATTAACTAATTCAATAATATATATTTTATCTATTAATTTTGTTAATTCTACAATATTTGGTCTGACAATTTTATTCATAATTTTTATTTTATTTATTTTTCAAATTTTGGTAATGTAAGTAAATCAGGAAGTACAATCTCAATAGGCATTGAAAACTTTGGAAGATACTTATCAAGTATATCTTTTAACCGTTCAGTCATCTTGCTATGGGTAAACTGTTTAATATGGTTAGCCTGTCCAAAACTTCTGCTTAGATGTTCATTATAGTTCTTCCAAACATCTCTTAAAGTATTCTTAGCTACATTTTGATCTACATAAAACCAAGAGCTTTCTGGAATTAATACATTCTCCCAAACAGCAGATGGATGTATTTTTTGAAGTTGTCCTGGTAGTAATATAGTATGGTTAGGATTTAAGAAATCTAAATGTCCACTCCATCCACTTACAATAATAGGCTTTCCAGTAACAGAAAACTCTGCAAACGTTCTGCTATAACCTTCTCCTTTGCAAAAGCTTACCATAGCTTTGACTTTAGGATGATTGTATAATTGGTTCATCTCTTCGTCTGTCAAACTGCCATGTAATAAATATACATTTGGAAGCTTATTATCTGCTACATTTAATTGTTGTCTTACAATATCTCTAATATTATTAATCTTATTTAAAATCTGTTCTCTGTCAATCATACTAAAGGTGCCCCCCGATGTCTTTAGAATAAGTGATGGAGCATTACCGATTCCAACGAATGTTTCTAGGAAACATTTTATTAGTGTTGCAACATCCTTTCTATCATGTCCAAAATCCCCGCCAGTCCAGTGAGACACGAAGAGATAGTTGAACTTTGACTTGATTTTACTCATCTCTTGTTCTACTAGTTCGCTACATTCATTGGTTCTCTTGTATATATCGTCTTGTATTCCTTCAAACAATATTTCAACAGGTTTTTCACATTTTAATACTCCTTCTATCATCCTTGTTTGATTGTTCATTTTATTCCAAGAAGAATTTAAAAATACATCTCTTCCATGTTTACTTGATACAATCGTTAAATCCATACGATTTACGCCCTCTAACCAGACAGCAGATGCTACGGATGTCTCTATAGATGCGGTCAAACCAATATTGAATTTTCCTAATCGTTCAAATTCCATTGGTGTTGCACATTGTATAAATAACTCTGGTTGTTTAGTTAAATTAGTTTTAATAAAGTGATCAAGTAATATCTTATGTTCTGGATTATCTATACTTAATGCATTTTGTGGTGTTTCTCCCCATCTAGTTGGTATAATAATTATTTCCCATTCTTTTTCATCTAGTACATTATTAATTAAACTAAGAGCAAAGTCTGCGCTGCGCTTACCGTAGCCACTGATTGTATTACATGGAAATTTAAGAAGACACGTTTTTTTATTTGACATATTTTATTCTTTAATTTTATTCTCTATCAATTGTAATAAATTATCACTGTCACTATTATTTTTAAAATAAAAATCACCACTATCCATTATTCTTTTTATATCAAATCTAACATCATCAAATACAAGATGAGTAAAATCATCATTCATTGGCTGAATCGAAAAGACAAATTGTATATCTACATTAAATCGTTTTAAAGCTATTGGTTTAAGTTCATTAAACTGTTTTGTAACCAATGTATCTAAATTATTTAAATAAGCATTAATATCAACTGTATCATCATCTAAATATATATTAGCTATATTGATAAATAAATAGAACTGTAATATCTTTGTAGGAATATTAATAGATGGAACAGTAGTAGTAGTTGATGTATTTGATTCTTGTTCTTCTACAATAGGTTCTTTTTTCTTTTTAGTCATTTATTAAAATACTTTTATATTATGATGTTTTTTGCATTTTGGATTTGTACATTCTTCATAAGAAAAATTAGTTCCGTAGGGAAATGTATTAAGTTCGGTTTTTTGTACGGTATGTTCACAGTTACAAATAAATGTACCATTCTTCATATAGTCTAAAATATCATGTATAATATTTTGTCTATTTTCCTGTCCGATACTGTACTTATTTAATATTTCTTTTAGAACCTTCTTCTTTAATTTATGTTTCATTATTTTTATTTTAATATACAAAATTATTTTTAAATTACAAAGTTTTAATTGTTTTTGTAATTAATTTCTCTTATCATTACACCAACTAATCCAACGGCTAAAAATCTTGATACTTTAGTCCATTCTTGATAATGTTTTAACTTAATGTATTGTTTAACTTCAACAATATCATATAAATAGTTCTTATTCATTATTCAAGTTTAAACAACTTATATAATATCCCTCTATCAATATATTTAGCTAAATGAGCAGCAGTTATATCTGGATATTTTTCTAATGTACCTTCTTGTAGACAAAATTCATAAGACTCTTTATCAAACTGAGATAGTTCATCATCTGTCATTTTATTCATCCATTCCTCATTAAAATCATTTCTAATGATTGGTTTTTTAATTAATTCCAATACTGATAGTGTATATTCCATAATTATTTGTCATTTATTTTATGTATTAACTCAGCTCCCAATGTTTTCAAACTTTCATTTAATTCTTTGGTTCTAGTTTAAAAGACTGTGGGTAGACTGTTTAATTTATTCATTGTTAATTAGTTATAATTATTAAAAATAATTGTTTGTATTTTAATTTTATTATATAATTTTGATATAATGTTATAATTTATTTATAAATTTATGTCATATACATTTAAAACATCAATAAAACTTGATAAAATACTAAAAATTTTATTTAATAAAAAATTATTACAATCATATCAAGTATCATCAAAAGATTTTATTTCTGATTTTTTAAAACAAAAACATAATATCGATTGGGATGACCCAAAAATAACATATTTATTAAATCTTTTACAAAATGATGGTTATATAATTGTTTCAAATGTAATAAACTTAGTAAATTATTATTCATTAACAGCAAAAGGAATAAACATTAAACAACATGGTGGTTTTACAGTATTATGTATTAAACAAAACATAAAAGAAAATATTAGAACTTACGCTGCACTTGTTGCTTTAATTACTTTTATAATAATTTCTATACCAACTTGTATTCAAAAATATTCAGCTAATAATACCATAAACAAACAACCTATATCATATAAAGCACATACAAATACAATACCAGCAAGAAAACTACGATAATCAAAATATAATTTTTCTTGTTTTTTATTAAATAAACGTCCTTTCCAGCCACATGACCAAAATAATGTCCATTCATCGCCCTCGTCTTTTAAATCAAAAATATTCATAATCTTAATTGTTTATAATTATTTATTTATTATTTTTATTCCACCCACAGTCTTTTAAACTAGAACCAATTCTTTAAGTTCTTTAAGTTCTTTTACAACTTCTTGACCATCAATAATTTCATATTTTGGATAAACACATTCAATTCTAGTATCTTGATTTTTAACTGGAACTGTAAACCATTTAACTTCAATATTATTAAATTTATTTTTATGCAATTCAAATGTTATTTTTTCCATTACAAAATCAACTTCAGTTGGTGGGATATTATTGATATTTATGTAAGCTGCTAAAATAATTTCTTTTTTCATAATTTTAATTTTTTAAAAATAAAAGCAAATAACTTGAAATTTTTACATATCCATTATACAACCTATAATCAATAGGAACGATTGACCCTTCAAGTTAGGTGTTGACTTTTGATATAATAAATCTCTATTATATCTTTATCACAAAGTAGGTGATTAATCTACACTCTTTAGTATTATTTGCTTTTATATCGCATTTTCTTTTATATATTTAGCAATATCACTGGGGTTTATTTCATAAGAATTACTACTAAATTCATCTTGATATTTTGGTTCACATATTAATGATGGATTAACTCTACATAGTAATATTTTATTTTCATAAATTCTAACTTCATCAACATTATTATATTGATTTTTTGAAAATACATAGAAAAATTCTCTATTATTAATATGTACAATTCTTGTTTTCTTATTCATTAATACCATTCTTTCTTTAAACCATTCCAAACTCCACTAGCAACCTTCTCTTTCTTACCGTCGATCTTAGTATCTATCATCTCAAATCGTTTCCTTGGCTTCCAGTTAGCAAACATACCATCTATATATGTAATCATGTTCTTGCACATCCATTTGCTACTCATCATACTTTCATCACTCATCACCCATTCTCTACCTTTCATTCCTCTACGTTTTCTTTCCTCCCTTCCCATATTATAGCAATCAATTAAAGCCTGTGTAATATCTTTTATATCAGCTCTACTATCATATATATAAGGAGTAGGAACGCTACCAACGATATTTAATTGAGGAAACAACGGTAAAGTCCATTCTCCACATGTCTTATATCTACCACAGCTATTAGTAGGGAAATATTCACTAAAATCAATCCACTTACCATCATCATCTACAAACCTACTTTGATCTTGAAGTCCTCCTATTGTATTGGTAATTGTCATAGTTCCAGCCATTAAACTTTCTGTATTTCCAAGTCCCCATCCCTCTGCACTACTAGCATTAACAGTAACATCAGCAATATTGTACATTAAATTCAGTTCTTGTTCTGGTACCTTACTTGTATGTAATACCACATTACTATCAGGAGCTAAATTTTTAATTACTTCATATAAATTAGTTCCAGCTTCTTCTATTGGATTGGTATGTAATACTAAGAAACACTTATCAGCATCTTCTTTTGGTAAAGTTGAAATAAACATTTGAAATGCTACAATAATATCAGGTATCATTTTTCTACGTATATTTCTACTATTAAACATCGCTACAAACTTTGGTTCTACTCCTTTGAATAGTTGTTGTTTTTTCTTTAAAAGTTCATTATAAGCGTTCGTATTGGTTTCTTCGCTTATTGGAAAATAATAATTTTCATTTATTCCATGAGGGACATATTTAATTTGCCAATCTTCGTAGTTATCATTTTTTAATATTGTCTTATTGATATTTACAGTTTGTTTGCTAATCCCTAATAACATGGAACATGACCTGTAAAATGCCCGATTATATTGACAAAACCCCCCCAAGTCGTCCCAAATGTTATAATATATAATAGGCAAACCATTTTGCTGTAATTCATGTGACATTTGAAATACCCATACAAAAAACCTAGGATCTGTAAACAACATAATTGCATCTGGCTTTTCAATTTGTATAATCTGCCTCAACATATCTGGATTACCGTAACCATCTGTTGGATATAAAGTACAAGAAGCATCATCTATTCCAGCAGCTTCATTAATTGCTTTATCCATATTGATTACTTTTCCTTTTTCATTGTGAATTTGTGCCCCAGAAATCTGTGTCCATCTAAGATAATGTGCGGTACCTATTATGATTTGCTTAGATACACAACCGACACCGCTGACACTTCTTATATCATCACTTATTAATAGTATCTTTTTACGTTGGTCTTTTGGTATGTGTTTATACCCATTTATAATTTTTTTTGTCGTTTCTTCCATTATTTATCTTCGTAAATTATAGTAAATAATTCTAAAAATTCTTCTTCTGTATTATGAAATGTAATCCATTTATCCTTACCAAAAAATACAGCAAATATATTTTCTAATGGTAAATATGCGGTTATTATTCCTCCAACATCTTTTTTAATATTAGTATTTTCAATATCATTTTTAGCTATAGCAGTACCATGATATAACATTTCATCCAAGTTATTAGATATTTCTTTAGCTAATTTATGTTTATTTAATATTGTCATATTAATCTATTTTTAATTTTTCCATTTGTGTTAAATCAAAATCACTTCTAAGTAATTCTTTTAATTTTTCAATATTATATTTATATTGTAAATCTCTCATTCTATCGTCTAAAAATACCACTTCATTAATTTCATGTTCAGAAAAATTAATACATTGTAAAATTTTATTTGTAACATGTTGAAACATATCAACTATATAACCTCTTTCTTCTGATGATTCAATATTATCATAAATATTAACTAATTGAGAACGATAATCTAAAAGCTGTTCTAAATTTTTATTAATATTACCAATAAATGGATCTTCATATTCAATATTAACATTATGTTTAGGTTTTATTTTTATTTCAATATCATATTGTTTTGACCAACATAGATTTTGATAAATTTTATGATGTTTAGAATTTGTTTCCATAATTTATTTTATAAATGTTTTGTCCATAGTTCACAAACCTCTCTTTTATCAATTGGAACTGTTACTTTTAACAATTTACCATTAGATTTTAATTTAGCTACTTTAACACAATTTCCTTGATTTGCTCTAATAGATTGGCAATTATAACAATTTTTTTCTAGTGTAGCTATTAAATTTATATCTATTGGATATTCTATTAATTCAAATTCTCTATTTTCTGTTTCCATATTTTTATTCATTATCACTTTCTATCCAATCTGGGGTATCCTGAAATACTCCTTCTCCTTCATGATTTTTACATCCTTTATTAGAACAATATGCCCACCAATCCCAATTTCCAGCATCTTTAAAGTCTGCAAATTCATCATTACAACATGCATCTATAACTGGCCATCCACAATCTTTACAATGAACATTTTTATAAATTGATATTGTATCTTGTTTCTTTTCCATTTTATTCTATTTTATGTATTTTTGTTTCTATGACATCACTACCGTTAATATTTTGTTTAAAGTTTTTAATATCATTTATCATTTTTAATGCTTCTTCGTATGTATCACAACATATTTTTTTATTTCCATATAACGTAAAAAGATTAACCCAATATGAGTTATTTACATCAATTTTATTGTTAAATGAAACTTGAAGAAATGCTTCTGGAAAAAATTTACTAGTATTATTTCTGCATTTATCTTCCTTAATTTGATATTTAGTAAATTCGGTTACTGGTTCTATATCTTTATTGGTTTGCATACTATTTTATTTAATTTATTATTATCACTTTCTTTTCTTTCTTTACGCAATATTTTAATATATCTTCAAACTCTTTAGTCCAGTTCTCATCTTCATTCTTAAATATTACAATACAATCATTACTATCTATCATCAATTTATTTCTATGAGTATCATGGTATAACATAAATTTTTTTCCATAATAGCTATTATACATTACAGAATAAAGGTTTTTAACTGTATAAGCTGGATTATGTTCCTGGTATTGTAGTCCAAATTCGATTGAATATTTTCTTATATATTTATCGGCTCCATAATTTCTACCACCACTACTAATTACGATATCTTTTGATTGGTTTTTAAATTTAAAAATAAAGTCTTTAATTTTACTTTTATTTTCATAATTTTCTGTACCTATGATAGCTAGTTTGGTTGTCATTAATTTTAATATACAAAATTATTATTGAAAAACAAAATAATTAATATTTTATTATATCTAATCCACAGATAAAATCTATATCATTATCACTAAGTCTGTCAACTCTTTCTATTTTTTTATTTTTTAGATATTTAGTATATTCCTCCATTGTTTTGTTATAATCTAAGAACGGATTTATTTCACATGTTTCATCTAACCAAATAAGAAATTTAAGATAATCTATCCCATCTGTTTTCATAATTATTTATTTTTGTTTATAAAAATTTTCAATGTTTGATAATTATCTTGTAATTGTAAAGTAATTATGTTATCAGAATCCCAATTTAAATAATGTCTTCTATCATTTTCAACTACTTCGACTCTTGTAACCTTATTAACCGGTGTTAAATCACTAACTGTAGATAACCACAATTTCAAAGTAGCATTTTCTGCGTTTAGTTGTTTAATTGTTTCTTTTAGGTATTTTCTTTTAATTTTCATTTATCTATATATCTTAATTTATTTGTATTAAAATCATATTTTAATTTTTGTTCTGAACCAATATATGTTATAAGTTCTGGATTTCTATGAAACATATCTAAAATTGAAATCCAATCTTTCTCATCTATAATAACATGGTCATTATCAATGTTATTTGCTTTTTCGTCTTCTGGATGTGAATGTAAAAAATTTACACCAGGAATTAAATATTTTGTATTATTCATTTCTTTTATTTGTTTTTAAACTGTTTAACTCTTTTTCTAATCTTTTTAAAAATGATTCTTGTCCATCATCTCCCGCTAATAAGTAATCTATTCTTTGAGTATAAACTTCCGCTTCCTTTAATATTTTTACAGCTTTTTTGAATTTATTTATTATTTCTTTTGGATAATTATAATAGCATTCATTATCCCAAGAATTTTTATCTCGTTCTGGAATCTTCTTTCCATTTTTATTAATAACAGATTCAATGTGTTCTGCTATTTCTCTTATTTTGTATTGATTGTAATCGAATGTACCTCCACTCATTTTATTTGAATTTAATTAAGTCTTTTAAATTAGTACATATCATTTCTTCCTCATTATCTTTATATATGGATTTTCTTAATGTTATTACAAAATCTTTTAATATTGTTTCAAATACAATATCTCTTGCATCACAATGACCTATATAATTTTCTAAATTATGTGATTCTTTACTATCCGTTTCTAAATTAAAAATATTTGAATCAAATTCATATTTATATGGACAATTAAATAAATGCTTTCCAATAGAATTCATTCTTTCTTTATCTACTTTAATTTTATTCATAGTTTATCATTTAATTGTTCAAGTAAATCGTTTCGTTCTACAATCCATTCAATTGGTATTTGTTTATCGGCGTCGTAATATCTTGCAATTGCTTGACATATTTCATAATAGCGTTCTCTTTGTCTTACCCATTTAGGTACTAATCCTAATGGTGGTTTTTTGCTTTGTTCTATATTTTCCATAACTTATTAATATTTAATTGTTGGTTCTACAGATTCTTGTAAGGCTGTTACTAATTTATTTGTTAATTCATCTAATTCTTTAATAGTAGGTTTTGGAAAATTATTTGTACTTATAGTGTCACTTGTTTTTAAATTATTAAATTCAAATAAATGTGCTTTAATTCTAATCATCATATTATTTAATTCATTTATTAATTTTTGATTCTTATAAATGTATAATGTCTGTGGTATTTTTCTATTTTTCATATTTCCATAATTTTTATTAATTTAAAATGTCATTGGTTCACAAACTGTATCTTTACAATGAGCTGTTCCACGATATTGGCACCAACTACAAGAGCTATTCAATGCTTTATCATATTCTACATCTATATTGTAATTTCCATCTCGATCAAAAGCAGTAGTAACAAACCTAGTCATATCTCGTTCAGATTTATTTAAAGATACCTTACCACTTGCAGGACTAAACAGTTGTACTCTTTTTTGTGGAAACATAGCATCTTCTTTAATTATTCTCTTTACTATAAAATATTCAGTATCAATGTTATCTAACGGAATCTTATACTGTTTTGAAAAATACTTCTTATACAAATTCAACTGTGCTATCTTACTAGCATCACTTTTTTGAGCGTCATCCCATCCGTTTGTTGATGTTTTTATATCTTTAAGAAATATCATATTATCGACCGGACTATATAAAGCATAATCTATATAAGCTAAAAACAATACATTTTCATTTCCATCTACTTCGACTAATAATGGTAATTCTATTCCTACCAATTCACAATTACTAAGTGGGAAATAATCACTTCTATGTTTCTTTATAAAATTATATATATCTAAACCTTGTTTATGAAACAGTTTTAATTCATCAGAACTACTAAATGATATATTGGTTTGTGTTTTTGTTTTCTTATATTCCTCTACCATTATAGTAACTAGTTGATCGGATACATCTATATCTTCTGCTAATAGTTCTTTATTTAGATATAGTTCTTTAATATAATTTTGTAATAAAACGTGCATCGATGTACCAAATACTAAATGTATAGATGGTTTATCAATTTTTATCTTATCGATATATTTTAATTTCCAAGAATATGGACAGGTTAGGAACATAGTTAATTGACTATAACTTATTGTTTTCTTTCCTATAAATTCTGTCAATACATCTTTATCAGTAGCTATACTATTACTACTTTGAATAGATTGAACGATATTAGGAATTTTATCTGGAGATAATTTTTGTTTAGCCACTTATTTATTTTTCTTTAGGTAAATTCATCCACAGTACCATAAAATCATAGAACTCTTCTGGTGTTGATATTACATATTCTACTTCATTTAACCAACATGACATTTTATTTTTTCCAAAATTATTTTCATAAGCGAACCAGTCACACCAAGTCATATCGTATTTATCTGTCTCTATATCATTAAAGATAATATTTAATAATTTTTGAATTGCTAAACTATAATGATCATTCATTGTAGGAATAAATCTACCATCTAAATATGTTTCCATAAAATCAGTAAAATTATGATCTTTATCTGATTGTTTTTGAATTAAACTGATAATTTCAACAAACTGTTCTTTGGTAATAATTGGAAGAATTTTATTCATTTAATCAAATTTTATGTCTTCAATATTAAATTCTGATATATTTAAATTTTCAGAATTTGGTTCAGATGGTCTTATATCTATATCCCAGTTGATTTTATTATCACTACGATTTGCTAGTGTTTCAGAATCTATAATTTTTGATTCGATATCTTGATTTGTAAATTTCTGTTGTTTTTTATTTAAATATTCATCTAAATTTTCTATATTGACCGAATTATCATCTGCAACTATTGATTTATCTGATTCTAATTCTTTTATAATATCTACTACAGGTTCGTTACAAATTTCTGATGTCCTTTTTATTTGTGTATTTATTCCCTTGCTACGTTCAAGAATAGATTTTAGTCTTTCTTTATTAAAATCAAATAATTCTGGGTCAATAGTATTATTGCTAATATTTTTTAGAAATTCATAATTGTTCGATGAAACATCTGGATAATTTTTTATTACTTGTCCAAAAACATAACTACTTGGTAAAATTATTGACATTATATTATCATAATCCAAATTTTCATTTTTATCTCGTACAATATTTAAATTGAATATTTTATTAACTAGTTCAAATACCAATTGTTTTATTTGAGCTTTATCTAAGTTAAACTTATTTATTATTGCTCCAAATATCTCTATCTTATCACAAATCAAAACATTAGAATTTCGACAATAAATCATAAATAAATTTTTATGATTGGTTTCTTTATCTTTTATATAATAAGCAATATGAGACTCATATTTTTTAGACTTTAACTGTAGAAATAAATTGGTCAACCAAATTCTAGCATCTATCTTAAAACTAAATTGTCTTGCTTTGGAAAAATGATAATTACAAATACCTTTTGTCCAAACATTTTTAGATAAATCGTCTAATTGTCGTTTAACATGTTTTAACTTAGATTCTAATTTTTTAGTTTTCTTTTTATTTAATTTCTTTAAAATCTTAATCTCCTTTTGTTTAAGTAGACTGACTTCATCTAATGTTTCTTTCATATTTTTATTAAATTTTAAAGTTTTGGAATAAAGTAAGAATCCAAGAAACCGCATTGGGAACATTCAAATACTGGTATTGGTACAATTGTTTCTTCTCCGGTTGGTGATTCTATAGCTGATATCTTACGAATCATAAATGATTGTATAAATGTTTTGTTTCCGCATTCACTACATACAATTTCTGTAGAATCTTTTAGATTGATGTTAATATTTTCTAATTCGTTGTTGTTTTTATTTTCTTTCATATTGTTGATTTATTTAATTTATAACGTAAATTTAATGATTTATCTAACTGTTTATTTAATTTATTATTTATTTTTATCATTTCTTCTTTATCACATGGTTCAGAATCATATAACTCAGTTAACTTATTATGTAAATCTAAAATTTTGTTGAATTTTTTACATAGTTTTCTATGAATTTTATCTTCTTTATTCCACTGTTTAAGCTCTTCATCTGTTATACAACCCGCTTCAAAATCATCTTTACAAGTATTACACTGACATTCAGTTGCATATTCGTATTCTCTTTTAGCTATACTATCTCTATCCCAATCTGGAGTTCTGTCTTTTGTTGTAAATACTATACAATTTGATTCCGGTTTATGTTTCCACAATTTTACAATATCTGCATTAGAACTAACTTTATCTGTTAAATTATCATCATAATAATCCAACGAACCATCAATTGGAGTTTGTCCATAATTATCGTACATATTATTATCTACAATCAAATAAACAGTACCACATCTTAATTCAATCAAATCAAAATTATTTAAATCACTTTTCTTCATCTTATTTATATTTTTAAATTATTATTTTAATGCAATTCTTACTAAACAATGTCTACTTCCTTCTGGATAATAATATGATGGATTATCGATTACTTTAGTAACAGCATTTTGAATTAAATTGTATTTATTAGTATTAGGTAAAGTATCAATATCTAATTCTTTTTCTTTGCTTATTCTTAGTCTAATTTCTGTATGTATTTCTCCAGAGTTTGTAAATTTTTTAGCTGGGTATGCTACTGCTTTTACATAATCAATTGTATCAGTTGATTTATAATTGTTATCATCTACAGTATCACTATATAATTCAGGACTAAATTGAATTGAGTATAAATATCCAATTGTATGAGTAACTTCATCTTCTTTATCTAATGAAAATACATTACCGCTAAATATATTTTCTTTTTCTATTGGTTGTTCCTGATTAATCATATATGTTTTACAACAGTAACAATCTTTTTTAACATGAGTACATATCCCACTTATTTCTTCTGTCCATTCAATTTTATCTATATTAAAATATTGTTTTAATATTTCAAATAATTGTTCTTGTTGATTATCTGTTAAATTAGATCGATCAAATCTAGTATTTAAATCTATTAATTTTCCAGTTGATTGGCAAATATCAATTATTTTTTCTGATGTTGTTTTTTCTTTTTCCATTATTTTATATTTTTAAATTATTATTTTAATTATAAGCTTGATCATATTCTTCTTGTCCAGCTGTTCTATTCTTATCAGGCTTAATTGAAACTACTGCTTCAGTTGTAAGTAACAATCCAGCTACACTAGATGCTTTTTCTAATGCTACTCTTGTAACTTTAACAGGATCTATAATTCCTTCTACAAACATATCTACAACTCTTGTACTTCTTACATCATATCCAATAGTATTAATATCCATTTCATCATTATTCTGTGTATGTACATAAAGTTCAATGTCTTTCCATACTGACTTATGTTCTTCACCGGCATTTTTCAATATTCTTTCAAAAGGAGTCTGTATAGCACGATATAATATTTCTGCTCCAAATTCTTGATCTTTATTAGACAGTTCTATATCACAATTTTTAACATCAAATTCTTTTCCTATTCTATATAATACAGTTCCACCGCCAGCAATAATACCTTCATCAATAGCAGCTTTGGTAGCATGTAATGCATCATCTACTCTATCTTTCTTTTCTTTCATTTCAAGTTCTGTTTCTGCACCAATGTGAATAACAGCAATCCCTCCACCTAACTTACCTAAGCGTTCTTGTAATTTTTCTGTATCATAATTAGAAGTAGAATTATCTACCAAATGCTTCAGTTCTAATACCCTAGCTTCAATTTTTTCTTTATCTCCTTTACCATCAATAATAGTAGTCATTTTATCGTCAACTGTAACAAGTCTGCATTTACCTAAATCTTCAAGTTCTAATTTATCTATCTTATCACCTCGTTCCAGACTCATTACTCTAGTACCGGTTAATATTGCTAGGTCTTCTAACATCTGTGTTTTTCTAGTTCCAAATTCAGGAGCCTTTACCGCACATACTTTCATTGTTCCTCTTGCTTTATTAACAACTAAGGTAGCTAACGCTTGTCCTTCTACATCATCTGCAATTATTAACAGTGGTTTATCTTGTACTCGGATTTTTTCTAACAGTTTAATAATATCTTTAATATCTGAAATCTTCTTATCATATAACAATATATAAGGTTCTTCCATCTGAACTTGCATTAGTTCATTGTTTGTAATAAAATAAGGTGATAAATATCTTCTTTGAAATTGCATTCCTTCTACAATTTCTAATTTACTTTCTGCTGTCTTACTTTCTTCTACTGTTATTACTCCTTCTCTACCAACTGATTTCATTGCTTCTGAAATAAGTGTACCTATTTCATTGTCATTGTTAGCACTGATTAAAGCTACTGATTTTATTTCTTCTTCACTTGTAATATCTTTAGCAATTTCTTTTAATTTTTTTACTACTTCTTTTGTTGCTTTATCGATACCACGTTTTAATTCTATTGAATTAGATGAATTTCCAGTATTTAATATTTTTAATCCGTTTTCAAATATAGCATGTGCAATTACTGTTGATGTAGTTGTTCCATCTCCCGCTTGTTCATTTGTTTGACTAGCAGCTTCTTTAATAATTTGAGCTCCTATATTTTCGATTGGGTCTTCTAATTCTATTTCTTTAGCAACGGTAACACCATCTTTTGTGGTAATGGTTTGTCCGTATTGTTTTTCTAAGATGACGTTGCGCCCAAATGGACCCAAAGTACATGCTACAGATTCTACGAGTTTGATGACTCCATTTAATAATTTACTTCTGCAATCTAATCCTGTATTAATTTCTTTCTTTTGCATATTTTCTATTTAATATTATTTTCTTTTTTTAATTTTTTACTTAATTTAAAATTTAATTTAGCGAATAAATTTTCACTATGAGGTGTATTGATAATATTACAATCTAAATTCATCATTATAAAACTATCTTCTAAAATATCTTCTACATCATTAATATAACTATTATTTGTATTAATTAGAATATTTAATCCATGTTCATTATTACCTTCTTTTCCTTTTCCTATATAAATAGACATATCATTGTATTTCATATTATTATCTACAATTAATCGGAATTTGTTGTTTAATAACCCTAAAAATTCATATCTATTGAATTCTGTTTTACTTGTATCAACAAATGTTGCTCCAGATGATTTACTTAATATATTAAACATTCCTTTTGAAGATATAATAAAATTAGCTCCTCCTCTTAATGTTTTTTTGTAAATTCTACAACTATACATTTGAATTTTACGTTCTATATCATTTAAAATTTTTGCTTTATATTTAATAATATATGTTTTATTAAATATTTTATAAATAAAAGATAGAAACTTTTGGATTTTTGTTTTTGTATATTGGAAATTTGTATCTGTATATAAATTTGCTATATTTTTTATCTTATCAAAAACAAAATTTATTATTTCGTTTGCATGTGTTTGTATTAAAAGTGATACCATTTCTGCATTAACATCAATATTATGATATTTTTGTAAATCGTTTTTAATATTATTAGTATATTTTATAGATAATGGGTGTGGTTCTGTTTGTATTAATTGAGTTTTAACTTCGGTAATTATTTCTGGAATATCAAGTGGATCAATTGATGGTTTATAAACAAAATCTAAATATTTTATTTTTGCTTTATCAGAATCAATTATTTGTACTGTAGCTATATCTTTTAAAATATTCAAACGATTGACAACAGTTTGTACTAATTCTTTACCTTCTATTTTTTCCATATTATTCTTTTATATTAATTTCGTTAAATGACCAAGATGATTCGGTAAGTATGTCATATTCGTTTTCATTTATTTTACAAAATATATCTCTAGCATCACTGGCTAATACATATTCTACATCATCGAACTCAATTTTGTGCAAACTATGTAAGGGATAAATGATCCGATCACCTTTCTTAAAATTTAATGGTTTTATTTCTCCACTTGCTAATAAATATCCTTCTCCTACTGCTACCACTGTTCCAATTCTGGGTGCTTCTTGTGCTGTATCTGGAATTATTACTCCTCCTTTAGTAGCTGTTTCTGATTCATCTGGTAATATTAATACTTTTGAATCATGTACTGTTAATCTTGTTTTTAATTTGTTTTCTTCCATTTTTTATAAGTTATTTAATTTATCTTTTTTCTTTTTTCATTATCAATACGTGCTTGTATTTTATGCTCAAAATATTGAACATCAGTGTAAAATTTTTTCAATAATTCGTCATCTTTATACCGTATAATACAATATTGAATTAAATTATTTTTAGTCTTATCTAACAATTCTTCCAATGGTATCATAATTTTTTACTATTTATTTTTAATATACAAAATTATTTTGAATTATCCATTAATTTATTTATTTCTTTTTCAGATTTTCCATATTTCTGTATTAACATCTGCAAATCTCCTATTCCTTTAATACTTCCAAAAAATATATTTAAATAACCAGTAGCGTCATATTTACTTACCTGATAATGTTTAGCTATTAACTCTACTAAGCTAGTATTATATTTTTCTCCTTTTTGATTCTTAATATACTTAATATATACTTTCTGTTGTGGTAAGAAATCTAACAATACTTTATACAATTCTCTTTTACTCCATAATGTTCCTATTCCATAAATTTGAATTTCATCTATAAATACAAGTAAATCACTATTCATTCCCAACCATAATAATATCATATAACAATCAAATGATTTTTTATCTACATCTCTTAACTGTTCCCAAGGAGTTTTATTTACTGTTAAACCATCAATATGTTCAAATATACTTCTCGCTTTAGCTACTGGTTCATTATTATTGATATCTATGCCGTTATTTTCATCATCTTCCGTATTATTAATTTCTTTTTCATCAAATATATCAAGTATATCAGTTAAATCATTAAGAGATCCTTCTACTACTAAATCAGATTCTTTAACTTTTGACTTGGTAGATGTTGATGTTTTCTTTTGTCTTGTTTTTTTAGGAGTTGTTGTTTCTTCCATTATCTATTATAGGATTTATTGTAATAAAATTACCATGTTTTTTATTATAATTATCTATTCTATTTTTTGTTCTCTTTTTTATTGGAATATGTAAACTTTCAACATCTACAAATTTTTTTACATTTAATACAATAAAACCCATTGAAATTTGTTTCTACAGATCTTCTTACAGTTGTTGAACTACATTCACAACATTTTATTTCTTCTTGATAAAAGTTATCATATATTCTTCCACTCATAATTATTAAAATTTATTTTATTTCCAAAATTGAAATTTTCCTGATTCTATATTAATTGTAAACCCTGTTCTAAACCACAAATCAATTAAATCAACTAATTTATCCAGTATTACATTTGATTTCATTCCTGTCATTCCCAACATAAAAACTGGTTGTAAAATTAAAGATAATACAGGTGGAACAGATACATAAGATTTAGATATTCCCAAAGATAACATTATAGCATACTGTTGAAAACAAAGAGGTAATATAGCTATCATTGCATTTGGTGCCTGTCCTAGCATATATGTATATTTAAAAGTCTTTTTAGCTATTTCTGATGTTGTCGATCCCACTTCTATTTCTTTTGCATACATATTTATAGCATTACTCCACTTTTCAGCTGATTCTTTAAATGTTTGTGGCATTCCTACGAAATTAGGACTTTCACTATCAAAAAACTTAGATAATTCTGTATGTAAGGTTGATTTATTTAGACTCATTAATTATCTAATTATTTCTAAAATTGATATCAACAATGCACTTGCACTTAATTCTTTAATTACTCTTAGATTACTTTGATATTCGTATTCTGCTAACTTTAATATAACTTCAGCACTTTTATTGTTACTATAATTATCAACTTCATCATACAGTAATTGATACAACGGTGTAAAATCTCTTACCTGACTATCTGCTATCAACTGTCTTATTTCTGTAAGTGATTCTTTTGGTTTCTTTTTACTATCTTTTAATATTTCTAATATTTTTAAAATATAGTTTCCTTCTATTAAATTTTGTTTATTTAATGTAAGTGTTCCATTAATAGTATTTTGTTGACAAGCATTTATTATTTTTCTAATATCTGGATAATTTGTATCTACTAGTACTTTTAAATCTTTTAAATCGTAGGTTACCTGTTCTGTATCCAATATATGTACAATTCTTTTAGCAATATCTTTCTTACTAGGTGGAACTACATTAAATACTTGACATCTACTTTGAATTGCTGGACGAATTTTCTCAATGTAGTTCGCCGTCAAAATAAAGCGTGTACTTCCAGAATAAGTTTCCATTAGATTTCTAAGTAAATCTTGTCCTTGAAATGTTATACCATCACAATTAGAAGTTAATATCTGTTTATTTGTAATATAAAAATTATGATTGTTTTCGACTGATAAATCAAATACAGGAATTTCTAAATGAGTTTTTACTATTTTTTCAATTTTTAATAATGATAATTTTCCTGTTGAATCGGTTGTTACTATTCGTCTATTATTACGAGTATCATTTATAATATCTGTTAATTTTAATTTATAGATATTTTTAAATTTAACTTCGGAAGAGTATTTAATTTTATTTGGTATCCAATTGTTTTTGTCAACATACACATACCATTTATGATCTTCTGTACATCTAACCATTTCTCCATTTTCAAAATGAACTTGATAGATAGGTTTATTTCCCATCTTCCATAGATTAAATGGTTTCCATTCCTGTTCATTAGTATCAAAATTAAAACTCTTTACTAAATCACTATTTTCTTTTAAATAACGAATTTCGACTAGTTGTTCTACATCATCTCTTTTTATACAGACTAATGTGGTTTCTTCTAAACACTCATCTAAAAATACTACCTTCCAAGGTTTAAATCCTCCTGTTGTTGCAAATGATTTTACTTTAGTTCTAATAGTTTCGACATTATTTTCATCGGAAGCATTTATATATAAACAATCACATTCTATTTCATTAGTTAATATATGACCTGCTGTCGTCTTACCAGTTCCAGGGGTAGAAAACAGCAAAATATGCGGAATGTCTTGATTAGTAACAAATGAACGAAATTTATCTATCATTTGGTCATTACCAACATAATCATCAAACTTTCTAGGACGATATTTTTCGCACCAAATTGAATTTTCTTCTTCTTTATTTTCTATTTCCATTTTTTATAATTTTATTAGATGTATCGTTGATTTCACTCCACCTATAACCACAATGATCACACTTAAATAGAATATGACTTTTGCTTTTATGAACTACTCTTGATTTGTGAATTCCAATCCAGCACAACTTTATATTTCTAAACCAAATTAAAGTCCTTGTAATCATGATGTTAAACTGATTTTAATTTTACTAAATAATAATCACTCTTCATATTTTCATAAGTAAATTCAACATGTATCAACCCTTTATCACTTATCTCTAACTTACCTGTTTTAAAACCTTTATTTACTGATAATATATTCTTTAACATATTAGCACTATAGGAATAATAATCCAGTTTTGTTCCTTCTTCAAACTTAGCTGGTAGTAATAATGAAATATTATCTATATTGATATCTGATGCATACCCAACGATTAATCTTAATGAATCTTCTTCTGTTGTAAATGTAAATGTTTTTGAATCTGGTAATGAATTTTTAATACTTACTACCTTGCTAATAATTTCATCATTTAATTCTAATGCTATTTGATATTCTGGAGTTGCTTTTAATTTAGTAGGTTTAGGAATTACTTCTGTTTCTGATGTTTTGTATTCAGCATTAATTTTAAATGTTCCTGAGTTTTTAAAATTTAATGAACCATTTTTGTTTCCTTTGTATGGTAAATAAGATACTTCTAATTCTTTATCAAAAGGACTTAATAATTTTAATAATCCTGCTGTTGAATTAATACCAATTTCCATATCTGATAATCCTAATTCTTTACTAACAACAGTACCTACTGCTGTTTTATCTGGAGAATTAAAATATACAGTTGTTTCATTATTACTTACTGTCCATACTACACTATCTACTTCTCCTCCAAGGTGATAAGTTGCGATAAATTTTTCTAAGATTTCTTTTTTCATTACTTTTTATTTATATTATTTAATTGTTATTTATTTTCGTATTCTTAACTAATTGTTATTAATCATTTTAATTTGACTTGGATCCAGTTCTGTTCTAAGTCTTTCAACTGTTTCTTTTATTGATATATCCCATTCTTTTGCTTTATCTTTGATATATTTAGTAGGTAAAATACAATAATCTGATCCTCCTCTAATATTTATATTTTGTATCTTATTAGAAATTTCTATTATTTTATCTACTAATTTATGTTCCATTTCTTCTTTATTCATTTTCATTATTATTTTTAAATGGAGTTAAATCATCTGACATTTTACAATTTTTAATAGATTTTATTAATTCTTCATTAATTACATCAGTTATTTCAATATGATAATTACATTTTCCATCTGTATTATGTATGCAAACATTTGGTTTATCTATATAAAATTTTGAATAATCAGGATTATAAAATTTTTCTACTTCATATACAGAATTACATATTCCAAATTTTCCAGTATCTTCGTTTAATGCAAATACAAAACCTATATTAGCATACTCAAATGCCAATTTAGCATCTTCAACATTAAATATAGCCATTGATTTATATGTTGGATTAATTGGTGATAAATTTTCGTAATTATCATTAAATATTTTAAGCATATTTTTATTTATTTTCATATTTATAATCCAAATAAACTAATTCTACATTTGGTGAATCATTTATTGGTTCTATATTATTGCACTCTCTTAATTCAGGAAATTTAAAGCTACTAACTAATGGATGAGCAAATAAACAACCCCAATATGCTTGATAAATTTCTTTCTTTACATATCTTATATAATGTTTATCAAATTTCTTTTTATTTCTTCTTTTCTTTAAATTTATTTTTGAAAACGGATATAAATCAGAAATAGTTAATCTTTCATTATTTTGTAATTTATCTAACCAAATTGTAGTTATTTTACTTATTTTTGATTCCATATTTTTTAGTAAATATATTCATTTTTATTTTTAACAAAATCAAACCAATGTATTATTTCACAATATCCAGTAAATTCGACTACATATCCTTCATGACCGTCTGGGCAACATTTACCATTTTGTGGATTTGGCATTAACATATTAATTTTATTACTATGACATCGTCTATATAGTTTACCACAATAACTACAATGATATGGCATAAATCTCATTATTTTCCTATACCAATTTAATTTTACTATTGGTTTTTGTACAACTTGTTCTTCTTTATTCATTTTAATTTTTATTTATTTTAATTTTTATTTATTTTAATATACAAAATTATTCTTAATTATTAAAATTTATTTTAACTCTTATCCAAAAAATTCATCAATTAGTTCACTATCACCTAAAACTCCCCATCCCAAAGCACTATAGAAATCATTGAGTTTGTTCTTTAACACACTATCAAAGTTTTTAAACCTATCCATGTAAACAGTTACTAAATCTACAATTTCTGGAGGATCTTCATTATCTCCTTTTAAAGCAATACTTTCTAATCCATATTTATTCTGTCTTAAATAAGTCCATTTAATCTTATCATTGTTTTGAATAGGTGATATATGTTTATCATATCCTAAATACACTAATAAATCATTATAACTTAATGCTGCTCTTACATGTGCTGGTGTTCCTTTTAAATAATTAAATGATTCACTATTTTGATAGTCATCCATGTTTTTAATTCCACTTGGAAACATTATATTAATAGCAGTAAAATCTTTTAATTTATCTTTTAGTGCAAATATTTGTGTATCTATATATTTTTTATTTGCTTTCTTTAATATATCTTTTAATAATTGTTTTGTAAAACTTCTAAATTCTGTTGGGAAGTTAGATCTAACAACATCAATTCCTTTTACTTCTATTTCACCTAGTTCATTTGTTTCTTTATCATAAATTGGAACTCCCTTTTTATTTATAACTAACAGTGCATATCTTTTCTTTGCTATCCAAAGTCCTGTTTGTGCAATGATTTCCTGTTTAAATTTTATTCGATGAGTATCAACATAAAAGAATTTTTTTGTATAAGTATCAAACATTGAATTAACAAATCCTTGTATTTCTGTGGCGAGTGGTAAAATTAATTCTACCATCTTATTATTATCTGTTATATCTAAATCAGGAAATCTATGTTTTACTAATGGTACAATTGAAAAAAAATTCGAATCTGTATCAATATAATTTATGTAATCTATTTGTTTTCCTTTTTCAATCTTTTTTATTTTCATATAATTCTATTATTTTTTGATTTAATAATTTTTTATACATGTATTCGGTTAAATGATATTTTTTTCTAAATGAAATTATAGTATCATAAATTTGTCCATCTCTATTATCAATAATTGGCTTTGCTTGTGTTTTTGCTTGTTTATTAAAATCTGATATTTTCTTCCTTCTTAATGCTTCATTTTCTACTGTTGTTTTTCTACATTTAGCAGATTCACTCATCTTTTGTATTGTATCATCGGAATAAATATTAGTTTTTCCTTTATTCCATGGTATTTGTCCAATATGCGCATCACTTAGTTGTTTGCAACGTTCTGGACTATATTTAATATGCCAACATGGACTTTTTTCTCCTTTAGATCTTTCCGAGCACATTTTTTTATATTCTTCCGTATGTGTTTTACCTGACCAATATGCATTTTCATCATGTCGACAAGAACCACCTTTTAATATATTATATCCATTTGGTGCTTTTGTATTTAATTCCTTAATCCAAAATATTTCTCGAATATTTAATTCTTCTTTTGTATTACACTCTTCTATAATTTCTTTTTTAAAATTTTCTTTGCCATATTTTTTAATAGCTAACCTTATTAATTTTCCACTACCCCAATAACATTTAAATCTAATTCCAACAGATTTTGTTTGCCCAATATAGATTTTACCATTAATTAAATTTGTTATTTTATAAATTACCATTATAATTCAATTATATCATCTGATTCTTGTAGATTTTTAACATATATATTTAAAGATTGATTATCTCTAATAACTCCTATTTCATCGTTACCATTTAATTTTAATATTTCTCCATTTTCCAATATAATTTCATATATATTTCCAAGTTCATTTGTAAAAAAATAATTAGCTGATTTTTGTGCAAATTGTACAATCTGCTGTCCGCAAATAGTTACACTTGTGGCGTTATCAAGATCATAAAATCTAAATGAATCTAATCCTAATACACCATAAAATATATTTAATAAAATCTTTTGAACTAATTGTCTCAAACTATAAAAATCATATAATTGATCATTTCCCTCTTTACCATATTTATTTGCTAAATCTTGTGATATAACTCTCTCATCAAACCATTTAGATAAAATAGTTGGTATGATTCCTCTTATATCAGTTCTATACATTACTCCACTTGCGGCTAATGAATATTTATTTTCAATAATCATTTCTTTAATCTTACTAACTGACATTTTAATAATATCTCCTTGATAATATACATTATAAATATATTCATTATCTTTTTGGAATACATCCATATTATATTCCAATATTTTTCCAATCTTCGTTTCGGGAGAAATATTTAATGTCATAATAATATTGGGATACATTGAAGTGGCATCTAAATCTATTAACCAATCATATAATCCTGGTATAGGTTCTTTTACAAACGCACCTTCAAAATGAAATCCAACTTCATAAGAAGTTAATATGCTTACATCAAGAGGATTTTTTAATGAGAATTTATTTCCTTTGTATAATACATATTCAATATCATAAAATTTACTTTTACTCTTTTTAAATCTAAGTATACCGCTCTTAGGAACATCTTCCTGTATATTTTCTTTACAAATAATTTCAGTACATCCAATATCATGATTTCTACTTAGTTTTATTTGTTTCCATGTCTTCTTGTTTGTAACAATTTTATTATTATTTTTTGTAAATGTTAAACAAGCCCCGTCTACAATTCTACTGGATGTAAATATATCTTCGTATGGAATGTGAGCTTTGTGAGCAACACCAATTGCTAAATTAATAAATGTATTTTTTTTATCAATTTCCACTATTAAAACAACATCATTAATATTATATTTACAATATCCAACAATATCATTTTTATAAAAAGCATCTAAATCACCTTCAAAAGTCATCTTACCATACCCTAATTCTAATCGAGATATAAAATCTAGTTTATACATTGGCTGTTCATTCTGAGTATAATTTTTATACAATAACATATAATCTAAATGAACTACACCATAAATCATATATTCTCTTCTCATAGTTGACCAGGTAACTATTCCGATCGGACTTAATCTACTAGCAATAGCTTTACCTACTACTTTACATGAACGATTATATAAGTAAGGAACGTCAAAACGCGCTGAATTCCAACCTGTTATTAGAGTAACACCTAATTGCTCATATCTACTATAAAATTTAAGTAATAAATCTCTTTCACTATTACATGAAACTATTTCTACTTCATTACCTTTATCATCTGCGATAAATCCATTTTCTAATTTTCCTTCTACATCTAATATAAAAGCACTATAACTATTAGTTGGTTTAAAATAATATGATATTGCTGTAATCTCTTGTTCTGCTAAATCTGCTAATGGAAATCCTTCATCTGATTTTACTTCTATATCAAAAAAGAATTCTCGATGTCCTGTAGCTACTTCATCACTAGTATGATATAAATCTATAAGTGTACGCATCTCTGGATTAACATCACTTTCATACATTAAACCATTTGCTATATCACTTTCACTCCATCCTGATACTCGTTTTACTCTTTGATTGTCAATAGTAGTATAAGTTCCCTTTGGATCTAATTTATATCCATACCTTTTATAAGGAAAATTATCATATCCAGCTTTGTCATCCCATAAATGGATTAAGTTTGTTTCTCTTTGGTAATTTATACAATAATACATAATTTTAATTTTTAATTTTTAATAAAATAATTGATGCACCGATAATAATGATTTTCAACACTTTACAGTATCTACTCTAACAAACTTTCGTTTGCATTATTATTATATTTGTTATTCTTTTCAAAATAATCATCCAAAACCTTTCTAATTGATTCTTTACCTAATCGTGGTTTTGGTATGAACCAATTAGTCGTTTTATCAAGTTTTAAAAATGACTGAGATAGAACATTTATCTCTTTGAATTGTTTTATATTTTTACTTGCATTAAAATCGGCATTTTCTTCGTGACCACATTCCAAACACTTAAAATGCTCTTGAGTCTTTCTATTGTTTCTATCAACATAACCACAACGCGAACAACGTTGTGATGTATAATATGATGGAACAATAGTTAACTGTATGTTTCGATTTCTACACTGATTAATAAGAATGTTTTTCATACTTACTAAATGAAGAATTCTGATTAATCTTGAATATTTTATATTATAAAATTCTTCACTTCTACACCAAGATTTATCTCCAAGAACTAATCCTTCACAAACGATATGATTATATCCAGATTTTATTGTTAATTTAATTAAGTCACTAACATTCAAATTTTGTTCTGCTATTAAACGTCTATTCCAAGTTTGTTTTCTAGCAATTAATTTATATTTTTGCTTTATTTGTTTTTCTGTTAAATCTTTATCAATTGTCTCATACATAAGTTTAGATTTTTTATCTAATTTCAATTGAGTTTTAATATAATTCTTAATTAAATTTCTATTAAAATCAACTGTCTTATCGTTTGAAAGTCTAAATAAATTATGTTTTAAGTTGGTATCTACTCCGGCTATATTGTTACAATCAGAAATAGTTTCTCTATTTCCTTTTTTATGTAATACTATTTTTATTTTATTTTTAACAAATTGTATTGTATAAGATGCTTGTTCTTTATTATAATTATCTAAGTTTCCGTGATATTTTTTACTATATTTAATTGGAATGTAAATTCTACCACATTTATTAATATGTCTAAAACCACTTAAAACAATATAATGAGTTAATATCGATTTATTATTTTTATTCTTAATTATTATATCTAAATGAGCATTTACTCCATTATAAGTAAGTTCTTTAAACAAACAAGGTTTAGAGAATAGTTCTTTAATTAGTCTTGTTTTTCTATCATTTGCTAATTTTAAAATTCTGTCTCCAAATTTATCTAAATAATAAAGAATACTTTTATAAAATTCAATTTGTTCTAAACTTTTAATTGTATTAACATTATCAATTTCTTTAATTAAATAATTAACAGTTGTTTCATTGTAATATTTAGCTAAATATGAAATAACTTTGGTTAAGGGAGATGATTTTAATGATATATGAAATATTTTAATATCACCCTTATTATGTTTCTTAGTAGTTATTTTATAATATTTAAATGACAATGGTTTTGATTGAATTTTAAATATAATTTTTTTATTTAATTCTTGAAACTTATTTTGATAAGCTGTATATACATCAGTTAATGCTGGCTGAATTTCTCTCCCAACTAACCCATCTATTTGAGTATTAAATTGAATCTGAAAATCAAATTTAGATATATTTTGAAATTTAATTGGATTATCACATATTATTTGACTTAATTCATTCTTAAAATTTCTAATCTTAACAGCCTTATCATGTAAATGATTATACTTAATACTGTTTAAATCAGTAGAATAAAATGAAATTGAATATGTTGATTCCTGTAACATTATTTATATATTTTTAAAAATTTATTTTATTCATACATTGTTCCAGCAATTATATCTGGGTCACTATGTTCTTCCATCCATTGTTCAAATGATTTTTCTTTCCAGTTGTCTTCTGGATTTTCTGGATCATAATCCCAATTAAAAACTGTCATTTCTTTCCATTTTTCTTTTGGAATTTCTACTATTTCATCATCGTCTTCAAAGTTAATTAAATCCATTCCAGTAATAGAACAATAGACTTTTAAAGCTTCTATAGTAGTATTAGCTGCTACCCATTCTTTTTCGTCTTGAGATTTCCATTGGATTTCAAATATTTTCATAATCTTCTATTCGTTTATTAATATAATTTTGTAATTCTTCAATAGAGCATAGATATTGTTGTCTTAATCTATGAAATTCTTCATCCTTTATTTCTGTCCAATCGCTATAATGATTAAAGCAATAGTGAATACCTTCTTCTCTCATTCTGTATTTAACATTTTTAAATAATTCTTTTAATGTTTCTTCCATGACTTATTTATTTTAAATTGATTCAATTATATAAGGAGGTCTGACTCCACCATTAAAATAAACAGCTGCTTCTAATGCTTTTACAATCTTATCTTTTGGTTTTGTATTTTTATCCATAGCAAATAACGCACCTTTAGCATACGATTCTCCACAACCACAAGCGTTATAATTATTAACCGATTCGCAAACTTGGAAATCAGCTTCTATCTTGAATAATCTACCACAATATCCAACTAAAAATGTCCCTCCACTTTCTTCATTGTTATCTATTTTAGTATAACCACCTTTTGTTAGAACTTTTCTTAATTCTGTAATAAACTTAGTACACATGTATTTAAAAATATCTTCGTCATCTAATCTTGTTGGTGGTATAAATGAAAACATAATCAATTGAATCATACGATAGCTAGTTGTGCAACCAAATACAAAATCATCAACTTTAAAAACTTTTGGATCTTTTCTAATAGTTATATCAAAATCACTTGCTCCAGCACTATCACCACCTATATATACATTACCTTTATCAACTATTCCAACAATGCAAGTCATTTTCTATTTTTTATTTTAATATACAAAATTTTTCATTACCAAACATTCTTTCCATCATCAAAAATATTATAATGAATCCTTGGATAATATCTCCAATCATTCTTTATACACATATTAAAAATAACCTTAGAACTTTTCTTTAACATATCACTATCAGTACCTTGTGGAACAATAACAATATCATCATTATTAATAAATGTTAAATATGGTAAATATTCAATGTTTATCTCCTCAAAATCTCTCATACTATTAACAGTAAACTTCACCTCAAAATCATGACATTTTTTAATGTTTATAAAATAATCACAATACATAGCTATCAACCTAATATCTATTCTATACTTATTATGTACAAATTCAACAGTTTCATTATATTCTATATCGGTATTCTTTAAAGCTGCTTTTGTTGGGGTAGTATTACTTAGTTTTGCTGATATACTTAAAAAGTCAACATAATCTAACATATCTGGATTATATATCGTACCGTTTGTTTCTAATACAGTATATAAATCCATCTGTTTTAATTCTTGTAGTAATAAGTTTAATTCTTTCAATTGAAGTGTTGGTTCTCCTCCTGTTATTACTACTCGTTTTATTGTTTGGGTATTATTTGATACTGTATTTAATATATCATATAATGAAGTAGACTGTTTATTTTCATATTGTATCTCTTTCCAAACATCACATGGATCACTCTTATATTCTGTATCTAACCAACAACAATGTAAATTACATCCACTAAACCTTATATATATACAAGATAACCCTGATAACTTACCTTCGTTTATTACTGTTCCTGGTTGTTTTGGGTATTTTATCTCACTCGTTTCATTGTTTGTTTCTAATAGATTGTTTCCATCTCGATCGTATAATATTGGAAATATTCCATTTTTAGTGAGGTTGATGTTGATATCTTTGTAGGTTTCGTTGTTCACATCTATTCTTCATCAAAGAAGTTATCAATATCTGGAGATAATGGTTGTTTTTGCTGTTCTTTAATAGCTTTTTCTTCTCTTCGTTCTTTTTTAGTAACTTTTACCTTCTCTTCTTCTACAACATTAAAAAATTCACCTATACTTTCATTGTCAACAGATATATTTTCTACAGAATTATTTAATCTTTGATATACAGGTAAATATTTATTATAAATAGCTATTGGATTATCACTTTCCAATATTTCATTCATTGATTGATATACCTTGTATAAATCAGTTGATATAAATTCTTTAATAATTTCATCATTACATTTAAACAACTTATCACAAAAATCAAACATCTGTTTATAAATCATCATGTTGTGATGTGTAAGTATCATATATTGATATTCATCGAACTTACTAATATCTTGAAATGTTACTCCTTCACAAATTTTACAATCATTTGGACACGGTAGTAATTCTTCTAAATTTAATTTATGCTTTTTTCCTATTGTAATGCTGTTCATTGAAAGTGTATTCCAATTTACTCCGGTATAATACGTTCCAAAAATTGTAGCAAGGTTAGGAGATGAACTATCAGTTGTCAGTTGATACTTATTCCCATATCTATTATTAAATGCTTTTTGTAACATCGTAAACAGTATTACATGGGTAGGTGATGTCGCTCCTAAATAATGTAGATATTTATTATGATTTTTTTCAAATTCTTTATTCTCTAATAAAAATGCTACACTATATAATATAGAATCCGCAGTTTTTGCTCCACCAAATGCCCATCCTCCAAATTCAAAATCTTTAACAGCATTATACCATTTTTTTCCAAATTCTTTAGATTCACACATTCCTTGAAGAACATTTAAATATTTTGTTTTTCCAGACTGGTTTTCGTTAAAATATTTAAAATTTTCTATACTTAAATTTAATGCATCATCTAAATGATTTGCATATATTCCTCTTGTTGGAATATCAATATTCATAGCAATATCACTATTATTTTCCAACCAATTAAAAATTTGAATTCTCAAATTAGAGTCCCATTTTAAGGCTCCAGTTGCTATTTGATATCCTCCACTATCTCCTATTACAAAAGAATCTTGTAATCCCATTTTCTCTCTAATTTCCATTTCTTTATATCTATGTCCCGCGCTTAAAAGAAAGTAAGGATGATATAATTCTATTGGATAATCTTTTTCATAAAATCTGCACGATAAACCTGGATGTATTTCTCTATTTCTTTGAAGCCATCCTTGACTGTTTCCACTTGATAAGGATGGGAAAAATATTAATTTATTATCTCTCATTATTTAAAACTGTCTTAAAATATTCATATTCATTCCAAATATTAACTTCTCTATCAATTCCATTTGACATAATATATCCTTCTAATCTACGTCCTAAATCAGAAATATCGGCTATATCATAATGTGTTTGTGGATGTAAAATTGCATTATTTAAATATTCAATTGCACTTTCTAATTTAAAAGGGACATACAATCTGTTAGTTGATATAAACTCTGGAAAACTTCTAAAATTTGGATATACAATATCACATCCAAATATCGATGCTTCTATTACTGTCCAACTTATATAATCTTGTAACGATGAATTGAATTGTATTTTAGCTTTTGATAATAATTCATAATATTCTTCTTTTTTTAATGATGACTTAATAATAAATCTATCATTTTCTTTAGCTAATTTATTTATTTCATCCAATACAATATTATCGTTACTTCTAACACTTGATCCTGACGTTGTATAAATCCACTTCCAATCCAAATGCACTTTTAAAAATTGTCGAGCTACATTAATCATAAAAATTGGATTCTTTTCCCAATCTAATCTACTTGAAAAAATAACTATATTTTCTTTTTGAATATTACTATTATCATAAACTTTTTTAACATACTCAATATGAATAGGAAGTGAAACAACATGTATCTTACAAGTAAACCCCGCATTTATTAATTGCTGTTTATGAATATCACATCCAACAAATATTCCAGTTAATTTTTTATCCAATCCCAATTCATACCATCGCATCCAATCTTTCATCGGATAAGTAAAATCATATTCATCAACAGATTGAGCATGTAGCATTGCATATACCTTTATATCTTTTATCTTATATAAATCTAATGCATAAAAAATACTTTCTATTCCTGGTGTCCAAAAGTCTTGTAAATATATAATATCTCCGTCTTTAACAGTTCCTTTATTAATATATTGTAGCATTTGTTCACATTGTTGAAGAGAATAAATTCCACGTCCAACCGCATCTAATACACATCCTACTTTAATATCAGTAGCTTTAGTTTCACTACCATACAAAGGAATAAAATTAATTTTATCTTTATATTTTTTAAATGTATCTGGAATCCATTCTTCACAGAGTTGATATGTATATCTACTTTTAACACTTTCTAATCCAAAATAAAATAAGTTTTGTTTCATATCATTAAATTTTTAGATCATATTTATAATCATCTGGATATGTTTTTATCATTTGCATTTTAGTAACTTGATAAACTCTATACCAATCCGCATCAACTGAAACGGTATCTGTTTGTTTTAATCTTTCTATATTAATATCTTTTATTCTATAAATAATATGTACATGATTAAATATTGATAATGGAATATCGTTTAAACATTCCCTATTTGCTTCAATTGTAATGGTTTTCTTGGTTGTATGAATAATATCTTCTATGCATTTAAAATCTTGCTTTTTAATACAATCATTAATAAATTCAATTGTAAAATAAACATGTGGATATTCTGCTATTAATTCTTTTTTATAATCTTTTCTAAAAAAAATAGTATAAATATCTTTATATCTACCTTCTACTTCTTTTCCTATCCAATACGACTCGTTATACATACACTTCCGCTCCGTTTTCGTTATCTTCCATACAAGAACAATATTCTAAATCAAATTGTGATAATAACTCTTTTGCTATCATTTCGCAACTCATATTATCAAATAATAAACATTTATAATATTTATCAAAATATTTTTCTGTTAAATATTCTACAATGGTATGTTTATAATCAATAAACTCAATATCTCTATCATCATGATTTACTAATTTTTTACAAGTAATATAAAAATTATGTCTATGTAAATCGGATAAAAACCCAACTTGTATTAATTTATTTTTAGCATCTTTCCATCTATGCAATCCTTCAACTGATAAATTAATAATTATATTTGTTTTCATATTAATTATTTTTTACAAAATTAATATTATCATAAAATTCTTTTCGAGAAGCTCCATAAATATCTTTAAATGCCCCGGTCAACTTACTTGTAATCATTCTGCTATTTTGTTTTACTCCTCTAGCAGATACACATAAATGTTCTGCTTCAATTAATACAGCTACTCCCAAATTATCTACGCACATTTTATCAATATATTCAGCGATCTGCATTGTAAGATTTTCTTGAATTTGTGGACGTCTAGCAAAGAAATCAACTATTCTATTTAATTTACTTAATCCGACTACCTTACCAGTAGGACTTGGAATATAAGCTATATATGCTTTACCTCGAAAATTAACAATATGATGGGCACACAAAGAATTCACCTCTATATGACCTGAGAAAACTAATCCATCATATTTTCCTTCGTTATCAAAAGCAGTAATATTTGGTTGTCCTTTATAACATCCACTCATTAATTCTTCTACCATCATTTTTGATACACGTTTAGGCGTTTCGGCCATCTGTACATCATTTTGCCAATCAAATCCTAACGCGGTTAAAAACTTACCATATTCTTTAGTAGCATTTTCTATTGTTTTTTGAATATCTTGTTGAGATACTATTCTATTTTCATTTGATTTTATTAAATCCATATTTTTATAATTTTATTTATTTTTAATATACAAAATTATTATCAATTTTAAAAATTAAACATTTCTTTTCTTTCCAAATAAATGAATATGCAGTCTATCAGCAAATACATATCCAGATTTAATACATAATGGAATCAACCAGTTAGCATTTTCATACACTTCTTCCGAGGTAATTCCTTGAGGCATTAAATATACATCTGTAGGTTGAACTCCTTTTAAATGTTGTAAAAATTCTGTTTCTATTTCATCAAAATCATCCCTATTAGCTACAACAAACTTTAATTGGAAATCTTTATCTCCTATTTTTTCAGTATAATCAGAATAATAACAAGAATCAATATATTGTTGAATTACATCTAAATTCTTTCTTTTATCTCGATGTAATTTCAGTTTATCTTCACTAAAATTAACATTTAATTTTTCCTTAGTGGGTTCAGAGCTACTTAATTTAGGACTCATTGAAATTAAATTAACGTATTCTCCAACAATATTGGAATAAATTGTAGCATTAGTCTCAATAGTAATATCATATTGATGTTCTTTATATAATCTCTCTATAAGATCCTCAATACTGTTCTTCTGTACTAATGGCTCCCCACCTGTAATAACAATATTTTTTAATCGTCCACTGATATTATTATTGACAATCTTTACAATATCTTCATTACATACATGATTAATATCTGGAGTAAAACTGCTATACTCAGTATCGCACCGATTTACAATGTTTCCGCTTTTCCAAACACATCTCAGATTACATCCACTTGTTCTAATAAATAATGATGGAACTCCTACTCGTTTTCCTTCTCCTTGTAATGTACCTACTTGATTATAACCAGTACTATCTTTTTGAGCTATTGGATCGTTATTGATATCTACAACGATTGGAAATATTCCATCTTTTACTAAGTTAGTTGATATTATTTTTTCAGTCTCCATAATTTATTTTCCTTACTAAGCTTGAATCATGTACATAAAAATCAGTATTATTACCGCTCACCTTCATTGAAATACAGTTCATTTCTGGTAAATATTCAAACCCAACTACTTCTCCCGATTCTCCATTATGTTGATGTTTGCCTGATATATAGACTTGTTTTCCAGTCCATTCTGCATTTAATTTTCTTATCTGAGCATCAATTTGCTGTATATTCATTTTTATTGTTTATTTTTATTATATGATTTAATTCCTTTAGCAAAACGATATCTTTCAATCATTTCTTTTTTAGTATTATTGAAATTTTCCAGTTCATCTAATGTAATTGAACTTACTTTACATTTTACATAGCAACTTTCAGTTTCATACAAAATTATTTTTTTTAATGTAATACCTCTATCTAAAAATAGTAAATCAATTGCTAAAAACAATTCCTTTGCCATATTTTCTGCACTTGGATTACATGATACTCCTTCGCCATTTAAACTCATTATCCAAATTTTATTATTTGCATGAGTTTGTAATGTAGGAAGTAAATAATCTGTTGGATTAGAAACATATCCGTGATCAAAATAATCATCGATAAATTGACCCGCTATTCTTTTTATTTCACTAAAATCCATCGAATATCCCAATTCAGGATCTTCCATTAAGTCAGGAGTAAACGAAAAGCACAATTTATAATGATAAGTGTGCCCATGGAGTGATCCACAGCCTCCTACATGTTCAACGATTGTATGCGCAGAATCGAATTTACCCTTACGTACAATATCCATTTTTGTTTTTTTCATAATTTCATTTTTTAAAAATTATTGGGTATTAAAACTAAATTAATACCCAATAATCTTATTTTTATTAAATTGTTTTTTATTTTACTTTGAAGCTTCTACAGATTCTCTTCTATATTCTGTAACTAGTTTCTTAATCTCTCCGATAGCTGCTCTTGCTCTTTTTGCCGCTACTTTTTTACCTTTTTCTGTAAATTCTACATGATTTGTTTCGAATTCTTCCCAAAGTTTTTTTAATTGTTCAAATGTTGTTGTACTCATAATTCTCCTTTTTAAATTAATTGTTATTATTTATGATTTTTCTTATTTGTTTTTACTACAATTACATTAGCAATTGAATCCGCTACTTTTTGTCTTTCTGCGTTTACTTTTGAAATAGAATCTACAGTTCTAAGTGAATCCAATTGTTTTTGAATTTGTGCTGCTTTGTTTGGTTCTGTTGTATTATTACACGATACAAACATAAATCCAATTACTGTCAATAATACAAATGTTAATTTCTTCATTAAATTTAAATCCTTTCTTTTTGTTTAATTGTTAATAATTATTTTTAATATACAAAATTGTTTTATTATAAACAAATTTATTTTATCCGCATTTGGACATTCCGCACGCTGGGCATTTCTGGCAACTCTCACTAAATACCATTAATTCTCCACAATCTGGACATTTATTTTTACTCTTTATACCATCCTTTATAAATTTCTTAATGGTGCGCTCAACACCTGTTTTCCAAGTGTTTATACCATCTTCTTCAAATTTAAGATTACCTATTAACTCATATACACAAACTAATGGCATTCCTTGTCTAAGTACACCAGATAAAAGTCTAGCATAATTATAATATTGTTTGTCAAATGTTCTATTTAATCCTTCGTGTGTACATTTAAACCCATCACTATCAACATATTGAAAATCATATCTACTTATACCATTTTCTTTATTTCTGATAATAAATCCCTTTTCTATTTTTTGAGGAATATTAAAGGATTCTGATTTTCCAGTAAACAATTCGTATGGTTTATTATTTAATAATCCTATAACACTAATCCATTTTTCACTATTACTTGTAAATCGAATAATTTCTGCGGGTAATATTTTAGGTCTTTTTGGTGCATGTGTTTCCCAATCGTTATTGATATTAGTTGCATTTTTACTATTATCAATTAATATACCATCTCTACTTCCTTCTCTATATATTGTAAATCCTTTACATCCTTGTTTCCATGCTTCTAAATATATTGTTGATATTTCTTGTTCTGTTACATTATTAGGTAAATTACATGTAGAACTAATACTTTGTTGAATATATTGTTGAATTATTCCTTGTATTTTACATCTATTTATCCAATTAATTTCACTCGCTGTTGATTTATAGTAAGGTGATACAGTTATTAATTTATCAAATTCTGTTTTATCTAATTTACTTAATTCTAACGATGATTCTTGTTCTGTTATATTTTTATATATACTATACCAAATAATAAATTTAGAATGGACTACATTATATTCTTCAAAACTATCACCTTGTTTATCTGTAAATGCTACTTTACTATTTTTATCATTTGGATTTACTTTTTTACGTCTTGTATAATATATCATGAATGTAGGTTCAATTCCGGATGTTGTCTTAGTTAATAATGAAATTGATCCTGTTGGTGCCAATGCTGTTTGTGCTACATTTCTTCTTCCGAATTTTTTATATTTATCTATATAACTTTTATTTAATTTAGGTAACATCAATTGTATAAAATCATTTTTCGATTCTATATTGTAATCAAATCCTACGAATGAGCCTCTTTCTTCTGCTAAATCTATATCACTTTCTAATGAAGCCTTAGCAAATGAATTCATTATAGTATTTTTAATAAATTCTATTGATTCTTCTGAACTATATTGTAAATTCATAGCTGCTAAAGTATCTCCTAATCCTGTATATCCTAATCCTGTTCTTCTACTATTTAATGTTGTTTGTTTAATTTTATTCCATAATTCAATTTCTGTTCTCTTTATTTCTATCGGTTCTGGATCAATTTCTATTTTTGATAATATATTATTTATTTTATCTATTTCCAAATCTACCATGTCGTCCATTATTCGCTGTCCATATTTTACATGTTGTTCAAATAAATCTATATTAAATGTTGAATTTTTTGTAAATGGATTCACTACATAACTATACAGATTAAGCGACATAAGCCTGCAAGTATCTTGTGCCATATAGATTTCTCCACAATCCACATTCAAAATTGATTTATTAAAATAATTTTCTATTTTATCTTCCGTCTTTTTTATTTTTGTTATAATCATTTAATTCTTTCTTAAATTGTTCAAAATTATTAAAATATTTATTTATTGTTTGTATATTCAATCCAAAATTTAATGGTATTAATTTATTTTCTTTAAGATATTTAATAACATTATTAATATTTTCTAAATCAATATTACCATTATATTTATTAATACCATTGAATATTTTTATTTTATATCCATTAATTGATATATTATTTTTTAAATTATATTCTAATGTACATTTACCTGAACAAGTCATTTTTTCGGAACTTGTTCTTTTTTTAAAAATATTTGTACATATTGCACATTTGCATTCTATAATCGGATCATTTAAATCTTTTTCTTGTCTTATTTTTTCGTATTTTTCTTTTTGACGTTTACTTATATCAGCCGCCATTTGTGGATTATTTTTAAATGCCTCCTTTCTGGATTTACTTAGTTTTAATGTATATTCTGGGTTTTCACATCTTTCTATTGCTTTTTGCCTTATTTTTTCTATGGTAGATTCTGACATAACAGCACCAAATCTTGGATTATTTTCTCCCCTCATATCACATTCTATAAAAGCATCTTTCTTCCATTCTTTGCATTCCAATTTTATATCTTTGTTTTGTTTTAAAATTAAATTAATATCATATATCAATTCATATTCAATTTTAATTGATTCAAAATATTTTTTAAATAATTCATATTTATCATCCAAATTTTTATTATTACTTTTAACTTCAATTACTTTACACAAAATATTATTTTTATACATAAAAAAATCTGGTTTATATGATATATCACCCAAATAAAATATTTTATCTTCCATTTCTATTCTATAATCATTATAATATTTATATAAATATTTTAAAATAATAAACTCACATTGACTTCGACAGTAATATTTTTTATCATTAATTATAACATAACCAGAATATCCTCGACTAAAATTTTTTGTTTGATGTTTATGTTGAACAGTTCTTCTATTAGTATGCTTATAAGATGATTCTATAAAATTATTAGCAAATATTTTTTTATTTTCTTCGGCTTCTAATTGTGTACAATTTTTCCGTAAAATCCAATATGCAATAGATACTTTACTATTTGACGAATTAATAAATTGTACAATATCTATACATAATTTTTTATTTAATTCTGACTTATCTTTAATATTAAAATAAATCAAGGTTTTTTCTAAAAATTTATCAAAACCTTGTCTAATTTTTAATTTACTTAATTTTTCTACTGTTTGTTTCATATATTAATATCTCCTTACCATGTATTTAAATAAATAGTAAAAAAATATTTTTTATAAAACAACATGTTAAATTATTTCATCTCCTTCGACTAATTTATATGCAAATTTTTGACCTAATTTTGTATTAACAATATCAAAATATTTTAATTTTAAATTATCATTTAAAATAATATCATCTTCCACAATAATTTCTTTTCTATTTAAAATACTAAAAAAATTATAATTGGGTATAGCTGTTAAATCATATACATCCTCTACTAAATTTGTTTTAAAAATATCAATTACCTTAAGTAATTTATTATTAACACCTAATATAGAAATTTCTTTATTATTCTGTAAATCAATATCACAAATTAATATTTGATTAAAATCTTTATCATATAATTTATGTTTAGAATTTACTAAAATATATTCTCCATTATCAAATGATATTTTATAAATTTCGTCTTTATGATTTGTTATGCCAACCCAATCTAATTCAGATGTAAATAATATACCATTTTTATCTTGTGTAATTATTTTAATATCACTATATTTATCTTTCCACTTTTCTAAATTATTAATTTTAATCCAACCAATATTTGTTAATACTAATGTATCACCAACAACGCATGGGTTTGTGGTTATCCCTTTGTATTGTGGATATTCTTCACTAATCCCTTTATCTAAGTTGTCAATAAATAGAATTCCTGGTTCTGCATTCTTCCAATTGTTATATATCAACTTATTCCAAATATCTTTAGGATTGATTTTTTTCTTAAATTTTGCTTCTCCTGTTATTGGAAATTGTTGTTCAAATTCTTTATTGTTAATAATACAATCTAAAAATTCATTTGTTATTTTAATTGAAATATTTGCTCCGGTAATTTTTCCTTCTTCAAATTTAGCATTTATAAAGTCCTCTAAATCAGGGTGCTTACAATGCAAAGACAGCAACAAAGCTCCTCTTCTTCCATCTTGTGCTACTTCTCTAGTTGAATTACTATATCTTTCCATAAATGGAACTATTCCTGTAGATGTTAATGCGCTATTTTTAACAGGACTACCTTTTGGTCTAATATGAGATAAGTCATGACCAACACCACCTCTTCTTTTCATCAACTGAACCTGTTCTTCGTCTGTTTTTATAATTCCTCCGTAGCTATCGCACTCATTCCCTACGACGAAGCAATTGCTAATCGAGGTAACTTGTAAATCGTTTCCGATTCCTGCCATTGCACTTCCACCTGGAATAATATATTTAAAATTCTTTAACAAATCGTATATTTCTTCTTCACTTAGTGGATTTGGATACTTTTGTTCTATTTTTGATAATTCTTCGGCTATTCTTTTATGCATGTCATCTGGACATTTTTCATAAATATTTCCTTCACTATCCTTTAATGCATACTTATTGATCCAAACATTTGTGGCTAGAGTGTCATTGTCAAAATATTTTAATGTTTCATTATAAACTTCTTCTCTATTAAATTTAATCATCATTTCTTTATTCTCCAAAAAAAGTTATTATTTATAGTTATTGTTTAGTTATATTTCAAAAAATTCATCAAAAGTTTCATTATTTATTTGTAAATCGGTAGAATCAATTTCTAATTCTTTTATTTGTTCCATTAACACTTTATAAACATCACTTACATTTAAATATGGAATACTTATCACTTTTCTTACTGTATTCCAATCATAATTATTAATAACATCAATTATTTTATCTTTTATTTTATCATCCAAATTAATTTTAACTTCGATCCATGATTTTATACTAGAATTATTATCTAAAATTTTTCCTAAATAATTTCCTAATCTTTGTATTTTAAAATCGTATATTCCAGTACCGTAGGCTTCTTGATGTACTTCTATTCCTTTTAATTTTAAATTATCAATTTTCTTATCTTTATTATATTTATAAATATTAAAACAACATTTCAATTTAATATTACTAAATAGTTGTTCTTTTAAATCTTGACTATATATTAAATCTAAATTTTTTAAGTTATTTTTATTTAACCAACTAATAGGCAAAATATAAGCTACATAATTTGATATTTGATATGATTTATTAATAAATTGAGTTAATAAATTTCTATTACTACCAAACGGAGGATTTCCAATAATTAGACATTTAGTGTTAAACGGCAATTCTAATTTTAAAAAGTCTTGATTTTGTATTCGTTCTGATTCTGGTTGTATGTCGTATGCTAAAATTTTATATTTATAATAATATTCATCAAATAAATAATTCGAAAATGAGCCGTTACCAGCGCTTGGTTCTATAATAGTATCAATTTTATCTCTACCAATAAAATCTAATGTTTGTTCTATTAATTCTTTTGATAGATTAGGATCTGTATAGTATTTATCTAATTCTATTTTCATCTTTAATATATTATTTATTGTTTTCCAGTAGAGCCAAACCCGCCGCTACCTCTATCTGTATCATCTAATTTATCAACTTCTATAAATTCTGCTTTTTCATGTTTACTAATTATCATCTGTGCTACTCTATCTCCATCATTAATGCAATAATCTTCGTTTGATAAATTAACAAGCATAACTAGTAAATTTCCACGGTAATCACTATCTAGCGTACCCGGAGAATTTAAAACTGTAATACCGTGTTTAATTGCTAATCCACTTCTTGGTCTTATTTGGGATTCATATCCAATAGGTAATTCTATATAAATATCAATTGGAATTAAAATTCTTTGTAATGGTTTTATCCAAATTGACTCATTAATATTTGCTCTTAAATCCATTCCAGCCGACCCTATTGTTTCATAATTTGGTAATGGATGTTTTGATTTATTTACTATTTTTACTTTCATTTAATCAAATTTTGTTAATTTTGGTGCAATATTGTCTCTATTATTTTTTAATTGGTTATATTTAGTAGATAATAATTTTCTTGTTAATTCTTCGCTATTTTGCATTGACATGTTTATTTCTTTTCCTTGACGTGAATCTTTATCAAATATTTGAATATCACCATTTCCGGTATTAATTTTACTAACAAACTTTAATCCATCCGGACCAAATCTATTTTTAATAATATACCAACTTCCAAACCCAGCAGATTTTTGTTCTAACGGTCTTGCAAGTGATATTACTACATCCCCAGTCATTATTTTTGAGTAGTCCTCCGAAACCTGCGCACCAGTAATAATTTCGGACTCAGACGAGCTACGATTTCCTTGACTAGCTGTGATACAAGGGATTTTATACTTTCCTGCTAGTCCTCTTAGTTCAACATAAATATCACTTAATTCATATCTTTTTTCTCTTTTAGCATATCTAACATTACTTTTCATTAAATCAGCATAATCGACTATTATCATATCTGGAGTAATTCCATTAAAAATAGCTTGATCAATATGTGCAGATATCATTTGAGTGCTTAATGTTCCTGCTGGATAATATTCTACAATTATATTTCCTGGTAATCCATCTAATGATTTAACAACTGTTTCTTTTTGAAATTTTAAATCATGAAAATCAACACCAGTAAAATAAGCATCATATCTTTTTCCTGTATAATTTGGATATAGTTCTAATGTATAATGAAAAACAGTTTTACCAAGCTTAACCGCTGATCCTCCTACATTTACTAAGGTCCAGCTTTTACCTCCCCCAGCACTCGAAATAAATATAAATAGTTCTCCAGCACCGGATCCACCATGTGTAATATCATTAATTACATCCCAACCAGTAGGAATAGGATTTCTATCTTCTTCGCTGTATCTATTATCAACTTCTTTTTTATAATCGTAATATTGAAATGGTTCTATTCCTACCTTACTAGCTTGTTCTATTCTTTCTGGTACAGCATCTAACTCACCTCGTTCTATTAATTCTACACAATCGTATATAGCTCCTGTATATTCTTGATTCCTGCAAAATTTAATAGTTTCATGCTTTATAAAATCTAATCCTTCTGCTCCTATTGAATCTTTTACTTGTTTATAATTTTCAAGTATTTGAAGTTTTAATACATCGTTGTTATTTATATTTTGTATCTGTACCTTAAAGAATTCTTTGGTAGGACAACTATTGTATTGAGTATAATATTCTTTGATCCATTTTATTAGGGATTTATTTGCTTCACTATCAAAGTATTTTTCTTCTACATTTATTCCTATTTGTTGATAGAATGAAGCATCGCTTATAAAGGCTGCTAATAATTTAATCTGAAAGCTAAATCCGTAATCTCCAAATGTTGTTTGTGTCATCCCTATCTTATTCCTTAGTTTTCTTCTTTATTTTTAATATACAAAATTATTTGGATTAATTATGTGATTCAAGATAATTAAAATTATTCAACCAACCAATTATATCTTTTACTAATGTCATCCTGTCTTCTGCAAGCATTCTTATAAAATTACTTTTAGATAGATGATTTCTTTCATTATTCATCTGAACGCTGATCTTATTTTTAGCAAACTCACTAATATCAACATTATGAAGTTGCATTAATTGTTCATTTAATCTAAGTTGTTCTCGATTCGCATTAATACTATTATATGTATTACTTGTAGATTCTTTTTCACTTGAAATATTAATGATATCTTCTACCGTTACTCTTTTATCTTGTTCAAATAATACTGGAAATCTCTTCTGTAATGTTTTTAATCCTATTCCCTTTATTCCTGGTATATTATCACTTTTATCACCTGTTAAAGCTCTGTAAGTAAGATAATTTTCTGGACTTAATTCATATTCAGTGAATACTTTGTCGGTATCATATAATATCTTTTTAGTTGGACTCCATACATTACAACCATCATTTACCAACTGTAAAAAATCTCTATCACTTGACATTACAGTTACATTATATCGATTAGTATCATTAAAAATACTTCTACACATATAAGCAATAGTATCATCTGCCTCTATATTATCTACTGATATTAATGTTACTGGTAATTCATGTAAGTAATCCATTAATCTTAATAGTTCATACTGCTGTTGTTTAGAGTCTTCTTCTGATGTATCGTAAAAATCAGGTCTTAAAATCTTATGAACTCTTCTTTGTGATTTATATTCTGGAAACAGTTTTCTCCTTCTTACAGATCCTCCTTTACCATCAAATACTATATATACTTTATCTGGGTTACATAGTTTTATAGCATATCCTAAACTTAGTAAGCTTCCTGTTATTCCACCTATATGAATAGCATTTTCATTGGTATTTGGTGCAACACTATAAGAACGAATAAATAAGTTTGGCTCAGAGGCCGTCGATAATCAAGATATTACTCCTGATATCGACGACCTTATTACCATTATTTTTAGCTTGTAGCATTTCTGTAAAACGCTTTAATAGATTGTTATTCATCTCCCGCTGAGCCGTTATCAATTTCTATCTCGTCAGTATCATAATTAGGTTCATTCATATTACTTGATTCTAAACTACTATCATTTTTCTTATACTTCATAATCATTGAATCACATATATCTTTATACATCCCAGCTTTTATTTCTGGTCTTTCAAGTAATAATGGTTTAAATGTTTTTTTAGTAAATTTTACTACTTCTGCTGTTTCTTTATCAACCCAGGTATAATTTGATCCAGAACCATCTATAAGTCCTCTATCAGACATAGTTTCAATCCAACTGCCTAAGTTATCTATTCCACTATCAAAATAAATATTAAATATAGCTTTTCTATGAGGTGGACCAAATCTATTTTTAATAACTTTTACTTCTGTTCTTGCTCCAATTACTTCTTCTTTTCCTTTTGGACCAATTTTAATTTGTCCTATTTGTGCAATTTTTAACCTAGCACTTGCATAGAATTGTAATGCCTTACCACCGCCAGTCGTGGACTTATCTCCGAACATTACTCCTAGCTTATCTCTAAGCTGGTTATTAAAGATAAGAAGTATATTTTCATTAGCAATTAGTTGTTTTATTTTACGCAATCCTTTAGACATAATAATCGCCTTCGCTGTTGACCAACCATCTTTATCGTAATCACTTTCCATTTCTACCTTTGTTGATGCAGCGGCAATTGAATCTACTATAATAGTAACTAATCTTTTTTTGCTTGATTCTCTTACTTTTGAAATAATATTTTCGATTGCTTCAAATATTTCTTCTACCAACGCTAATTGAATATATACAAATTTCTTTGGATCAGTATCTACACCTATAGCAGATAGAAACTCAACATTTAAAGAATTTTCTGTGTCTATATATACTGGTAATCCACCTTTCCGTTGAGTGTCCGCCATAATATGCCCTGATATCAAGGATTTCCCAGATGCTTCCCATCCGAAAAATTCCAAAATTCTTGCACTAGGTAAGCCTCCATTAGGTCTATTACTAATCGCGATATCTAACACATCACTACCTGTGGAAACCCAGTCATTTAAGTCAGATGGAGTTTCTTCACTTCCATCAAGATAATAAGCTACTTTTTCATATTCTTTACTAAACTTTTTATTTAAGCTTTCAACAATACTTAATGATAAACTATCTTGTATTTCTGCTTTAGATTTTAATTTAGAATCAACTACCCCAGAATCATCCGGAGTAGTTTCTATTGATTTCTTTTTTGCCATACTTACTATTAATTAAAAATTTCATCAAATGCTTGATTAACATCTTTTGTTGCTGTTGGCTTAATAGTAGCAGCTGTAGGTTTTACTGTAGTAGATGGAGTAGTTTTAGCGGTAGCTGTTGCAATTGATTTATTTACAACTACTTGTTTTGGTTTTGGTTGTTCAACAACTGGTTTGGTTTCTTCTACCACCTGTTCTTCTACAACGGTTTCTTCTGTTTCATCGGTAGTTGTTTGTTCTTCTGTGTTTGTAGCAGTTGTTTCGCCTCCTGGTTCTAACCATTTAGCTAACATATCAGCTAATTCATCATAGGTAGATTTTGGATAGATATTATAAATATCAGTTTGTTTTGTTAAAATCAAATCTAATACAGCAGGATCATTAGTTGCTTTAGTAACATTTGGTTTTACTCTAACACTAATTTTGCCATATTTATTCTTTGCTACAGCTGGTTCAGTAAATTCTACAACTATATCTCTTCCAGCATTTAAATCTGTAATATCACCGTAATCTGGATCTGTAGTGATTTTTAATAATTCTTGATATTGATCTTTACCAAATCCCCAAAATTTAACTCCTTCTTTTTCTTTTCCTCTTACAATAATAGGAACAAATACTCTTAAAGATGGTTCTAATTTTTTTCCTAGCATCCAATCATCTTTATCTCCGGTGTTTTGAAGTGATAATGCAAATTCTTCAATTGGATCTAATTCTCCAAATGTTGTTAATGCTAATGGTTTTTTCTTACCACAGTTATAATGAAAATATAATTCAATAAATGGATCATCTTTTCTAAATTGATAAGGTACAATTCTGATAATGTTTTCACCTGGTGCAGGTTTCCACTTGTTTTTGTTTACATTTGTGTTACTTTGCAATGCTTTTAATTTTTTTCTCATTGCTTCTACGTCAATTGCCATAATTTTTCTCCTTTTAATAGTTAATTGTTATTATTTAATAGTCATTAGTTTAATTCAAATAGGTCGACAAATTCTATTTGAAGTCTTATTTATTTTAATATACAAAATTTTTATGAATTATTTTAGAAATTTGTAAAGTTTATTTTTATAAATCAAGAAGTATTTTTAAACCATCATATTTTTTATCAATAATAAATAAAAAATCATATCCAAGTTTTATGCTGCCTATGCGTTTAGCTAAATTTTTATTCAAATATGTATTATAATAATATACACTTTTAACTTCTATAATCAAATTATATTTTGGTAAATAAAAATCTGAGTGATATACTCTATTTTTATTATTATGAATATATCTTAAGCTTGGACCATTTTCTACAACTATATTATATTTTTCACAAAATTCTAAAAAATCGTATTCATAACTTCCTTGATATGATAATGTGGTATCTTTATACAATTTAGCTTTAAAAGAATTCATTTGCATTTTATGAAACATCTCTGGATTTTGAGTATTGTTTTCATAGCCACAATGTTCTTTTTTAGTTTGTCTAGTTTTATTTTTAACTATTTCTGATTTTGTAGCATGATCAAATCCATATCTATCAATATATGTAAGTGTTCTTTTTTCTTTACATGAATCTAATTGCATATTATGTTCTACACCAAAATTTTCTCTATAAAAATCTTTAATCTTTTCTTTTATTATGTCTGAAGCAAATACATTTTCGGTTCCATAAAGTTTAACATTAGTTATTTTTGTTTTTTCTTTAAATTCTGGAGTTTGCATTAACATTTCGTATCCATATTTTTCTTTATTTGTCTTTTTAATTTTTTTTGATGTTGATTTTGAACCTAAACCCATTCCACCATACAATTCATTTTGAGTTTGTTTAGTCTTTTCTTTTATCTCTTCATTCTGTTGACAATGCGGAACTCCAAAATGTTTAATACTAGTTGCTTTCATTTTATCTTGTACCCACTCTAATGAAGTAGTTGATTCTACACCATATCTTTCCATACAAGTATTTTTAACCTTTTCTCTACTACATTTTGATGAGCAACTATAATATCCTCCATTTTTAATATTTTTTAAATATGCTTTATAACTTATTATTTTTTCATTACCACAAACATCACATTTAACTCTTACTTTTGTATAACTACCAGGATGTAAATCTGTAATCTTACATATAAATTTATCATTAAATCCAGTAAATGTATAACCTAAATTAATATAATATTTACACATATTTGGATTAAACCGTATTTCAACAAATTCATCTAACAACATAATACTAACAATAAAATGGAAACCATTCAACTTTACATCTAGAAATACTATCTTTTACAATATGTAAATCAATAATACAAAACCCAACATGAGCAGCTAATCGTTTTCCTTGCATCCAATTTGTTTGACGTTGCATGCTTCCGGCTGATACACAATGAATATTTCGTTCAAATATATAAGCAAATTTATGGCAATGCCCCAAACCTAAAAAATGGGGTTTTGTACCTCCAGTCAAGCTTTCTACAACTTTTTGTATTCGATAACTTAGAGCGTAGCTCGATGCATCTTCACCATGCCATAAACGTATTTTAATATCTTTTTTTAATATAATATCCCCCACATCATGTCCTAAAAATGTAGCTCCTATTCGTTCACAAACATCTTTAACAAACAGAGCACCTGCCGACTTTATGAACCAGCGATCATGGTTCCCATCTATCATATATAATGGAGCTGGACAATCTTTTAATAATTTTACAGTATGTTCTTTTTGTTTATCGTAGCCTAAATCACATAATTCGTAGATTTGGCCGGGTCTTTGACTCATACCCTCTGCAAGATCTCCAGTATGTCCAACAAATTCAACTCCTTCTTTTCTAAATTGGTCAAATGCTTGATAGATAAAATCATCATGAGTGTACATAGAACCAATATGAGTATCTCCAAATAATCCAAATTTAATATGATCACCATCAAAATGAATTTCTGGTACTTTTATTATCTGTTGTAATAAACTAGAACCATTTGCTATTAGTCTTAGTTCCTCTGGAGAATAACGTTCTTTTATTTTTGTAATTATTTTATCTTCTTTTTGTTGTTTAATTTCTTTGGGAGAACTACACTCATTATTTATTTTTTCTTTTTTAGTCTTTGGTTCAAAATTGGTTATAAAATTATCTACTAATTCTAAACTCCAAAAATCACCACATGTTTTAATTTTTCTACAGATTGCACGTTCTATGTTTTTTGTTTTAATTCCGTCCCATTTTATTTCTTTGAAATTGTTATATTCTTTGATATATTCGCCTGTTTCTCCATCGTAGCGATAGATTTTACTCTGTTTATTTACCATAGTTTATTTATTTAATTTAAATTTTTTTATATTTTTGATTATGGAATCTATATTATATATTATAAATACAACTCCAATACCTATTATCATTCCTGTTAACATATTAAGTTACATTAAATTTTTCTAATTTTGAATAATTGTTTCCTTGTTTTGTTTTATATTTAAAACCACTATTATTAAAGACTTGTAGAATGTTAGGTATCAGATCTTTGTCTTCTTTACTACAATCAAATAAGAAAGAATCGTAGGTATATAGTATTAATTTGGACATATAAGTATAAATAGTAAAAATTTTAAAAACCTCTTTAATTACTATAGCCGAAAATTCAGTCTCTATCATTTGAATGTAATAATTAAAAAGTTTACTATCATATATATTGTTATAATTTTCCTTTAATAGTCTACGTTTTGTTATTTTTGATTCTACATATCCTTTTGTTTCAAACTGCTTCCAAAGCTCTTGTATAAACTCACTTGTTTGTTTAAAGAATGGTATCTCTTGATATTCCTGTATGTGATTACCGTATATTATTTTAAAACTTATATTTTTTGATTCGTTGTATTCATCTTCTGTTAAAGCAACATTATCTTCCTTACCAAAATAATATCTACCTAAATATTCGTGTACATTTAGTTCACTTGGAATTTTATAATTTATTAGTTTGGATATTAACATTAAATGGTACGCATCAAAATCTATTTCAAATAAATATCCATCATTATCTTTAAACCTAGAAAGAAATATTTCTCTTGATCCATCTGTTTTATTAAGAGCCGCGTAATTTACTCCGCCATATTTATTGCTTGGTCTTCCGGTTAATGTTAATAGATTATATTCTGTAAATACTGTATTATCATCAACTATATAAGGTTCTATATTATTTTCAAATATCGTTATTGCTTTTGGTTTGTCTATATATAATCCAGATTGTTCTACATTTACAAAATTATTTATTATGGTATCGTTATAAAATATAAATCCTTGATCTGTTATTAATTCTTGATTGTTATTTATTAGTTGTAGGTTTATATCAACGTATTGTTCACAGTATTCTATTAATTTTGTTATTGGTGTTAGAAATACATTTATTTTATTATTGTCGATATAAAAATTTATTGATGGTAATTTTAGATTATATGTGTTATTTGTTTTGAAATAGTATAATAGTTGACTATCAATTAAATTATTTAAATCTTGTCCCGTTAATAAATGGATTAATTGTTTTTTATCTATTGTAAATTTATTATGGTTATTATTATATGTATTAATATCTAGGTATAATTGTTGTTTAGATACGATATAATAGTCTTCTTGGTGTTGATGTATAAATATATATCCTTGTTGTAGATCAATTAAATAAATGTATGTAATAGATAAATTATTATGTAATACATGTTGATTATTATCAATACAAACTGGATGGATGATTATATCCGAATTAGGTAATTGATTGATAAAATCTTGGTATTGTTGAGAATTATCTATTATAATAGATTTCAGCATTCTTTCAAATATAATTTAGAATATATTATATCACTACTATTTTCAATAAAATCATAATAATGCTCAATACCCCATATTCCGGGTTTAACATTAACTACTACATATTCTTTAAGATTATTTGATTCTATATTATCTTTCACAATTAATAAATCATCATCTGGTAATATTTCCTTCTGATTTTTTAAATTTTCTATATCACTACACATCCATCTATCAAGTGTTAAATGAATTTTACCTACGTGTACAAACCCATCAATATTAATTTTATATTTTCTACCAGAATTAGGATTAAATATATATTCACCTCCTATAATTATTTCATTTCCTTCATTATTTACATATATTGATATAGTTTTATTTTCTATATACCATATATGATAATATTCATTATTACCAGACATTTGTCCATAACCAACATTTTTATTATTTGCTAAATAAGTCATTAATTCAAATCTACCCAATAATGACTTTAAAGATTTGTTATTTTGATTTTTATTTATATCTATGTATAATTCTTTACTATAAAAATTATTAGTAAACATTAATTGTCCACTTGGTACATTTATTTTACTTATCATCTTTCGATATTGTTGTAAAAATTCTCCATCGCATAATTTTATTAATTCTGGTGTAATAACAATATTATTATTTTCATTATATAATTTATTATATACATTAATATCCATTACTGCTATAGTATTTTCGTCTAATAAAATCATACACATATAAATATCACAATTAGAACAGTAAATATCATTTTTTCCAATAGATATAATTGGATAGCCTATTTTTAGTTCGTTATATATAAAATCATATGAACTTTTTATAACGGCTTCTAAATAAATTAAGATATGTTTGGGATTGAAGTTATGTCCTCTACTATTAAAACTAATAGTTTTATTTTTTAGCTTTGATACTAATTCAATTAAATTCATAATTTTATATATTTTATTTTTAATATACAAAATTATTTTGAATATTTAATTAATTATTTTTGAAAATTGTATTAAATTTGATAAATATCTGGAAATTCCGCTCATTTCCCGTTCTTTTAATTGCAGAGTTCTTTTGTTGGTGTTATAAATACCATATTGTACAATGGTTTTACCAGAGTTATCATATTTATCATTTAAACATCCATATATTTTCCAATCTAACTGAATTCCATAATATAATACTTCGTCTATTCCTTGAAATGGTATTGGTATAGTATTGTATTGTTTTTGATTTACTTCTATTATATTTGAACTAGTGCTATTTCTTCTTTTGACAAAGTATCTTACTATAAATGTGGTTGTATAATCATTATCATCTGGAATAGGAATATATGCTACAGGTTCTTTATAATTATATGTTCTTTTTTTGTTTAGTGTAAAATAATATGTATCATATATATCATTAGATTGATCTAATGGAATAAATAATTGTTTACTGTTTAAATCGTTTATATCTCCTGAATATGCTATATTATTCTTATAGTAGTACTTTCCCACATACGCTTGTCCGTTCCCAAATACGAAATCTCCATTAGAAAACAAGATTTCTGTTGACTTCTGGTTACCACCTACATTTACATTGGGAGTAGATTTAATTTCAATTTGTTTTGGACGATAAAGCATTGTTATTTAATATTTTGTAAAGTTGTCATATATTTACTCTGTTCTTTTGCTAGTTCTTTATCTATTTTAGCAGAATGTTCAATAAATTTTAATAAGTAATCAAAGCGTTTAGTTTCATCTCGTTCATTATCATAAACATGTTTGAAATCCTTCATCATCTTATTCTTTTGCTGTAGTAATTCTTGATATTCTTTGGAAATAAATTCTATGTTATCATTTTCATTAAGAACTGTCTTTACTATATCTTTTAATTTCATATTTTTGTCTTTCTATTATTTAATTTGTTGAAGCATTTGGATCTACAGGATTTGTTTCTGGATCAACACTAACTACAGGAGGAGTTTTACCTACACTTGTATAATATTCATATTGTCCGGTATCTTTATTTTTTGTCTTGGTTAATTCTTTAAACTGTTTAAAATAATCATAATCAGCAAAATAATAATTAGTTTTATTTGGACTCTGTCTTCCTATTACTGTCCAAGAACAATTTACAGTACAAGCCATTGGTAGTTTATGATTATCAATATCCCAAGGAAAATCATCTTCTATTGTATAATCTAAAGAAGAAAGGAATCCAAATTCGCTTTTTACAAAATTTCCTATTGTTAAAGTATATATAGGAGAAACCATTCTATTCTGTGATATTACTGGTGATATTTTTTGTTGTAATTCGTTTAAATGTTTCCACATAATACCCATTTCAGTTTCACTTCCTGCCGCAGCTATAAAACTAAAATCTATAGTTCTACTCATCCCTTGGTACATAAATACCTCGTCTGGTCTTCCAGCATATTGTACAGAACTCCATTTTGGTGATGGTTTTGAACTTAAACTTTTTAAAATGGCTCTAAACTGAGTATTACATATTAATAAAGTAATAAAATCTTTTGTTATTATTGGTGTTAATCCTTCTATATTATATACATTATCTGGTTCTCCTGTATCCGGTATTCCAGCGGAACCATTGTGCATAGTAGCATATTTTTCTCCACTTTCATCTAATACAGCATTACCATATTTACTTATATAATATTGTGATACTTTTGACCAAGGTGGTGTTTCTACTCTTATTGGTTGTGGTATAATGCTTCCACTAATTCCTGTAGTTGATGCTCCTCTTACACTTGTTCTTGTATTTGTTACATGATTTACTTTATTTTCATCTGATAAATCCGGATATTTTAAGTTATTATATAGTTTAGCTTCGTCTCCAATAAATATAGCATTACCTCCACCTGGATATCCTGTTTTAGTATCAAATGGATCTTTTACTGATTCTAATCTATTTGATATTTTGCTTCCTGGTAGCGATGATCCAATATTACTTGTATTAATTAAGGTAGTATCTAAAATATTATTGGTATTGACAATTCCTTGTTGGTTATCTGGTTTTATACTTACAATTGAACTATATTTTAACTTATCATTCCAAAATTCAGATGGAGTATTTAATGTGCTATTATAGTTTACTGGTTTGGCTATATCTTTATGTAAATCTAACATTTCTATTGTTGACATACTTCTACCGTTATCTGGACGATATATGTTTGTAAACCCTAATCCATACAATGAATTTGGACCACCTATTCCCGATAATGTTACAATTGGAAGTTTATTTGTAGAATATAATAATGATGATTGTACTAACGGAGTAGTATCTTTTCCCATCTCTTTCCACATTTTAAGCAATCTATTACCAATAACTAAAAATGGAAATCTTGGGTTATTTAATATATCTTTATTTTTAAATTTAACTATATCTTCATAATCTGGAGATATTCCTAATAACCCATGTCTTGGTGCATGATATCCAATTAATCCTCCCGCTATTGATAATGGTACTTCTAAAGGATTGTATATTCTATTAAAATTAATTGGTCCAATTTTTTCTGATTTTGGATTTGTTAATTGTAGTCCTTGTTGCTGTAATAGCCAAATTAAACCTTTGCCACTTGTTAAAAATTTAGTAGTTCTAATTAAATCAATTGCTGTTCTAGATGTTCGTAATTTTAAATTACCAAGTAAATCATTACTATTATCACTGTCTGTCCAAGTTTGTCCTATATTTCTTACTATGTAAGGTTGACCACTTGATCCCGCTCCTTTTTGATCTAACTCATATAAAAATTTAGATTTTATTTGTACTTTATCTATTAATACACTTTCTTTTTTATAACTAGCATCTACTAATTGATTTAATAATGTTTCTGATTTTATATGTGTTGTATTTAAATCTAATTGATTTCCTCTTAAATTCTTATCTTGATCGGTAAACAGTCGTGCTACCATACCAGTTGGAAATGGTTGTTTAACTCCTAAAGGTGATGTAGTTTTATTAGTATTAATAGCTGTTTGATTATTTGGAACCGTAATTGATGTTTTTGTTTTTACATTAGTATTATCTGTTACATCTGTTCCCGTTTTTGGTATTACATTTACATTATTACTAACATTTTTTCCAACTTTATTAATTAATCTTGTATTATCTGTTACAGATTTACCTGTTTTATTAACTGATTTTGTATTATCTGATACCGTTAATCCTTCTTTCCTTTTTATACGAATATTATTATTAATATCCTTTCCTGTCTTAGGTTTTACAATTATATTATTATTTACATCTCTTCCTGTTTTATTTTTTACTACAGTATTATCAGTAACATCTCGTCCTGTTTTTGTTTTTACATTTATATTATCGGTTACATCAACTCCTGTTTTATTAGCAACTTTAACATTATCACTGACTGTTTGTCCTGTTTTATTTTTTAATACTGTATTATCGCTTACATCTTTTCCGGATTTTTGTATCGTTCTTATATTATTGGTTACTGTTAATCCTAATTTTTCTAATAATTTTGTTGTATCGCTAACTGATATTCCTGTCTTTGCAACTGTTTTTATATTATTAGATACATCTATACCAGTTTTATTTATTGTTACAATATTATTTGAAGGTGATAATAAATTTTTAGTTTTATCTATTATTCTTGTATTATCTGAGATATTTACATTTGATGTTTTATTTATTATTTTTTTATCAGTAACTAAAACAGTATTAACTTTTGATTTGTCTTTATTTTTTGTAATATAATTATCAATTACTACAGATCCTTTGTTATCTGTTTGTTTGAAATTATTTATTTTAACTGTTTGTTCATTGTATAAATCAACTAATGTTTTTCCTTTTGGATATGTATTATTACTTTTAACAGAATTTAAATGATGTGATACACCTAATTCATCTGGATTTTGAATAGATGGAGTTGGACTATTCTTTAATGGTTTAGTTTGAAAAGAATAATTGACTTTCGATAAATCTGTTTTTAGGTTTTTAAGAGCCATTAATACTTACCCTTTCCTGAAGTGTATGAAGAATTTGTTCCAAATGCAGGAACAACTTTAGTTAAATATCTTAAAAATTCAACTCCATCAATCTTAACAACTGCTCCACCATTTACTGCTTCTATTAACATATCTAATTGTTCGTTTAATTTTTTTAATAATGTATTATCAGTACCACTAGCATTATTGTTACTTCCTCCACTTGTAAATGTATTAGGAGATGGTTTACTCATTACATCCATCTTTGTCATTGTTGGTGCACTAGTAGTAACTCCACCACTTTTAACATTTGATGGTTTACTCATTACATCCATTGTATTAATCTTAGAAAAATTAATACTTGATACTTTATCTAATAAATTCTCATACTTATTTAATTTTCCGAGAGCATTAGTCATATTATATATACCATTAGCGATATTATCAAAGAAATCAGCTACTTTATCAGGAGCACTTCTAATATTATCAAATGTTTTCATAAAATTAGTTAGATAAGGAAGTCCTTTTCCCATTTTTTCGAGTGCTACACCTAATGGAATCATTGATGCTCCTAATATTGCTATTGCTCCAGCTCCTGCTAATATAGCTACAGCACCAAACCCACTCATCATTACAGCTCCCAATGCTATTGCTTCTAATGCTACAGCTCCCAATACAATAGGAACCATCATTAATGTCTTCCAATCAATCCCGGCTAAATAACTCATTGCTACGCCAAATGGTATTAAAGCGGCTCCTAATATTCCAATAACAAATGCTCCCATTATTAACTGACTAGATGCTTTTGACATTATCTGTGAAATTCCCCAAAATCCAGCTACTAATATACCAAGTGCAGTCGCTCCTTTTGGAATTGACATCCAATCTACTTCATTAAATACCTTTAATGATTGTGCTAAAATATATATTGCCCCAGCCATTATTGCTATAGCAGCGGCTCCTTTTACAATATTACCCATATTAGAACCCATTCCTTTAAACATTCCAGTAGCTGCTGCGCCACCTTTCCCTACATCGGGAGTAGCTCCACCACCAATACTCGGTTTTATACCACCTTTTATTCCGACCCCACCTACACCACCTGCACCTGTTTTTGGCTTACCCATAAAAAAGTTACTTAATTTAGTACCAGCTAACATACTAGAATTCCATATTTTTTGCCACAAAACATTTAATTTCAATGCTTTTGCAATATGTCCAAAATTAAATAAAAAACTACCAACACTCATTACAGCACTACCAATTAATCCACCCCATTCTTTAAGCGAACTACCTCCACCTACAACTTTTTCTCCTATCTTATCCCAATATGTACCAATCTTATTTGTTAATTTAGCTTGATCTTTTGAAGCAGTATACATTTTCATAACTTCATCAACTTGTAATCCAAGTAAATCTGCTACTGACTTCTTTTGATACATATCCATCTTATTCCATTCTGTAATCCCACCCATCTGTTTCATTAAATCTTGCATTGCTCCTGCATGATCTCCGTCATACATTTTTTGTCTTACAGCTTGTAGATTTAATTGTTTTCCTAACATTACAGAAGCATTCATTTCTTTTTCTATACTATCGGTTGGATCTCCTAATAATGATTCTTGTATCTGTGCTATATTACTTAATTCTAATCCAAGTTTCTTTGCAGTAATAGAAGCTTTAAATATATTTTCCCCACCTTTTTTTCCTGACAATGCAAATAATTCAGCATTATTAGCTACCTCTCTCATCATAGCTCCAATTGGAATTCCATTACTACGAGCTAAATTCTTTGCTGTTTCTAATGTAGATTTACTTGTTCCTTTCATTAATCTAGTAATAGTTGTTGCTTCTGTAGCAGTCAATCCATACAAACTCATTAATTTACCTGTTTGTATTACATTTTCTTTTGTTGCTTGTGTAATACCTCCCATTGTATTAGATATTTCTGTAAATGCTTCTGCACTAGTTTTTATTCCAACTCCTCCCCAAAATCCACTACTACTAAATATAGATGACCCCATTACTCCAGCCATACTTGTCATTTGTGTTAATGATAACCCTAATACTTTATGAGCATCTTTTATAGCATCTGCAAAATCGTAAGCTTTTTTAGATAAAAATCCCATAAAAGCAATAAATGCTGTCTTTGGACTTGTGATTAATGTTTTAAATGTAGTGACCCAGGTATTAACCTTTTCTTTTATTTCATCTAAATATTTTGATTGTTCTTTTAGTATATTATTTGCTTTATCAATATAATCTTTGTTCTTAATATATTCTGTATTAATATTTTTTATTTTTGATAATGACTGTTCTACTAATTTTAATTCTTTTTTTGATAAAGTTGGAAATTGATTTTTTATCTTTAACATTTCCAAATCATCTCTAAATATTTTTGTATTTCCTTGATTTATATCTTTAAACTGTAATGCTGTTAATTTTACTATACTATGTTTTGCTTTGTTGATATCTGTATCTTTTTTCTTCATATCAACATAAGATTGTGCAATTTTTTTATCTAAATTGAAATCTAATTTTTTTATAAATAAATTTTCTTTTTGAATCTTTCCTATTTCTGTTGATAAATCTAATAAATCATCCTCATAATCATATTGTTTTTCTAAACTTTTAATTGTATCTGGTAATATTTTTTGATATTCCGCTTCTTTTTTATTACGAGTTTCTAATCGTTCATTTATTTTTATCCATTTTTGTACTTGTTGATCTAACAATTCATTAATCTCACGATCAGCCTTTCCAAGTTTTATTAACTTAGCTTCTTCTAATTTAAATTGTTTATCAATATCTATAGCAGCTTTTCTAGCCATTATTATTTACTTTCTTTTTATATTCCAAATGCTTTTTTATATAAATCATCTTTATCTTCATTTTCATCATATTTTAATAAAGACTTTAATTCATCAGAATTCTTTTTTATATTAGCCATTGCAATAGCTGCTTTTGGATTAACTTTTTTCATATCATTTATGATTTGATCTGCACGATTATCCTTTACCTTGTCGAAAAACTTATCTACTAACCTAGTTAAAAAACCTTCATTTAAAAACTGTTTATTTTCTTTTATAATTTCTCTTACTTTATTTTCTATTAGTTGTTCAAGTTCTTTTTGTTTCATGATGTAAATCCTATTTAATAAAACTTTTATTTATATAAATAGTAAAATTTAGTAAAATAAAAAAGTCCAAACTTAATTGGACTCTTTATAATTATCTCTTTGATTTTACCTGATTAGGTGGTCTATAAATCTTACCTTTATCGTTGGTTTTTGGTTTATTAGCATTTTCTTGTACCTCTCTTTCTAGTCTTTTCTTTTCTGCCAATCCATAATAAACAAATTTTCTTTTTGGTATTGGCATATTCCACACTTGATCCCATGATATTCCGCCTTGTGAATTATATACAATATCAAGTATCTGTTGATGAAACTCCGCCCTATAACTCGGAGTCAGGCCAAAAAAACTCTGGTGTTATCTGCATTTTTCTTTCTTTAGTATATTCACAATATGCACATTCAAAAATATATTTTGAATCTACGGTTGGAGTCATTGAATTTAAATGTTTTCTAAAATCCCTAGCATCAAGTGCTAACATATGATCTGCAAAATTTCTAATTGTTTTACTATCTCTAGAGCCATTTACTGATGTTATAATATATTTCATTCTAGTACTTAATTCTGGATCTACATCATTATCATCATTATTTTTAATATTTTTCTTCCCAACATCTCTAATTTTCTTTAATCCCCTTAATTCTTGTTCGATTAGTTTATCATCTGCTATAGTTAATAATTTAAAAGTAATTACAACTTTTGATTTTGGAAGTTCAAAACTATATTCATTTTCTCTATTTAATAATGTTTCATCAATTTTTTTATCATTAAAAGAAGTTAAATCAATAATTATATTTGTTGTTTCTCCACATGCTGGATTTGGACATTTTATTTCTAATGGATATTCTTTACCATAACCCATAACTCTAGCAGCTATTAATAACGCATATTTATCGCCTAATAACAAATCATCATAATTAATTTTAGTTACAATTAATGATTTTAATATTTTGTCAACTGCTAATCCCTTTCTTACTAAATTTTCGGTTGTAAGAATATCCTCTTCGGTACTTTCCATGTAGCGCATCTCAACTGTACCAAGTGACAATGGATTATCTTTTGGATAGCATAACCCTTTACTTGGTAAATCAATTATTTCAGTTGGATATTGTTGATTACCCATTTTTGTTTCATCTGTATGTTTATAAATTTCACTTGGATGTGGTTCTAAATCTATAGGTTTTTTATTATTTCCTTTTGGAAGATCGTCGTCAAATATTTTTTCGTTTGCCATATTTTATTTATTTTTTAATTATTTTATTTTTAATATACAAAATCTTTTTCTATTTTCAAAATTTATTATTTTTCATAAATATTTATCCAAGTAGATCCGACTACCCAATTTTGATTTGGAGATAAAACTGCTTGTGGATCATAATGGGCTCCTTGTTCACTGTTTCCTCTAATCTCAAAATGTAGATGAACACCATGTGGAGGACACGCACCGTGACTACTTACACAATGTCCTTCTGCTCCCATATATCCAATTAAATCACCAGTTTTTACAGTATCATTTTCTTTTACTAATAATATTTTAAAGTGATGATAGTTTGTAAAATATACCTTTTCATTGATAATATGTCTAATACTTATCTGATTTCCTTTTGATTTTGTAATGGTTCCATCGTAAGAAGCATTTACTGGTATTTTACTATTATTATATTCTATTATTGTATTAAATCCGTTTGGTGTTATATCTATTCCATGATGATATTTTTGTGTTTCGTTTGTCAATGTTCTATATCCCATCGGAGACATATATGTTCCTGATGCTGGTATTTTAAAGTAATCGCTTAATGCTGGATCGTTTATTACTAAAACAGTATTTCCGGTATTACTTGTATTTGTTCCTTTTACAGTGGTATTATTAGTGGATGGATTTAAATTGGTAGGAGCTTCATCACTTCCATCTTTTTTAACTGCTACTCTCATAACTGTATCTACTGTCGTTGTCCAATCATTACCTTGTACACTATGTTCTACATTTGTTATTGTAAAATAAGCTCCTTTTGCGTATCTATTTGGTAGTCCTGTTACATTTATACAGTTTCCAAATTTAAGTCCACTCATTCCATCTATTGTAAAATTAAGTTTAACTGGTAATATTACTTTTGATGTCTTTTTATCTTCTGTATAACTATTATCATTACTTGTATTTCCTGTTCCTCCATGTGTTCCAACTAAATATGCTGTCATTGCTGTTTTAGCACTATCACAGGTTTCTTGAGTTCTTTCAATCATTAATTGAAACATAGCATTAAATAAACTTTTCTTTAATCCTGCTGGAGTTTGATCTACTTTCTTTTTAGGATCTTTTTCACTTATACCATCTCTCGCTACTCCATAATCTACATCACTTTGTTGAATATTATCATAAGTAATATCTCTTACCTGTCTTCCATAAAACTGATATCCGTTTGTTCCCTTTGTTGAAATATCACTGGATCCTTTTTTTTGATTTACTCCAAACATTATATGTCCTTTAATATTTCCATCTACTTCGGTATTTATACTTAGTTCTCTCATCAAACTATCAACACCAAAACCAGTTAGATTTACAGGTAATATTTGTTCTCCCTCTTTCCAGGTGTTTAAATCTACTACTGATATTGTATTAGGATTGTTTTCGTTCACAAAAAGTCCAAATTTCCAAGCCTGTCCACATACATCACTAATACCATTCAATAGAGCCATTACAAAAGCATCTAACGTATCAGTTTGTTCGTAAGTTTCTTTGATAAATTTTAGATTTACACATATATTTCTTACATATCCTTTATAAGAATTGTCAGTTGATTGAGTGTTATCTGTATTAGAATGAGTTCCACCAGCTGCTGTTCCTGTTCTTGTTTGTGCTATGTTTCCTGTATCTGGTTTTACATTACTTCCATCAAAATAAGGAATGTTATCTGGAATAAATTTAACTACATCTTGACCACTTCCACCTCCAGCTGCCATACTTAAATCTAATGTTAAATTTCCAAATATACCGTTTCCTGGTAGTAAACAAATTAGCGGATCTCCACTCATTAAACATGGATCATTAAATATTTTAGTTCCATAACTATTTAATTTTGGAAATATAGGTTTAAATGTTGTTGGTGTTTTTACTGCTCCTCCAAATATAGAATCATCTGAGATTTCTATGTTTTTATCTTCTGTTTTTATTCCATTTATTTCTTCATTGATAGTTATATTATTAGTAATACAATCATCGCTTACATTTGAATTATCTTTAGAAACAAATCCAAGACTATTAGTTACAATAAAATCTTCTATAAATCCCCATGTTACATAATATTGTGTTTTTCCAGTTCCTATTCCTATAAATGTTGCTATTTTATCTAAAAATCCTTCTGGTTTCATATTTACCTTAGCAGAAAATCCTAACGGAATTGATCCTTCTGTGACAGCTACTTTATTTTGAAAACTTCTATAAATTTTAGAAGAATCAAGTGTGCTACTATTTGATTTATCATTATAAAAAAAGGCACTTCCACCAGGAGCATTGTCCATCCAACGATATATTTCTTCAAATACATAATCAATATTAGTTCTTGGTTTATTTTTACCTTCATTTTCTATCTTACCATCATCACCAAGTTCAATACTTTTTCCTATCATTCCTCTACTCATAGTTTTTATATCAGCACTTAAAAAAGTATCGGCCATACTAACCATTGTAGTAGAACAATCAAATCCACCTTTATCATTTTGTTTCCATGTAAAATTGGATACCACTCCTTTTAAAGCATCATAATGACCTCCAGCAGCTTTTACTAATCTTTGTACTTCTCTTAATACACAGGTATCCATTTTTCTAGTAATATCAATATCCATCTTATAAGGATTTATATTACCATCTGGAAGTAAACTCCATCCCCATTCTAAAAAGCAAGCTACACCTGGAGTCATATACAACATTTCTAATATTTCTAAATGTTCTACACAGAAACAAGTGTAATTTATTGTTGCTTCTCTTACAGAACCAAATGCCCCTTTATTTTTAATATTTATATCTATTATACCTGGATTTGGAACATTTCTTATATTAGAATACAGTTCACTAAATCCGGAACGCATATCATTAAATTCTTTTCCTTTTGCTAGGCTTCCATTTAATATCCATTGTTTTCTTATCTCTTCATTAAACGTTGGAACCTTTTCTACCATTACAATATTAGTATCCTGAATATTAACTACTGTTTTTCTAAAATCATTAGGTATTATATTAAATTCATTATTTTTTGGAGTTAGTGTAAACCCATCTTCTATCTTAGCATTTGATATTAATCTTACAAATGATTGTTTTTGATGCATCCATCTAGAAGTACCTGTAAGAACAGAATTAGTGTGCAACCTATCTATTGCATGTTTCTGTCTATCCTCTAATGTTTTACGGAAAGGTTGTTCTATATTGGTTACAAAAAGTGCCATTTATTAATATGTAGTTCTAGAAAACATAACAATAACTTTTATTAAATCTAAATCAATTTTTTCAATATTATTCTCCAAACAAAAATTATAAAAAGTTTCTGTTATTAAATCATAGTATTCACATTCTCTTGTAATCTCTTGATAAAAATTCGTTTCTTTTATTATATTATATTTTTTAATAAAATTATTATCTTCACAATATTTTATCCATTTTTCAAATATTTCTTCTTTATTCATTTTATCTATTAGTATTAATGCTATTCAAATCATTTTGAAACTTAGTAATATTCAATGGTATCCTTAATTGCATAGTCTTTCCAACATACAAACTTCCTTTTCCTAATCCGTTTGCTGTTGCTATTATTACCCAATCACTTGGATTTTGAAAATATGTTTGTGTTATTAAATCCAGTCTATCAAATTTAGTTGCTTGTATATAAATATCAGTATCAGTTCTTGATATTATTGGATACAAAGTGGTTTGATAAACTTTTTTATTTTTATTGTTGGAAATAATATTAGTTGATTTATATCTTTCTGCCATCTTTTTTACTATCTATTTTTATATAAATAGTAAAATTGTAAAATTTAAACATTATTAAAAATATTGTTGTATATATTATATGTATCATCATCAAATAAAACAAAGTTTATTTCTACATTATTATCACATTTAATTGCTTCTTTTATTCCAATAGAAGCAGATATATGTTTTGGAAATCTAAAAACACCTGTAGCTATAGCTGGAATTGAAATCGATTTAATATTATATTGTTTAACTAAATCAAAAATATTTATATAACATTGTCTTAATTTATCAATTTCATTATAATAACCACCTTCCCATACTGGACAATAAGTATGAATTATATATTTCGAAAATAAATTATATCCATTTGTGATAATAGTATCTGTACATTTCAAATCTCCATGTTGAATATTATAATCGTATAAATATTTAATTAATTCTATTCCTCCACTATTTAATATATCACCATTTAATGTAGTTTCTTCCCAAGCTAATTCTGCATTTGTTGAATTTACAATACAATCAACTTTTTCTTTAATTATATTTCCTTGTTTTATTTTTATCATTTAATCAATATTAAATTATTTTTTGGTCTACTACACGCTGTATAAAGTATTCTATTTCTTTCTTCAATTTTTGAATTATACATAATATCCCAACCCATTACTATAGTATTATTATATGTACTACCTTGGCTCTTGTGGGCGCTAATCGAATAATTATATTTTGTTGAGGCAAAATGATTCATATAAGCATAATATTTAATCCATTCTGTTCTTGCTCTTTCAGTTCCTTGTTTTTCTTTTAATGCTTTATTTTTTAATCCGTTTAAATAAGAATTGTAAACTACTTCACTATCTTCATGTAATATATGAATGTGATTAATTTTAATATTTCCTTGAATATCATACGATTTAACAACTGTATCATAATATTTTACTCTATCTTTTCCAAAATTTATACATTCTTCATCTATTTCAAAATCTTCTACCTCTACTTCTTCATTGGTATGTAAAATAATATGGTCGCCTTCCATTACATTGCTATCCATTATCAATCGTTCTCCTCTCATTATTTTATTAGAAGCTTTATCTCCGTATAGCATATATCTTACTAATTCATTATATATATTAACAGTTTCATTTCTCCAAGCTATTATTTTTATATAATCACTATCCTGTTTATATTCATTACTTGTAAAATAATTATATATTGTTTCTATAATTTTATCTTCATCTTTTGTTTTATTAAAAAATGTAATATTATTGTTCTTATCTACGTCTGGAATAGTTAATTCATTTATAAGATTTTTATTATTTAAGTTACTTCTGATATCAAAAGTTAATTTAATAATTGGGTTATCACTACATTGTCTTACGATTTTGGTCAATTTTTCTACTTGTATATTGTATTTCTTTTGTTTGTCCGGTAATAATGGGATACTATCTAATTTATTTATTGGTGGAATCTGTGCTGGATCACCTACAAATATTATTTTTAAAGTTGGATATTTTAATAAATAATCAAATATTTCATCATGTAGCATACTTATTTCATCCAGCACGAGATACTGATATTTGTCAACTTTACAAGGTAAATGTTTATCTCTTTTAAAATGTTGCTTACCAAAACCATCAATATGTTCTTTTAACCCTAGAGCACTATGGATTGTAGAGAATATTAAATTTGGATGTGTTATTTTGCAAGCTTCTCGAAATAAAACTTGAGTACTTTTGTGAGTCGGACCAGTGATTCCAATCATTTTATTTCTTGTAACCGATAATAAATATTTCACAAAATCTACAATTAAAAATGTTTTTCCACTACCCGCATACCCTCCAATTAAAAACATATTTTGGGTAGGATCGTTAATAAATTTTATTAATTCTTCTTTTATCGTTTGTTGATCTTTTGTCAGCATTATTTTTATTTTATTTTTTTACTATTTATATTTAATTAGAAAAAATAGATTAATTTTTAATATACAAAATTTTTATAAATAAATCACTATTTATGTTTTTTAAATTTTTTACTAATTATATTTAAATGTACAAAAAATTATTTTAACAAACAAATAAAAAAAGAAATATTCAATAAAAAGGAGATATAATCAATGGCTCAATTAATCGATAGTAACGAAGCAATGTTTACAGCATTTGAACCTAAAGTAAAATTTAGATTTATTATGTATATAGCCGGTATTCCATCATTTATTATTAAAAAAGTAGATAGACCTAAATTTGAATCTGCTGAAGTAGTATTACCACATATTAACGTAGAACGTTATACTAAAGGTAAAAGTAAATGGAATGAAATAACAGCCGAATTATATGATCCTATTGTTCCTAGTGGAGCACAAGCTGTAATGGAATGGGTTAGAGCTGGTCACGAATCTGTTACTGGTAGAGATGGATATGCAGACTTCTATCAAAAAGATGTTACTATTAACGTTCTTGGTCCAGTTGATGACATTGTTGAAGAATGGATACTTAAAGCTGCTTGGTGTAAGAGTGCTGATTTTCAAGATTTAGATTGGGCTGATGAAAGTAGTGCTTTGACTTGCAACATCACAATTCGCTACAATTATGCGCTTCTGAATTTCTGAAAATCGTTGGTAGTCAAATACTTACAACAAAATATTTTTATAAAAGAATTCCTATTAATTTATTTTAATGGGAATTTTGATTTTATATCAAATTTATTTTGTAATTTTTGGTGTGAACATAATTAATTCCATAAAATAATCTTTAAATAAATTATATGGAATTTTTAATGTATGATTTTGAGTATTAACTAAATTAACTAATATTTTATTTTCGTATACATCTATATCTTTTAATTGACATTTTTCTCCTTGTACAATTGTATATCCACTTTGTTTATCGTGTATTGTAAAAGATGATTTATAATATTTATCTTCCATAAATTTAATTATTTTGATTATTACTTACAATAAACATTTACTAAATTTTTATTAATATCTTTAATTAATTCAGATAAACGAATTATTTCTTCATTTTTTAATTGAATTAATTGTTCGTAATGTTTTTCTTTTTGTGTTAAATTTACATTTAAAAGATTTTGTCTTTCTTCTAATTTAACAATTTCAATTTGAAGTTTTAATTTTTTATCAAAACATTCTTTTAATGTATGTTCTATTTCATTTTGTTGTTCTTTTTGATATTTAAGAATCTCTTTATTAATTTTTAATATTTCTTCTTCTTTATATCTAAAAAGTTCTAATTCTACTTTTTCTTTTAATTTTTTATAGCCAATAATTTTCATAATTTTTAATCTTAAGTTAATAAATTGTTTTTTATATTGTAAGTATATAATTCTGAATATTCCAAATATAACAAATATCCAAAATGGTATTACTATAAAATAATATATAATAGTATAAATCATTTTTTATGAAATTATTTAATTTCTAATTTATCTCTTAGTTTATTTAATAATCTAAGCCTATAAGATACATCTAAATATATTTGACATGCTTTACTTGTTCTATAAGAGGGATTACACATATTAATATATAATTCATGTGCTAATTCTCTTAATTTTAATAATTCAAAATCTATTAAGTATTCTATTTCTTCCATAATTTTATTTTTTATTATTTAACTTCCAAACTATATCACTGTGATTAAATGGATACCACTTTTGAATTATATTTCCTACTCTTAATTCTACACTATCCATTCTTATACCAACAACTAATCCAACTTTATTCTTTTCTGGCATACAATTACTTCTATTATCATCGAATATAATTTCTTTATTAAAATATGGTAGAAAATCTAAATAATTATATAATTTTACTTTCATATTACTTCCAAAATATTTTATATTCGTGAACTCCTCTTATATCACAACAACGATAACCAGTTTTAACTTTCTTACCATCTAACAATAATTCTTTTATTTTTTCTTTATATTTATTTTCATTTTTACCACCAAAAAAACTTATTTCATACCAATCTATTAAATCATTTGGTCCAATTCGTTTTTCAAACATTTTATCATATAATTGTTCTATTTTCTTTTCTAAATCAAATAATTTACAACCACAATTAATCATTTTTATACCTCCTATATAATCTTCAGGGAAATATTCTGGAGTTTTACATGGATTTTCTAAACAATATTGAATTGCTTCTTTTTTAGTTGTATGTGTATTAATATTACTAGTATCATTATCTTCAAATGAAACCCATTTTGATACTAATGGATGTGATTGTTTTTGTATAATTCTACCATTATACCAATATTCATCTACTTCTATTTGAACAGGTTTACTATTTCCGAATATATCTTTCATTTTTACTTTGATTTATAATTTTCGTACAATATATCATTTGCTTTGGTTGTTAAGTCATCATACTCTTCATACAAATAATTAGGAATTTCTTCTAAATCAAATTCTTTAACTTTATCGTAAAATTCTAACATCTTCTTTTTATTTTTTATTAAAATTGACTGTTCAAATTCATCTAATAATTTTATAAATTCTTCCATAACTTATATATTTTAGTTTAATACTACAAAAATAAGTAAAATTTTATTAATAATAAAATTTATTTTTATAATTCTTCAATTTCAATTAATCTTTCAGTTAACCACTTACTCAATTTTAAAGTTTCTTTGCTTCGAGCCTTTTTAAGTTCGAAGCCAATTCCGAAACTAGTTCTGTGCCAAATTCTAAATGTTTTCATATTTTTTATTGTTTTAATTTAACACTACAAATATACAAATTAAAAACCACACTACCAAATTTATTTTAAATTATTTTTATTACTATTTATATAAATAATCCAATATTAGTTATTATAATGAACCTAACTTTATCATCTATTCTAAAAGAAATCTATGTTTCTAACAGTCATTTTGAAACTGTAAAGGTTGACAATATAGTATTTGAATGTAAAACCTCTTATACAGATGATGGTATTATATTTACTTTTAATCCAATTAACTCCGCAGAAAAATCAAAGATAAAAGATGAAAAGAAAACATCATTGGATATAATAAGATATTTATCAAAATTATTCCAAAGTTGTAAATTTACCTCAACTAAAAAATCAATGAATTCTGGAATAAATATAACATTAGTACCAACAGAACTTTTAAAATATATAAACAATCATATATCAGGCTAAATAACATGGCAGTAGCATCATTCACACCTTCTAAAGATACGACAATATATCAATCACTTCCATTATTAAATAGTGGATTGGATAGTATATTAGAACTTACCAAAGATACTACTAATAGCTCCAGAATATTAATACAATTTGATACTAATGAAATATCTCAATTCGTTACAGATAATAATATTACTGGTAGTCATGATTTCTATTTAAACTTATATACTTGTGATGTAAATGAAATTCCTTACACTTATACAGTAGAATGTTATCCTATTAGTCAATCATGGAATATGGGTATTGGTAAACGTGATGTTACTCCCTATGCAAAAACAGCTGCTAACTGGAGATATAGAACTGACAATGCTTATTGGGGTAATGTCACTAGTAATTTTTCTGGTAGCTACAACGATTATTTAAATTATATCAACTTAGCGGGACAATTTGATAGTTATTTCAACGGAAATATTGTAGGAATGATTAGTGGTACCATATTTGCTGGAAGTACTTATCGAGATCAATACGATCTTACAAAGTTGTATGTTACAGATGAGTTAGTTAGTCAATCTTTTAATGGTAAGTTAATTGGAAACATAGATGCTTATATATCAAGTTCTGTATTAGCTATTGTTAGTGGAACAATTGATATCGATTATATTAGTGTTAATCAAGGTGGATATTATGATAAAAATACAGTATATACTCAGTCTTTTGAATATGAAAACACTGATTTAAATATTAAGATTACTGGTTTAGTAGACAGTTGGATTACTGGAAGTTTAGAAAATAATGGAGTATTACTTAAATTAACAGACACGGAAGAAAGTGCTTCTAGTTATACTTCACTTAAATATTTTTCAAGAGATACTCATACTATATATCCTCCTAGATTAGAACTTAGATGGAATGATAATAGTTTTGTTACTTCAAGTATTGTTTCATATACGTCAGAATCTGTTGTTAAACACTCATTTGCTTCAAATAAAACTCCTATTACAGATTTTTCTTTCTTTTATCCACCGTTTGATACTCCTGTATTACCTACCAATGTTACTTATTCTTACAGTGATAGTGCAAGTTATACATCTACTCATATTTCAGAATCTAGATCTAATGACTTTGATTATTATGTTAGTGATTATTATTTAACTGGAAAATATAGAGGTTTATTAAATGGACGATATAATGGAATTTATAGTGGGATATTAAGTGGAAGTGTTGTTCCTTTTACTGCTATAGATATCAACAACACGTTTATTAGCAATATTAATCATGAATTTATTAACAATGAACAATTTGATGGATATTTTAATGGTAGTTATTCTGGTAGTATAAATGGAGGTATTAATGCTATTATCACAGCTAGTAATGGATTAGATAATACTGTATTTGTTGGTAATATTATCGGTGCTTTTAATTATTTCAGTGGTAGCTATTCTGGAAGTTTTAATGGTGTTCCCGATAGTGGAGTTGGTATTATTACATCTAGTACAAATGTTACTGCCTCTTTAGATGGAATATTTAATGACGGTGCTGTTATTGCTACTTTAAGTGGTTCTTATATTGGTGCTATTGATTGTTCTTCTTATATTGGATCGTATAGTAGTTCTTTAAGTGGAGTTGCTGTTGCTTATTTAAGTGGAAGTTTAAGTGGTAGCTTAGATTATCCTTTTACTGCTTATACTATATTGAATTCTAATACTACATTAGATAGTCAACTTAATAATATTACTACTAATGCTACATATATTACTTCTAGTGGATATTTTACTGGTTATAGTAAAGGACAATTAGTAGATGGTATAGATTTATTTCAATATAATATTACTGGAAGTAGAACGTATATATATACTCAGTCTGTTAGTTTAAATCCTTTAACTGAAAATGATATTGTACTATATTTAAATCCTCATTTAGCCGCTTATAATGTAGATAGTATTAACAGAATTAATATTGTTGGAAGAGAAAGATATCCACAAAGAACTTATAGTAAAAATGAAAGTAGTTATTTAGAGATTAAATATTTACCTAGTAATTCTTATTATTCGATATTAGATGCTCATAGCAATGATATAATTGTTCCTTTTGATGATGTATATACAAAAATTAGTTGTGATGAAACTGGTAATTATTTTACTTTATATACAAAAGGATTACAAGTAAAACGCCATTATCGATTCGTATTTAAAATCGTAAGAAATGGTCAAGTTAATCTGTACGACGAAGATTTTATATTTAAAGTGATTTAGCTATTTCATTTTTTAATATTTCTCTATCTTCTTCATAAATTATATCATCTATAGTTAATCCTAATTTATCTAAGACTTTTACCACTCATAAATTTCCAATTGTTAAATGAGCTAAAGAATTAATTTCTGACGCTGTTAATGATACTTCTTTTCCCAATAAAAATTCAATTTGATTCTTCAATGAGTTGTCTTTGTTTGTTGTTAAATTTATCATAATTTATTTTATTTAGGAATATGCAATTCACACATTCCATGTTTCTTTTCTAATATCGTTCCTTTGTAATCTTTATCCATTATGTGTTGAACAGTACAAACATACATTTCAGTTGATTCAGTAACACTTCCTTGGAATTGTTTATTCCATGGATGTTTCATTAATTCTAATTGATTTCTGCAATTGCAACAACATTCTCCAGAATGCCATCCTTTATCACATGGAATATAATCATTACTTTTAATTGGATTATTATCTCTAAAAATTTGATTTTCATCTATATATTCAAAATCTTCGTCTTTTATTAATACTGGATTTCTAGTAAACCACATTCCACCATTCCAATATTCAATATTACAATCTTCTTTGTTTGGATATTTTACCCAATAATAACCTGGATTTCTTGTTTTCATATTTAATTTATTTAATTTTACTATATTTAATCATACCAATATAATCAATAATAATTGGTTCAAATTCATATCTATGTTCTTTTATAAATTTCTCTCTTTCTTTTAATATCTTTTCAATTTCTTTAATTTGGAAACTTTTGTATGATTTAATTAATTTCATATTTGGATTAAATTATATTTTTGTACTACACTAATTAATTCCTCTTCGTTTTTTACATTTATTATAATATTTGCTTGTTTTACTGTAGTTATATCAATTCCTTGTTTTGTTCTACATATTCCTAATATATCTATATAATCAAATATTCCTTCTTTACCTGTGGTACTGCATTTTATGTGTTTTCCTTTACAATTTTCTAAAGTATTTATTTTAGCAAATGTTTTAAATGGTATATTTACTTTTAACATAATTTATATTTTTAATTTAATATTAATAATAATTTATTATTTAACCACATCTTTAATTTTCTCAAAATTAACTACATAATGACTTGTTTCTTTTGGTTTATTTAGTGATTCACACCAAACACCATATTGTGCTGTTTCTGGATATAATTTTAATATTTCTCCAGTTTCATTATTTTTACTATAAGAATTAAATATAATTTTAGTTCCAACTTCTAAACCTAATTGTACATCATTTTCTTTTACCCATTCAATTATTTGATCTCTCATCAAATCATTATAACTATATTGTATAACATCTAAATCTTCTACAATCAACGCACAAATATCATAACCATTCTTTTCAAACTCTTTACCCAATGTAAAACCATCTAAATCAAATGGCCAATTTAAAATTTCTTTTGATATTTCGATACAATCATCTAAATCAGAATTTTTATTATAACTAATTATAATTTTTGCCATTTCTGTAGCTAGTTTATTTAAATTATCTTCTGTTAAACTATCTGGTCTTTCTTGTACTTTATTATCCATAATAAATTTTTAATTATATTTATTTTATTTTTATTTTTACATTAACTAATAATGGTAAATCTTTTCCATTATGATATTTAATTAATTCAATATATTTTTCATCTCCAATTATACCATCTATAGTCCATTTAGTTTTAATACCATTTTCATATATTGGTATTGAATATTTTACTGTTTTACTCATTATTTTATAATCTAATTGCTTTATATATTGATTGTCTTTCAAATGAATTTTCTGCTCTATTAGCTTTTAAATAATTATGCCACTTTTCTAAAGCTTTTTCACTTGTTTTTGCGTCTACAAACCCAGATTCAATTCTTTCATCTCCATTACTATCTGGATAATCTGGATGCCTAACCCAAATAATTTTGAATCTATTTACTTGTATTTTATTATGCATAATACATAATTTTAGTTAAAATCGAATTAATTGCAACTTTATAGAAATCAATAGATACATCTGAGTTAGAAAAGAATTCTTTTGGAGAGTCCTTCCATAATTCATTATAAATATTAAATTTAACGTTTAATAATTCTGTAAAAGAAACCATATTTAAATTAAATTTTTTGAGTGTTTTTATCATAGATTCATTAGATGGTACATTAAAATCTTTTAATTCATCAAATTCATCATCACCAACCAATAAAAAATTTAATACTGCTATAGAACATTTTAATAATTCATTATTATTCATAATATATTTAATTTTAAATTAACGATACAAAAATAAGTAAAATTTTTCACTTTACCAAATTTATTTTTAATTTTTATAATAGAAAATAATTTTGTATATTAAAATAAAAATTCTAAAACAACATGAAATTAAATAGTAAATTATCAAAAATTAAACACATTATTCACGTATCCGATATTCACATTAGGTTACTTAAAAAACATAAAGAGTATCGTACAATATTTAAAAACCTTTATAACAGTATAGAACAATATGATAATACCAATACAATAGTTGTTATTACTGGTGATTTAGTTCATAATAAAACAGAAATGAGTCCAGAAATGATAGACTTAGTTCAAGAATTCATAACAGAACTATCTAATCGTTTTGAAATCGTAATTATACCTGGTAACCATGATATCAACTTAAACAACCCAGATAGATTAGATGCACTATCACCTATTATTAAAATAATTCAAAGAAACAGTAAAAACAATATACATTATATTAAAGATAGTGGTTATTATTGTTTAGCTAACTGTGGAATTAAAAATTATTCTGTATTTGAAAATGATATAATAATAGAAGATGAAAATTTTATCAATCAAGAATATAAAATTGGATTGTATCATGGAATTGTACAAGGTTCAACAAGTAATAGTGGTATTGAATTTAAAAATGCTAAAACTACATTAGCTGACTTTGATGGTAATGATATAATACTTCTTGGTGATATACATAAATTTCAAACATTACAAGAATATCATACTAACAATGATAATGAAAAACGTCCATCTGTAGCGTACCCAAGCTCATTATGTCAACAGAACTATGGAGAGAGTGAAAATAATCACGGATATCTACTATGGAACTTAGAAAATAGAAACTTTGATTTTATTGAAATTGATAATCCTTACAAATATCATACATTACATATTGCTAATGGAGAACTAATAACAGATACCGCTAATATATCAAGTAACCCACATATTAGATTGATTGTAGATGATAACATTACAGAAAAATCACAAATTAGAGATATTAGTTCTCAATTAAAAAGTCAGTATAATGTTCAAAGTTTAATTATAAATCATGCTAAACAACAAATAGAACAGAGTGGTGGTATTGATAATAATATAGAACAAATTAAAATTAATAGCAGTGATATTAAGAATGTAAATATTCAAAATCAGTTAATTAAAAAATTCTTAGAAAAGAAGCATAATGAAATAACAGAAGAACAGTTTAAAGCTATTGAAGATTTAAATATAAGAATCAATACATTAATTAAAACAAATCCAATAGACAGTTCATCTGTAGTTGTAATTAAATATAAAAAATTAGAATGGAGTAATATGTTTACTTATGGTAAAGATAATGTATTAGACTTTACTAATTTTAGGGATATATATGGTCTTTTTGCTAAAAATAAAGAAGGTAAAAGTGCTACTTTAGAAATTTTATTATATGTAATGTTTGACCAATGTAACAGAGCCAATAAAGCTGGAGATGTAATAAACTACAATGCTACTACATTTGATTGTAAGTTTAATTTTGAAATAAACAATATCAATTACTTTATAGAAAGACATGCTAAAAGAGCTAAGAATGGTAAAGTAAGTGTAGAAGTTGATTTTTATTATATCAATGAAAACAACGAAAGAAAATCTCTTAATGGAACAGAACGCAAAGATACTAATAAAATAATAAGAAATTACATTGGAACATTTGAAAATTTAATAATGACTTCTGTTTCTCCACAAGATAAAAACTTAGGATTAATTGATACTAAACAAGCCGAAAGAAAAGATTTATTTGCTTCCTTCTTAGATATTACTGTATTTGATTTATTATTAGAAATAGGGAATAAAGAAAATAGTAAAATTATATTACAAATTAAAGAACTTTCTGCTAGAGATTTTGATAAAGAATTAGAAGATATTAATACTATATTAGAAGAAAATAATAAAAAACATACAGAACTAAATGATTTAAAAGCTATTAATTCTAATAAAAAAGAAGCGATAAATAATCGAATATTAGAACTTACTAAACAATTAATAGCAATTAAAACAGTAAAGGATATAAATGTATTAAACAGTAATACAACCGCTTTATCAACTAAAAAAACTAATACCAACACTAATATTGAAACTGTTAATAATAATTTAAACATTTACAAAAATAATGCTATTACATTAAAAACACAAATTGATCAGTATGATGACGTATTAATAAACGATAACATTAAATTAATAACAGAATTAACCAATAAAAAACAACCTTTAGATAAACAACTGCATACTCTTACCGTAGAAGCTAAAGAAAAGAAACTTAAAATTGAAAAACTTAAAGACTTAGAATACGATAAAGATTGCTCTTTTTGTATGAACAATATCTATGTCAAAGATGCGATTCAAGTAAGAGATTCTTTTGAACAAGATAAATTGGCTGGAAAAACACTATTAGAACAGATACAAGCGTTAGATACTCAAATATTAGAACTATATACTTATCAAACTCAAAAAACAGAATTAGATAGCTTAAAACAACAATTAAAACAAATACTTGACAATGATATTCCATTATGTAAAAGTAAGATTGAAAAATTTAATAAAGAAATAGAATTAATAGAATTACAAATAGTAGAAAATGCTAATGATATCGTTAAATACAATCAAAATATTGAAAATATCAAAGCTAATGCTATTGTTGAATCTGATATTAAAACAACAAAAGAAGAATTAAAAACAGTAACAAATGAAGGACAAACAATAGATAATAATATTCAAACTATAATTAAAGATATTGCTATTAATGAAAACAAAATAACTAACATCAACAATGATATAATTAAACTTAAAACGCTTGAAATTCAATCTAAGGTATATAATTATTATTTAGAAACAGTAAACAGACAGGGATTACCTTACGAATTGATTAGTAACATGATTCAATTCTTTGAAAATGAGATAAATTTAATTTTACATCAATTTACGAACTTTGAAATTAGAGTTGAAATGTTAGATGGAGATATTGATATGTATATTGATTATGGAAACGGACAAAAATGGTTACTAGAATTAACAAGTGGATTTGAAAGTTTTGCTTCTTCTATAGCTATTAGATGTGCATTGTTGAATATTTCCAATACGCCGAGACCAAATGGATTTATTGTAGATGAAGGCTTCGGTAAAGCAGATGCTGATAATTTAAGTAATATACCACAAGTCTTTGAATATTTAAGTCAATATTTTGAATTTATTTTAATTGTAAGTCATATTGATGTTATGAAAGATAGTGTAAATTCAATTATAGAAATAACTAAAGATAGTGAAAATAAATCTCACATAAATTTTTAAATCATGAATATAACTCCAGAAAAAATAACAGAATTAAAACAAAATGAAATATTTGTATTTGGTAGTAATGAATCTGGAATTCATGGAGCCGGAGCTGCTAAACAAGCTTTAAAATGGGGAGCTAAATATGGACAACCAGAAGGATTAAAAGGAAATACTTATGCAATTCCTACTAAAAATAAATCAATAACAAGAACATTATCAATTAATGAAATTAAAATTTATGTTGATAGATTTATTGAATTTGCTGTTATACATTCTGAATTGACATTCTTAGTAACTGAAATTGGTTGTGGATTAGCTGGATTAAAACCTATTGATGTCGCTCCATTATTTGCTGATGTGGTTAAATTAAAATTAAATAATATTCATCTTCCAACTAATTTTATATTTGAATTAATGGTTAATGGTACTATAAAACCACTTCCAACAGAAATATAGCAATTAAAATAAAATATAAATTAAATCCACTATAAAGTTAACTTTATAGTGGATTTTTTACTTTTACTAAATTTTACTATTTATATAAAAACAACAAATAAATAATAAAATGAAAAATCCGGATTCCAGTAGTACAAATTTTGAAAATATAGAAGTATTCAAAGGCAAAACATTGGCTAATATATTTAAAGAAATTCATAATAATCACAAAGATAAAGATAAACAAATTACAGAACTAATAGACAGTTTAAAGCCATTAATTACTAACATTACGGATGCTATACAGTTAGTCCCATTACTTAAAGATTATTTAGACATTGGAATTAAAAACAATGAACAACTTGTTAAATTAGCAACAGTAATCCAAAGAGCAGTATCTGTTAATAAAAGTGAAAATGGTAGTGGAGATGATGATATGACTATTCCTAAAGAAGAACGTGAAGAACTATTAAAGAATGCTAAAATAGTAAATAAAAATAATGATCAAATAACTAGCATGATGAAAAGCGTTAATGAAATAGTTGATCTAACTAAAAAAGAAAAAACAAAAGTTGAATAAATGCTTACAAATCCAAATCATATATCTACTAACTATTCAAAAGAACAAAATCAATCCTCTGTATCACCCCCAGAAAGTGCAGAAGTAATAGATATTATATTAAGTAAAGATCACCCAGATTATAAAAGTATTGAAGACATTGGAAAAATAAAATTTAGAAGAACCAACAGTGATACTAGTCAATCTGAAAATAACCTATCAATAGCAACACCATTAAATCCAAACTTTAAAATATATCCATTACTACATGAAATAGTAAACATACATACATCTGCTGGAGTAAGTACATCAGTAATTAAAAATGGTACTCAATATTATTATTCACAACCAGTAAATGTTTGGAACTTAGTAAATCACAATGCTCTTCCAAATGCCGCTAGTTTTAGAGGAGACAATAAACCAAATACCTCACCAACAACAGGAAACTATCAAAACTTTACCGGAAATAGTAATCAAACCACCAATCAATCTGATAATATAAAATTTGGAGAAAGTTTTAAAGAAAAAGTAGTACCACAGTTACAACCGTTTGAAGGTGATATTGTAATGAGTGGTAGATGGGGAAATAATATTCGATTTTCAAGTATAACTAAACCAAATAGTAATCCATGGTCAGCTAAAGGTAGCGTTGGTGATCCTATTACAATTATAACAAATAGTCGACCTAACAATAACGAGGATATAAAAACAGAAGATATCAATAAAGATAGCGCTTCTATTTATCTTTGTGACGGACAAAATATTCCTATTAAAGCTATTAGTAAATCAATGAAAAGTTATCAAACTAAACCTACTTACTTTGATAAATATAATAGTAAACAAGTAATTATTGATAGTGGACGTATATTATTCCATGCTAAAACTGACAGTATATTTTTAAATGCTAAACAGAGTATCGGATTAAGTTCTACAAATACTGTTAACATAGATGCTGATAAAGGTATATATTTTGAAAGTCCTAAGTTATATCTAAACAGTAAAGGAAAAGAACCACTTATTAAAGGTAAGAAATTTAATGATGAAATCGTTAGTCCGATGTTACAAGAACTAAGTAAATTAACTGTATTGACTCCACTTGGACCAGCTACAGTATCACCTAATCATATAATTGTATTTACGCAATTAATAGCTAAATTACAATTAATGCTTAGTCAGAAAGTTTTTATTGAATAATAGATAAAAGCTTATCTCTACTAATTTTATATTTTTGACAAATTGTTTCTACTCCGTCATCTATTAAATAAATATCTGTTACATTTTTAGAAGTACCCACTTTATTATAATTTTCTTTTAATTCTTTAATTAATTGTTCTTTTAATGATAATTCTTCTTTATTCATAATTCACAAAATTTATTAATATTTCTCAAACTTGTTAATTCTGTAGTTAATTGTTTCTTTGTATTTGGTGTTTCTAATACCGCTTTATTTGTATCTACATTAAATGAAACTAATTTCCAAACATATCCACGATTCTTAGCCCATGATACATGGTATTTTCGTCCAATTATATATTCTTTTGGTATATCTTTTAATTCTGTCATATTTTATCCAAAATTAATCATACCTTCTGGATATTTCTTCCAAAATTTAACCAATTGTTTTATTGCTTCTTGTTTTAAAATATTTCTATCAGTTTTATCAAAACAAGTAGAAGTATAATAAATATTATCATCATTATCTTCTAAATATTTTAACGTTTCTTCTAACGAAAATAAAATATCATCTGGATAATCTCCTATACGAAATACATCATGTGGTAAATCGTTAGAAGAAATATAAAATATTTGTTTTTTACAATTATATGAAGTTACATTATAATTTGATGTATGATACTTATTATATATAGCAATCTCACATAATCCTTTTTTAACAATTTTTAATTGTCTTTCAACAATAGCTTTTTGTTTAATTCCATAATCGATAGTCCATTCTGGATATGTTTCTAATAATTCTAAATCTATTTTATCTCTATGATTTATCATATTATCATAAAACTTAATAGATCTTTTATATGTATTAATAACATTATTTCTAACTTTATCTTTGCTTATATTATACGGTTTAAAAAACCAAGTATGACATCCCATATTATTTATTTTTAATTATTATTTAAACGGATTAAACCCACTATATCTCAAATCATTTACATTTGCTATTCTACTATCATCTACTATAGTTTCTTCATTTGTTACTATTACAGAATCTTCTACATCACACCAATATTCTTCTGGTAAATTTTTATCAATATTAAACTTTTGATATAAAAATTCAGATATAGGTTCTTGTTTAACTCCATTTTCAAAATATACAACCTCTCTATAATCTCCAATTTTAAAAATATTTTCTTTTAAAAATGGAGTATAAAACCTTTTTACATACTGACCTATGTACTTAATGTATTGTCTGTAATTAGTTTTGTTATTCATATTTATTTTAATGATTAAATGACTCTTTATATGTATGACCACAATTTTTACATTTATATTCTACTCTTGTTATATATAAATTATAATTTCTTAATTTTCTACTAAACTGTTTAATTTCATTTGATAAAGAAACAGTTTCACGACTAATTTCTTTAAATTGACAAAATCCAAAGAAACATAAAATATTTTTAATTAATTGTATCATAAATTTAATATTTTTTTATTATTTTTACGTTCTTCTCTTTCCTGTTTCATTTTCTTATTAGCTTTTCTATCTTTCCATGATTCTCCTTCACTACTGTCTTTGATATTCAATATAGGTTTTACTCTATCAATTATTTCAATAGTAGGTTCCAATAATAGTTCAATTAATTCACTGTCTTTATAAGATTGTGGGCTTTCATCTAATGTACCTTTACAAACAGAAGTTGAATAAATCCCTTCCATAGACTTTTTAAAATCATCTAAATTTACTGTTTCTTTTGCTTTAGTTCTACTCATTATTCTACCGGCTCCATGAGCACAACTGTAATTCCAATCTGGATTAGATTTACCGACAGCGATAACCATTCCATCTCTCATATTAAATGGTATAATCATCTTTTTATCTTTGTAAGATGCTATTGCTCCTTTACGAATTATAAAATCATTAAAATCGACATAATTGTGAATTGACTCTATTACTTCATCAAATTTAGTAATATTTAAAACTTCTTGAATAATATCTAACATTGTTTTTCTATTCCAAACTGCATACTGTTGAGCAAATATCATATCAAATAAATAGTTTATTAAATATTCATCTTGTAAGTATTCTCGATCTATTCCTATACCAAACTTTTTTTTAAGTGAATCAATTTTATTTGGTATCTCTTTCTTATCAACTGTATTTAATACAATTTCATTTAATCGTTTACTGTAATTATTAGAAGATCCATTCATTTGTTTTTTAGCTTGATTTATCCAATATTCTGCTACCTTTAAACCAAAGTTTCTACTTCCAGAATGAATGGTTACATAATAATCTGTAAGTGCTTGATTTACACCTATTTCAAGAAAGTGATTGCCTCCACCCATTGACCCAATACTATTAAAAAACTTCTTGATATTCATTTTAATATCTTTTAATTTTTTAATTAACCATTGTTCACTATATAATGGAGCTACATAATTTGTATTATATTTAACATTAAATGCTTTTACAAACTTATCTGCTATTATCTGTACATCATTGTATGGAATATCAGTAAAAACAGGACTTTTATGTTCATTAAATCCCATTGGAATTCTATGTCTGATTTCCTTATTTATTTTTTCTAAATCTAAATTAGAAGCATTTGGAAACTTTCCACTAATGAGACCACAGCCAATATCAACGCCTATATAGCTGGGTGTTAAGTAGTTACCTAATTCCATTGTAAATCCAATACAAATTCCTTTACCAAAATGAGCATCCGGTTGAATTCTTACTTTAAGTCCTTTTGATATTGGAGAATTGATAATCGAATATATTTGAGAAATTACTTCCTCCTCTACATTATCAATGAATATTTTTGCTGTTGTATATTTCCCTGTTAATTCTATCATGATTTAACTATTATAAGTTTCCTTTTAACATTAATGAATAAATATATTCTAAAAACAAATGAATAAAATTTTTAGGTTTTAATACATTAAAATTCTCTTCTCCTAAACATTTAAAAGCTTCTACGAAGTCACCAAAATATTGTTTAAATGCTACTTCTTTACATTGATGATTTTTAATTATTAACCAAATATCATAAACATGTTCTTGACCATAAATTCCCATTGTATAAACTACATATTTATCTAAATCTTCTTCTGAAAGTTCTTCTATTGAATAATATGTTCTAAAACAATCTTTAATATAAGTCAATCTTGGAATTGTTTCTTTATATAAGTCATTCCAACAAATTTCTTTTAATACCTTTTCCATAATTATTTATTTTTTGCTTTGATTCTTATTTATCCACTTTAATTCTCTTTCATATTTTTCTTTTTTACCGTCATAATTACATTTTTTATTATTTGCTAATCCAAATTGACCAATCTGTTTCAAAATCTTCTCCTGTCCTATATTTCCAAAATTCAACAGTAGAAAGTGATACTCCATCTTCCATAATTATAGTTAAATTACCTTTCATAGTAATCCATTCATCTGGACTGAAATATCTATGAGTCACTTTTGCTCCAGATTTCATTGCTTCAATTGCTTCTTGTTTTGTCATTTTTTACAAATTTTAAATTCATTAATTCAACCATATTTAAATTAGTAGCTCCAAAGCGTTAGTTCCTTCTTTTCACAAAACTTTCTAATCTTCTTTATCATCTCGTCAGTTATTTCACCATTTGGTACTACACCTTGTCCAAACAAATAATTATAATTACAATAAGCTTGACTCTCATTTCCCCAACTAATCGTTACAACTATCTGTCCAAATACCATTGTTTTTATAGTATAATCGACTGTATTATTATTTATCGTTGTTTTCATATTGTTTATTTTTATAGTTATTTAATTAATTTAACAGTACAAATATACAACTATTATTTCAGACTACCAAATTTATTTTGAGAAAAGACTGAAAATATTTTAAAACAGCTACGTCTTTCATCTTAGCTTCTACTATTATAACCACATCTTTACCTAATGTATCCACTGGTTCATAAATATAATCAGCATGTGATTGTTTACTCAATTTTTATCTACAACATTTTCAAATAACAATTTACTACTAGAATGATGAACGGTTGGAATTATATGTTTTGGCCATGTATTATATGATAGCAAAAATGCTTCTTTGTATGTTAACTTACCCGAATTAATCTTATAATGTAATGAGTCAAATACAATTGGAATTCCTATTTGTTCATGTATAGCAAATAAATCTTGAACTGTAAACATATTACATTTATCATCATTTTCTACAGTCAATCTTTTTTGAACATTCTTATCTAATCTATTGAAGTTTTCACAAAATCTATCAATAGCACTGGTTTTATCTCCATAGCTTGCGCCTACATGAACATTTATCTTGGTATTATTATCAGCATTAAAACTCATTAAATCAAATATTCGGCTTGTAGCATTTAGTTCTAATACAGTTTTATCAACTACATCCTTTTTATTACTAGCTAAAACATTGAATGGTCCGGGATGAAAGGAAAGTCTAACATTGTTATTTCTACAATAATCTCCAATAGTTTTTAATTCTTGAACGATTGTTTTATAATCTGGTAAATCTTCAAATCGATAAAATGTTTTTAAGGGAAAGAAGTCATCTGGAAGTCGATAAGCAAATATACCATTATCAACGTTCCATTTTAAAATAATTTTTAAATCTTGTATGTTTTTTATGATTAAATCATTAACAGCTTGTACTCCTTTAATACCAAAACTTTTTCTTGTAATGGTATGGCCAGTCTTACAGTCTGGAATTGATAAATTTATACAAGCATATCCGAAGATTTGTTTCATATTATTACTTTACTGTTTTAATCCAATATCTATATTTTAGATTTTTAGCATGTTTTAAACCTTCTTTGCTTTTTTCTAATTGTTCATTCCAATAACTAATTAAATTTTCTTTAGCATATTCAAATGTATCAAATGATGTTGTACTAGAAACTATATCTAAATCATAAAGAAACTCAGAGAAATCTTCTAATGTACCTATAAATCCTTCATCATAACTAATATAAAAAAGGTTTATTTCTTCTTCTGTAAATGTATCTAAAGACGATGACATATTATTCGATTATTAATTTTCCAAATACTTTTTTAAGTTTGGGTTTATCATTTACATAATCCATTAATTGAATATGATTTGGAAGCATTTCAATATTGTTTAAGTATTTTTGTGCAATATTATTAGCTCTTATTACTAACAAATGTGCATACAAAAGACATATTTTTTGTTCTTCCATATTCCAACCAGTATAAGGTTCATCAAACTCCTCCAAAATTTCTAATGTTCCCAATTCTCCAACAAACATTTTAATAAACTTAGCAACCCTTGATGAATATTTATTTTCTTCCTCTAACTGAACTAATAAAGAATTAAATTTTTCCAATAAAACATCAAAGTTTCCTACTGGTTTAATATCTGATAATTCATATATGGTTGTTTTCATTATTTAATAATTTATTTACTACATTAATAGCATCCTTGAGTAAAATAGCTGTTTCTGTATTTCTATAAGCTATCTCAATAAAATATTTATTACAATCCTTGAATATTTCTTCTATGTTAGCAGCTGTTTTGTTAGTATATTCTTTAATCCATTCATCTTCATCTAACTCTCCTTGATTATAACTTGGATACATACCTTTAATTTCGCCAGCTTTAAAAGCATTTCTTAAATCTTCTTCTGTATATGTTTTCATAATTGACATTTATTTTATTAATTTTTAAAAGTACAAAGATAATAAAAAATTTTGATATAAACAAATTTATTTTTTAAGGAGGAAAAATAAAGTAGAGCCCATTTCTGGAATTGAACCAGAATATATAGTTTTGCGGACTACTGACTAAACCATTCATCCAAATGGGCATTTTTGCATACGTTGTAGGATTTGGACCCACGAGGAAGTATAAACTTCAATAGTTTTGGAGACTATCGCCTTCGACCACTTGGCTAAACGTATGTATATCAATTAGTTGCGAGAGAGGGACTTGAACCCTCGAGGCTTACGCAATGGGATATGAGCCCATCCTGATACCAACTTCAGTCATCTCGCAATATATTTATATTTCTAAAATTACATCTTTATGATCTAAAATTAATTTGAAATTATATCCATGTTCTTTATAAGCTTTTAATTTATCTTTCATGTTTTGTTCATTGTATGTATAATTACTTTTTATTTCTACAATTAAATTTGTGTCTGGTAAATAAAAATCGGGTATTGCTGTTCTTTGTTTTAATAATTGTGTATCCCAATATGAAATTCTTAATTTTTCAACTTCATAATTAATTTTATCTTTATCTAATTGGTTAGCATATTCTAATTCATACCCACTTCTATAAAATATTTGTTTATTATTCCAAGTAGTATGATATCCATGTTTATAATGTGAATTTTTATTAATTACATTTAATTTTCCATGAATTATAGCATTTCCAGTACTTTCAGAAAAACATCGTAATTTAATATTAAAATAATTTATCACTTTATTAAAATTTGATAAAGAATATCCATATTTCTCTGACATATCTGAAGTACTTAATTTTTCATCATAATAGTCTTCATATAGCATAATTCGAATTCGTTCAAATTCTTCGTAATAATTTTTGGTTCCTAATACATTTTTATCAAATCCAAAGTATTTTATTAAATTTGGAATTATTTGATATCGTTTACAAATTTCTGGATGTTTACATTGACCTTTTATTGATCCACACATTTTACAATCAACATTATTAAATCTTTTTCTTTGATATTCTAATTTACAAATATTACATAAACATTTTTTAATACTATTTCTTTTATTAACAATAATATCGCTTCCGCATTTAACACATTTAGCTTCTTTTGTTTCTAAATTATTATCGTTTTTTGTACTATATTTATGAGAACAATACGAAGAACAAAATCTACCACTACCATACGAACCATCTATTTCTATACCACATTCTTCACAATATAATTGCTTTATTTCAATTATTTTATTAGCATTAATTATTGCCTTTTTCTTCTCTTTTGTTATTCTACATAATTCTATTTGTTCTTTTGTTATTATTCTACTTCTACTACATGATTTTGAACAAAATTTTCCAGTTCCATAAGAACCATTATGTTCATGTCCACATTTTTCACAAAATTTTTTATTTTCCATATCCAAACTATTTTACATTTTATATATAAATAGTAAATAGTTTGAAAATAAATTCCGCAATATTTCAAAGAACAATTTTAATTTTATAAATTTGAGCCAATAGAAGGAATCCAACCCTCAACCCTTCCGGTACAAACGGATTGCTCTAGCAATTGAGCTATACTGGCATTACATTATTATAGGGCGGTCTATAAGGAATTTGAATCCTTCTGAACATTCCGAGTGACAGTCGGACAGCCACACCTAGCAGCTCCATAGACCAATTATATATTATATTAATTTTAGTGAGACTATGAGGAATCAAACCCCAATCCTATGAACCGTACTCATAAATTCTATTCAATTGAACTATAGTCCCAAATTAATAATAAAGTATTCGGTACGGGAGTTGAACCCGTATGTCAAGATTGAAGGTCTTGAATCCTTACCAATTAGATGAACCGAACAAATGTCTTGTATATGTAGCCAAAGATGGAATTGAACCATCGCCCTGTATCTTATAAGGATACTGCTCTTACCACTGAGCTACTTGGCTATATTTAATAGTGGAATCTATGGTATTCGAAACCATCTGCTGTTCTCAGTGCAAATGAGATGACCACCCTAGCAGTCCCAGACCCCGTTTATATTAGTTGGTGTAATTGGATTTGAACCAATGACCTCAATCTTATCAGGATTGTCGTCTGACCGGGCTGACATATACACCAATATAATTAGTGGAACTAGATGGATTTGGACCACCGACCACTTCCTCTTCAGGGAAGCACTCTACCACTGAGTTATAGTTCCATTGTATTTGTAGGAATACCAGGATTCAAACCTGGGATCTAGTGGATGTAAACCAATCGCTTTAATCAACTAAGCTATATTCCTATGTTATCAGCGACTCTAATACGGAATGATCGTATAACCTACCGGTTAACAGCCGGTTGCTCTACCAATTGAGCTATAGAGTCATATATTAGTGCCTTCGAATCGACTTGAACGATTACTCTTACATCTTAAAAGGATGAGATTTTACATTAAACTACGAAGGCAATTGTGGAGGAAGAGTGATTTGAACACCCATAGCTTTTTGCGACGGATTTACAGTCCGCTGATTTCTACCCACTTACCATTTCCTCCATTATATATTATTATCTTTGAGCGAGATAACGGGTTCAAACCGTTGACAAAGCATTGGAAGTGCCTCATGTTATCAACTACACCAATCTCGCTTAATTCATTTATATCAATACGTCAAAGAACATTGTTTTTAATTCAAATAAAAAACCCAACTAGTTTTTTAATTTTCTGGTTGGGTTTTATATATTTTATTATAATATATTTTTTAATAAACTCACCAACCAACATCTTTTGCTTCTTCTCCAAAACGATAATCATTATTTGTTTTTGCTATAAAAATACAACCGTCCACAAACATCATATTTTTATCTATAATGCTATTGTTCCAACATGTATTATTAATGACTGTATTATTTCGCTTTGTTTTCATTTTATTTTTTGTTATTACTTCTTTTTATTTTATATAAATAGTTAAAAATAAATTAAAAATTTTCAATTTCAAATTATTTTACAAAATTAAGTAAATTTTTTCACTCTACCAAATTTATTTTTAATTATTTTAATATACAACATTATTTTCAAATAAACAAATAAAATTTAATTGTAATATTTATTTATCCCAAATATTATTAAATTTTGAATAATCAATATCTTCGTATGGATATTTATCATTAAAATATTCCAATTTTACTATATCAAATGTATTTAATAATTTTTTATCATCTATCAATAAAATTTTTATATTTGTTTCATGAATACATTTCCACATTTTACATTTATCATTTTCACTCATCCAACCTTTTACTTCAATATATACATCAAAATCAGGCAAATAAAAATCTGGCGTATAAGAACGAGATTTATCAAATTTGACTCTTATTCTATCCCAATTTATTTTTAATTCATTTAATCGTTCCGCTACTGTTTTTTCCCATTTTCCTTGAACATTAATTATTTTATATCCATTATATATCGAATACCACAATATATTATTTCCTTTATTTTCTTCTAAAAATTTTATCCTATGTTCTGACATTTTCTTTCTTGATTCAATTGTATGGTTTTTATTATTCCAATATGGTATTATTTCGCCATTTTCAAATTTCTGTTTAAGATTAATACTAGTATTTTTAAGTCTATCATCATTTTCTTTTGTTAATCCCTTATTCCATTTCATATTTTCTTTTGATTCTTCGGGAAAGTCTAAAAATTTTTCTTTACCCGATTTTATTTTTCCAGAACTATATGATTTTTTTAAACCATTACTATTTTTTAACCTATTTGCTGGACATTGATTAAAATGCTCTGAACAACAATATTTACCATTTTTTAATTGATATTTTCCTTCTTGACCGCAATTATAAGCACACAACATAATTTTTACTATTTGTTTACTTATAAATAGTAAAAATTATTATTTTTCGTATCCACAGAAGGAGTCGAACCCTCAACCATTGGGGTAGAATCCCAATATTCTATCCAGTTGAACTATGTGGACATTTTGGGGTGGCACTCGAGGATTGAACTCAAATCAACAGATTCACAGTCTGCCCGCTTAACCATTTAGCGTAATGTCACCATTTAAAAATTATATTCAAAGAACTATTGTTATCTGTCTAGGCGGTGCGATTCGAACGCACGTTATGTCGTGTTTCCAAAACACGCTAGTTTAGCCATCTGCTGTACGCCTAGTTATTGCGGAAAAATAAGGATTCGAACCTTAGGGACTGTTACATCCACGTCATTAGCAGTGACGCACAATAGACCAACTCTGTCATTTTTCCATTATAGCAGCCAAAACTGGGCTCGAACCAATACTCCGACAGTCAAAGTGTCGTATGCTTTACCGATTACATTATTTGGCTATAAAAGCGGAAGGTTAGGGACTCAAACCCCAGATACGGTATTAGCGTATTACTAATTTTCAAGATTAGCTCTTCGTTCAGCCAGACACCTTCCATTTATTATTTACAATACATTATTTTCAAAGAACTTATATTCAATAAAAAACCCTATTTACTTTTGATTTAAACAGGGGTTGTAATGTTTTTATATATTATACTATATCATCTATAAATATCACAATACACCTGTTCCCATTGACTATGTCTTGGTTGTAAGCACGATGGTCTACTATTAATTGAGGGTTGATGTTGATGATTATATGTAACGATATTTATTTTCATTATTTTTGTTTTATTCTTTTAATTTTATATAAATAGTAAAAAAATTTTAAAAAGTTATTTTGTTAATATTTAAGATATTCTCCATCATTTTCTTTTCCTGTTCCTAAGTATTCTTTAAATCCAGTAATAATTGACATTGCTCGATCCATACAAGGTTTTATTTTTTCATCTTCTCCCCATTTTTCAATTTTATATTGTAATGGTTTATAATTTCTTAAAGAAATATCTGATTTTGTAATTAATCCATAGTTATTAGATTCTGTTTTAACTATTGTAAAAGAAACAAATGGAATTGATTCTACTCTACCAATTATATGTTCATTCTTATTATTTAAAATAGATAAATCTTGTTCTTTATCTTCAATATTAACTAAACCAGTATATATTTCTCCTTCTACAATACTATATCTATCTTCTAAAGATTTATATTCGGTTTTATATTTTGTCCAGTTAATTGTTATCATAGTTTCGATTTATTCTACAAAATTAAGTAAATTATTTCAATCTACCAAATTTATTTTTGATTATTTTAAATGACAAGTACAAGTTCCTATTTCTATTCCATTATCATCATACAATATACCTCTATCATGACATTGAAAACAATTTTCTTCTTTTTTGACTTCTTGTTCTATCTCATCAATTACACTATATATCTCACCGACCCATGTTCTTACTGGGTCGTTTAAATAACCACCACTTACATCATCGTCAATAAGGCATTCATATTCTATATTCTTTGCTACATCAGCTAATCTTTTTATTTGTTCTTTGGTTATATTCATATTATTTATCTTAAAAAATACCACACCACCGTTTGTTGTTTGTTAAACTAAAAATATAAAAATCAAATTATTATGAAAAAAATGATGTTTGGTGGTGTGATATATGTTTTTATTTTATTTATTTATAAATTTCGTTTAATTCAAATTTATCTCCATGACAACAACTAAATCCATCGTCTAAATCATCCATTTCACAAAATTTTATATTATCTTTTAATCTCCATTTACAATAATCACATGTAAATTCGTGACTTGATAAGTTTATACAATATTTAGATTTTATTGGATTACAAAAACCATCTTTACTAATACAATTATCACATGATTTTTCTATTGACATATATTTTATTTTTAATATACAAAATCTTTTATTGATTTCCAAATTTATTTCTATCTTTCTATAACTACATATCCATTTACAATCTTTGGATTCTCATCTTTTAAAATCTTCATGATCTTATTAATATCATATCCATTTACTGGTTGTACAACTATTTTATTAATACCATACATTTTTATATGTCTTATATCATAATCACCTACAGGAATGGTTTTAAAATCAACTCGTTTATATCCAGACTTCTTTAACCCAGCTTTAATTAATCGTTTAGATATCTGTTGAACAGAGAGTTGAGAAGTGACTTCTTTGAGAATGGTTTGTTTGTATATATCTTTTAGTTTCATTATTTTATTTACTTCTATAAATGTAAATCAATCATTTTTAATTTTTTATCTTTAATCATAAAATGTCCGAAATTTTTACCTTTATAATATTTACTCATTGACTCATAACTATATATTGGATATTTATTTTCATACATTAAATCGGTAGCTACTATTTTAACTTTAGCTATTTTAGGTAACATCACATCTATATACCTTTCTAATTGTACAGATAGTTTATTTGGAAAAATTTCAATATGATAATCATTATTAAAAAATCTATAAGTTTTATCTTTTACTTTTATAGTATTTAAAAAGAATTGAATCATATCTGTGTAATATTGCTTATCAACATCTAATTTAGTTACATTATTTTGTAATTCGTTTAATAATGTTTTTAGTTTCATCATTTTATTTTTCCTTTTAAATATGGGTTAAATGATATTTCATTTTGAATAAATTCTTTCCGTATAATAGATTTATTTTTATAATTCCGAATAAAATTATCAAATTTACTTTTATTAAAACTCGATTCTAATGCAGTTCTTGATTTATAATCTATAAATTTTTCTATATCATCGTTTACATCTTCAACATCTAAATTTTTAAATTCGTGTTTTAAATATTTTTCTGCAATTTCACTCGCTATATAAATCATATCATCTATCTGTTCTTGTGTATAATTAGTATTACCGCTTTCATTAATACTATTATAAATATCTTTTAGTTTCATATCTTAATTCCTAATATATCTTTTTCTTTATTTGTTCGACAATACCATTCTGCTTCTGTTAATATACCATTAATTCCAGACCCAGCTAAATCTTCTGTTCTATCTTTAATTGTATCAGTATTTATTTTTATTTGAGGATATGTTCCTGTATAAATAGTAGCTGGTATTTTAAAAGCTTGTACTTCAAAAATAGATGGTAAATCATCTCCTAACATATCATCGGGAACAACCGCAACCAATATCATCTTACCATCAACTGATTTTTGTCCTATCATTTTAAAATATGTTGTTTCCATAATTACTATTTTTATATATAATAATTTTATTTTTTCATACTTTTCAATATTCTATAAATTGTTGAAAGTTCGTTAGACATTAAATTATCTAATGATATCATACCAGATTTTATTGAAGTTGCATGTGGGTGATACATTTCATAAATTTTTAATAGAATTTGATGTCTTTGAGTGCTATTTAGTTTATGCCATATTTTTTCATAATAAGGATCAACTTTACTTTCATTAATAACTTTCTTTGTAATATCTTCTACAAGTTTATTTAATTCTGAACGTTTAATTGTTGTTGCCATATTTTATTTCCTTTTTTAAATTTATACCACAAATATATAACTATTATTTTAATTTACCAAATAATATATTATATAAATAGTAAAATTATTTTAATTATTACTTTTATTCATCAATCTTATAAGTTTAACAAGGCCCAAAAAAACAACTATAAAACCAAGTACAACAAAAATCTTAATTGGTAATAATAGTCCAAATAAAAATATAATTGAAAATAGTATTGTAAAATTCTTCATATTATTGCTTTATTTATTTTAAAATCTTTTCAACTAACCTAATCGTCTCCTCGCTAGTGTTCTGCAACTGACGAAAATGTTCCAACTCAATCTTATTATCAATCAAAAACTGATTAGCCTTCCTCACAATCTGTCTCTTAGCTCTTTCGTTTACCATCATCTTCTCACTCTCATAATCTCCAAACCATCCACTTCTATAATATCTTCCATTATAACCCCAACATTTATTCCAACTAGTAATATGTTCGTGCCTATAATGTGTTATCATGTTAGCCAACCACAACACCTTCTCATCCTTTATCACAGTTTTAAGATATGCACTACAAGAGAATACATGATTGCAAATTGGACATCTGAGATTATAACCTGATTTATGATAGTTGAAAAGTGGATTCATTGGATTATGGTTTAAGTTAGCATATATTCTATTATCTTTAACATTACCCAAGCTATATTATCAAAACTATGTGAACAGATAACCTTTTTATCTCGAATTATATTTAGTAAATAACCTGAACTATTGTGATTATCTTTATCAAAAAATACATCCAAATTAATAGTTAGATTTTCAAATGTTGAAACTGTATAAATACATCTATCTTCGCTTACTCCGATTGACAAAATATCAAGATCTTCAAAATATAATAAAGCATTTAATACCATATTAACACTATTATTTATATCTATGATATGTACATCTCCTAAATAGTCTGAGTTTAGTTGATATGACTTATCAAACATTTCTTTTAATTCTCTTTTGGTTTTCATATATTTTATAGTTTAAATGGTTTAATTTTCAAATCAAAATGTTCTATTAATTTATTTAATGTTTCTGGAGATGGAATAAAACCAAACTCAATTTTTAATTTTTTCTTAATCATATTTCGTTTTCTATCATATTCAATTCTAAATTTATTACTTCTATAAGTATTATTAGTATATTCTTCTATAAAAAATTTAATATCTTCAAAATTAAACTTTGAAATTATACCGTGTACTACTCCAAATATAAAACCATGACTAGGTAATTTTATCATTTTAAATTCAGGATATTTATTACAATACCACAAAAATACTTTATTACAAAATTTAATACTTTCGTAACATTCTTTATATATTTCATCTTCTGTCATATTATTATACAATTTGTAATCAGTATATAACTGTATATTTAAATAGTAAGAAAGAATCTTAGATAACGATTGTTGTTTTGTTCTATCTACATTATTCCATGGATTAAAATAAGTTGAGTTTATAGTATGATCTAACATATTCTTAGGTATAAGCTGTTAAATTATCAACTGCTTCAAAATATAAACCAGCTTGTTTATAACTTCTTATATATTTAACCCATTTAGCATATGCTACATCTCTTGGATCTCCCTCTCCGTTTACATAACTATCTAGAGTTAAATCAAAAAACTTTTGTAAACTTTTATTAAATTTTTTATAATCATGTTTGCCTCCCAATCGTTGATATTCTTTATAATAATGAGGTACCATTTCAAATTCATCTAAGTTTGTATAATCTACATTTTCTTCCATTATTTCGACTTTTTAAATTGTTAATATTATTTATTATTATTTTTCATATTATGTCCGCTTATATAATCTACTCTATAAGGTGGTTGATTAAGTAATGCTACTCTTTGTCCACATCCACATTTACAAACTTGTATTTCGTTTTTAAATACAATTTGTTTTACATAATCCATTTTATTCATTTTATGAACTAATCGAATATGATAAGTTAATAATCTTTCACTACCAAATTTTTCTGGACATAACAAACATTGTATCTGATTTTGTTCTGCTCTTTCTTTATAATCTAATTGTTTAGGACGATATTCTCCATATTTTTCAACATATTGATCCGGTGTTAAATTATGAGCATCACGTAAATGTGTATGAAATCCAGATAATGAACAAATACATGGACAACATTTACATTGAATTTTCTTAATTTTTCTTTTTCCTTCTTTTACATTTAATTTATTTTTTCTATATTCTCCATATTGTTCAACGTATTCTTCTACAGTTATTTCATTTGGATGTGTGTATTTCAAATGATTTGTAAAACCATAAGTAGATATCATGCTATCACATAATTTACATTTCATTTCTGGAGCTGTATTTACCATATTTCTTTTCATAATGTTTAATTTTAATTATTTTTACAAATTTACGAATAATTTTTAATATATACAAATTTATTTTATTAATTGATAAACTATTTCTTTTAAACTTAAATCCATTTTTGCTTCTTCTTTATTTAATTCTATTATATATTTTATTATTTTAAGCATTTCATTATCATTAAACCAATAACTAATTATTACATCATCTATTATATCTTTATCTGGAAATGTTGGTTGAAATATTCGAATAAATTTTAATATCATATTTACATATTTAAACATTTTTCCTAAATTATGTTTTTGAATATATCTATTAATATATTTCTTATTCATTATAATATCATTATAATTTAATATATAATTTGGTATATGTGAATTTTCTTTTAATGTATCTACATTAATAATTTTTGGTAAATTATATAACGATATTTTATATAGTGTATATTGACTATTTTTAATTAATTGAAGTTTTGTATAGTCATTTAATAATGAATTTATTTGTGTTAATTTTAAATTTTTAAATTTTAGTGGATGATGAAATTTACCTTCGATTTCAAACACGTCATTTCCTATACGTATATCAAAATCTTTATTCTCAAAAATAAAATGATGTTCTCCTCCTATTATATCAAATATTTTATCTTCTGGAATAGACCCCTTTCTTTTTTTATGAAATACATATACATTATCAATGTTATATCTATCTTTTATTGTCTGCCTATGTTTTTCGATATTATTATAATTTGGATCATTATGATTTTTTTCTTTAGTTACTTTTATTTTATCTACTACTCCTGGTATATACATAGAATTAGTTACTCCATATTCTCTTAACATTGTTTCTACACAAGTCTTTTTCATTTTTTGTTTAGATTCTTCTGTATGTGGTTTTCTTGGAAAATGATTTTTTGTATAATCCCTAAACCAAATTCCAAACGGACTATCAACAAATTTCATTTTTGTATTACATTTACCACATTTACATATCGGATATTCATTATTAAAATAATTTTGCATTATATATTGTTCATATGTTAACCCATGTACTCGTTTAATATGCCAATTTCTATCGTGCGCATTTTTAAATTTTACTCCATCTAAAATACATAATAATTCATGTTCTTTTGGAACTACATTTGCGTAACTTTTATTTTGATTAATATTCATAAATTTATTTTATTGATGTAATTATTTTAATATACAAAATTATTTCTAGATAAACAAATTATTTTTAAAATGTTTTTAAGTAATAAAAAACTGGATAATAATATCCAGTTTTTATTTTTATCGTATAATTTCTATTGTTTATACGTAGTTTAAGTGGGTTACCACTAGCTTTCCGAAAAATTCGGGGCGAACTATTTTTTTTGCATATCTCGTAAGTACACCTTTTCTCGGCGTGAAGTTAGTACTATCATATACTAATGGTGTCATAATCAATGGAACATAAGGACAAAAAACGGCACCGCACTCTAAGAACTGACTACCTCTAAATCCCATCAATATGATATTTTCTTTCATATAAGGATTTTTGTAAACAGTAAAGCGATTATTCAATAAACCTACTTTTTGTACTCCCATTGCAAATTGCATTTGGTTTCCATCAGTATCAGCTGCATAACCAGGAATTGATTCGATTATAGTAGCAATATCAGGAGAGCAAACCATAAAGTTAGCACCACCACGCATTGTTTTTTGGTGAATCTTGTTGCTGATTTTTTGCAATTTAGTACCTAAAGTTTGGAACCAAGTCTGTTGAGTATATTTAAGAGCGTATCCACTTTGTAAATCTTGACTTGTAAAGTTAGATTCACCATTAGTAGTTTGTCCTGTGTGTACAGTTCCTATTTTAGCTGACCAATAATCAGTTGTGATAGCGTTAAGAATCAACATATCTAAGATTTCTAAGTCAATTTCCATTGAAATATATTCACTCAACATACTTGTTAATTCTGCTTCAGCATCAATTGAATGGTAAGCGTTTAAGTCCTGTGCAAATTCAGGAGTCCATACTGCTTTTAACTTTTTAGTTTTAGCAACAATTGGTTCACTTCTCAATGATACGTTTATTTCTGGGATATCTAATGCGTTAGCACCTACTGATGTACCAGGAGCGTATTTATCGGGACCAGTTGTTCCACTTCCCCATGCAGGATCACCTTGAGCTTGGAAATCACCTCTATCGTAAGCTAATGGAGCTTTGCTATATTTTACCAATACTGTTGAAGCACTACCACTACACATAAAGGTTACATAACGAGTTGAAGCTGCTCCAGCACTTGTTACAGGCATTGTATTAGCTGGGTAATAAGCTTCGATACCACTACCACTAATATAGAAACTTCTTACACCTTCTACATCGTGATTGGTTGTATTCATATCTACAGTTACTCTTTTCATTTCATCTGCTGCTACAGAAGCACTTAATGGAGCTGAATAGTTACAATCTGCCCAAGAAGCTGAAGTAATAGTTGTTGATAAACTTGCTGTATAGTCGTTAGTACTATATCCAAATCTACCTGCACCATATAAACCTTGTTCTGCATCAAATGTTTGGTTAGTAATACCAAATACTGAATTGTTTTGTTCGTAAGTAGTATTAGTAGTATTGAAACCTGGTTGATCAGTTCCATATTTGAAATCTAAGTAGAATACAAGTCCACTAGGTAAGTTCATTGGTTGTACTGATACGAAGTCTTTAGCTGCTATTTCTGCAAAGATACGTCTTACTAATGGTAAAGCTACTCCTGACCATTCTTCTGCACCTGTTGCTGTTCCTGTTTGTGATACTTCACTGATTAACTGTCTTGCTTGGTTTTCTAACAAAATAGCCATTCCATCTCTTTCGTAATCACTTTTAAGACCGTCTAACAGTCCTGTTTTTTCCCATTTCTGGTTCAGAGCAATACTATCATTACGCATATTTTTATACGTAGATTTTATTTGTCCCTCTCCTATCAAATCACTAAATTTTTTATTCATAATTTTTTAATCTCCTTCTTTATTTTTTATTGTTTGTTTGTTTATTATCATTACTTATGTTTGCTAATTTTTGAAAGCGATCTCTTATTTCATTACTTTCTAAAATAACTTTTTTCTTGTTAACTTGGGTATTACCGACTATTCCTGATGCAATACTTTCGGTTAATCTTTTTGTTGTTCCGTTTACTTCTTTTTTAACTGATGTGGATTTTAAACTTTCTACTAATGTTACATATACTAATTTTACTTCTCTTAAACTGTTAGCTTTATCCATATTATCAATTATCTTTAGTTTTTGAGATTCTGATAATTTTTCATATTGTCTAAATAATTTGTTAGCATATAAAAGTTTACTATTTAACAAGTTAACTTCATTCATAGTAGTTTTTAATGACTTAATAACTTTGATAGCTTCTGATAAGTTTTTTTCAGCTCTTGCTGTTTTTTTCTTTTGTTCTTCTAATTCGTAATTGTTATATTCGTCATTAGGTTCATCTTCTTCTTTCATATCAGCTACTAATTCATCAATGTTGATGTCTTCATCATCGTCATCTGTTTTAGGTTCTTCTGCTGGAATTTCTTCTTCCTCTGTAGTTGTTTCTTTAGGTTCATCTTCTACTGGATCAGTATCAACTGGAATGTCATCTTCATCATTGTCTTCGTTTTCCATTTTGATTTCGTCATCTTCTGTAGCTGGGTTTTCATCACCTTCAAGTTCTTTTAAGATTTCTTCCAATTCTTTTTCATCTTCTGATTTTTCATCTTCTTCTTGAACTGGTTCATCTTCTGTTTTAGGTTCGTCGTCTTCGATGTCAATATCTTTGTCATCTTCTTCTGATACTACTGGTTCTTCAGTATCAATTTTTTCTCCGTCTTCTTCTTTTACTGTTTGATCATCGTCGGCTGTAGATTTTACTTCGTCTTCTCCATCATCTTCCATTCCTTCTTCGTTAGTTGCTACTGGTTCGTCTTCGACTTCGATATTTTCGTCGTCTTCTCCACCTTCAACTTCTTGTTTAATTTTTTCACTAAACATTGCCTGTAATTTAGGATTGAATGCATCTGCTATTGCTATTTTTGCATTTTTTAATGCTACTTCTTTAATCTGTTTAGCATCTGCAATTGCTTCGTCAAACAATGTTTTGTTTGTTGTTTTTGCCATAATTTAATATCTCCTTAATAAGATTATTTGTTGTTTTTAATAGAAAATTTGTTTGTGTTTTCTATAATATAGATACTAGGATTAATCTATAATAGTTCGTTTTGAATTTTTTGGGATGACACATATAAAAATGTCATATTTTAATATATAAGTAGTATTAAAAAAATAAAAAATTTGGAAAGATGGAAATATTTTTGTATAGAAATGACAACTTTTAATGTAACTCTTTGATTATTACAGTAGTTACATCATCAAAAATATTTTTATAAATATTTTCTTGGAGAGTATATAATGTTGGTTTTTTTAAAATATTTCTTTGTTTTGGAAATTTTAATAATTCTGAATATGAACTTTGAATTAATTGTACTGATTTAATTACAGTTTTATCGACTTTATCAAATAATTCTTTTGTTTCTAATGTAGCTGTATTTATATTATTCTGAATAACTATAATGGAATGATTTCCTTTAACATAATTTAATATAAGTGCTATTAATGGTTTTAATTTTACATCACTTGATATTTTCATTGTAGATATATCATCTGATAATGGAACATTATAACCATGACTTTTTATTCTATCAACTTCATGTTTAAATACTAAACCATGCATTCCACCTACTTCTTGTAAATTATTTTGCATTATATAAACATGTATCATTTCATGTATAAGTAAGTTTATAAAATTATCATAGTCTCTTTCATATAATTTATTCATTGCTAGATAATTAATTCTATATCCAGTATGTTTATTATAAACTCCATCTACATAACCACCATGCCTATTTGATGTAATCCATTTTAAAGGTATTTTTATTAATTTTCCAGAAAATAATTCATGATTTAACCTATCATACTCATGTTGTAGATTAAATTCTTTGTGGCTTATTTCTTGTAGAATTTTCTTTAATGATATCATATCAATTAATAATATTTATCATAATTGTTTTTTGCTGCTCCATTAAAGAAAGTTAACGCTTGATCTAATCTACATGGACCTTTTATTGCTCCTAAATATTTCTTTTCTCCGCTTTTTGTAATAATATCAACTCTAGCTATATAAGCTATATTACCATTTGTAATTGATTTTGGTAATGGATTTAACGTGAATTCAATTTCTGGATATTTTTCTTTTAATTGTTCTAATGATAAATTGTTATTAGTTTCTTCTTGTTCTTTTAAAACTTTTCTAATTGTATTTTCTATTAATGTATTTAATTCAGTTCTTTTCATTTTACTTTCTGTTTTTGGGTTTTCTAATTTTGGTATTCTTATTCTTAATATTGATTTACCATTAATAGTAGGTGACCCATGTTCATCTTTTCCAATTTCCTTTACTACTACTAGTTTATTAAGAAATTTTCCAGTCTTCACGGTATCTCCAGGTTCTATATCTATTGTAATTACTTCTCTTAAAATAGCAGATAATGATAATTTTTTATTTTCATTTTTATTAACATACTTAGCAGCTAATTGATAAAACATACTTTCCAGTTCGTGTGTATTTATTCCAAGCTGATCAGAAAAATCATGAACATCACTATCTGGAATATTTCCATCTGGATACTGTTTTAAAAACTCAATAACCTTTTGTTTTATTTCTGCTTTGCTCATTGTTAGTATCCTCTATTACTTGTATTGAGATTTACTAGCTTCCTTTTCGTTCTTTACATCAACTTGATTATAAAATATAGCTTTATTTTTTGATTCCCTCTTCTTAACCGATGGTTTAATAAACATTTGTCTATCTCTTAATTCTTGTATTCTACCCGATTCTCTTACTACTTTCTTAAATATTTTTAAAGCCATTTCAATATTACCATCAATTACCTTTACTGCACAAGCGGCTGTTCCATCTACTTTTGTTTTTTTAGGTTGACGTTTTGGTTCATTGTTATTATTAAAATGTTGAGTTTGATTACTATCTCCTCCTTGTTTTTTCTTAGTTTGTTTTTTCATTAAATGGATTTTTAAATTTCTTATTAAAAATTATTATTCATATAATAACTAACAGCTGCCCATAAATCAACACTAATTACTCCATCTTTTATTTTTTTAGCATTATACTTGTAATGTCTATTATTATTTATCAATTCAATTTCTTTATCTGTGTTTGATTCATTATATAATGTAATTATTATTTTATCTCCCTTTATTTCAAAGTGTTTTGCAGCATTTTCATTTAATACTTGTTTAACTTTATTTTCTATTAATTTTTCTAATTCTAACTTTTTCATCTTATATTGTTCTCCTTTATTTTTTATCTACAAATAGTCATCTTTTACCGGGCTAATTATCTTCCTTAATTTACCATCAAAATTATTAAACAATTGATTTACATTGCTTATTATCTGTTCGTATTGTTCTCGATCTGTTTCAAATTCATCACTATTTCTTAAACAATCTATTAAAGAATTGATGGCACTTTTTAATAATGGGAATGTTTTATCATCGTATTCATTGATTACATATACAGGAGTTGACGATTCTTTTAAAATAGTTCTTACTGTATTTTCTATTAGTTTTTCCAGTTCTTTTTGTTTCATACTTAACTTTCCTTCATGTATTTTATTGTAATCCAATGTATAAGAACCATGTGTTGATTTACTTGTTCCTGTAGAAAATAGTTGTCTATTAATAACTAAATTATACTTTTTTAATATCGTTGTCAATTCTTTTTGTATAGTATTTTCTGAAATAGTAAAACTTTTAGCTCTCTTAAAAGCCGATTCCATTATTATTGTTAATTCGAACTGACCATCGTTATTTAAATCATATTGAAATGCTAATATATCAGGATAATAATCTAAACGAGACGTTTTTTTAGCCCATTCTATTATCTTATCAATTTTTATTTTAGCCTCTTTGGAAGCCTTTTTAATATCGTTAATTTGATCTGGTGTAATACTAGCCATTATTTATATTTTCCTATTTATTTCTTGATAGATTCGATTCTTTTCAATTGTTGAGCGTGTTCTAACTGTTTTGCAAATTTATTTAACATTTGAATTTTCTTTTCCATTTCTGTAGATTTATGATTGATAAAGTTATTAACTCCATGTATAAATCCTTTTACCCAATCTATTAATTTTGATACTACATTAGCTTCGTTCTTTTTCTTTAATTCACCTTTTAATGATGGAGCTACTTTTGTAATTTTATAAGAAGTGTCTATCATCTTTTTAACAGATTCTATCATGTCTTTTGTTAATTCACTTTTATCTAACTGTTCCAAAAATGTATCCATTTTAAAATCTTTTCTTTCACTTTCTTTAGATAATGTAATTAACATTCTATTAGTTTCAATTACTCTGGTATAAAGTTTATCTTCATCATTAAATATTTCTGATATATACTGCTTAATTTGTGGATCTATACTTTCTTTTAATATTTTTAGTTTATTTAATTCAGTTACTATTTCTTCATATTGAGATACTATACGATTTACATAACCGGATTTTTGTTTATGAAGTTCGGCTATTACTTTACCCCCACCATTTTTAGCTTCTTTGACCAAATATTCGATATCAGTACTTCTGTTTTCATTTAATTTATTTTCTATTAAAGCTTCTACATGTATTTTATCAAATAATTTTTCATGTACAACATCTGCTACAGCAGTATCACCTAATCCAGCATTTGGATATTTATCATATATTTTTTTATAAACTATACCAAACTTATCAATTAATTTATCTAACAAATTGGTAACAGTTTCACCTTCTTCTTGTGATTTACATAATAAAGCATATTTATTAACATTTGTTAAATACCATTCATTTTCTTCATTAATTATACATCTAACAATATTCTCAATTATTTTTTCTATCGCTTCTTTTTTCATTTTCTTAGGTAATCCTTTCGTTGGTGTTTCGGCATAATCTTTAACATCTTTTTCTTTCATATTATTAGCAACATCCTTTACATTCTTACTAACATCAGATGATTTAATATCACCTTTCTGAACTGCATGTACTACATTAAAGAATTTTTGTTGAGCTTTTGAAACTGCTGGACACATATTTGTTATTTCCTTTTACTTTATTGTATTAAAAATATAATCTGCTAAAACATGTCGCATTATTTCAAAGTGTAATACAGAACTATCATGTGATGTTCTTGATTGAACATGTATTTTAAGCTTCTTAGTTAAATTATTTTCTATTCCTTGTACAAATACATCTAATGTATCTTTATCTTCCATTTCCTCTATTAATTCTAAGTCTCTATGTGTTTTTGGTGTAAGTGTAATTATAACTGTATCTGATTTTAAAATTAATCCAAATTGAAATGTAATCATACTATTATTTATAGTCTTATATCTAAGATCTTCACTTTCATTTAATCTAATAGTTCTTTTAGACGATGAATTAATCATCATACAATCATTTTCAAGTAAGAATTCTTTTAGAGATGGCATTTTATTTCCTTTTATTTTACTTTATTTTTATTCTAAACTATTAACAAATGATATAAAACTACTATCTCTTGTTAATTTTGAATATGCTTTTAACCATTTCATAAAAATTTGAAAATTAATTAATGGAAAATAGACATCTAAAGATTGTATTTTTTCATCACTTATTTTTATTTTACCAGTGTCAACTCTCTCGTCAATATCTTTAATAATTTTATCTAATTTCAAATATTTATCTTCGCCAATTCTATTAAGTAGTCCAGTACATAATGATTCTTTTTCAATTAATGTTTCATATATATAACTATGTCTAATTAAACTCTTAATTCTTAAAATATTTGTTCTTTTATCATCTTCTTTTAAAATCTTTCTTATTTTATTTTCTATCAAAGTTTCTAATGATTTAATCTTTTTACTTTCATTTACATTAGGAATAAAATAAATTATCTTTTTATTATTAAGTAATACAATATGCTTCTTATCATAGTTATAATAAACAGAACAACAATAAGGTTTTCCTTTATTTATAGTTTGTGATATATAATCATACAATTCTACTCCACTTCTAAACTGTAATGTTGCTTTATCATCATTATCAATAATATCAAATACTTGATACTGAACAGATTTATATAAACCCATCAAATCAGATAAAAACTTTTTCTCTTGCCATTCTGGAGTTCTTACATTATCTTTATTTAATGTATCAATACTAGCTAAATTTTGATAATTCTTTGATTTACTTAAATCATCGATAGTTGGTAAAACCATATTTATTGCCATGTTAATTTCCTTTATTTTGTTTTAAAAGCTTTCTTTTTATTATTAACTGATTCTTTTTGAACATCTTTGATATCATAGTATCTATTTAAGATAGAACCAATGTTTTCAAAGTTTCCTTCCAATCTTTTTTGTAATATAGTAACATCCTTAGCTGTTTTCTCAAAGTTTTTTAAAGCGTCGTTTAACGACTTGAAGTCACGTTGAATTGAGGAAATATCACTCCAATCATCTGTTTCTTCTAACGCGATTTGTTCAGCGAGTTTGCCTATTTGTAGCATCTCTTTACAGATTTCTTTCAAATTTCCTTCTCTATAAATAGATTCACTATACTTATTGAAATCGGCTACTGCTTCTCTAAAAGCATTTTTCATCTCTTTAGTAACCTCTTTACTTCCTTCTTCCTCTTGACCAAATAACAGTTTTTTCTTTTCCGTTGGTTTAGAGTCATTATCAACTGGTTTTCCTTCGTCATCCATTTCATACAATACCTTTCCATCCCAGCCACGCGCGTAAGATGGACCATCATTACCTGTTTTAATTCCATCTAAAAGACTGATATTTACTTCATTAAGAAGTGTTTTTAATTTTGTATCATTTTTTGCCATGATTGTATTCCTTTTATTATTTATATAATTTTAATATCTTATCTTTAAATTCATTCATTAATTGAATTATATCTATTAAATGATCACTATGTTTATCCATCATAATCTGACCATATTCATTTTCTACCCACATAGCCATACTCCTTATAATATATTGATAGTGATAATGTCTGATTGCAGTTAATAAATCTCTATAATGTTTAAAATATTGTTCAAATGTTACTTTATTATTAGTAAACAAATCAAATGTTCTTCTATCAATTTGAAATAAATCTCTACATACTTCTACATAAGTCATCTCAGGAGTGATTCTAAATTCCTTTAAAATCTTCCTTACTTTATTTTCAATTAATATTTCTAATTCTTTTCGATTCATTATGAATTCAACAATTTGCTGTTTACTTTATTATTAATTTCATTTAATTTTTTAAACAAATTTTCAAAACCAAACTCTTTAGCCAATTCTATACTTTCATTAATATTACTTTGTATAGTCTTCATAGCTTGTTTCTTTTTTGTAGATTCTGATAACTGTTTATTACTTGTTTTTAAATCGTCCTTTGTACCAATACCTAATCGTTTTAAAGTATCCATACTAATTGATGGTTGCTGTGAAGCTGCTGTTACTATTCTAACTCCACCAAACATTTCAAGTAATAGTTCGTCTTGTTTTTCTTTTAATTTATCTTTGTCGATCATTATATTATTTCTCCTTGTATTTATTTATTAGCTATAATTTTTTTTAATTTAAACGCATTTGCTTTAGTTTCAATATTATAAGTATTTTGTGCTGTTTCAAACTCTTTATAAACTTTTATCCATCTATTATAATCTTCTTTTAATCTATTTAATAAATTTATCATATCCGAAGTTTTAAATAATTCTGGGTTTGATTTTAAAATCGAAGTTAATTCTGTATGTAATTCTTTAACCCAAGGTACCCATTCAGAATCTTTACCAACATTTGATATAAGCATTACATTTAATATCTTAGTAATTTCTTTAGGATCCAAATTTTCTTTTAATATTTCTCTTACTTTATTTTCTATTAAAATTTCTAATTCTTTTTGTTTCATATTTAATATTCCTTTACTTAATTTAAATCTATCAAAATTTCGCTTATTAGTGTATTTACTCGATCATATTTATATGGAACTAGCAAACCCGTACTAGTCTTGACAAATCCTTCGTTAATCTGTTCTTTTACTGGATACATAAAGGCATTAATCGTGCTCGGATTAGAAACGAAGTCCCAACTAAGGATTTCAAAGTCATCTTGTACTTCAACTTGGTCATCATCTTCTTCATGTAATGGTTTCACACTTCCTAATCCTCTACTTGATATACCTATTGTCAATCCACGTTTTAAAACGGCTTCCACAATCCTACCGCATGGAGTATCAAGTAATTCAATACGTCCATAAAGGTCATCTCCTGACCACCACAGTTTCTGTATCCAATGGGAGGCAGTCTGCATAGACACTACGCTAGTCGCTGGGTGATCGAGCTCGCCGAAAGATCTTCGTTCTGTAACAAAGGTTTTAACATAATTGTTAGCTTCTCTTTCTAATATTCGCTTAGGATATTTTCTTCCATTTTGATTAATAGCGTTTGCTCTTTGTAAAATTCCTTCTACAATCATTCCATGAACAAATTTATCATCTTTATAAACAGCTTCTGATATAATATTCTTACGAAATTTACCGCTACCAAAACTATCTACTATTAGTTCCTTTTTATTTTTTTGCTGTTGTATCTTATTATTATCCATATCTCAATATCCTTTTTCTTAATATTTAAGAACCTAAATGTTTCATCTTTTGATTTAGTCTTGTTATTCTTTCTTGTATTCGATTAATTTTTTGCTTGGTCTGCTCCCAATAGTGATCTGAACTAACACTAGCTTCTTGTTTTAATCGTGAAGCATGTGTAGCAAGTCTTTCTATTTGCAAAAGTTTACTATTAATCTCAGAAATAGCTCTATTGACTTTCTTTCTTGGAGTATCATCATTTTCTGTTTTAAAGACTCCATAGCTTACTTCGTTTAAATCAACTTTATCTTGTTCTTGATGTTCAATTATGACTTTATTTACTATTTGTTCTATTAATTGTTCAAGTTCTGTTCTGTTCATAATTTCTATTTCCCTTGATTGTTTTTTAGGTATTCAACTATTGACATAAATATATTATGAAAATCTTTCATATAATTTACTAATTTAGTATCATGTGTTTTGTCAAATTCGCGTTTTAGTAATGTATAACAGTTGATATAATGTTTATAGCATTGTTTAATTGTATCTGCTAAATGCACATCTTGTGATAAGGTAATAACACTTTCTAACAATGAATTTAATGATTCTTCATTAAGGTTTTCTGATACTATCGCTCTTACTCGATTTTCTATTAGTTTTTCTAATTCTTTTTGTTTCATAATATTATCTACTCCATACCAAACTTCTTAATCATATCTTTAAACTCTGCACTTTGTAAAAATTTAATTTCCTTATTTGGTAATTCTTTCCAAGTAACTCCTTTATTTTTTTCCAAATATTTCTTAGCTAATTTTAATTCAGCATCATTAGCGAATTTAATTGATTCTTTTTCTTTGTTTATTTTAGGTTGATAAAATTTAATTTTCTTCCCTGTTTGTGGATTAATAGTATTATCTTCTTTCTTTTTTGGTGTTTCTTTACTTTTAGCATCTTTGGCTTTAGTACTATTTGGATGTTTTTCTATATAATCTTTCTGACCTTCTGCACCCAAATCATTCCACCAATCTTCATTCATTAATACTGTATTAGCCATTTCTTTTAACGTTCTTGTAACAACAGGAACCTCTCTTCCCTTATTATCTGCTTTTTCTTTCTTACCAACTCTAGTCATCCCACTCATATTAGATACTTTATCATTAGTAGTAGATGAGAATGCCCCCGGAGTTTGATATCCGGGAACTCCCGCAGTAGTTGACATTTCATCTATATCGTCTTCTTCATTATCTTTTTTAATATCTTCTTTTTTAACTGTTCTCTTATTTTCAGATAATGCTTTGATAACTAAGTCTTCTATAATTTTATCTAATTCACTTCTTTTCATTATATATTGTTCTCCAATTAAAATTTATTATCATTTCTTAGTTGCTGTATTGTTTTTAATATATCAGATACATAATCTCTTTTTAATTTTAAATCATCATAACTAGGAAATGTACGACTTACATTTAAATCTTTATCATCTCGTTTCATTTTATCAATTTTATTAATAACCTTAGTCATAATAGCATTATCCTTTTGCATGCTTCTTATTATTTTATCGCGTTTATCTCTTGACTGTTTTTTAATATGTTCAACTCCAACATTTATACCATCCTTATATGTCTTTCCAGTTGTATTATTTTCTATAGTATCAATTAATTTATTTGTCTCACTACTTCCAATTTTATCAATTTTTTTATTTACTTTAGGATGTGTATCTTTAGCAACCATGTTCTTTGCTGTTTTGTATACAGGGGAATTTTTATCATAACTTAATGCCGTTGATAATTTTATATCTCTTCCTGTTTTTGGGTTTTTTATTGTTTTATCATAATCAGTTTCTGATAACACTTTTTTTGTAATATCTTCTACTAACTTATTTAATTCACTTCTTTTAATTGTTGTCATGTTATAATATTTCTCCTTATTATTTACTAATATTCTTTAATTCATCTATCAACTGATAAAATTTTAATAAGGCTACCACAGTTGAATCTTTAATCTGAGTCTTACTTTCTTTAATTAAATTGAGCTGGTTAAGTGTTTCTTTTAATTTTATCTTAATTACTTTATCATCTATCGTCTTAGCTACCTCTACCACCTGTTTTTTAATCTTTGGAATCTCTTTACAAATAAATTCTTTTAACTTTACATTATCACTAATATTATTGATATATTCTCTTAATAGATTCTTCTGTTCATTATTTAAATTTTGATATTTCTTATTAAATATTTCCAACATTTTCTTATATGAAAACAACTGCATATCCCTATCTAATGAATCAAATTCTTTTGTTGTATTTTCTTTTATTGTTTCGACTGAGCTTTTATTCTTTTTATTATTTGTAATATGTTCTATCAAAGTAAATCTACTATCTACTATTTCTGTCGCTGGAACATTACCGATACAACTTTCAAATAACTGATATATAGAAGCTAGTTCTTTGTAATTATTTATTTTAGCTTTTACAAATTCATTTATCTTATAACATTCATTAATTTTTTTAACTAAATTATATTTCTGTTTTCTTAGTTCATTGTTATTTAATGATTTTCTTTGAGATATAACAGTTTCTATTAAATGAACAGCTTTATCTTGATTTCCTTCGTATTTAGTTTGAAGCAAAGTATTGTATAAATAATACTCTTTACTAAGTTCAGAATTCTTTTTAAAAAATTCAGATAATATAGTTGTTGCTTTACATTGTACACCACTAAGTGTATCCGAAGCAATTTGTCTTACAAGTAACTCAAATAAAATACCTGTGTTTTTAAATTTACTGTGCTTATTCTTCATACCTTTTAATTTCCTTTATAAACAGAAATAGAATATATTTATATAAATAGTAAAAATTTTAATAAAATTATTTTGTCTTTTTCTTTGTTTCGATTATGTCTTTTTTATCTTTTTTAAAATATTTTTCATCCAACTTATTTACCATCCTATTAACTTGATTAATTTTACTTTCAATTGATAGTGGACTAACTTTATGATGATTTACTCTCAGTTCAGTATCCCTTTTATATCTTTTACCATCGTCTTTCTTTCCATAAATATCATCAAAAGGTTCTGCTGCCGGTGATTTAGTAGATGGTTCTTTTTCTTTATTTCTATCTATATAATCTTTGTCTTCTTCAAATTTATAATCTCTCTTTCCTTCTTCCTCTTTTTCTTTGCTGTCTTTATCCAATTCCCAATTATTTGTTCCTTTACCATCTTGAGCGTCTTTCTTAGCTTTTAATGCTAACATCTTTGGATCTTGCCCTGTTGTTTTTATTTGTTCTAATCTAAATTTAAATTTGGCATCTGTAATTAACTTTGATTTCATTTCCTTAGCCTGTTCATCACTCATATCCATTACATTTTCATAAATAAAATCAGAATCTAATAAATCTTTATCTAACATCTCTCCTGCTACTTCCATCTTTGCCTTCCACAGTTCTAACTGTTCTTTTTCGTATATCTTTGATGATGGTGTAAGAGATAATTTAAAATCCGCCATATCTTTCTGAGAAAATCCTTGAACATATAAATGAATCATTCCAATTTTATACAATTCACTTTCAATAAAACGTTGTACTCTCTCTGTACTCCTAGCAAAACGTAGATCTAAAGCAGCAACGCTACCTTTCGAACCCAGTTCATCGTCATACCCAATAAAGGATTTAGGGACTTTCAATGCAGCTAACATACGATTCTTAATGTAATTAATATCTTCTATTCCGTCAAATGTAATCCCACCTAACTCTTCAATAGCAGTACCACTCTGTCCTCCACGTGTAGGTACATAGAAATCCTCTAAAAGATTTTGCATATTAAATTTTAGATTATAATTTCCTGTGTCTGGGTCCATATATGGAACTTTCTTAATCTTATTAAGAATATTATTCATATGACTATCAATTTCTTGTGGTGGTATTCCACCAACATCAATTTTAAATACTCTTTTAGCAGGCGCTCGCATTATCCTATTAATTAACATGGCGTCCTCCAAAAGGCAGTTGGATGTAGTGATACCGTTGACAATAAAATTATGTAAATCATTATCAACTTCTATATCGTATACTTCTTCATTATTTAATTCTGTAATTAATTTTATTTTTTCTACTTTTTTATTATTAAATATTTTAGTAAAATGTGTTTTACTAAATCCAAAACAAAATGCATACATAGTAGATATTGGACTTTTTCTTTCTCCCCATCCCTCGTAAGCCTTAGTTGGTGTATTAAATGTAATATTACTTACTGACAATCCAGTTCGTTGAGCAATATGATGTAATTGAGTCAATAATAATTTATTAATGCCCCCAATTTGCCATCTATCATCTCCAACTTTACATCCATCTGCATCGGCAAACCCAAGTAAAAATTCAGTTTGATATTCATTAGGTAATTCATAAATCCAAGAAGGTACAATTTTATTTTTAGTTCCAGTTCTAAAATCAAGAGATATCATTAAATTTCTAAAATATAAAGAATTTATATTAAATGTATTATGAGATTTTTTCTTTTTTACTCCTTCTTTTCCACTCTTACATATAATTTTAGAAAAATCGATATATTTTTGACTCTTATCTCTTCTATCCCCGATACTAAAGCATACTGAAAATTTATCTAACCAACCATCACCCAACATAAAACCAAAGAATCTAACAAACATTTTAAAATTATCTTTTAGATCTTTTTCATAGACTGCTTCGATATTAGATTCTCTTATATAAAGTTTCAATTGATTAATATCTACTTTATATTTATTACATATTTCAATAGCATCTTTATAAGGAATTCTACTATTATTTACTATTAATTTTTGTTGATATTTATTTATTTTATATTTTTCTACATACTCTGTATAATTCATATTATAGTTTATATGTAAATATTCACACATAGAATTTTTATGTTTAGTTCCATCTAATTCACATATATCATATATTTGTTCAAAAACATCATCGTTAAAATTAGCATATAATAAATCAGGTAATATTAAATCGGGATATTTTATATCTTTTTCTTCTATACTATTATTTTCAAAATCACTTATTAGAATATCATCGTTTACAGTTAAATCTTTTACTTGTTTATATGTACCATCTACTAACATTATAGGATGATAATCTGTAGCTTTAATTAATCTATGACTAGTTCTTATTTCGTATAATGTTTTTCTACCTGTTAATGCGTGATGTTTTACTTTTGTTGGTATATATTTATTTTCTTTATAATCATAACAATATATATCATCTCCTGGTTTTAAATCCTTTATTTCTGTATATCCTGTAGGTGTCCATACTTCGCTATCTCCCGATAAACATAGCTGTTCCCAAGCCTTCCTCGCTGGTTCGAGTATGCTACGTCCATATGGTAGAAAATTCGAATCGCTAATCAACCTAAAATGGGCTATTTCGTACTCTTCAAAGTTCTGTATCTTACGACCTAACATAGAATTATCAATTCCGAACGTTGGATCATATACAAACTTAATAGGACTCTTAGGATTGGTTATATCTTCTACCCTTACCATAGAATAAGTGGAAAGTGGTTGTACATTTACTACTCCATATTTATCTACTACGTTGATCTTCAAGAACATATCACCGTATTTTACAAGCCCTCTCACCCAACTCCAAAGATTAAATTCAATGTTCATTACATCATAGTATAAATTTTGAAGTACTTCTTGAACATTTTCGTTAGATGTTTTTATTCTAATAATATCACCATATTCATTCCTTTGGGAACAGTTATGACAAAACAATTTACTTCCATCTTTTGTTTCAATTGCATATATATGACTATCTCCTACGTTTACTAAATCATAGGCATCTTGTTCGCCAATATCAGTTATATTGATTATTTTATGCCCAAATTCACGATCTGATAGTATTGTATTACCTACACTCAAATCAGTTGTATAAGTTAAGATATTAGGTAAATTTTTACCCATTGGAGTAACCCAGATGTGATTTTCACTAGCTTCTATTTCTGTTCCATCATCTAATGTTAATCGATACATTTTTTTCTTACCATTGTATTTTACATATTGACATTTATTTGGTAAGAACTTATTTAATTCCATATCTAAAGAATATACCCAAAAATCTTTTTCATTATTATCATATAATTCTTTTATCGTTAATTTACGTCCATCTAACAGTGGTATAACTGTTTGAGAACCAAGGCATTCGTCTGCATAAACGTCCAAAATAGAAGCAAGTATAGAATCTCTGTCCATGTCTTCATAAGCTTTATACAATTCTATCTTTGCTAACTGATAATTAAATGCTGCTGTTGAATTATAAAGACTTACTGGTAAGGTACTATATAGTCTACCATATCTTTCATAATCATAAAATTGAAAGTTATTAGGAATATTAGATAGTTGTTTATGATTTATATCAACTACCTTTATCTTATTACCACCTAGATTTACTATTGTGGATTGTGAGGAGAATATCTTTTTTAATCTGTCAACAAATGAAGTACTAATATCTGACATGAAATTTTAATTTATTTTAAAATTATTTCGAACATACTATAATATATTTATATAAATAGTTAAAAAATAATTTAAAATAAATTTGGAAAGAAAATGAATTTTTTGTATCAGTTTTTTATAATTTAAAATCACTAAAAATTCCGTAAGCTAATGATCCAGTTTCCCTATTATATAAAGTTACATTTATTAATCCACTCGCATAAGGTGTTACTGTTGTGGTTAAATATTCCCATGTATTCTCCGCTCCTGTAGCTGTTACTATTGAACTTGAAACTACGTCTTCACTTGAACTTATTATTAACTGAGGTTTTAAACTTCCACTATTTAGATCAAAATATGTCCAGCAACTAATAGTTTTTACACTTCCACTATTTACTGTGATTGTTAATCTTTTTTGTCCAGCGTATGATATTTTTATAGCAGGTGTGGTTGTCTTATATGTATTCCATTCCATAGATACGTTAGAATATTCAAATGCTCCACAATCCAGTTTTCCATTTCCCATTCTTCTTGGTTGTCCTAAAATATCATAATCCTCTGTAAATACAATAGGTGTATATGTTGAAGTAACTATTGATCCACTCCATGAACCTGTAACTGTATACGAACCTGTAACTGTAGAACAATATGCATAATCAGAAACTATTTCATTTGGAGTTATTGATCCTGTAGCTTCTATTATCCAATTACTTGGATTTGCTGTTGTTGAATTAAATATTAAATAATCCTTATAAATTGATTGATATAATGATTGACTATTATATGTTCCAATATTTACATAATCATTATTAGCTGTTGATGGACTAATTGTACCAGATACTGTTAAATCATGTATATCTGTACTCCAATCATTTTCAAATATATTAAATTTAAGAACTTCTGCAAGTTTTAATATTTTTGAAATATCGTTATATCCTTCATATTTTGAGGATGTTGCTGTTCCTGTTATAAGACCGGCAGATATTATATTACATTGTGAATATGTACAATCAGTAATATTTAAATTAGTTGTAACACCATTAAATCCAGTATAACAATTTATAGATTTACATTTTTTTAGAATTGTAATAATATTACCAGTAAACCCATAAAAACAATTAAATGTATTACAATTATTTATATTAACTGCTAAAGATGCTATAAAGCCATTATAGCAGTTTAATGCAGAACAATTTGTCGAAATTACATTTATAAACCCATGTCGATTTCCTATAGCTATACATTTAGTTGCTATTCCACTTGAAAATCCTCCAAGCCCAATAGAATTTTCACAGTTACAATTTTCAAACCCATATACACCACCAAGTCCAAAACATCTGACTGTTGTCATATAATAAAAACCACTATAAGTTGATGAAGAAATACAATCATAAGCAATATTTGTTAGTGCTGCTACACCGATTATTCCTCTATATGTACCCGCACTTGCTTGTCCATCAATAACTAAATTATAAAAATTATTATATCCTTTTGAATTACAATTAATTATTGATGTGGTTGCGGTTCCAATTCCTGTTATTGAATTACATCCAGTTAATCTAACAGGTCCTGGTTTCATATCTAAAAAATATTTTGCTTCTTTATCTCCAATCCATTTTATTATATTACTAGAATTACCAGAAGTTGCAAGAACAACTAATTCATAAAATGTACTATTTGGTGAAAAATATACAGTATCTCCAGCTGCTACAGTACTAGTTGCTTTAGCCCATGTAGCCCAAGCATGACCAGCTCCAGTACCACTTAGATATCCTAAGCCGTCATTTCCATTATCTCCATCCGGGCGTACAAAATATACTGCCATATATTATATAATTTTTTAAATTTTAAATCTTTAAATGTTAGTTAATATGTCATAAATTCCAAACCAAATATGAATATAATGAACTTGTATAATTATTAAAACTAGAAGTTAAAATATAATTACTTTGTGATAAATATGTATTATTTATTTTTGCATCAAATGAACTGCTATCTTGTAAATATGATTGTGTAAAATTATTAAATGAACTTGATGTTAATAAATTACTTGTATCTATAAAAGAACCAGTCAAAGAATTACTTGAACTAACATACATTAGATATTGATTATCTTGTAATCCTTCTTTATTAACAGGTATAACTACATTTTCCATTTAATTATAATATTTATTAATCTTATATAAATAGTTTTAAAAAATAATTTAAAATAATTAGTACAACCAACTCAAATCATCATCTCCTTTTGTACTATTACCGTTCCAATTTTTTCCACTTCCATAACCTTTATTATTAATATTCCAATTTTTCATAAGTGGTGAACCATAATGTCCTACATTTCCTCCTGTTGATACTACCGAGCCATAATAATTATTTGAAGTATTAAACAATTCTAATGTCTTTCTATTTATTTCTACACCTTCTGACATTAATTTAACGGCTGTATCCCTTATCCACAAACCGATCCCCAAACTTAAAACTAAATCGTCATTATACCCATGAGCAGCCTGTGCTTTATTATTTAACCAAATAAATACTTTTAATTCTTCTATAGTTCTCTTTGATTGTATAACTACTAATTTTTCTCTTAATAGTAATTCTATCTTACTTACTAATAATGGTCTAGTTTTAGTTGATGTAGTAAATCCAGGCACTTTATCTTCATTACTTTTTAAATCATATCCTTTATTTAAATAACTTTGTACATCGGAAACTTGAGAATCTTTATAAGAATAAAATAAATTTGGATATTGTCTATCTACTGCTACTTGAATAGCTGCCCATCCAACATTTGCATTTTCTATTACTAATAATGCGTTATTATATTCAGTTGCTATATTTACTAATAAATGTCCATAATCTTTTGTTGGGATCTGGGATCTAAATTCTGCTACTTGTACAAGGTTAACTACATCTATTACATGAAATGCTGAATAATCTGTTCCATCTCCTCTAGCAACGTCTGCTGCAACTAAATATTGTTTATTATAATCTGGATAATCCCATATCCATAATGCTTGATCTATGCCTCTTTTTTCTATTGGTTCTTTTACATACGTTTGCTCATAAAATTCTAATATTGAAAATTCTACTAATGTATTACCTGACGATTCGAAAGATGTATCGCAATTATGGCAGACTACATGTTCAGTAATATAAGAGTGGTCATCCTCTACTTCTAAATTATATACTTCAATTAATTTATCAACAATTAAATTTCCCTTATATAATACAGTATATTCATGATGTGTTCGTTCATTTTCTTTAACATAAATAAAACTACAAACTTTATCACCATCATTAATTTCTTCTATTGATTTCCATTCGTTATCAAATGTATAAAATGGATGATTTGAAGTTACTTTTCTTTTTTTATGATTCTTTGATGTATTAAACTCATAATATTTATTTGATGTTTGTTCTACTTTTTTAATTACTTTTTTATAATTTCCTAAATGTGTTAATACTATATCTCCTTCTGTGATTTCTTTTATTGGTGTTAATCCTTCTATTGTATGTATTAATGTATCTCCAGAAAAACATTCTTGAGCCGCTAGTTTTGGACCTAATAATTCGTCTTGTTCTTGTCTCCAGGCTAAATCTCTTTCAGGATGTACATCCCATTTTAATTTTATTGGATTAAACTTTGTTTCATGTGCTTCTGCTTTTACCCATTGTCTGTGAAATATATTACCAATACCATTTGGCGTCGAGAGCATTATACAATCTCCACCAGTACCAAGAGTTTGCTGTGCAGATGCCCAGATTTCATTAATATTATCAATGAAAGCGCACTCGTCAAGTATTAAAAGAGCACAAGAATCAGATCTTCCAGCTGTCGGGCTGCTTGTTTCTGCTTGTACTTGTGAACCGTTTTTCCATTTTATTGATAATTTATTATCTTCTGTAGTATGTGCATTTTTTTTAATCCAAACAGGTAAATCACCATACATTATTCTAACTTTAGTTACAAGAGCCTTTGCAACTTTTTCTTTTGTAGCAATTACTAATACATTTTTATCATCATGAAAAATACATAACCAAAGTGCATAAGCAGCAACTAATGTAGATATTCCAAGTTGTCTAGATTTAAGAATAATATTGTATCTATGATTCATTAAATCAATTAATGTACGTTCTTGAAATGGATATAATTCAAAAAATATTCTACCTCTTGTTTGATGCTGAATTCTACAATACTTTTTAATAAAATAAACTATATCAACTGCACATTTAGCATATTCCTGTTTTATTATTTCTCTTAGATTTTGTTCATCTGTTGGCATTGTTTTAATTTTAAATTGTTTTAATTTTAATATATATAAGCACCAATGTCCCAAGCAGCACTTTGTTGTTTTGTTACAATACTCGGTAATTGTGTATCTGTTCCCCAAACTGTAGATGAATCTAAACCATCATCATAAGCCGAATCTAATGTTAATCCTGTCCCTATTGCTGTACTTCCTACTTTTAACGAATAATCACCATTTACATAATCTGTAAATAAATTATTTGCTTGCGTGTCATCTAATAAAATAGAATGAGTATCAAAACCAAGTGCCTGCCACTGTGTCCATGTTAACGCTGTTCCATCAATCTGTGCGAATTCTGTATCAGTATTCGTCTTGTAATAAATATTATAGTCTATTTCAGCATCTACAAGGTCGTTTGTAGTTGCCTGTATAAAAATTGTATTTATAGCAGTTCTATAATCACATATTATATTATTCTTAAATTTACATCCTGTAGAATAGCTGCCAGAATATATTGGATCTTCCATTAATACCAATCCTATTGTGCTATATGTTGTTTCTGTCCATATTGCAGTATTGTTATACCATTCGACATCTGGAGCACCTTTTGCTAAAAATGGATTACTTGTATTAACAACAATTTCGTGATGAATAACACTTGGATATGATACTCCAGCAGATTTTATTACATGGCCTAAAAATGTACCATCTATATAATGATATTTTAATTCAACATTTTGCGAATAAATGAAAACACCATGTTGCATAGCCGGATCATTCCCATAATGAAATGGACCTAATAATTTATTATTTGAAACAGTACTTCCATTTAATTTACCAAATGAAATATCACTTGGATTTTCCGTTCCTAATTGAATAAATGCATTATCCGAAATTTTGTTACTTATTAAATTATTACTTATTGAACAAGTATATGATTCATTAATAGTAACAGTATAATATATTTTTCCAGAAACAGTAGAGTTTAATAAATTATTATTTATATTACCATTACAATTTGCGACGGTAATAGCTGTTCCTCTGTTATTAAAATTATTATCACATATAGAAACACTATCAGTTGATGATGCTCCTATGATATTATATGTGTTATCAGTCAAGCTACCAGTTACTGAATTATTATCAAATGTAGTAACCCCTGAACCAGACAAATTAAGAATTGTTCCACTACTTCCAATTGTAGTAATTGTACTATCACTTATATTAATTGTTTTAACTCCGGTATTATTTACACAAGATAAAACTGGTTTAGTATTAACTTTTATTTTACAATGTAATAATGACAATGAAAATATATAATCTTTTACTGCGTCAACGTAGGTATTAGCATAATAATCACAATCATTCATTATAATAGTCGAAGACGTTGCAAGATTATAAATAAAACCTGTTGAAATATTTTCTGTAAATTTACAATGGTTTAATGTGAGAATAACTCCATATAAAGTAAAAATATAAGAAGTTGGTTTAGTAAATAAACAATTATTATAAACTATATTCCCTCTAATTTCTTGTATTCCCTTTAAATAACTATTGTTTAAGGTTATCAAATTAACACCCGCTGAATTTCTGATATCATTAGTGGATCCCATTATTCGTTGATTACTAAAAGAAACATTACAACCGGCGTTGTTAAATAGAATTTTATTAGCTAAAGTTGCTTCACATGAAAAGTTTTTTATATTAGTGGTAGAAACTGTAGATGAATAAGTATATGTTCCACTTGTTGTGCTTATTAGTTTATTTCGTCCAATACCAATTATTGTTTCGGTTTTTCCAACAAATGTTAATATTTCATTATAATCTCCAGTTTTAACATAACAAGTCTTATTGTTGCCTACAGAAATAAATTTCGTAATTGTAAGATATGATTTTGCTTTTGTACCATCATTAGGAGCACTATCACTTCCTAATTTGCTCACCCATAGTGCGTTTATATCTTCTGTTGGAACTTCATAGTAAGAATTACAAGTCGTTAATTGTGTTCCGGTTTTTACATTGTTATATAAAACTACTTCCATTACTCTAGGTTCATAAATTTCAACCCCATTATTATCTAATACTTGATTTGTATGTTTACAAAAAAACTTATGTTCGTAATCGATATCTTGATAAAGAGAAACCACTGGTATCTGATTTGGTGTAGCGCTTCCAGAAGCATATAAATAATAATTTAAATCGGAAGCTATTAATTCAGTATCTTCTGCTGGAGCTGATATAGTAGCTGAACTTTTATATGGAAAACCTCTTTTCCAATTTGTAGGAAAATCATACCCTGTAATTAAAAAATGTCTAGCATTTCCTGTTTTATCTTTAAAATATTTATTTCCTGAAATGGTAATTATTTCTCCATTAAGATGAACATTAGCATCCTTTTGATAAGGTATTATTCTTGTAATGCTTTTCCACCAATTTAATATTGCCATATATTTATTTTAAATTAATTGAAGCCCAATATTCAGTATTATCATATATTAATGTAATCAAATTTACTTGATTTAAAGTATTATCAAAAACATCATTACAATTAATTCCTGAAAAAACAATACTTCCAGTTCCATTACCTACTGCTCTCCAAATTGAACCATAACCAGCAATTGATCCTGTCGTATTAGGTGTTATTGTCAAACTACTAGAAATAATTTCAGTGTTATATACTGTCACTGGTGTTGTAAATGATACTGAATAACTTGGATATAAGCTTCCGGTTTGCATATATGTAAATGTAGTCCCAGTTCCTCCATTAGATCCGGAATTAACCATATCCATTTGTCCTGTAATTGGATTTAATTTATATTGTATTGTATCTGTCATATATTATATTTTAAATTTAAATTATTTACTATCTATCAACCATGATACATCTTGTACTATTACGGTATCTCCATTTGTTCCATTTGTTGTTACCCACAATTCAAAATAATCATTTGCTGTAACTTCTTCTAAATATACAGTTGTTGATATTGGATAAGTAGAAGCATTTGACGCACACGAAACTGTCATCTGACCAAATATACCATATAATACATTACCATTCTTTACAATAGCTATATCCGTATTCCTTCCATTTCTAGAATTAATGACATTACAACTTACCCACATCATCATATCTCTTGTATTTGTAGGTTGATAAAGAACTTTATTAGCTGTTATTGTAAATTTTGTCTGATATGAACTTGACTTTACGTATGATCTTGTCGTTGTTGTCAATCCAGAAGTATTGCAACTCTGTGCTACCCATCCTTCATCAGTTGTATCAAAACTAATAATCCATTCTTTTGATGCTACGACTTGAGTAACTGTCACTGTTGTTACATTACTTAACGCTTCTAAAGCTGCTTTAAAATTTGCCGCTGATACATTATATGCAATAGCTGCTGTTGTCTGATCACCTACTGTATATGTAAATGTTCCAGCTGTTGCTGCTAAATCAAAGGATAATATTGTTTTTGATAAAAATCCAGCAGCTTTATAAAATGTATTTGCTGTTGTTATTGTAGTGGTAGTTGTATTATTTAAAATTCCAACTTTAGCATGTGGGTTTTTATTTTCATACCCTGGATTATTAACAAGTACTATTCCTGCATCTCTATTTAATGGTGATACTCCTCCCGAAAAATTAAAACCAGAAAAAAATGTTCCAACATTATTAAATGTACAATCAGAAATAGTAGTTATTCCAGTATAAACATAATTACCAGTTCCTCCGGTATATTTTACTGCTATTTGATTTGAAGAATTTATAAAAAAACATGTATTAATATAAAATCCGCCGGTATTTGCTTTTAATAAATCAATTCCTATTCCACAATTTTCGAATGTCACAACCTCACAATCTAAATATTGATTAGTTTCTGTTGTATTTATTCTTATTGCCGCTGTTGTTATATTTAAATATAAGGCATTAAATGTAAATATATCTGTTCCTTTAGTATCGTATAATCCAATATTAAATGTATCAATTATTATATCAGTTACTTCTGTTCCTATATTTACAGTTCCATCAAAATTAATTGCGTTTTCTGTAGATAATGTACCATAGCTTGTTAATGTATTTCCAGCTAATGTTACTTTATTAATATCACAATTTGTTTTAAATGAAAACATAGGTTTATTAGTTAAACCTGTTGATGCTTCTATTATTGTAATAAGACTACCTAATCCTCTAATTTGTAAATCGTAACTGGAATTATTAACTGTAATTGTATCTGTTATTAAATGATGTCCAGCGTCTACTAATATTTCCATATTACTTGTAGCACTAGAATTAAAATAATCAACTGCTTCTTTTAGAGTATCATATTGTCCAGTAGATCCTACATATATTCTTTGATTTAATTTATATGGTTTTATATATGTCATTTTATATATTCCTGTTTATTAAATTATAAGCCAATTACTTCCATTTGATATAATAAATAATGCATCTTGTGTATTTAATACAAATGTTACGCTTCCATCTATTGTTTCATTATTATATCCGTCTAATATTATAGAACCTGTACCACTATTTTTAATTATAAACTCTTTTCCTTTTATTCCAACACTTGTAGGTATATTAACAGTAAAATTTCCAGTAGTACATTCTATAGCTAAATCTGATAAAGACATAGAATATGAACTACTAATTCTTGATAATGGTTGATAAATTAAATTATTTATTCTTGAATCAAATGAACTACTATTAATACTTAACGAACTTGATTCTGCTGCTGTTAAATGATATCTTTCTGTAGATATTCCTCCTTGAATTCCACTTAAATCATTATGATTTGCTGTTGTTGACAATGCAAAGGCTGCTGCAAATATACTATCAATTTGATACGATGTATCCAAACTTTGTTGAACTATTATTCTACCTACTAATATAGCATGAGATGTTATTAATGATGGTAAATTTGCTGGTGGTAAACTTCCTTGAGCTTCTAATAATGTATAGTTTCCTTCTCCTAAAACTAAATAACATTCATTTTCTACTTCAACACCTCTATAAATATAATTTACCGCATATTTATTTGGATTTAGACTATGTAATCCAGTATTATCATTGTATTGAGTATTATTGTATGTTGTTACCAGACTAGAAGTTTGCCAAGCTCCGCCAATTTGATATAAAAAATATAAACTATTGGCTGAAGAATTAAATTCGGATAATGTATAACTATTTGCTCCGACCCAAACAATACCTTCTGTTAATGTAACTATTCTTGTTGGTGTTTCTCCTAACATTAACCCACTTTGTAATCTATATCTTTGTGTTTTTATTATCGATTGATGTAATTTATTTACAAGTGCTAAACCTAAATTATTCCAAGGTAATAAATGTAATCTTGTTCCTTCTCTGTATACAGTGAATACTGGTATTATTGTGGTTTCATTGATAATAGTAACATCTGTTGTAACTCTAATTATCGGGGTTCCATCATTATAATCAGCTATTACGTAATTTGTTGTTAAATCTGTTAATAAAAATGTACTTCCAGTTATTTCGTATGAACTTATAGGAGCACTTCCATCTGTTTTACTATTTAAATTATATACTCCATCATTACCCACAATAACAGATCCACTCAAATTATCTTCGTATGTTGGTGATAATATTATACCAGTTGATAATCTATCAAATGTGGTTGTTGCATTCCAATCACCTAAACCATTACTTAAATATTTTACATGAGTTCTTGGGTTGATTTGTAACTTATAAGATTTTCCGTTGATTGTATCAGAACCAGATGGTAACACTTTTATTCTATTTGTTATATTTACAGAACCACTTTCATCTAAGATATATATAAATTGTCCTTCTCTTGTCGAAGATGGTAATGTTACTATTCTTTTTGCTGATATACTCGTATATGATATAAGTTGATCATTTGATCCAGTTACGCTATAATCACTATCTGAAACAGGAATTCTTGTTATTTCTATATTATCTAACCTATTATCAAAACTTGTACTATCATTATAATAGCTTTGTGAAAATATATTAAAACTAGAAGTTAATAAATAATTACTTTGAGAAAGATAAGTATTATTTATTTTTGTATCAAATGATGAGCTATCTTGTAAATAAGAACTGGTATCTAATTTTTGATTTATCAAATTTAAAAAACTTCCACTATCTATTTCATAACTCGATGTAAAATTATTAAATGATTCTGTTATATTATTTATTTTTGTATTAAATGAACTACTATCATTAAAATAACTACTTGATATATTTAAAGTAGTAATAAATTGTTGTTCTGTTAAATGTTGATAATCACCTGTATTTAAATTACTTGTACTATTATGGTCAATTGTACTCGATTGGGCAAATGTAGTAGAAAATGCACTTTGTATTAATCCAGTAGATGCTCCTTTTTGAACTATTATTCTTCCAATTAATATTCCAATATTTACTAATTTAGCTGGTACATCACTAGGTAATGTCGATGCTAATGCGGTTGTTGTATCGCTAAATTGTCCTGTTGACCAGACATACCCAGCTTCATTACTATTTTCTGCTTTAAATTTATATACCCAAAGAGTTGAATAATAACTTCCACTTAATTCAAGTAATTCGGTTCCATTATCAAAATGAGTATTATCATAATAAGAACCACTACTTTCTATCCAAACAGAACTACTGTGATGCCAACTATATAATACATTTGTGCTCGAATTATAAGGTGGTATTGTTGTTCTATTTACTCCGTTCCAACATCTTCCAGAAGTAATAACTAATGTTCCAGTAACAGGAGTAGCCAACTCACTCATTATTAATCCATCTTCTCTTTCAAATCTTTGTGTTTTTACAACTCGTTGATGTAATTTATTAGGTAATCCTACTGCCATCTGATCCCATCCAACTATATATAATTCATCATCGTCTTTATAAACTGTAAAAATTGGAATTACATCACTTTCCGTTATCAATTCTACATTTTGAATTACATTATATATTGGTAATCCATTATTATAATCAGCTATTACATAATTTGTAATATCATTAACAAAAGAAGCAGTTATTGGACTAATATAATATTCAATTAAAGAACTACTAAATCCTGAATTATTATATATTCTTACATAAGATTCTGATACATATAATGTCCCATCACCTTTATCAATATATCCTGGTAGTGATACTGCACCAGCACTTATAAATTCAAATCGTTGATTAAATGAACTACTATCATTATAATAAGAAGATGAGAATGTATTAAATGCAGATGATTGTAATACAGAACCAGAATCTACTAAATCTAATTGATTTGTAATCGGATTTACCCTATAAGAATAATTGTTTGGCATTAATATCTCCTAGAAATTAGACCACTGTAATTAAAAAATCTGTTGGAACAGAACCACTATATTGATATTGCTGAGTAAATACTAAAGAGCCACTATTACTAAATGATGTAGCTCCACTATAGAAATCTATTTGTGTTACATTACCAGAACCATCGTAGGTGAATTTTTTATAATTATAAGATCCTGGAAAAACACTAGGATCTACTTGATTATAATATGTACCTGGATTTTGTGCTTCTATTATACGAGGTAACGATTCGTTTGGATATTGTGGATTGAAATCTGACATAGCTATTTATATTTTTAAATTAGACATAATATTATTAATATAAATAGTAAAATTTTAAATAAACAAAAAAGGAATTAATCTCTTAATTCCTTTTTATTAATTAACTTTAAATTTTTAAAATGGTTATTCTTCTGATTTCATTAATTTGACAGCTTCTTTATATTTTTCATTAGCTGTAGCAAGTTCTCTATCTAAATTTTTAATGATATCAATATGACGATCACGTAATTTCATCTTTTTATCTCTATCTTTTTCACCTTTGAAATCATGTACAAAAGATTTCATTAAACCTTCTTTTTTATTATTTAAATCCACAACATGTTTTTCTAATACTGAGATATCTACATTTTCTTTTAATACTCGTTTAACTGTATTTTCTATTAATCGTTCTAATTCACTTCTTTTCATATTTATTTTTCCTTCGTTTTTATTATTGTATGGTAATGGATAATCTTTTAAAGTTTTATTATACAAGTCAATTGCTTCCTTTTCATCTACAATCCCGCTTTTTATAAGTTTAATATAATAGAAACCGTTTTCAGTTAAGTGATCTCTACTGACTTCGGAAGCTAAATCATCCCGTTGTCCAGTATGTTCGCGCTCTATAATAATACCAACATCTAATTGTTTTTGAATAAAATCCACAGGTAAATCATGTTTTTTAGCTATGTCTTTTACAGACATCTTGTCGCCTTTACCACCTGGAATTAAATCTTCATTTAATAAACTTCTAAGTTTCATATACTATTCCTAAAATTAATTTTTATAACTACCATCATTTTTAAAATGTGTAAGATAAAATTTTATTTCATTATCACTCATTTTTCTATCATCTACTTTTTTACCATGTTGATATATTTCAATACCTTTAGAAATTCCATGTTTATCTTCTATATATTTTACTTCCATTGGATTTCCTTTCATATCTTTTAATTTTAATGTTTCTCCTGACATTAATCTTTGATAAAATGTATTAGATTCTTTTAAAATTTGTCTAACTTTATTTTCAATTAAAATATTTAATTCTGATAGTTTCATTTATTATCTCCAAATTTTTCTTGAACTATATTTTCTAACTTTTCTAGTTTTTCATTCATTATTTTTTCAACTTCTTTTTTATTTTGTTTTCCAATCCATTCTTCTACATCTCCTTGTTCAGTAACAAAATGTTTAGCTCCATAACTATCTATATATGATCGTACTTCTTCTTTTATATCTTTAGTAAAAGCATTTATATTTTGTTGTATTACTTGTTTACTATATTCTTTAAATGTTCCGTTTTCTATTCGTTCATTATCTTCTTCTATAACACAATCCATACACATACCTCTCATATTCCAGAACTTTTTATCTAAATGTTTTTTCATTGGACGGTGGCATTTTGGACATAATATAGGCATTAATATTAATTTTCTTACATCATCTAATTTTGTAACACTTTGTTTTATTCCATTTTTTATCTGCCATTGTTTTCCATCTTCTTCCCAGCAATCGCCCTCGATGTGATCTTCTTTTGATTTTTTATATCCAGCTATTATTTTGGTATTGTCTGTAACTTTACCATCTAAAATATTTCTAATACGTTGACTGTTTGTTAATTTTGACATTATAAATAATTTTAATTAATTTTGATATGGACGTATTTGTTTTAAAACTTCTGTTTCTGGAATAGCAAAATCCCAATGTGAAAAATCTTTATTTTGAATTTCGTAAGAATGTTTACCATTTTTAAATCCAATATATTTTAATTTAAAAATTCCACCTAAACCACTATCAGTTTTATAATATTTATTTTTTTCAGTTAAATCTTTTATTGTATATTGTTCTTCTTTTATAATTTCTCTTACTTTATTTTCTATTAAATTTTCTAATTCTTGTTTTTTCATAACTTCCTTTATTATTTTTTTAACATCTATATTTTCATTTATATGATTTAACCTCCATTGATAAAAATAATCTAATGCTTCCAGTTCTCTTTTATCATGAAATCGTTGTTTGGCATCTTGATATATTTTTGATAATTTTACTTTATCCCTAATATTACCAAAAAGTTTTTCTAATATACTTCCAGCAAATAAAGCCCAAAAACTTATTTCTTGATGTGTTAATTCGTTGATATTCATAATATTATTTATGTTTATTAATAGATTTTATCTTTTTACGAACTAATTCTTCGACAACTTTTTTAATGTTTTCCTTGGAATTCTTATTTTCATTTTGTACATTAACATCTGTATTTTCATTCTTTTCATATTTCCAACCATTTTTTAATTCATCAAAAAATTTAAATTTAGCATCATCATCTAAATCAGCTGGAGTATCTACATTATATGATTGTAATGTATCTAAAAAGAAATTAAAATATTTCTTTTGAGTCTGGGATAAATTTCTTTTTGTCATAATTACATTAATATTTTTATTACATAATATAAATAGTAAAAAAATAAATTAAATAAAATTTTATTTTTAAATATAAATAATTAAAAATATTTTAAAAATTCTATCATTGATTATCAGCTACATACAATATTTTTAATAAAAAATTAAACAATTCAACAATTTTTTAATTTATTTTTTACTACTTATATAATATATTACATTTAATTAAACATTAATTAAAATAAAAATAAAGATGAAAACAAGAACAAAGAACGAAAATATATTCAAAGTCAATTTTAATTTTCCAACTGATTTATATGAATATATTAAAGAACAATCTAAAATAGAATATATGAGTATGACTCAATATATTGTTGAATTGGTAAAAGAAGATTTAAAGAAGAAAGCTAAGATATAAATAATTTTAATGTTACAAGAATCAACATATTCAATGTCTTTTTATTCTACTGCTGATTTAAACAGTATTAAATATCAACATCTGCATGATAAAGCTGTTAAGATTAGAGATTTTAAGAATGATCTAAGTCAAAGAATATGTCAAAATCCAATGTCAATACAAGATTTAAGTAAGTTTGATTTTTTGAAATTATTTGATATTCAAATAGAGGGATTAGTTGGAAAGGAAATACAGCCAGCATTAAAAGAAGTCTATACATGTTATCAAAATAAATTTACTCAATTAAATCAAAAAATAAGTTTTAAAATACAAAGTAAACCACTAAAAATTGAATATTATAAAAAGAATACAAAGAAACACAAAAAAGGAGATATTAAAAATAATTCTATTTCATTAAAATCAACTCCTTTAACCAAAGTTATTTCTTTTCTTAGTAAATATTACAATGAAACAACTGTTGATTATTTGATTAAAGAAATTGATAATATTAATACAACTAAATCTTTAGAACAAATTGAGTTTTACAAATCTATTCTTTATTATCTTAATAAATTTGGAACGAGACTTTTAAAGTTAGCTAACGATAGAAAAACGAGATTAATCAAAGAATTATTTTCTAAACCAATATTATTTAAAGAATTAACTTATGATGGAATAAATAATTTAGAATATATTGTTTCAAAAAATAAAAATAATCATTCTATAATAGAACATTTTATTTGTTTAAGTGGTTTTGGGAATTATATAGATGGGAAATATAAAAAAATTACTCGAGATGGTAAATTATATATCCCAATTAAATATAGTAAAAAATATCATGGTGAGTTAAATGATTATAATCTAAAATATCAAACATCCTATACTATTCAATTTGTTAAAAATAAAATTAGAATTATACTTACAAAGAAAGGAAATAGAGAAACTATTACAGATTGTGATAGTGCAGTTGGAGTAGATACTAACTTAAAACATAATTTATTTTCATTAAGTAACGGTAAGACAATCGACTACAATAGAGAATTGATTAAAAATTATGTCAAGTTTCAACTTAAAATAGATAAGAAACATGATTTTTTGTATAAATCAAATGATAAAGATTTAACCGAAAAACAGATTAAACAAAAATACAATTTAATATCTAGAAAACAAACTTGGAATAGACGATTGATTGCTGAGCAAAATTTAAATGTTAGCGACTTAATCAAAGAGACTAAATCGGATAACAAAGATCATATCATTTGTGAAGGACTTCTATTAAAAGATAAAACATGGTGTAGGAGTGAAGAATTCTTTGGAATTAAATACAGTAGATTAGTAAAGATGTTACATCTTTCCAACGTAAAGAATATTCTTGTTAATCAATGTAGAAATAAAAATATTCAACTTACAATAGTTCCATCTTACTATACTTCACAACGTTGTTCTGTTTGTGGTTATGTAGACAGGGATAATAGAAAAACTCAGGAAGATTTTGTTTGTCAAAACTGTGGTCATTCAGAGAATGCCGATCTAAATGCTAGCAAAAATATAAAACAATTCAAAGAGATAGATGTTCTGTCTCAGTCATTTTTAAAACTTGATAATAGTACTAGTTGGTTAGTTCCAAAGAAACTTGGAAAACAAACTATTAAAAAAGTTTTGGATGATTATTTTGAAAATAATAACAAATATAGTAATGATACTGATATTAATTATCAGTTAGAGTAGGTAAAAGACTGTATTACTGTTTTTTATTGAAAATTATTACTATTTCTTTTGAAGTGGAGAAAGATTTCTTTTAGCCATAATATTAATCCTTTATTGATTATATTAGTATAAATAGTTTGAAATTTCAAAATAATTTTGTATATTAAAATAAAATATTATATGTAAATACAAAAATATAAATAGTTTAAAAAATTTTAAAAATATTTTTCGTTTTACAATTTTTTAATTTATTTTTTACTATTTATATAAAAATAATCGTTACTAAAAAATATAAATGAGTGGGAAACTAGATTTTGCAAACCTAGTTATTTTAATGTAACCCTTTAAATCCCACTCGTTTTTTAAATAATATAAAGGGTTAAATAAAAAATAAGGGTTACAAATGAGTTCCATCCCAAAGTACAAAATTTTTACACTCAACAATCTTGTTTTAGAAGATATGATAGGTTATAAACCTAAATATCATGCTTGTTATCAATATATGATACATACTCTAATTCAAAAAAATATTAATTTTAGGAATCAATCTACATTAAACTGGGTTCCTCTTAATATGAAAGTATTAAAATCAATATTTGAAGTTGATAAATCAACAGTAAATAATATAATAAAAACTCTTACAAATAATAATATTCTACATAGAGTTGGAACACCTATTCCGGGAGTTCATAGTTATTCTTATGTATTCAACCAAGAACAAAATCACAATTACTCTTTTAATGGAAATATAGATAATATTTATTTTATCAAAAGAATAAAACAGTTTGAAAAAACAAGACAAAAACAACGAGTAAAACCAATTAAAAATTATAATCAAATATTCAACGCTACAAAAAAAGTTGTATGTGATTTTAAAAAAATGGACACTTTTGTCAACATGATAAGAAATGAAAATGTCAAAGCACAATTTCAATACGCAGTTGACAAACTTAAAAAAAGAGATTATTATTTAGTCAAAGATAAAAATGGAAGAATTCATACCAATTTTACAAATTTAAGCAAAGATCTTCTATATTATACCGACACAGGTTACTTCGATGACTGTGCAAATTCACAACCTCTTTTGCTAAGTCAATTCGTAATATCCTATATTCAAAAGTATGAATCAACATCGTCAAATGAAGTAGTCGTCAATGAATCTAATGATACATATATATATAATAGTGATTTTTCCGAAAAAAATGATGAAAATCAAAATCCAGATTTTGAAAATAATATATATAATAATATAGTATCTTATGGGTTGAATCCTAGTGGTAACTATAAGACTGATAACGGATTACAAATCTGGAATATCACACAGAATTTACCACAAGATGTGTTAGATTTTCAAGAAAATTGTAAGACTGGAAAATTTTGGGACGACATTTTATATCATTTTAAAAGTGAAAGTAGAGAAACAGTAAAAACAAAAACATTTGCTTCAGTTTTATATGGAGAAGCATATTATGAAAGTAAGTATAAAGACTATTTTAAATTGAAATATCCAAATGTATTAAGAATAGTTGAAGAAGATAAACAACGAAACGGATATAAGCATATAAGTAATGTTATGCAAAAAATGGAGAGTAAATTGTGGATTGAAACAATTTGTAAAAAATTGCATAATAGAGGAATATTTAATTTCTATCCTGTACACGATAGTATTAATTTCTTTGGAGAAATGACAGAAGAAAAAAAACAAATAGCAGAAAAAATAATCAAGATGAGTTATAAAAAAATGTTTGGAATAGAATGTACACTACATTCAGGAGAATTTAAAAATCATTTAAATTCAGATTATACTTATTCATTTACAAATGCGTTAGGAATTAATTTTACGTATGAAAAAGATGATGAGTATGTTACTTTAACAGATCAAAATACCGTTACATATCTAACAGGTAGTAAAAAGAAAAAAGAATCTAAATTAGATAGGATTCGGGTTAAGAAAACAGTCTTAGGTAGCGTATTAAAAAATTTAGTAGAAAATTGTAATAATGTAAATGCAATAGATGCTATTGGCTATCATACATTTGGAGAGCTAATTAACTGTCAAATAAATGATTTTGAAGAAGAATATATGAAATATTTTTGTACTCAGTTACATAATAACGCAATAAATATAAATTCAAATTCAAAGAAATTTCAACCTCTCAAAAAATAATTTAAAATTTTTTAACTATTTATTTTAAATTATTCATTTAATTTTAAAATTATGGGAAAAAGAAGAATGAAATCAATTTTTGATGAAGACGAAGAATTATTAATTAACACAGTGAAATTGAAGAAGTTAACAGACAGTGAATTAAAAGTCAAACATATTAAAATTAAACACAAAAACGAACATCAAAAACAATTTACAAAGCTAATAGAAGACAATCAGATTACAATCTGTAAGGGTCCGGCAGGCACAGGTAAGAGCTTCCTTAGCATTGCTAAGGCATTTGAAATAATACAAGATGAAAGTCAACCACAACGTAAGATATTTTTAATTACTCCTGCTGTAGAAGCCGAAGAAAAAATAGGGTTTTTACCCGGAGATATGCTGGAAAAGCTTTATCCATACTTGTATTCGACATATTATATTATTGATATACTTATTGGAACAGAAACAAGAAAGAAATTAATAGACAATGGTACAATAGAACCAATAGCTATAGGATTTCTTAGAGGTGTAAATATTGACAATGCTGTATTAATATGTGAAGAAGCTCAAAATACTTCTGTAACTACTATGTTAACTTTACTTACTAGAATTGGATTTAATAGTAAATTTATTATTTCTGGTGATATTGAACAAATTGATAATAAAGCAATAAGAACTGTTAAAGAAAGTGGTTTGGATTATGCTTATAACAATTTAGGTAGTATAGATGGAATTGGAAGATTTGAATTTATTAATGAAGATATTATAAGAAATAAATTAATTTCAAAAATTTTAGAAAGATTTAAAAAATAATTTGGATAATGTCAAAATAATTTTGTATATTAAAAATATTAAAAAATAAATAATAACTATTAAATAATAACAGATAACTATTAACAATTGAAAATTAACAGATTAACTAATGAATAATAAACAGTAACAATTAAAAAATAACAAACGACGATTAAATAATGACAAATAACAAATAACAAATAACTATTAAAAAGTAACTATTACCTAGTAACAAATGAATGATGACAATTAAAAATTAATTATTAACTATTAAATGATAACAAATGATCAGAAAAATTAAATCCTTAACAAGACAGGAAGAACTTATAAGATATAAGAATGCAGTAAAGAAACAATTTCCAAATGCTGTTATAAAACAATATCATGATAAATATTATGTTGAAGACGGAGAAGGAAATAAAATTAAATCAAAAGATTTTGATGTAAGTAATTCAAATACTGTATTTGGAGCTTGGAAACAGGCTAAACTTATATTACAAAACATTCCTATTATAGAAAGAAATTTTTATAAATTTAGTGATGATAAGATTTATGATAGTTTTGTTAGGATAAAACCAGATAAGAACAGTAAATTAGATAAAGATTAACAAATGACAATTAAATAGTAACAGATAGCAAATAAATAATAATTATTGAACATTGACAAATAACAATTGAAAATTGAAAATTAACTAAATAAACTAATATGATAAAAGAGTAATAGTAATAATATTTGGTGGAGATTGATATGGCTGTAGTAAATAACAACGTAAAACAACAAAAAACTATTGTGAGTATTCCTATTAAGTACACAGATCTTTACAATCTGGATAAACTTAAAGAAATAGTAGAAAATCATACTAATATCAATAAAGCTAATGTTACTGTTAAAAATGAACCTAATGTAACAAATAACAATAATAGTATTGATATACATACTCCAATAGAAGATGAATTAATGGATGTATATCAACAGACTTGGATGGATTTAAGATATAAATATCTTTTTGATAATCAGTTTGAATTATATGTCATTTGGATGGATTGTGTTGAAGAACATTTTATGGATATCTATTTTACAAGATTAGAAGATGATACTTTAACTGAATTTGATATTAAAAATAATGTAGATTATGATAATATTTGGTATCATTATTGTGAGTGTGGTAAAAATATCGATAATTTTTTCAAATGGATAAATTCGCCAAGTGAAGTAGAAGATAGTAAACCAGTTCAATTATCAATATCGGATATTTATACATTAATAGATTCAAAAATATCACAGTTACCTAATTTTAGTATTATTACACCAAGGTATGTTATTTTAGTAGCTAAGTCAGCAAAACAAATTATTGAATTAAAAGGAAAGGTAATATTACCTAAAGATGTAACTTGTAGAGATACAATATATCATCATAAAAAAGAAGGTAATTTATTTGTTTCTATAATTGATTATTAACATTATGAAAACTTATAATATAGAATATGAAATTGATCAAGAGGTATATGTAAATGTATTTAAATCAATTTTATTTGGAACGATACAAGGTATTAATATTGATGATAGAAAATATAATAAAGATAATAGAAAAATAATAATACAATATTATGTAAATTTTCATAATGGTAATCATTCCTCTTTTATGAATTCATATAGTCCAAGTGATATAGCTTTAACTAAAGAAGAATTAATAGAAAAACTTAAACAAAATTAAATTATAAAAAGTGAAGAAATTTAAATTTCAAAAACCATTTATTTCTTTAAAATTTGATGATAATTATACAAATAAATCATTAAAAGAAAGATGGAAAATTGCATTACATGATCCAGCATATTTAGTATTAACATGTATTGCTATTACATCATTAATTATCGCAATAATAAATTATTATAAATAAAAAATTAAATGAGATACAAACAATTAGTAGTAAATGACATAGAGAAAGCAGATCAACTTTGTCTAAGTCTAATCAACGGAATGAGTACAAATGTTATCAACCGTGAAAAAGCATTAGATTTGCTTAATAAATTAAAATACTTTATTGAACAAGCTAAAGAAAAAGTAGATTTAGAATCCGATTAAAAAATAAATAATTGGAAATTACAATTTGAAAAATTATAAATATTTAACTCTTATTGTTGGTATTCTTATTGCTAGTTGTACTGCTTACTTTTCTATATTTGGTTTAACTAAAACATTTGGAGCGGCAGTTATACCAGTAATGTTGATGGGTATAACTATAGAACTAGGTAAGATTATTTTAGTTGGGTATTTATCTTTTGTTTGGGATCGATTAAAATGGATAAGAAGGATAGTTCATTTAATATTGATTTCTATATTAATGGTTATCACTTCTGTTGGTATATATTGTTTTTTAAGTAATGCATACCAGTTAACAGCAAATAAAATTGAATTAGCCTCTCAAAAGAATCAAATAATAAACACTAAAAAATTAACTTATCAAGATCAATTAAATAGATTTACCAATGATATTAAAATTAAACAAGATAGACTATTAACACTTTCAAATCTAAGAAATGATCAAGAAACTAGGTTAACTAATGAAAAATATTCGATTAGAAAATTTGCTGCTAATAGTATTACAAATTGTGATGTTCAAATATTATCAATTCAAAAAACATTAGATTCATTAAATACAAAGGTATCTACAATCAATGATAGTATTGCTAGTTATGATATTCAAATAATAAATAATGAACAGGAAAGTACACGAGGAAATGAAATAGGTCCACTTAAATATTTATCTCGATTATTAAATGTTGAGATGAATAAGATAGTGAACTGGATGATATTATTATTAATATTTGTATTTGACCCATTAGCAGTTGTTTTAATCGTAGCTTCAAATCATACTAGTAAATTAATTAATAATGAAAAAAAGAAAGTAGTAATAGAAGATAAAGAACTAATTAAAGAAGATATTAATAATGTTAATACTATTACTGAACAACCAAAAATCGAACCAAGTAAACCTAAAAAAACTAGTTTCAAAGATTTAAAAATAAAAGATGATTTTGTTCTAAATAATTTTCATAAGAAAAAAGTAAAAGAAGTTGTTAATGCAGAAGATATTAAAATAGATGATGAAGTAATAGAACAACCAGTAATAAATGAGGTAAAACAACAAACTATTACTAATAATGGTAACTGGCCAGGAAAAATGATTGAAGTGCATCCACACGATGGAGGAATAAGCGTAAAATGAAAGACACAATTAAACAAAATTTAGAAATTGTTAAAATAGTTAAAGAAGCTAGTAAAAATTTACATCATAAAAAATGGAATGGGAAAATAATGAAAATACCCAAATTAATTTCAAAATAAATAAAAATGGAAATTTTAAATTTTCTAGTACATTTTGACGGAGGAACAATAGAAATAGTGACCAACGAAGGAAGTTATTGTTTTGATGGAAGAACTAAATCAAAAACTAAAGGTAGATTATATTATGGATATCCCAAAAAAGATAATAGTAATTTAATCGAAAATTACATAGAACTTGAAGTGGATATAGTTAATGCCTTAGAAGAATATAATAATAAAATTGGTTTTGATACAGACCAAATTAACTATTATTTAAAAAACAAACAAAATAAAAATAAATAAATGGATTTAAAAGATATAGAAAAAACAACATTACTACCGTATAAAGAAGTATTATCAACTCAAAGTCAATTAGTAACAGATGTATATGTCGGTATAACAGTAGCACATCAATTATTTAAAGTATTAGATACTTGTACATCTGCTAAATTTCTATCGGCTAATCAACTTGGAATAAATTTTTCTGTTGGGGTAATCAATGTAAGAGAACCATTGTATTTTATTAATCCAAAAATAATTGATACATTTGGTTTACAATTTGATTATATAGAAGGAGATAATAGCTTACCAGGAGAAATAATTGAAACAATGCGATTTGGTAGAATATTAGTATCAGCTATGAACTTTAAAAATCCTATTTGGTTCGGAGTAAAACAAGATCAAACACATTTATTATACTCTGATAAAATAGCAAGAACTCATCCAGTTGTAGAAGAATGTATAGCTATTCAACACATGATAGATAATATAAATGGAATATCTGTTTATAATAGAAACGCTGAATACAGTTATAAAAATAAACCAGAACATCACAGAAATGAAGTTGTTACATTAGTAAAAGATAATGAAACAATGAAAATCAAATATAAAAAAGCTAAAACATTTATTGATGACGGTTGGTCAATTAAAAATTAAATAAATAACTCATGACAGAAGAATTAGGAAAAGACATTACTAGTATAGAAGACTCCAGCATTTTATTTGATATTTATGTTAAAGAAGCAGATTTTGGAATAGATATTGTTAGAAGACTTATTTATTTTTCAGGTGATATTACAGATGAATCTTCTGAATATATTATTAAAAGAATTAATATACTATTAAATTATGATCCAACCAAAGATATTACTATTATAACAAACTCAGGAGGAGGAGATGTTTATGATGCTTTAGGAGTAATAGATTTTATGGAATCAATATTACCTGTCAAAATAAATAGTTTAACTTATACCAAAGTAATGAGTGGAGCTGCTTATATGTTATGCGCTTCTACTGGAAAAAGAACTTTATCTAAACGTGCTACTATTATGTTACATGGAATTTCTATTGAACATTCATCTATGAAAACCACTGATGCAACTAATACAACTAAGCATGTAAAATTATTACAAAAATCTATAATAGATTTATTAACCGAACATAGTAATAAATCAAAAACATTTTGGAAACATAAATTAGAAAATGATTTTATATTAACAGCCGAAGAAGCATTGAAATATGAATTAATTGATGAAATAATTTAAACCTACAAGAACCAGATTAAACAATGTTAACATATATCTTAATTTACACACCAATTTCTATTGCTATAATAATCTTATTAATTTATGGATTAAAAAACATTACTAAAAAACATGAAAATTTAGAAAGATATATTTTAAAACAAAATGGATTATTTGAATCATTAAAATATATTGTTGATATGTCTGATAAAAAAATTCATGAATTAGATGTAAGACAAACATTTGAAAGTGATGATGAAGTAGGTACTTTTTTTAAAAATGTAAAAGAAATTCAAAGACAATTAAATAACTATTTTGAACTAGAACAAACAAATCCGGATGAGAATAAACCAAAAGCAAAAACTTACTAAAAAGACGACTGTTTCTAAAAACAGCGATACTACTAAACCAACCACAAAAAAAATAAATAATATCACTACTACCAAAAGAAATTATTTTACAATTGAAACACAAAGAGCAATTCTAAATTACAATAAATCTAATAATGAAAATATTAGAAATGAATTGTATATGAAATTCATTAAAAATGCGTTTGAAGAAATAGTAAGACAACTAATTCATAAAGGTGGTTATGATAAAGTTCCTAATATTAATTTAGCTGAATTAAAAAGTGATTCAATACATTACTTATTAGAACAAATGCATTTATATAGGGAAGAAAAAGGAAAAGCATTTTCTTATTTTACTTATATATGTAGAAATTTTTTAATGACATGTTCAAAAGAAAGATATAAAAAAATAATAACAGAAACAGAAATTGAATATGTTGATTATAATAGAAATATAATAAATGAAAGAGATAAAGAAATAGTCGATAGTACAATTTCTATTTTTATGGACGCTTTTGTAAATCATATTGACACTAATATAGATTATTATTTTGATAGAAAAGAAGATCATGCTATTGTATATGCTATATTAACTATTCTTACTAATAGAATTAAATTAGAAGATTTTAATAAAAAAGCATTATATATTATGATTAGAGAGATGACAAATGCTAAAACTATCGGAATTACTAAAATTGTTAAAATAGTAAAACATTATTATTGTATTTTATATAAATTTTATCAAACACATGATTTTATTAAACGATTAGATAGTGAACATATTATATCTAATTTACCTTTACCAAGAGGAGGAAGCAACTTAGTTCCAGAAGAAAATGAATATATAGAAAATGATAACTAAAAATTAAAGATATGCAAGAACGAGAATATGATAAATTTTTTGAAAACGAACCAAAATTAACTGATATAACTGATCCAAAAGCTTGGATAAATCCAAATAATGATGAATTAGAACAGTTAGTTAAAGAAAAACGTTTTGAAGAAGCTAAACAATTAATAAAAGAAAATGAAACAAGTTTTCCAGAAGATTTGAAAAATAAAATTTTAAAGTTCATTCAAGAACAAAGACAAAAAGGAACAAGAGAAAGAACAATAAGAAGACTTGTTAAAAAGAAATTTGGAATTATTGTTTTATCAAATAACTAACTACTTGATAATCAATCACATATCGAAGCGAATTACGAAAGTGATATCGCTATGTAAAGGTTTCTTTACTGGTTGTCCTAACTTTCCAATAATCAACAATTCACCATCTTCATTATACAATCCAATTGTAGTTATATAAGGTGAAAATTCACTATGAGTAGCAAATGGTAATATAGTTTGACTATTCATATCTCTATTCGGTCTAATAGTAGGATTTAAAGTCATGTTAAATTCACCTTCTTCAACAGTACAGAATACTTCTACCTCATAGATAGTTCTACTTGATTCTGAACGCATTATAAAATTTGGTATTACTGTCATCTTGTATATAAATAGTTTTATAATTTATTTAAGTTCCCATCGTATAAACTTCCAGTTGAGTAACTAGCACTTACCATTCCTCCATCAACATAATTATTAGTTGGAAAGTTTTGATATGGAAAATACCAATAAGGATACGATGGAGCAATACTAGCGGAAACCATTGGTTCGTAAAGATAATATGATGCTATTGTTGTCATAATTTTTAATTAAATAATAACATACTATTTATACCACCATCTAATAAATCATCAGATCCAGTTGGAATTAAAGGAGCTTCTACATTTTTTATAAAATCAGAATAATGTGAACTTGGACAAGCTATTGTTAACAATCCAAATTCATAAAATACATTTCCAATAATATAATTATAACTTCCACTTAATTCATTTTGTGCTAATATCATTATTGAACCGCTATCAATAGCACTATTACATATCTTTACTTCATCGATAGTACCTTTAAAACCTTGTTTACTTGAGCCTAACATTCCTATAAAAGTATCTGATAATGTCTGTGTATCTCCAAGTGATCCGGTTATATTAATTGGTATATCACTATAATCAGAACCACTACTTACTAAAGAACCATCTAAATATATTTCTAACTGACTCCCTGTTTTCTGACATACTACATGATAAGTAATTGGTTTTTGAAGTAAAAAACTCGTTGATATTTCTGGTTTAATATTTCCATCGTTTCTTGAAAAATGTACACTTCCAAATTCATTATTGCTTCCACTTCTTTCTATTTCTATTGCAAACGGATAAGGTCCTGTATATACTCTATCTCTAAATGTAGTTCTATTATTACTGTATATAGTATCTTTAATTAATCCGTTTTTAGTTATAATAGTTTGGGTATCATTATTTGTTAAAGTTGTATAATAGTTGCTATTTAAGTTATAAGATAATACATTTGATCCAAAGGTCGAACTACCATAATTAATACTACCTGTTTTAATACCAACAATAGAAAATGAAGATGTTCCCATATATTTATAAAGAGTATTTGTAATTACAGAAGAAGATATAGAAGCACTTCCATCAGTATCAAGTAATATGTTTAATTCCGGTATTATCATTTTTCTAATCTAATTGAATCATTGTACTAATTGCAAAATCTTCGTCTCTTTTAAAGTTGTATAAATTCTTATCTCTGTCATTCGGAATTCTAATATTACTATCAGGCAACATCATCTGTATATCAACTGGTTGTTCTATTATATTACCAAATTCATCTTGTACTAAAACAGTAATAGTATCTACAGTAACAGATCCAGTATGTCCAAATACTCCTCTTGTACTATATAATCCATCACTAAATTCTACATTACTAATTATTCCATGGTTTTTATTAACCGTAGCATCTCTTGTTGTAAAATTATTACTAATTATTACATCTTTCTTTCTATATCCGTTTCTAAAATTCCATTCTCCTTCTTTTAAAGGATCTATTATTTGTTTAGTAGCATAACTGGATTGACTAAAAATAGTATCAATTAAATTACCATGTGAGTCATCTACTATTTTATGAGTAACAAGCTTTTGAAGAGAAACATAATTATATATAATAGTATTAGCTAACGGATTCATATAACTAATAATTATATATGTATCAATATTAGCTGTCAATGTAATTTTACTTTCCATCGGAGCATTTAAACTAGTTATATTTAAATTATAAGTTGTATCTTGACTTCCACTTTGAAAAACTTCTACACTAACAAATCTAATATCAGGATCAGTTATGTTATTAAAATTAATTGTTAATAAATAATCTCCTCCATCTATTGAACTAGATGGAATTAACTGATATAAATCGCTACTTAATAAAGTTCCATCATTTATTATTGTCAATTGTTTATCACTTATAGAAGCAGTAGTATCTAAATTAGTATACCAAACAGAAGCGGTTGGAATAGTAAATGGGTCACTAATATTAGGAACAGTATTATTATATTCAAAAGCACTATTAGCTAATACGTGATATTCTGGAAAATCAATATCCATGTCAACAGTTCCTTTTTTAATTCCTTCTCCGAATAACTTTTGAGGAATACTAATTACTCTAACATGTTCATATAATATTCTTTCTTGAATTAGATCATATTGTCCAGCTGTTGATGTTGGATTATCAGCAAATTCTCCAATAAACATACTGTTTAATAATTGATGTACAAAAATAGGATATTGATTGTTATCTTGTTGTAATGTATTTATATTAAGTGTACGAAATGATCCATTAAAATATTGTCCATAATAAGTTTGTACACTACTGGTATCACTGCTATTTATTTCATAATATTTATGTGCTACAAATGGAGTAACTGAAATGTCATTTGGACGTAATTGTTTGAATATCATTATGTAATATGTAACTCATTAATAATCAATAAATTAAAAATTCAAACAAACGCGAATCAGACTCTCGCGTTCAAATGTCTTTAACAACGGTTTACTCAACTTAGCAATAGCAAGTAATTCGTTAGCATCATTATAAAGACCAACACTTGTAACATAAGTGCTCGGATTGTTAATCATACTACTATGTCTAAAATCACCTAAACTACCAGTTGTAAACGATGGATTATTACTAAAATTAAAATCATTATGTTTAACTCTAATAAAATAATATGTAGAAGTAACCTCTTGACTATTTCTAGCTTTAAAAAATCCAGCAGCATTTGTCATCCATCCTTTAAATAAATTGGTATTGGTATTATAATATAAAGGACTTGATTGACATGGTAAAGCGGTATCTAAATAACTATAAAATGAACCACTAGCATTAAATAATAACATTCCAAGATCTGGATAAGCAATACCCATCACTACTTTATTATTATTTCCATCCAAATAAGGTCCGTTTACAATACTTCCACTAACAACAGCATATATTCTTCCACCATCTCCATAGGTACCTGTAACTGTTTCATTTCCAGCATCATCTATCATTGTAACAGATGTACTTCCACTAACAATATTTAATTCCCAGTTACCTGGATCTAATTTTTCTTTAAGTCTATTTCTGCTAAAATTAACAAAATAAAAACTATTCATATTCTGTCCGTTCTGCATAGTAAACTGTTCTGTACCTGGAGGAAGTAATAAATTTCTATACTGACTATACATAGCAGCTGTAGGTGATACAGAAGAACTTACATAAGTTAATGTTCTAGATAAATCAGTACTTGGTGTTAGACTTGTACCTAATCCGTATCTATCAGCATATCCTATAGCATATTGAGTTGTAGCACTTGAACTAATAGCAGGATCACTACAATATATATCTAAATAATATTCACAACTAGCAGAATATTGTGGAATACTGATATACATACTACTACCGCTTAATGCGCTTTCACCGTTACTCCAAATAGTTTCTGTAACTTTCTGTTTAACATTACTAATCACATCATCTGTTTGATTAATAGGTTCAAATACTTTACCACTTCCACCACCTATTGCTTTACTTAATGTTCCTATATTAGTAGAAGAGGTACTAGTTACATTAGTAGTTTTTGTATTAAGTTTATTAAAATCTACGGATGTTTGTTGAGTAGTTGTTGCTACAGATGGTGATAATGTTGAATCTGTATTTATTACTTGTTTTGCCATGTTTATATTCTCTTTTATAAATATTTAAAATTGTTATATAATACCACTATCAGTTAAACTATTATTATCCGATACATCTGGAATAGTAATTACTTCTTGTTTTTTAACTGTAATACTAATAGTAACTCTACCGCCAGTTTCATTTCCAATAATAGTTAATGTTGCACTCTTATCTGATAATGGTTGTCCCTTTGCTGTTATCTTAAATTGGAACCCTATTGCAGTAATTGATTCAGTATTTCCATCTGTAACAAATTCTGGAAAAGTTGGCAATCCGTTAAAATTAACCTGTGTTCCAACTGGTTCTAACATTGCTACAGTTGAATCACTTAATATTGCTGTATATCCAAACGTACTATTACCATTTTGATAATTTATAGTTTGTGGACTAACGGTTTGACTTTGACCATTTGTTGTAAATGTTAAAGTAGTTGCACCTGCTACTGACAATACTGGAATTCTATTAGTACTTTTCTTCAATGATACTAACTTATATTTCATTGATTGGTTTTCATCGGGACTCGCTTCTATGATTGGCATATTTTCTATAGCCTCTCCGTAGTAGTCTGAACCAAGTGGATGATTGGGATTCCATAGTCTGTAGTCGCATTCGTCATCTGCCAGCGCAAACATACTGATTTTAAAAGCTCCTTGGCCTTTCGCTAGAATGGAACGGCCTTTGGCTGTAAGGATTGCGTCGCAAATGATTGATTGATTATTTAAAAATGACATCGTATAATCTCCTATATTTTATTATTTATTATTTATTATTTCTCTTATTTTGTTTTCTATTAATTGTTCTAATTTATTTAAATTGTTATTATTTTCCTTTATAACAATAAAATCTGTTAACGATTGATTTAATAAATCATTAATCTTATTATCACTATAATTAGTAATATTTTTTATTTTTGTTTTTATATCATTTTTATTTCCTTCAAATTGCACTCTTCCATTTCTATATAGTACATACCAATCACCTTTACCAGCTCTTAATTTAAGACTGTTCATCTCACTTGATGATTTAAGTGGTTGTTCAGATAATTGTTTTTGATTTGAAGATTTCATTAAAAAATGATACATTATATTTATTATATTATAAATAGTTAAAAAATAATTTAAAATAAATTTGGTAGTCTGATTTATTTGTTGTATATTTGTAGTGTTAAATTAATTAAAAATAAACAATATGAAAACAGTAAAATTAACAAAACGTACACAAGAATTAATTTCTAATGGAATGAGTGCTTTAGGATTTAATAATCCAAACGATGTATATTATTATATTGAAGAAGAATTATATTGTAAAGAAGCTAAATTAATTCAAGAATTTTTACAATGGTTATTTAAAATTAATAGACCTTACGGTAGAGTAAATGCACAACAAAGATGGAATGAATTCATTTCTGGAGAAAAAGCTCCTGAACATTATTTTTTATTAAAATATGAATTTGATTATGATGTAAAATGTACTAATGGAATTTTTCATAATACATCTAAACAAGTAGAAAGAATTACTAATCCAAACGATATTAATGAAGTTGCAAATATTATGAAAAATTTCAATTTTGTTAACAATGAATATAGAATTAAAACTGTTAATGAAAATGGAGAATTAATTAAAGAATATACTCATAATGAAATTAAAACTACGGTAGATAAATTAAAATAAATTTGTTTATCTCAAAAATTATAATTATCTTTGTACTGTTAAATTAAAAAACTAAAAATATATAAAACATGGAAACAACAACTATTAAAAAGAAAATAACTTTAGCTACATTAAAAAGTTTTGTTAAGAAAAATAAAGAAAATCTATTTATTAATGTGACATCAGAATTCGATGGAATGGTAGATGGAATTTCTTATTGTAATGATGGTTTTCAAAAAGCTAAATTAACAGAAGATAATATCAAAAATACTTTAGGAATTCAAGGAGCTTGGCTCGTTGGAGGTAGTAGAAATTATTTTGATAGTTATGAAGACGATAATTATATTGGCTACAATGTATATAATTGCTGTGGAGCGTTTTATTTGGTAATTAAAAAATAAAAAATATAATATGAAAACAATTAAAAGTTTAATTTTAGAAAGAATTAACAAAATAAAAACAGAAGAAAATAATTTTAAATCTATATATTGGAACAATAATTATGTTTCTTATTTTGAATTTAACTCTGATATAACAAAACATATTTCAGAAGTAATTTTTGAAAATTTAAATGATGATGATTTAGTTAGATTATTTGAATACATACTTTTGTGTCGAGCTGATATTGTAACCAATAGAGTAAATCAAACATATTTTAATTATAAATCATCAAAATAAATATAATAATGGAAAAAAGAGTTTGTAATGAAGATTGTAATAATTGTCCAATAGTAGGACATCCAAATTCAAGAATGATAACCAAAGTTTTAAATGAACTATTAGATAAATTTGGTGAAGATGTATATGAAGTAGTTCAAAATAATTGTCCTAATTTAACAGTTTGTTATGACTGTAGAATTGATGATTTTTGTCACATTGAAGGATGTGAATTAATTAATGATAATAAAGAATAATATGGAAAACGATAATTGGATAAACTATGCAGAACTTGATTTTAATGATATTACTAGTAAACAATATCACATAGATACAAGAGATTTTTATTCTTTGATAAATAAAAAACCAACAGAACATGATTTACATTTGGATAAAATTAAAAATTATCCAGATAAATTCTTTTATACTCCAGAAGAAATTGTAGAAATCCTAAATAAATTATATAATGAAAGTAGTGGTAAAAATGAATGGAGAATGTTGATGTTAGATGGAGAAGGAGAAAAACTTACATCTAATTGGAAATTTAAGTATATCAGAATTTATAGAACAGAATTTGGTTTGATTATCTGTAATAGTGATAATATAGCAATGAAAAAATCAGAAGTGAATTCTAAAGTAAATCAAACATATTTACATGCACATTCAACAAATTAATATGGAAAAAGAAAATTTAATTGAAATAGCCAAAGAATACGCAATATTTTGCCACACTTCGACTAATCATTTTTATGATATTGATAAACCTTATGATGTACATTTACAATTAACATTTGAATATGGGTTAAAGTTTGATTATTTACTCGAAGAAAATGAATGGGTATATACTTTAGCTGCTTGTTGGTGTCATGATTTGATAGAAGACACTAGAAGGACATATAATGATGTAAAAAATAAAACCAACAAAATTGTTGCAGATATAGTGTATGCAGTTACAAATGAAAAAGGAAAGAATAGAAAAGAACGAGCAAATGATAAATATTATACAGGAATTAAAAATACTCCATTAGCTACTTTTGTAAAGTGTTGTGATCGATTAGCAAATATTAAATATTCTGTTGATAACGATAGTAAAATGTTGGATGTTTATAAAAAAGAAAACAACCATTTTAAAGCGATGTTGTATATAGAACAACTAAAACCAATGTTCGAAGAAATGGATAAATTATTAAACAATCAAAAATAACTCAATATGTCACTATTCAGTAAAATTTCAAAAAATAGAGAAGAATTAAATCGTTTAGAAACAAAACTAAAAGAATACGATTCTCAAATCGACAAATATATAGAGTCTCAAAAGAAATGGGATTCAAATTATAAATTAACATTAAAAGAAAAATACATTTTTACTCTTTTTATAATGTTTAATTGGTACAAAATAGATTCATCTGTATTATATGGTATCGATTTAAAAAGAGTAGAAAATACAGAAAATTCTTATAGTACAGGTAATATTGATCGATTACATCAACGAAATGATTCAATGTACGAACGTTATTATGGTTCTACTAGTTTATTTATAACCAATAACATAAAAGAAATTTTTATATATTTATTAAAACATAATAGTCATTTATTTTGGAAACAAGAAGTAAACGAAGGTCATACTGTTTTATCTTGTGTAGATTGGTGTAAAAATGCTATTGATACATATACAACAGAACAAATGTACGATTTATTAAGTTTGAAATATGATATTTATTCAAATGAATCTATTTTGTTTGATGAAGAATATGTTGTATTTATTAGTAAAGATAAAATTTATGATAAATATGATAATATTATAAAAATTGATTTAAACAATTAATAAAAATGATACAAGATTTAAATTTAGAAATAGATAAAATTATAAATAATAAAGATAATAGTAATAGAATTGATAATACTATTATAATAAAAGAATCTAATTATTCAAATTCTGAATTATTTGATATAGATAATGAATTAATTGAAAGAAAATATAACCCAATTGTTATGTACGGAATATAAATTTAAAAATAAATATATTATGAAACCAAAATTCAAATACGATTACGATATATTAGCATCATTTAATATATTAATATTTTTAACCGGATTAGTATTTATTATTTTAAAGTTATTTAATTATATAACATGGAGTTGGTGGTGGGTAACTTGTCCATTTTGGGGAGGTATAATATTTATTATTGCTATTATCATATTAATAGTTATATTTTTAAAACAAGAATTAGGATAAAGTATAATATAAAAATCAAAAAATATGAAAACCTATTGCTTAAATTTAGACAAAACATTTGATCCGTGTATAGATTGTGGATATTATTATAATATTGAATACGAAATGATTCAATTTAGTGGAGGAGAATTACATATCAAACTAAAAAATGAATTTTTTAACTTAGCTAATAATTTTTCGGATATAGAAACTGTTACTATTACTCAACGAATTAGAAATAGTGATGATCTAATGAAAATTTTAATAGCTAAAGACGCATTAGAGCGAAAAGGAATAAAACATTTTAATTTAGTTATACCATATATTCCCTACGCTAGACAGGATCGACAATGTAATGAAGGAGAATCATTTACATTAAAAGTATTTACAAATATAATTAATTCAGCAAATTTTGAAGAAGTTATTGTTTTAGATGCTCATAGTGATGTTGCCCCAGCTTTATTAAATAATTGTACTAATATATTAAATACAAGATATGTTGAAGAAGCAATAACAGATATTAATTCTACAGCTGGATTATTATTGATTAGTCCTGATAGCGGAGCAAATAAAAAAATAAATAAATTATTTGATAACTTAAAATGTTTTGATAGAATTATTAATTGTGATAAAAAACGTGATTTAACAACTGGTAAATTAAGTGGATTTAAAGTATTTGCTACAGATTTAAGCAAACGAGATTGTATTATTGTGGATGATATTTGTGATGAAGGAAGAACATTTATTGGAATTGCGGAAGAATTAAAAAAATTAAATACTGGAAACATTTATTTATTTGTGACTCATGGTATATTTAGTAATGGTTTTGATGAATTAAGTAAATATTTTACAAAAATATATTGTACCAATTCGTTTAAAGATATTGATGATCCAATAGTTACTCAATTTAAAATTCAATTATAAAGATATGGAAGACAGATATCTAGATTTTAATGAAAATGTAAATCGATTAATTAACGATTATAAAAAACATGGTAACTTATTTATTGCGTTTGACTTTGATAATACAGTTTTTGATTATTTTAATGTAGGAGATATATATCCAAAAATAGAATCAATACTAAGATATTTGAAACAGAATAATTTCGATCTAATATTATTTACAGGAAATGAAGGAAATAAATTACAAGAAATAATCAAGTATTGTAGAGATCATGGTTATAAACCAACGTATATAAATGAAAACCCAATTATGAAGACAAGAAAACCATATTATAATCTTTTATTAGATGATAGAGCTGGTTTAAAAGAAGCTTACGAAATTTTATTATTAACCCTTAAACAATTAAATTATGATTACAAGTATTAACCCAATGTGCTTAATTGATGGATACAAAGCAGATCACAGAAGGCAGTATCCAGAAGGAACAGAATATGTTTATTCAAATTTTACTCCTAGAATGAGTAGACTTAATGGAGTCAATGAAATTGTATTTTTTGGTCTACAATATTTTATTAAAGAATACTTAATTGACAGATGGAATACTGGATTTTTTAATAAACCTAAAGAAAAAGTATTAGCCGATTATAAACGCAGAATGGATAATTATTTAGGTAAAGATGCTATACCAATAGAACATATTGGAGAATTACACGATTTAGGTTATTTACCTATTCAAATTAAAGCATTACCAGAAGGAACATTATGTCCAATAGGAATTCCATGTTTAACAATTATCAATACAATTCCAAAATTCTTTTGGTTAACAAATTATTTTGAAACATTATTAAGTAATGTACTTTGGAAACCTATTACCTCAGCAACTACAGCTCGTCAATACCGTAAAAGATTTGAAGAATATGCTAATAAAACTGGTTATGATAAATCATTTATTCAATGGCAAGGACATGATTTTAGTTTTAGAGGAATGAGTGGAAATGAAGATGCTTTAATGAGTGCCGCTGGACATTTACTTTCATTTACAGGAACAGATACAATTCCAGCAATTGACTTCCTAGAAATGTATTACAATGCAGATTCGACTAAAGAACTAGTAGGAGGTTCGGTTCCAGCATCTGAACATAGTTGTATGTGTTTAGGAGAACAGGAAGGAGAGATTGAAACCTTTAGAAGACTTATTACTAAACTATATCCAAGTGGTGTCGTTAGCGTTGTCAGCGATACATGGGATTTTTTTAAGGTAATGACTGAATATCTACCGGAATTAAAGGAAGAAATCTTAGCAAGAGATGGAAGATTGGTTATTAGACCTGATAGCGGAGATCCAGTTAAAATTATTTGTGGAGATATGGAAAGTCCAGAATCTATGATTACAGAAAGCCAAAGAAAAGGTGCGTACGAAATACTTTGGGATATATTTGGTGGTACTATTAATGAAAAAGGATATAAAGTACTTAATCCTAAAGTTGGAATGATTTACGGCGATTCTATTACATTAGATAGACAAAAACAAATACTTGAAAGATTAGAAACGAAAGGATTTTCTGCTAGTAATTTAGTATTAGGTATTGGTTCATTTACTTATGAGTATGTTACAAGAGATACATTTGGATTTGCTATGAAAGCTACTTGGGGACAAGTAAATGGAATAGCTAAAGATATTTTCAAAAACCCAAAAACCGATTCTGGATTTAAAAAATCTGCAAAAGGTTTATTAATGGTTTATTCTGAAGATGGAATATTAAAATTAAAAAATCAATGTACTCCAGAAGAAGAAACTCAAGGACTACTACAAGAAGTATTTAAAGATGGAGTATTATTAAAAGATTTTACTTTATCAGAAATAAGAAATAATGTTTTAAGTAATTTATCAAAATATTGATAATATGATAATAGAAATAGATAATATAAAATACATCAAATATTTTAAAGAAAAAGGTAGTAAAGATTATAAATTTTCTGATAATGGAAATCTTACCTATATAACTAAAAGAGGATCTTTTTCTGTTTGTTGTGGACATACAATTGATGATAGTGATCAATTATGGGGTAATGCCTATAAATATAAAACTATTATTAAAGAAACTAACGAATATTTAATTATTGGAATGGATCCAGAATATTTAATAGAATAACACTTCATATTTTTATTTTCTTAATTTAACAAGATCCATTGGAATTAATTTTTCGGTGGATTTTTTGTTTTTAAATCTTTTTACTATTTATATAAATATAATGTATTAAACTTTTTTATAATAGATAGTAAAATAACATGGCAGAATACATAGATAATCAATATCCAAATGAAATTATTATTCCTGTTTGGGATAACAACCCACAAGCTATTCATCCAAATCAAAAAGCTACACCATGGGGATATTATGATGCCGATCCATTGTTTCAATGTGATGCTGTAAAATTCTCTCTTTGGGCTGCTGGAAGATTGGGATTTCCACAGATGGAAGTAGAATTGCAATCTGGAAGTTTCTATGCTTGTTATGAAGAAGCTATTAACGAATACTCTTCTATTGTAAATCAGTTCAACATGCGTGAAAATATGTTAACCTTACAAGGAAGTGAATTCAGTGTAAGTACGAATTTATCGCAACAGGTAGTAAGACCAAATTTAGGAAGAGTAATTCAAATAGCAACAGAATATGGAACAGAAGCTGGAAGTGGTGGAGATGTAGCTGTTTATTCAGCATCTATACAAGCATTTCCGGGTACTCAGGTATATGATTTAGAAGCTTGTGTTTCACAATCTATGTATGATCAAGGAATTACAGATAAAGGAATTGAAAATAATATAGAAATTAGACAGGTATTTCAGTATGCTCCTCCTGCTATTAATAGATATTTTAATCCATTTATAGGAACAGGGAATCAATATTTAATGAGTAGTTTTGGATGGGATAAAATAAGTGGAGTAAACTATATTATGATGCCACTTAGTAATGATTTACTTAGGGTACAAGCTATTAAGATGAGTGATCAAGTAAGAAAAAGTGCTTATTCATTTCAAATATTAGATAATAAGATTAGAGTATTTCCAAAACCATTAGATTTTATGACTATTTGGTTTAGCTTTATTTTTAAAAGTGATAGAAACTCTACAATGTTTCCTACTGCTAACGATGGTTCTACATTTATATCTGATATGAGTGATGTACCCTACGGATTAATGCGTTATGGCGGAATTAATATGCCGGGTAAACAATGGATAGCAAAATGGGGATTAGCATTAAGTAGAGAATTATTAGGAGCTATAAGAAGTAAATATACAAGTGTACCAAGTTTAAATGAAGGTATTACATTAGATGGAGAAGCATTAAAAGCTCAAGCAGCGACAGAAAAAGAAATATTACTTACAGAAATAAAAGATACATTGGAAGCTATGAGCAAAAAAGTACAATTGGAAAATAAAGCAGCAGAAAGTGAACAAGTTAAAAATATATTAAACAACGTACCGATGCCAATTTATATCGGGTAAAACAAGATGGAAAACAGACAAATTCTTAGACAAATAACAGCTAATTACAAAAAACTACAGGAATATCCATTCATGAGTATTCATCCTGAAATAATGGCTAATCGTTTAAGATATCAATCAGAATTAGATAAATTATTTAATGAATTTGGAATACATGGAGCGATGTTAGATAATACAACAATTGATAATAATGCTTTAATTAAATTAATGAAAAGATTAAATAACTTTTTAAATAAATACAAAATAAAAGATATTGACCCAATGAGTACTAAACAATTAGAAATGGAACAACAGGTTCATCGAGAACTTTATAAAATGATGAATGAAGTAGAAACAGATAATAAAGAAGCTAATAAAGATGAAAAACTTGAACAATTACTAAATGATATGAATGATATTTCTACTTTACTTTCTAAAAAATTTAATGAACTTAAAAAGAGCGAGGAACAATTAATAGCAGCTAATACATCAGAAGATGAATATGGAACAATACAATCAGAAAACATGAAAGAATCATTAAGTTCAATTAAGAAAACATTAGTAAACTTAGGTAAGACATATCAATTCTTTTTGACTTATATTGAAAAATATGGGTATTCAACAACAAAAAATAAGGAGAATTAAAGATGTGTGCTATGTGGGGTAGTAGTCGTGATGTAAGTTTCTTTAGACAAATAAATAGAGAGATGTTCGGTAGAATACTTCAACAAGAAGTAGATATTTATAAAGCGGCTATATATCAAGAAGATATTAATTTATATGGAGAAACTTTAAATAAATTATTTTTTAAAGGTGTTAGATTAGCTGGACTAGTTGGTACAGAAACAGAAACAGTAGATTATGAAGAAAATAATTTAGATACCGGACAAAATTCAATATTTAGATTTTTAAGGGATGATTTAAAAGCAAGAAATATAGTATTAGATATAGGTGATATAATTCATTGGGATAATAAATATTGGGAAGTAGATAATACAAATGAAAGCAATTATTTTATGGGAAGAAATCCAGATACTAATAAATCAATTGGAAGTGGATTTGGATGGAATATATCAATTGTTTGTCCTTGTCACTTAACCAAGAAAAGTACAATTAGTAAATTAGAAAAAGTTAGAGCTGGTAAGAACACTCAAAATAAATCAACTAAAAAGAAAAACAATCTATACTAATATATATTATAAATGACTCCAAGAACACCTAAAATAAAATCTCAAACTGAATTATCCTCAGGAAAACCTGATAAAAGGATTCGTGCAAATGATATTCGTAGAGATGAAGATACACATGGAGATTTAAGAATTGGATTATATGACATAGATGGTTGCATTCAATATTACTTTGACAATGTTATTAAACCAAGAGTAATGGAAGGAGATGAAGTAATTGATGTTCCTTGTTTATTTAGCAATCCTGAACGTTGGGTATCAGTACAAAGAGATGGATATTATAGGGATACAAAAGGAAAGATTCAATGTCCTCTTATCATGTTAAAAAGAACAAGTATATCAAAGAATAGAGATTTAGCGAGAAACATAGATGCTAATATGCCAAGAGTGATAAGAACATTTACAACCAATTATTCTAAAAAAAATAATTATGATGCTTGGAGTGTATTAACAAATACAAAAAAAACTAAAGAACAATATAATGTAGTAATTCCTGATTATGTAAAACTTACCTATGAATGTATGATTTGGACTTCTTATATCGAACAACTAAATAAGGTACAAGAAGCGATTAGTTATGCAGAAAGTTCATATTGGGGAGATCCAGATGAGTTTAAATTTTTAGCTGTAATAAATGAATTTAGCAATCAAACAGAAGTAAGTGATGGTAAGGATAGAATGATAAGATGTAATTTTACTATTAATTTGAACGGATATATAATATCCAATGCATTACAGAAACAGATTAATGAATATCAAAAGAACTTTACTACACAAATTATTAAAATTGATGGAAAGATTATAGGAGAGCAATAAAAATGGACCAATACCACAATAAATTAGCCTTTTACACTAGAGATAAACGTTTATATATTCTCATAATAGATAATGTCAATAATAGTACTGGTATGGTCTATTTCAAACCTAATGAAGCTTATAGACTAAGAACCGATTTAACCTTTGGTCAATATGAAACTACTAAAACAAATCTTTCAAATTTTCCAATTGGAATGAAGATGGATCGATTACCGGGTGGAAAAGCTATATTAATGGAAACAGTTAAATACTCAAATGTTCCTACACTTTTACAATCAGAAAAACTTAGACAATGGTTAGCTAATCGTTTTAATTATGAATCTAAACGACAAAAATTAGAAAAATTAATAGAAAATACAATTAGACGAATATTAAAAGAAGAAAGTGCATTAGTAGCTCCTAATAAAAATTTATGTTTAACTGATTTTAATGCTGTTATTAATTTAGGAGATAAACTTCAAAATATCACAACTGGAGTAGAATTTACTGTTGATAGTATAGAAAATGGAATCTTAACAGGAACAATAATTCAATCTGGATATGAATCACTTTCACAACTTGGAAAAGAAATTAAGGTTGGATTAAATCTTATTGGAAATAAATACAAAATAGTAAACAAAAAATAAATAAATGGAAACAAAAAAAGTATCATCAGAAGATTTAAAAAAATTAACAGACTTAGAAGAAACTTATCAACGTATAACTATCGAACTTGGTCAGAACTATGTAGAAAAAATGTTAACTGAAATACATTTAAATGATCTATTAACAGTAGAAGAAAATTTAAAAAATCTTTGGTTTGAAACAGAAAAAACACAAGATGAACTACATAAATATTTTACTAAAACTTACGGCGAAGGTGAAATAAATATCGAAACAGGAGATTGGACACCAAAAATCTAAAATTATTTTCGTTACTCTTAATTTTTACAAAAATTTTTTACTATTTATATAATATAAAAAATTTTTTATTTAATAACTAAAATTAGGAGTAATTATTCATGAGTCAAGAAAGAATTGTCAGTCCTGGTGTATTTACGAGAGAAAATGATATCACGTATTTACCTCAAGGAGTTGGAGAAATTGGAGCAGCTATTATAGGACCAACAGAAAAAGGTCGAGCATTTGTTCCAGAAAAAATATATAGTAACACAGAGTTCACACAAAAATATGGTGGTAAGACTGACGAGTCTTATACCGCTTTTGCTGTAGAATCTTATTTACAAGATGCAGGTAATATTACAGTAACCAGAATACTTGGATTAGATGGATATACCGAAAACACAATACCATTAATTATCAATACCACAACCGGAAGTTTCTTAGCTGGAGTATTACATCCAAGTAGAACAGTTGATAGTGATACTGCGTTTAAATCTACATTCTTAGCAAGTGCAAGTTTTTCTAGTTCATACAACGGATATGATTATGCTGGTAGTGCTATGACAACTTTAAATGTTAATATCAATAAAGGTGGTACATTATTAGTAAGTGGGTTAGCAGGAACATTAGCAGGAACATTCTATAGTGCAAATTCAGATGGAATGATTATCAGTGCTAGTGGAGCTAATATCGTAGTAAGTGGTTCTCTTAGTGGATCTGTAATAGGATCTGTAATAGGATTAGAAAACGGAACAGCAATAACAGAATCAAGTTATACATTTACTGGTAGTTTATTTAGTGGTAGTATAGGTGGAGCAGCTAACTTAGAAGTAGTTGACGGATTATTTGGTGTATCTACTGTAACTACATCAACAGTAGCAAGTGGTTTATATACAATGACAGCAGGAACTACAAGTGGATCAGTTTCTACAGTAGCAGCTCATTTTACATCATCGGTAATACCAGATGCAGTTGGAGCAGCTTTTGTAAAAGGAAATAATATTATATTTGCTAGTGATTTCTTTTTTACATTAAAAGATGATCAATACCCATTATCATTAGATCCAACTAGTGTAAATTATATTGGTAAAGTTTATGGTTATAGCCCTAAAACAACATTAAATACTTCATTTGCAGAAGATAAAGATAAAGCTTATAATTATTTATTATTTGAAAATAAATTAACATCATTAGTAGGATTAGATACCAATGCAACTGTATCTACTGCATCGGTTAATATTAATTTATTAGGTGACCAATACATGCCAGCAGAAACTCCTTGGATTACTTCACAAATATTAGGTGGTAAAGCGCATAATTTATTTAAAGTAGTTACATTAGGTGATGGTAATTATTCTAATAGTGAAATTAAAATTGGTATTCTTAATGTTAAAAAATCCGGTGAAGTAGGTGGAACAAATTATGGTTCATTTAGTTTAGTTGTAAGAACAGTAAGTGACACAGATAAACAACAAAATGTTATAGAAACTTATAGTGATTTAAATTTAGATCCAACCAGTCCTAATTATATCTGTAGAGTAATAGGTGATAAATATCCTACTTTTACAGTTGATACTGAAGGAATGAGTAGAATTATAATGACAGGAGATTATGATAATAAATCTAAATATATTAGAATAGTAATAGATGATAATGTAAAATATCAAGCTTACGATGCTTCATTAGTTCCTTGGGGATTTAAAGCTTATTATACTCCATTTAATGCAACTGCGTTAGGTAGCAATACCGTTCCTCCAGTAACTTATACAACAGATCAAACTTATAATTCTGAATACAATAGTAGAGTATACTATGGATTTAATTTTGATTTTGTAAACACTGATAACGATTATTATTTAAATCCAATTCCAAGTGGTTCTACTGTAGGTGCTAATATTGATTTCAACTTAGATAATATGACTGGTAATGTCGATAGTGGTTTTACTGGTTCATTATCAAGTGCTAGTTCGTTATTAACTCAAAGAAAATTTGCTGTAGCATTCCAAGGTGGATTTGATGGTATTAGTCCTTCTAAACCAAAAGCAACTGCTGGAGATATTACTGCGACTAATACAATGGGATATGATTGTTCTACTGCTACAAGTGCTGGAACAAAAGCTTATAGTTATGCTTTAGGATTATTAAGTAATCAAGATGAATATGATGTTAATATGTTACTAACACCTGGTATTATAAAACAATTACATCCATCAGTTGTAAGTAAAGGTATCGACATGGTAGAAACAAGAAGTGATGTATTTTATATATTTGACTTAGTAAAATTAACAGAAACTAATCTTGGAACAATTGTAAATGAAGTATTAGGTTTGGATTCAAGTTATGCAGCAACTTACCATTGTTGGTTAAAAGTATTAAATAGTGATAGTAATCAACAATTTTGGGTACCACCATCAGTATTGTTAGCAGGTGTAATTGCTTATAATGATAAAGTAGCTTACGAATGGTATGCTCCGGCTGGATTAAATAGAGGAGGTATTACTGCTGCTGTTGATATTTATACTAAACTTTATCAAAGTGATAGAGATACATTGTATGACAACAGAATTAATCCAATCGCTTCATTTCCTAATACTGGTATAGCTGTTTGGGGACAAAAAACATTACAAGTAAAAGCAAGTGCTTTAGATAGAATAAATGTAAGACGTTTATTAATAAAAGCTAAAAAATATATTGCTTCTATATCTAAGTATATTGTATTTGAACCATCTGTTAATGCTACATGGAAACAATTTTCTAATAATGTTAATCCATACTTGGAAGGAATACAATCAAAATATGGTTTATATACATTCAAAGTACAAATGGATGCAAATAACAATACTGGAGATGTAATTGATAGAAATGAAATACTCGGGCAGCTATGGTTACAGCCCACAAAATCCGGCGAAAAAATTATTTTGGAATTTAATGTAACAAATACTTCTGCAATTTTTAACGGTTGATAATCAATTAGTTACATATTGACCTTAGAAAAGGATATAATTAAGTTTATATCCTTTTTTATTTTTACTATTTATATATAATAAACAAATAACAATTATATCATGTCAGTTAATGAAACTATATCAATATTTACAAATATATTCAAAACAGAAAAATTTACATTATTACCAAAAATAAGTCCAAAACAAGGAAGACCACCATCTAAAAATAGAAAAAAGAGAAGTCCTAAAACTGGATATTATTTTAGCAAGATATTAAATGAATGGATTTGGTGTGATAGCAGTTGGGAAACAGCATGGATTATTTTCCAAGAGGATCACAATATTCCATTTCAAAGAAACTATGATAAATTTCCTTATCAATATAAAAACAGAACACATCACTATATTCCTGATTTTAAGTTACCTACGGGTGTATATATAGAAATTAAAGGAAGAGAATATGAACAAACTCCATATAAATATACAGCAATACCTCAAGAAAAACTTACCATTATTCGCAAAAAAGAAATGAAGCCATATTTAGATTATGTAATTAACAAATATGGAACCGAATATTGGAAATGTTTAAAAGACAAAATAGAATAAAAATTTGTTAAAATAAATTTGGTAGTCTAAAATTTTTTACTTATTTTTGTAAAAAATTAAAATACATGACTACTAAAAATGTTATCATAAAAACATGCAAACTTCACGGTATTACTGAACATTATCATCATAAAACATCAGTTGTATATAAAAATAGTACATTTAAATATCGAGATGACTGTATTAAGTGTAAAAAGAAAAAGAGTAAATATTGGAGAGAGTTAAAAAAGCTAACATCCGATCCTAATATTCCACATGATAAAAATTATCATATAAAAGTACATAGTCTTAAACAAAGAATTAAATACTACACTGATATAAATGAAAATAAAAGAGTAAGATCAAAAGCTATCGAATATAATAAATCTCATCCAAAAGACAAAACTTATAATAAAAATAAATATCAAATACAAAAAGAACGTTATCATAAAGATCCAAAAATTAGAAAACGTAGAACGGAAATAAATATAAATTGGCAAAAGAAAAATTGGGATAAAATTCAAGAATATCATAAAGAATATTATAAAAACAATCCAGATAAATATCACAAATCAAAGAAATAATGAAACAACCAATCCACTTAATAGATGACTTCGGAACTGTTTACTCCATTGTTAAAGTTCGAAAAGATAGATTAAATATATACCAACTTAATTCTATCTACATAGATAAAAGTAATTACAAAATAAAATTCAAACTTTCTGAATGTAATAAAAATTATATTAAACAATGTGGAATTAAACTTAAAGAGTGCAATCGAGAAACAGTATTGGAATATATAAAAAGAACTTGGAATCAGGTAAACCCAACTTATCCGGATTGGAATGAAAAGATTGAGATACTTTATAAGCAATTAAATAACCCACAACAATAAATTAAAAATGAATTAAAATGATAATAACCAAAGAAGATATATTAGAAGGTAATAAACTATTAGCAGAATTCAAAGGATATAAATATTATCTTATAACAGAAGTAGAAGATACATATCATGCTGGATGGAAATTGACAAAGAATGCACATAGTTTGGATAAATATGATACTACAGCTGGAAATGGACCATTTAAAAGATATTTAACTAGGAGCCACAATGGTTTACGATTCTATAATTCTTACGACTGGTTAATGCCTATTTATTTAGAAATTAAAAATAATCATGAATATGGATGTCAATTATTTTGTATTTCAACTGATTATATAGAAGTAATAATAAATGATTTAAACTTAGGAAAATCAGTAATTACAAAATATTATTATAAAGATTTTTATTCAGAACTAACTGCATTGTGGTTTGCAATTGTAGAATTTATTAAGTGGTACAATAATTGGAATAATTTAAGATAAATAAAAAATGAAAACAATATTAACACAACAAGAAATAATAGAAAGTAATAAATCAATTGCTGAGTTTATAGATTTGACACCACATAATATGTTTCCCGATGAATTACAAGCACCTGATAATTTTGCATGGATGGCGATAAATGTAAATATTAATGCCGATTATCAAAAAGAATATAATGAATTTAAAGGATTTGAATATTTATTTAAATTTCATTCATCGTTTGATTGGTTAATGCCTGTTGTAGAAAAAATTGAATCATTAGGATTTCAATTTGATATCATTGGAAGACTATTACCAAATAGTAAAGAAAAAATGCATTTTATTTGGTTGTGGGACGATAACCAAGAAATTCATATTGAATGTCCCGAAATGGAAACTAAAAAAGAAGCAATTTATATTGGTTGTATCGAATTTATCAAATGGTATAATAATAAAAATAAATAATAACAATGGGAATACTTATAGAAAAAGCAGTTGAAGTAATTGAAACAATCAAAAATAAAGATTATAAAATAGATAATATAGAACAATTTTGTAAACAATATAAATTAACAAAACATGAATTTGATTTTCTATATAATTGTAGCAAACCAAATAATAAAGAAGAAAATAAATAATGAATACACTTTTATGGTTAGATGATTATCGTAATCCATTTGAAAATGATTGGTTGAATTTTAGTCCTATACCACAACCGTTCACTATAATTTGGGTAAAATCATATAAACAGTTTGTCGATTATATTTACGATAATGGATTACCAACAGCAATCTGTTTCGACCATGATCTTGGATTAGAAGTAGCAATTAAGGCTAGAGAAAAAGGAATGAGTAAAAGAGCAAGTAGAAAATTAAAACAATTAGAAAAGACTGGATTCGATTGTGCTAAATTTTTAGTCGATTACTGTATTGATAATCAATTAGATTTACCTAAATGGAATATACAATCTGCTAATCCAGTTGGCAAAGAAAACATTAATAGTTTGCTACTAAATTATCAAAAATTCAAAAATAAATAAAAATAAATTTGGTGGAGTGAAATATTTTTATTAATTTTGTATTCTTAATTCTAAATTTTAATTAAATCAAAATAAATTAAAAAGTAAAAATATGTCAAAGAAAAATAATTCTGAAAAAGTGATACGTTATCCAAATTATATATGTCTTTATTGTGGTAAAGACAAAGAAGAAAAATGGGATGATCATGAATCATATCATGAATGTGATTGTGATGATGCAAAAGAAGTTCGTAGAATTGATGAAGAAATTAGAAGACTAGAACAGCAAAAACCACAATATAAATATCGTTTAGATAAACAAATTGTTTTAAACAAAATAAACTAAAAAAGTAAAAATATGATTGAATTTAATAATCAAGTCCAAGCACAATTCAATAAAATGTGTGCAACAGGAAAACTGTTTAGAAGTAGTTTAACAGGACATCAAATCTGGGATCTTTATATTAATAGTTTTACCAAAGAACAAAACCCAATATTCAGGGATCCAAGTAGTTCAACACATAATTGTAATTTATGTAAAAATATCATTCGTAGATACGGGAATATTGTAGCAATAGACGAAAATTATGACATAATGACAATGTTTGATGTAACTGTCGATAAAGATAGTGAATATATTAATGTTGTTAAGATATTGAGTAAAGCAATTAAAAACGCTCCTATTTCAGAAGTATTCTTTGAAACATTTGATGAACTTAATTCATTACCTTACGAAAGTTGTTCTAAAAATCAAGAACGTTTTAAATTAGGTATTGACAAAAATGTTAAAAGATATACCAAAGAAGAAGCTGAATTGTACGGTGTGGTTAAACCAAATGAAATTCGTACATTTAATCATTTTCATTTATATTTACCAAAACAGTTTGTTGATATGAGTGGAAAGTCTGTAGAATCCTTAATGGGAGAATATAGAGATGCTAAAAATGTTTTTGAACGTGCTATGTTAGAAATTCCGGAGGATACATTAAATCTTGTAAGAGACTTAATTAATCAAGGAAGTTTATTAGATGGACAAACTCATTTATACAAAATAGAACAGTTTATTCCGTTAAAACATCAATATGATAGATTATCGGGTTCTAAATATACTTCTAAAATACAATTAAATAACTGGTGTTGGGAAACTAGTTACAAACTTCCATTTGCTAAATTTAAAAATGAACTTATTGGAGTATTGTGTAGTGAATTAGCAGAAGGTGAAGAACTTAATAAAGCTTGTCAAGCTTGGAATAAACGTGTTGACCCTGTTAATTACATGAAAACTACTGCCCCTATTACCAAGAAACAAATAGAAGAAGCTAAACAATTTGTTGAAGAAAACGGTTATACAGAATCTTTTAATAGAAGATTTGCTACTATTGATGATATTAAGGCTTCTGAAATTAAACATATTAACGTAGGTGATGGAAAATTAAAATCTGTTTCCATATTTGATAATGTTAAATCGACAAGTACAAGACACAAAAGAAGTGAATTTGATGGAGTAGAAGAAGTAAGTATCGATAAATTTATGAGTGATATTTTACCATCTTGTACTTCTGTAGAAGCATTTCTGACAAATAAACATGATGGAAATATGGTTTCACTTACTACAGCAAATGATAAAGAAAGTAAACCTATTTTCAAATGGAATAATAATTACTCTTGGACATTTAATGGAAACCTAGCCGGAAAAAGTCAAATTAAAGATGCTGTTGAAACTAAAGGAGGTAAAGTAGATGGTGTATTAAGATTTTCTATTATGTGGGGAGAAAATGATCCTTCTGATAATTCTGACTTAGATGCATGGGCAAAAGAACCAAATGGAACGCAAATTGGATTTAATTCTGGCTATAGAAAAGATAGAGATAATAGAAGAACTACTATGTCAGGACAATTAGATATTGATATTATGAATCCAAATTCATTTCATAATAAAAATATTGTAGAAAATATTGCTTGGTCTAATTTATCTAAAATGCAAAATGGAGTTTATAAATTTTGGGTAAATCAATTTAATAACAGAGGTTCAAAAGGTTTTAAAGCTGAAATTGAATTTAATGGAGAGATTTATTCTTACGAATACAATAAACCAGTAGCAGGTAATATAATGGTAGCAGAAGTTACTCTAAATAATGGAGAATTTAGCATTAAACATTTATTACCAGAAACAGCAAGTTCTAAAGATATTTACGGATTACAGACTAACGAATTCCACAAAGTCAATTTAGTTTGTTTAAGTCCTAATCATTGGGATACAAATAATGTTGGCAATAAACATTACTTCTTTATGTTAGATGGATGTAAGTGTTCTACATCTATTAGAAGTTTTCATAATGAAAACTTAATACAGGAATTATTAAATCATAAAAGAGTATTAGAAATATTAGGAGCAACTAATATGATTAATCCTACAGACAAACAACTAAGTGGATTAGGATTTAATGCTACAATAAAAGATGAATTAATAGTAAAATTAAGTGGAAGTCATAAACGAGTAATAAAAATAAAATTTTAAAATCAAAGTAAATTAATAACAATTAAAAAATTAAAAACATGTACAAACAAGCAAGTAAATTAAATTTAAGATATCAAACAACAGTTGGAATGGTATCTACAGATCAATTATGGGATCTAAATCAAAATCAATTAGTAAATGCTATCAAAGCAGTTAAAAAAGTACTAAAGAAAGATAATGATGATGAATTATCTTTTCTTGAAGATAATAAAACAGTAGATGTAGAAAATCAACTCAGATTTGATATATTAAAAGATGTTTATTTAACTAAAAAGAAAGAAGTCGAAGAAATCAGAAACGCGGCTGATATTAAAGCACATAATCAAAAAATTGATACATTAATTGCAGAAAAACAAGAAGGTATAATGAAAGATATGTCAATTGAAGATTTAGAAAAACTGAGAAAATAATAAAACTATTTTAAAAAGTAGAAGTATATCAATTTATATTTCTACTTTTTATTTTTAAGATTAATTAAAAAATTATACTATGAAGAAATTTGATGTTTACCATATATTTCTACTTGATACATGGTTATTTAATATTGCTGTAGGAGACTATAACATTTTTAACGAATGGATAAAAAAGAATAATTATAATATTGAATACTTTGATAGATTTGATTTAGTTGAAGAAGACTATGAACAAATAATGTATGACGGAGAATTATTAAATTTATATAAAATTATTTCGAATAATCCAGAATAATTTTGTATATTAAAAATTAAAACAAAATTTTATGAAAACAATTAAAGATTTTAAATATTGGTTGAAAGGTTATTTAGATGAAGCTAAGAAAAATAATTTTACTATGGATAAAATTATTGATGATATAGCTACTCAAGTAGAACAGTTAACAGATGAATTAAATATAAATAAAATAGAAAAAATTGTTAAAAAAGAAATAGATAAAATTCCATATAAACCATTTGAATTTGATAAAGACATTCCAAATCCATATAACAATATAGTTACGATGTATGGTTGTAATCCAAGTCCATTTAAATTTAATGATGGACATACATCTATAACCAGTACAAATTATAATTCAGATAATGATAAAAATAATATTGAATAATTTATGGAAGAACAAGAAAATATGACTCATTTTAAATCAATTAGAGAAATAATTGAATATATTTTTACTTATCAAACTAAAAAATATTCTGTAGAAGATAAATATATTAATATGATTCCAACTAAAGAATTATTAGAATTGTTAGAAGCAACAGAAGATAATGGTTTAGATATTTTTGAAAAATAAATTAAAAATTTAAAATAATGGAAACAAACAACAAAGAAATAATATTTAATATTCCAACCGGATATGAAATAGATAAAGAAAGAACAACAGATAAACAAGTTGTATATAAATATAAACAACAAAATGTTGAACTAGAAATCACAGAATTTTTATTTGAATTGTTTAATGGACTAACAATCGATTTGAAATATAATACAGATTATATTACTTACAAAAAAGATGGATATATTTACTTACAATATAATTTAAGAGATAAATGCTTATATTATAATTATATTAAAATTTATTCAGTTTTAGAAAAAACATATCAAATTAAAGATATAGATATCAATAAATTAGTAGGTTGTATAGTGTTTAACATATTAAAATTGAAGGCTGACTTGATTAAATTTTGTTAAGCATTCTAAAAATAATAAAAACATTTATTGTTAACTAAATAAAATATTAATGAAAATATTAAAACCTTTAATAAAACTGCTAAAATATTTCTTAAACCCTCTTTTAAAACCAACAGAATTAATTGATAGATATCCAACTAATGTCACGTTAGACTATAGAATATCAATGGTTAAATATCACTGGGGAGAAATAGAACATTATATATTATCTATTGCAAAAATAAAATGGAAACTATTTCTTAAATATGGATGGAAATACTTTGTATTAAAAACATCAAAAATAATAGTATTATTAACAATTGGTTTCTTCTTAGTATTCTTTATTTATAAAGCAGCTAAACCAAAAATTATAAATATCTATCATACTGATTCTTTCGAAAGTAAAATAGAAAAAGATAGTATTATAATAATAAGGGATGTAGTTAACCCACAACTTAAAAAATATTTTGATTATATAGCAGCTACAGAAGTACCTATTAAAAATGGAGATACATTATCAAGTTATCAAGTAAGATGTTATGACAGTACATCAAGTGCTATTGGTAGATATCAAATGGTAAATGCTGCTAGAACTCAAATAGGATTAGGAGGTGTATCAGATCAGGTATTTTTAAACAATCCAGAATTGCAGGATGTAGCTATGTACTTATTAATTAAAGATAACTATCGAGCAATGAAACCATTTATAGATGAATATGATGGAAAGATTATAAATGGATATTTTTTAACTGAACCTGGAATGTTATCATTAGCACATGCTTTAGGAGCTAGTGGAGCGATGACATGGATTAAAAATGGTTGTAAAGTAAATCAACTTCCAAGTGGAGCACCTAACGCTGATAGAAGACTTACATTTCAAAAATATAAAATAAAATTTAAATAAATAATAAAAATTATGAAAATAATAAAACCAAAATATATAATACTATCAACAATTAATGGTATAGATATTATAAAAAATATTGAACGAGCTGGAAGAACTTGTTATAAAAGTGAAGATAAAATAACAGATGATAGTGCAGCTAAATTTATAAGAATGCTATTAGAAAGAGGTCATGAATCTGTTCTTGAACATCAAACACTATCTATACTTTTCGTTAATGATAGAGGAGTTAGTCACGAAGAAGTTAGACATAGAATAGCTAGCTTCTCACAGGAGAGCACAAGATTCATCAATTACACTAAGGAAAATAAAGGTGGAGAATGTACTTTTATTGATATTAAACCTCATTTAATTAATCCAGCTGTATCTTTTGATATTTGGTTTAATACTATGTTATATTGTGAAAATTCGTATAAATTAATGATAGATGCTGGAGAAAAACCAGAAATAGCTAGATCAGTTTTACCAAATTCTCTTAAGACGGAAATCGTAATATCAGCTAACATGAGAGAATGGAGAACAATATTTAAACAACGTACATCTAGTAAAGCACATCCACAGATGAGAGAATTAATGTGTCCATTATTGGATGAACTTAAAACAAAAATACCAGTTATATTTGATGACATAAATTATTAAAATCATGAAACCTTGTACAATTATTTTAGACAATGATATTCAAATATCAGCTAATATAGAAACTCCACTTCCAAAAATTAAGGAAGATAATACTTGTGAATGTATGACATTGCATTGTGAAGATATAATAACATTTCAGACATTTATTGATTCTATTGTTAAAGATTTAAAAATAATTGTAAAATACGATTGTGGTACATGTACAATTAGAAATTATGATTTATTAGATATATCTAAAAATTATAAAGATTTAAGTATTATGTTACGTTTTAAAGAGATGTTAACCAGTTTTGAATAGTAAGTACACATGATAGAAAATAATACAATAGCAGTTGTTATATCAACTCACAATAATATAAATTATCTAAAGTTATTATATAGTTCAATTATTAATAATTTTACAATTGTTGATGATATAATTATATATGCAGAAAATTGTACAGATGGAACAAATGAATGGTTGAGTAATATTTTTGTAACAAAGGATAAACCTAGTTTATATGTATATATTCAAAATGATGTGATTAATCCCGGAATTTCCAGTGGAATTAATAAAGCCATTAGTATGGTAGATACAGATTATTTCATCTTACTTCATTCGGATATGTATGTAACAAAAGGATATGATATAGAACTGTATAATTACTTTACAAAAGAAGAATATCGAGATAAAAGATTAATTGTTTCAGGATGGAGAGCAGAACCAAATATATGGGGAAATAATAGTAATACTCCTGGATTAGTTACCGCCCCAATTTCTTATTTTGGAGAATATTATCATAATTTTAGACAAGAGTTATTTAATGAATGGGCAATAATATTTTCAAAACAAAATCGAGATAAAACAATTAGAAACATGATGGGTGCTGGAGGATACATGATGAAAAAATCTGATTGGGATTACTTAGGAGGAAATGATGAAATTTTCAACCCAGCTTGTTATGAGGACATTGATTTATGTTTAAGAGCTCAATTAAAAGATTTTGAATTAATTACAACATGCAATACACTAATTTATCATTTCTCGGGACGGGGATCATGGTATCCTACTGATAACATTGGAAAGAAAAGTGAAAGACAACAAACAGCAGAACAAACTGGAATGATTAAATGGTTAAATAAATGGGGAGAACGTTTTGAAAGAGATGAAAGCGATTGTCCAATATTAACCAAAACAATGAAAAACTTTATTTTGAAAAATAGAAACAATTTTGTATATTAAAAATAAAATATAAAATGAAAACAGTTTGTATATATCATAGTGCAGATTTAGATGGTTGGTGTTCCGCTGCCATAGTTAAACATTGGTATATTAAAAATAATAAAGATTGTATTATATTTAATAAATCAAACTCAAATATAATGACTAATGAGGATAAAATTGTATTTGATGATAGAGTTCAAGGAAAAGAAAATGAATCCGAATTATACTTCATTGGTTATAATTATGGAAATGAAATTCCAGATTTATCTGAATATAATCGAGTAATAATGTGTGATATAAGTTTTCCAGCTAATATAATGAAACAACTCCATAGAAAACTAACAGCACAAAAGGGTTATGTGGGAAATGGAAAAGAAAAAACACTCGATAATTTTATTTGGTTAGATCATCATATATCAGCAATAAAAGATATGGAAAAGGAATACCCAGTAGGTAATAGTGTTCCTATATCATTACCATCAGGACTAAGGGATACAAAATTTGCAGCATGTGAATTAACTTGGAGATACTACTTCCCTAAAAAAGAGATGCCAGAACTTGTAAGATTACTAGGTAGATACGATTGTTTTGGCCACAGAGGGAGTAGCGAAGAACAAACTGTATTTGAATTTCAATACGGAGCAAGAAGTGTGATTAGTAATTATAATGAATGTTTTGATGTTTTAACTGATAATATATATTATGGAAATGAAACTATAGAAAATATTTTATCTGATGGACAGTCAATATATAGATTTTTATGTACTGATGCAATAGCTAGCTATAAAAATGGTTTTAAAGTAATATTATCAGAAGAAGTAGCTGGATGTACAGAAGATCCAAATAAACAATTTGAAGATAGAGAATTCATTTGTATTAATAAAGAAAAATTTAATCCTATTAATTTTGGAATAAATTATCACAAGGATGGCTATGATGGTTGTATGTGCTTCTATTTTGATGGTAAAGAATATAATTGTAGTATTTATAATGACAATGGAAAAGTAGATTGTTCTGTTATAGCTAAAGGGTTTGCGGGAGGTGGACATCAAGGAGCTGCTGGTTTTCGTTTGAATCGACAACAATTTGAAGAATTAATTAAAAACAAATAATAAATCATGAAATATTTCTATGACATCGAATTTATCGAGGGAACACAAGATAAAACCATATTTGGGTTAGTTTATAAAGTTACCAAACCTACAATTGATATAATTTCAATTGGAATTATTAGCGAAGACAATAGAGAGTATTATTCTATTAGCAAAGATTTTAATCTCAAAGAAGCTTGGAACAGATATGACATCAAACAAGAGTGGTATTCTATTGATGAAAATACTCAATCTACAAGAAATGTAAAAGTTTACTGGATTCGAGAAAATGTTCTAAAACCAATATTCGAAGAACTGTCTGTTAGATTTTGGGGACTCACTAATATTTTTGGAAATAAACATGAATTCGAATATAGTAAATTAGAATTTCTTATTAATACTTACGGTAAACACAATGAAGAAATAGCAAATGAAATAAAAAACTTTGTTAATCCAAGTAAAGAAGAAGTAAATAATATATCATTTAGTGAATATCAAGAAAAATATAGTAAAAAAGAATTATATGGTTATTATTCCTCTTACGATCATGTAGCACTTTGTTGGTTATTTGGTAAAATGATTGATCTACCAAAAGGTTTCCCAATGCACACAATTGATCTCAAACAGATATTAGACGAAAAACAAATATGGAATGAAAAAACTGGGTATTATAAAACACTAGATCAAATAAAATCATTACCAAATTATCCAACCCAAGAAAATGAGCATAATTCTTTGGAAGACGCTAGATGGAATAAAAAACTTTATGAATTTTTAAAAACAATATAAATGAGAGACGCAGCTATAATAGAAAAAGATACCACTTGTCCATTATGCAATAAGGAAATAACAGTTGAAGTAGAAATAGATCAGTATGACGTTGAAACAGTTATCGATAACATGCATGAATCAACAAAAGAAGACATAGTAGAATACTGTGACATTTATAGAGATGATCATGAAACTGAATTGGGAGATGTTTTAAATTTTTTATATAAATGTAGTAAATATGATAAATTAGAAATATTAGAAAATTTAAACGATGAAGGAATATCTTATATATCAATTTATTCATTAGATGATCAATATAAATTACAAGCTATAAAAGAAATCTGGAACGATATTACAGTTGAACAATTAGAATCGTTTTGTAATAATTTTAAAATTGAATTAAAAAGTAAAAGAAAATGACAACAATTTCAAAAAGTACAGATATTGATATTGAGTTAAGTGATGTAATAGATTTTATTGATGATGCAAAACACTATGAAATAACTGATATTATAAAACATTGTAAATATTTTATCGAAGATAATTTAGAAGAATTTATAGATGTAGACGATTTTGGTATAATAACAAAAACATTAAATGATCAATTTAAATTACAAGCTATAAAAGAAATTTGGGAAGATTTGAATGTAGAAGAAGTTGAAACATTTGTAGAAAATTTTAAAACTATATTAAAAAATAGAAGAAAATGAAAAAGGAAAATAAAATTAACATAATTATAAAAGGTTGTTGCGGTAGTGGTAAATCAAGAATTTTATATCTTATTAAAAACACATTAAGAAAAGAAGGTTTTGAAGTCGATCATGAATTAAATGAAGATTTTGATAACGAAAAAGATTTTAATGAAATAATGGAATCAAATTATCAAAACTGTTTAAACACAATAAAATCAAGAACCACAATTACTATAAAAGAGAAAAATAAAATTCACGATTTGACTAAAGATCTAAATGAAGAATAAATCAAACTCTTATTATATATTTCTTCCAGAAGATGATTTAGAAGATGTAGAGTACGACGAACACTTACTTGGAGAAATTGATTGTAACAATACATTCTGGACAGGAACAGGTATAAGAATATTAATGAATATAACTAAACAGCATCCAGAATTAATTGAATCTGTTATTATCAAAGACCAAAATAATAAAACAATAACAGTTGAACAATTTATGAAAACAATCGAAAAATTAAAAATAAAAAATAGCATTTAAACAATATAATGCCAAAAAAATATATATTCTTCTTAGAAAGTGATATTAAACGAGCAATGAAGTGTACACAGTCTAATATGGCCGCTGCTCGTTATCTTGGTATCAACTATCTTACTTATAAGAAATATGCTAAGATGTATTTTGACGAAAATGGAGTCTCATTATTTGACTTACATTTAAATCAATCTGGGAAAGGAGTAGTAAAACCATGGATGAGTGGAGGTTCTCATAATAAAACATTTCCGATACACGGTATATTAAATAATCAGTTTCCAAAATATCCATTACAAAAATTAGGACAAAGATTAATAAGAGAAGGAGTAATGTTACCTAGATGTGCTTTATGTGGATGTGAAGAATTTAGAATTACTGATAAAAAATATCCATTAATATTAACTCAAAAGAATAATGATGAACATGATTATAGAATTGAAAATTTAGAATTTTTATGTTATAATTGTTATTTTTTAACTGTAGGTAATTTCGATAAAACTTTATTAAAAAATATGAAGGGATAAAATATGAACAAAGAAGAGGTAGCTAAAAAAGTAATTGACATAATTAACAATGCAGACTATGTTGATCCGGCCGAATACATTTATGATGGTCAAAAATTTTTAGATGTTACACTACGAAGAGGAGAAGATGTTTCTGGACATTTATTTGATTTATATAATACATTATTAGATCCGAATTCTTGGTGTGAAATTGATAATTCTTTACAACCTGCTATAGATTTATTAAAACAGTATTTTGATGAAAATCCATATAAAAATACAAACGAAACAAACATTAATTTTCATCAAGTTGTCGAAAATAGTCAATGTTTTGATAGTTTAGAACAGATATTAAATTATGTGTCATTTATTAGTAAAGATGAATATCTAAAAATAGGGTTAGAAAATACTATTAAAAATGGATATAAATTAGTAAAGGAATAAATATGTTAATAACTTTAGTATTTGTTTTTTGTATGTTATATTTAGTTATTTTAATTAACATAAGAAGATCAAAATATTGTGATTTATATATTAATATTAATAAATTATGTAGCGAATATAATCAGTGGCAATTTAGAAATGGATTAAATTATTTTGATAATAAATTTGAAAACGCGTATCACTTTTGTAGAAATGAATTCCCCTTAGAAATTACTAATAAATTATTGTTTTCACTTAAAAAATTAGATATGAAAACATTATTTACTAATGATATGAAAATCAAATTTGAAAAATATTTAATGGATAATAGATAATAATTAAAATATAATTTTACAAAATGGAAGAAACACCAAATAATAAAAAATCAAAACGACCAGTAAATACAAATACTACAAAAGATAATAGATTGTCAGATAAAGATATTAATCAAATAACAGCTACTAAAATAATATATAGTAATGCTAATGAACTACATAAATTCTTTGAATCAAATAAGGATAATACCAAAGAATTTATTATAAAAGAAATAGCTAAAAATTTAAATAATATTAAAAAACAAGATATTATATTATTTGAACTGGAAAGTGTAATGTATAATAATAGTAATATTGTTTTGAACTTACCAAGAACTGAATGGGTAAATGCGTTGGAAGATATACGTAAATATTATGAAAGTAAATTAGAATCGATTAATGCACAACAAACCGATTTTGAAAAATGTACAGAAATAAGAGAATTAATAAAAAAATTAAATAGAAAAATAAATAAAAATAACAAATTAAAAAAGGAGAAATAAAATTATGAGAACAGACGAATTTATCTATTACAATGTAAATGTAAGTTTTAAAGTAGAAACAGATGAAGGTAAAGAAAAGAAAATCAAAGAAAAATATCTTGTAAAAGCCATCGGATGTACCGACGCAGAAGCAATAGTTACTAAAGAGTTTACTGGTACAAACGATTTTAAAGTTGAATCAATTGCAGAAACTAAAATTATCAATGTTTTAGAAGCCGATATGAAAGATGAATAATAGTGAAGCAACTATTCGATTTGAAGAATTTTTAAAATCAATTGGAGGTATAGAAAATGGGATGTATCTCAATAGACCTCCAATTGTTGTTCGTTATTTCTTTTCTGTAGGAGATGGTTGGTTACCAATGATTCAAGAACTTATCGAAAAACTTATTCTTTTAGGTTGGGATAAAAAGATTTGTCAAGTTAAAGAAAAGTTTGGTGGACTTAGATTTTATGTAGTTAATAATACCAAAGAAATTTCTGATTTAATCAAAGAATACGAAGTAAAATCATTTAAAATTTGTGATGTATGTGGGTGTGACATTTGTAAAACGAGTTCTGTAAATGGCTGGATATATTCTAGATGTGAAAAACATAGACCAGAAGAACTTACATCGTGTTTACAGTCAAAAGATAACTAACTATGAAAAATATATTTATAAAAAATTGTTGTGATGGATTGTATAATTCATTTGATGTGCATTTTACAAGTGTTTGTGATAATAAATGTAATCATTGTATTGATTTAAAATATAATGGTTTTGGAATTAAAAAACCAGATGTAGATTCAATAGTAAATACAATTATTGAAAATCAAAATGGATATGATGATGTTTTATTTTTAGGAGGAGAACCATGTATTTATTTAAAGGAATTGGTTGATTGTATAGAACAAGTAAAATCAAAAACAAATTTAAAAATATATGTAACAACATCTGTTCCTAAAATATGTAAAGATCGATTTGATTTATTTACGAAACTACTCGAATTAGTTGATGGAATAAATTTATCAGTACAACATTATAAAGAAGAGATTGCAGATAAAATTAGAAATGTATCATCAAAATATAATAGACAAGAATTTTATAATAGTTTATCTTATAAAGAAAAAATAAGAATAAATTTAAATATTGTAAAACCATATTTATATACAAAAGAAGATATTACAAATTGTTTGATACATTATGATAAAATGGGATTTAATGAAATAAAACTTTCAGAAATACAACATGGAAAAGATTATTATGTTTCTTTTGAAAAGATGTTTAATATTAAGTTAGGATCACCATTTTATAGTGGTTGTCAAAAATATTTAAAAATGGATAAAATAATTCCAAATTTTAAAACACCTGTATTATTAAAACGTTCATGTTTTATGTGCGAAGAAACATTGAAAGCTTCTTTTATGGACGGTGTAAAAGTTGGATATAGATTATTTAGACCAAATAACAAAAATAAATATGGTGTTATTTATGAAAATGGATGTTTAACAAATAAATGGAGATAAAATTATGTTTACAAGAATTTTAAGAAAAGTAGTAAAGAAATTAGAAAATAGTAGAAACGGACATTGTTCTGGTGATATTGATGGAGGTGGTGGAACTGGACATTGTTATTAATAGTTCCGTACCCGTCCGTATATATCGCTTTGAGGGAAGCGAATTTCCCAGATCGATGGATCGGCCGATGTGTAAATTATGCCGTTTCTTTTGGAAGTCTCTAAATTGTAAATGTTTGGAACATAGCCCTTTAGCTGATCAAATTGATTGTAAAAGCGAAGAGAAATCACACTTTGAACTCCCACAGTATTAGCAATTACTTGAACTACTTCGTTTTTTATGATTGGCTGATTGATTTGCCATTTATCTATATCAAAGTAAGATTTTACATTATCTATCGCTCTTAATAATACTTCACTTGCAATATAGTTACTTAATACAGTTATTTCAAACGACACAGCAATATTAATTACAAAGGCATCCTTTATATTAATACTATCAGTTAACATTTTAAATTTACTTAGATAAGTTTTTAAATTTTCTTTAATGGCTGTATTTGTTTGTACCAGTTGTTTCTGACTGTTATAAGATAATATATATAAATTTAATGCTAATGGATTTGCTATTCGTTGACTATAATCAAAAAAGTTTAATTGATCATCTTGAGTAATATATGCTTTAGCTATGCTTCCAAATTTAGCTGGCATAGAATAAGTTCTGATAATATAATCTTCCAATGTAACAGCTCTATCTTGAGCAATAAAGAAACTCATAGCATTATCTCTTATCTCATCTACTGATTCAGCTCCTCTACCACCTGTAGCATTATTTAAATTGGTACATGATACTGATTGTTTTATTAATGCTAATACATTTGGGTTAATAGATTGATCACTTGTAAAGTATTCTATATTAGAAATTGTTTGAAGTGTATTTGCTGGAGTATTTGATTGTATCCCTCCTCCTACTGTATATTTTACTGTTAAAGTAGTATTAACTGGAACCTGTCCATAACTCTTTGTATATAAGAAATTAGCTGGATCCCATGTAGTATTGATTTTACTTAAACCACCCATAAATGGAAGTCCTACATTATCTGGATTAGGAGTAATTATCTCATCTGGCATTACACTATTACCACTTCCAAATCTCAGTTCCAGTTTATTATCTGATGTATATCTTGTTATAAATCTTTTGCTTACTTTTAATTGTTTTAATAGATAAGGAGTTTGATTTTTATATGTTGCTAGTTCTGGACTGTTAGTTGTTGTATTAGGTTGATCTATAAATATTGTATCCTGTGCTAAGAAAGGAACTTCATACCAATTATTACCATTACTATCTACCACACTATCAATTGATATAATACTGGTATCTGGTATTGTTACTGATATATAAGGATCACTAGCACCGAAGTTGAATTGAATTGTTTTCTGAACTCCAGCTTCTACTTGTACTTGTTTCATTAACAAATAGTAATCTATTATCCCTGTTGTTTCGTTTAATTTATATACAGTAATATCAGTAGAATCATTTGAACCAGAAACAGCAAAGTTAATTGTATCTGTGGTATGAAATATTACCTGACTATTTTCATTAGAAGTAATTTCCATATTAGGTTTAATAGCTAAAGCATAACTCCAATCCGGTGTAGTTGAATTTGCTATTTGTATTGATGGTATTATTTGATATATGTTTAAAGTTGTTCTTGCTGGATATGTAGGTCTTGGTTTATATCCCATTGATTGAGCTATATCTAATATGTTTGCTCTTTCTGTTGTTTGGCTAAATAAGTTTTCTTTTAAATTATAATCAGTATAATAAGATAACACATCACCAATATATGATCCCATTTCTATGAACATCATATTTGGATCACCTTCGTTTAAATCATTGAAAGTGTTCTTATAGTAAGTCTTAGCAAACGCTATAAGATTTTCTTTAAACTGATTAAAGTCTTTCCCTAGGTAATTAATGTCTTTATTATTTTGATTATTGTTTGCCATTTAGTTTTATCCGTTGGTAATTGGTAATGTCAGAGTATCTTTTTTATTATATAGTTCAACTGAAAATTCAATATGTATATTTAATGTGTATTCTATTTTTGGATCGTTTGTAATTGAAATATCATCTATTGTTACAAATGGCATCCATCTCGATACAGAATTTCTTACTAATGTTTCTATATCTATTTTATTTTTATTAGTGTCGTTTTCAAATAACCTTCTTCTTAATCCACATCCATATTCTGGAAGCATTATTCTTTCTCCTGGTTCTGTAAGTAGTAGATTTTTTAAATTGGTTTTTATTTGATCAAATGTTAAATAGTTACTCTTGAAATTCATATTGTTGTCAGTAGTAATAGGTAATGATAATCCGATAGCTATATCAGTTTCAAAATCTAAGGGATTAATACGAGTTTCAACAATATTTGACATTGGTTATTTATTCAATTTATTAAGAATATTTCTTATTTTATTTTCTATTAATTTTTCTAATTTTATTTGTTTATTTTCATATTGTGTTGGTTTACTTGTAGTATCATCTGGATCTTGGTTTGTTCCTTCTTGTTGATCTAAATTAATAAAATCTAACCAATGTTGATCAGTTTCATAATCCCAGAATATTTTACAATGTGGATGACTATCAACAAATTGTTTTACTTCTTCATATAATAATTTTGGAGTTCTTTTACACTTCAACACTTTTAACCCTTCTAAATTCCAAATGGGTTTTAAAGTTTTTACTAATGAAAAAGTAATATCCAAATATTCTAAATCTTTACTATTCTTAAAACAGTCTAAACTTTCTATTGATGTATTATTAAATATAGCTTTCTTTAATTTAGTCAATCTAAATAACGGAGAGATATTAACTAAATCAAAATGACTAGCATCTATCGACTCTAAATTTATCATCTTGACAATATCTTCTACTGTAGGTTTAGTCTTTATACCAATAGCATTCTTTAAGACACATTTTAAGTCCTTGTCTAAGGAGTTCCACCACACAATTAAATCTTTTTTATTAGCTTCCATTTTAAAATTCGGGCAAGCCTCCTTTCTTTTTATAATTATCTACCTTGTATGTCTTAGTTAATGCATTCTGTAAAAATGACGGAATAGCATTTGTATCTACTTTACCTTTTAAATCTTCTGGGATCATCTCGTTAATATTATTCTTACGTTTTTGAAATACTTGATTCAGACTTGGGATATTAGCAGAAGCTACTAATGGTTCTCCATCTTCATTCATATTTACAACTGGAATATTTTGTTTCATTGATGGCCAAGATTGTGCCATATTAGCGGTAAACGTTTCTCCTCCAGCTTGAATATTTTGCCAATTTCCTTCGTTATATGTTTCTTGTAATATATTATTAAACATTGGATTTTTTGTATTTACTGGTAGTGGTTTTTTAGTATTGGTATTAGTATTAAAATTTGCTGGTTTTTTATGATTAATAGTATTGTCTTCTATTCTCATCATTTCTTTAAAAGTAGAAACTGGTTTCTTAGTGGGTTTAGTTTTCGTTTCCGATAAAAGTTTTTGAAATTCTTTAGCTACTTGAGTTTCAATTTTAATATCAACATATTCTTTTATGAACTTAATTATTTGTTTCTGTTCCTGAGTTGTCATGGTATAAAAATTAGAAATTTGTTTTATATTTATATAAATAGTTAAAAAATAATTTAAAATAAATTTGGTAATGTGAAATATTTTAGTTAATTTTGTGTTTAAAATAAAAAATAAATATGAAAACAAATTATTAACGAAAAATTTTAATTAAAATGACAAAAAAAGAAGTAAAACTAAAAGCAGAAACACTACTGAAAGAAATCAGTTTTAAAGCACCTTTACATTATGAAGAATGTATTGAATTAGCATTGTTAATAGTAGATAAGATTTTAGCTGAACAACCAACATATAAATATTGGGAAACACACGATGATGAAACACCGTCTGCTGTTACAGTTTGGAATGAAGTAAAATCTGAATTAGAAGCACTAATGTAGTATCAGTACTAACAACTATATAAAATCAGTATTATATATGAAATATTTTAGTTAATTTTGTGTTTAAAATAAAAATAATTATAAATAATTTAAAATTAAACAAAATGAAAAATGTATTAATTAGTATCGGAATTACTATTGTTATGATTTTTAGCAATATAATTCTTTGGAACAAAACAGCTTACAGAGATGTAGAACTGTTGAAAATTAAATCACCTAAATTTATTCAAGAACGCGGTTTTAAAGTAACTTCTTACGATGGATATGAAGGATCAATGATTCATGGTGGGTATACTTGGTATCAAGTTAGAGATTCATCTAATTATCTTTATAATATGGCTATTGGTGAATGGAGAGGTGAATTAATGATTTACAATCAAACTTGCTTAAATGCTGTTCAGAATAGCAAATAGTTATTAAAAATAATAATATAAAAACTATTAAAATATGGAAGAGATATTTAAAAGATACGAATTACTTAGTAAAGAGGTAAAATATATAATTCCTTTTGTTTCCAATTGGGAAGTATTTGACTTTGAGAATTTACAAAAATTTTTAGACGAAATGAAACAAAACATTGATTAACAACACCCTTATATCTAATCTTCAACATATCTTAGGTCCCGGAACTCTTAATAAAAAAGGACAGATTAAATTCTTCTGTCCCGTCTGTCATCATCATAAACAAAAATTAGAAGTATGTATTGATGATAGTCTTCCAAAATATCAAAATTGGAATTGCTGGACATGTGGTCAGCAAAAAGGAACAAAAGGTAAAAGTATATTAGCTTTATTTACAAAATTAAATGTAACTGATAATAAACTATTAGACTATGCTAAAAGTATTAAAAAATCATCTCCTAGTAATAATAAACCAATAATTACTATCGATAAAGATGCTCAAGGAAATGAAAAAAAGGTAATAGATTTATTCGAACCAAAAAGAAATAATACAAACAATAAAAAAATTAACCTACAACTCCCAAAAGAATTTATTCCTTTATATCGAGAAAGCAAACATAATATAAGAACTAATATAGAGTATAAAAATGCTTTATATTACTTATTAAATAGAGGAGTAACTAAAGATGATATAATTAGTTATAGAATAGGATATTGTGATAATGGTGATTATAGTAATAAAATAATCATACCAAGTTTTGATAGTAACAATCAATTAAACTTCTTTGCTGGAAGAGCTTACTATGAAGATGATCCTATAACTCATAAAAATCCACAAATATCAAAAGATATAATAGGGTTTGAAAATAGAATAAACTGGAATTATCCAATTACATTAGTAGAAGGAGGTTTCGATGCAATTGCTACTAAAAGAAATGTTATTCCATTATTTGGTAAAACTATTTGTGAATATTTAAAGTTAAAAGTTATTGAAAATAATGTCTCTGATATTTATATTGCCTTGGATAATGATGCTATTAATGATGCTATAGAAGTAATTAAATATTTCATGAGTAATGGTATTAGAGTTTTTACTATAAGATTAGATGTTAAAGATCCAGCTAAAATAGGATATTATGGTATGATAACACTTATTAATAATGCTAAACAAACAACATTTAAAGACTTAATAAAAATGAAATTAAATTTAAAATAAATTTGGATATTAAAAATATTGTATTTATATTTGTAGAGTAAATTTAAACAATTAAAAATATATATTATGAAAAAGAAAAAATTAAGTAGACCAGAAATTCTTAAAACAGTTGCAACATTAACTGAATATTCTTTACCACATGTTTATAATGTTAATAATGGAAAGAGACATAATAGACTTATCAGTAATATGATCATGGATATCAGTAATTTAAATAAATCAAAATCAAAAGTTTTACAACCAAAGTAAAATAATTAATTTTAAATATAAAAATTATTAGTGTTGTTAAGATCACATCAGCACTAATAATACTTATAAATATATGTGATCAAAAATTTAAACTATTTAAAAAATGGAAACAGAAAACATTGAAAAAACAGAAGAAAAAAATGAAGGAGCTTTTTATAGTTCTTTAAAAAGAAACAATAAACAAATCAGAGACGATCGTGCATTAGCGATAGTTGATATTGCACAATTGAAGTACAAAAGAAAAGTTGAAGATTTAGAACTATCTATTAAAGACATGAAAAGAGAACAAGATAATATGCTTGATCTTTCTCCAACAAATTCTCAAAGTCTTATTATTGCTAGTGATTTTAATGCCGATGCTTATATTACAAAAGATTTAGAATTAGGAGTAAAAATCCGCAATGAAGAAATTAAATTTGAAATCGCAACTAAAAGATATGAATATTTATTTGGAGGAAACAAATAATGGGGTATGGTAGTTATTCATTAAATGATAGATCTGTAAGAGCCGATAGTATGGGTTTTTATACTAAATCTATAAGCGAAGTATTTGAATCCAAAAATCTTAATGAGAGTATGAATCCTAAAAATGTAACATTAAGGGAATCAAGAGATTCAAAAGAACATCCAAATAGTATAGCAATTATACTTGGATTAGATGTTACTGGATCAATGGGATATATTCCTCAAGAACTTATTAAAGATGGCTTACCTACAATTATGGCAAATATTATTGAACATGGTAATCCAGATCCACAGGTAATGTTTCTTGCTATTGGAGATCATAAAGTTGATAGAGCGCCGTTACAAATATCACAGTTTGAATCAAATGATGAACTTCTCGATCATTGGTTGACAAAAACTTGGTTAGAAGGTGGAGGTGGCGGAAATGATGGAGAATCATATTCTCTAGCTCATTATTTTGCTGCTAAACATACTGTAATTGATTGTCTAGAAAAAAGAAATCAAAAAGGATTTTTATTTACTATTGGTGATGATAAACCACATACTCATTATTCTTCAGAAATATTAAAAAACTTGTTAGGTGATACTGATATTAAAAATAGCTATAGTGATGTAGATCTATTAAAATTAGCTCAAGAAAAATATCATGTTTATCATATTCATGTAGGACCACAAGAAGCTAGTAATGGAGTTAAAAATAGATGGAAAGAATTACTTAATGAAAATTGTCTTATTGTTCCAAATTATAAAGATGTTGCAAAAACTATAGCAGAGACAGTAGTAGCTAATACAAGAACATCAGTAAAATCTACTTGGAATGATGATGTAATTGTAAATAAAGTAAAAGAAGAAACAAACGAAACTGATATTATTTTATGATTAATAAAGCAGTAATTGGATTAGGTTTTGGTGACGAAGGTAAGGGTATAACAACCGATTACCTTTGTTCCAATACCCAAAATTCAGTAGTTATAAGATATTCTGGAGGACAACAAGCTGGACATACAGTTGTTGTTAATGGAATAAAACATGTATTTTCTAATTTTGGTTCTGGAACATTAAGAGGAGTTCCTACATATTGGTCTAAATTTTGTACTATAGATCCATTTGGAATAGTAAATGAATTAAATATTTTACTTAAAAAAGGAATTAGTCCATTATTATATATAGACGAAAGATGTCCAGTAACTACACCATTTGATATTTATTATAATCAACAAACAGAACAAATTAATCAACATGGAAGTTGTGGGGTTGGAGTTGGATCGACTTTAAGAAGAGAGGAACATTATTACTCATTAACATTTAAGGATTTATTTTATCCTTGGGTATTAACTACAAAATTAAATGCTATTAAACAATTTTATAATTTTAAAGAAGATGTATTAATAGATGAATTTTTAAATAGAGTAAATATTGTAATTAATTCTCCTTATATTAAATCTATATTTGGCATTCCTGTATGTTGTAATAGAATATTTGAAGGATCACAAGGATTATTGTTAGATCAACATATTGGTTTTTTTCCTAATGTAACTAGATCAAATACCGGAACTAAAAATATATTAGAAATAGAAGATGAATCAATAGAAAAAAGTATTTATTCTACTCAAATTTATTTAGTTACAAGAGCTTATCAAACAAGACATGGGAATGGTCCAATTACAAATGAAAATATTCCAAATAATATTAAAATAAATGAACATGAAACAAATAAACCTAATATGTATCAAGGATCTTTTAGACGTTCATTATTGGATTTAGATTTACTGGAATATGGAATTAATAAAGATGAATATATAAGTCAATACTGTAATAGTGAAAATTTAAATCTAGTAATTACATGCTTAGATTATGTTGAAAATGATTATCAATTTACATATAAAGGAGAAATAATAAGTTCATTAAACGAGGGAGAATTTATTAATAAAATAAGTAAAATACTTAATATAAATAATGTATATATTAGTAAAACTAATGAATCTAAAAATATAATTAAATTTAAATAAATTTTTACTATTTATATTTGTTTTTTATGTGGAGTAGTATGAAATGACATTAAACAATGAATACAACAAAATTAGATTAAATCTAATCATAAATCATTTTTCAAAAGAATGGTTTGAATTTAAGACTATATTATTAATTGGATTTAAAGATGATTATGTAGTTAATCGTTTGGTAGAATTGAAAGCAAATATAATTAATACGGATTATAAAAATGTAAAATTTGATTTAATAATAAATATAAATTCATTATCTAATAACAATTGGCAAAATGAACTTCAACATTATTTATCTAAATGCAACAATTTAGTTTTAGAAACAGAATTAATTGATTTTGGAAACAATAGTGAAGAGGATGTTGTGTATACCGAATATAATGAAAACGATGTAATATTATCAACTGAATCAATTGAACATATATTTAAAGACGACGATTTTAATTTTAAACGATATAAAGATAAATTATTAAACAACATTAATAAAACAAACAGATTTTGGATCAGTACTAAAAATAATTAAAATGGAAAGACCGTTAAAGAAATTAAAAGATGATGAATTAATTAAATTATTAAAAATTTATTCTAGATGTACTAATTGTACATATAAATTACAACAAGTATCAATTGAAATTTGTTATAGAACAATATTTGAAAATTTTAAAATAACTAACAAATGAAAAAGATAATTCCAATTTATGGTAGCAATGACATTACCATCTATAAAATATCATATCCAGAAAAAGACATTAATAGTTTTATCTACACCCACGAAACTAGATATGAAGGTAAATTTGTAGCTGTCTTACCTTATAAAATAATAGAAGATCGTATTCAATATTTATTAAAAAAAGATATGGTATATTGTTGGTCAGATAAACAACCAATATTATATCCTATCAACTATGGATTTGAAAGTAAGAAATTTGAAAATATGGAAGTATCTATAAGAAATAAAATATTTGAAGAAATAGGTTATAATATAGATATTAATAATGACATAATAGATTTAGGAACTGCTTTCAATAATACATCCAGTGATAGTGAATATTATTTATTTGCAATAGATTTAACAGATATAGAAAAAAGTAAAACAGTTAGTTCAACATGTATCTGGGTTGATAGTATTGAAGATGCTAATGATACGATTTCTTATACTCTTCATTATAAATTATTAAGATACCTTAAACAAATTGATTAATATATTATGAAAAAAGAAGATTTGATTCAACAATTAAATGAGTGTCCAGGTAATCCAGAAATATTCTTTGTTTCTCAAAAAACTCATGTTGTAAGTGGAATAGATGAATTAGAAATACAAGAGATTAAAGATGAAGAAACTGGAGAAGTAGCAGATATATGTATTACCTTATTTGAAAACGGACAACCAACAAATTTAGAATAATAATTATGATAGTGATTTTAGATTTTGATGGAACCGTTGTCAGTCATGAATTTCCTTTAATCGGTAATGATATAGGAGCTGTTCCTGTTTTAAAAACTTTAATAAACAACGGTCATAAATTAGTATTATTCACAATGAGATGCAATAATTATCTAGAAGAAGCTGTACAATGGTTTAGAGTTAATGATATTCCTTTATACGGAATCCAAACAAATCCAACTCAATCCAAGTGGACGAGTTCCCCGAAAGCACATGGGCAGCTGATTATTGATGATATTGCAGCTGGGTGTCCTTTGAAATATGATTCTAAAATATCAGAACAACCATTTGTTGATTGGGACAAAATGAAACAAATATTAATAAATACAGGATGGATAAATTAATATGAAAACAAATAAATCTACAAAATCAAAAATTCACAAACTAATAAAATCTGATATCAGAAAAGATTTTATCAAACAAGGTGGTTTAGATGGTAGATTTAAAGAAAAAGTTATACCAAACAAAAAGAAACAATATAAAAGAAATAAAAAGATAGAAGAAGACTAATCTTGCTTAAAATATTCATGAAAGAATGTTTTAAATCCTGTCAATTAATTTTGATGGGATTTTTTATTTGGATTATTTCAATAAAACAATAAATTTTAATTAATTTTTTACTATTTATATAATGAAATAAAAATCCTATAAATCTTATGTCCTGTAATTAAATCCATACAATAATGAACATTATCCAAAAAGAAGAAACAATCAATTTTCAATTCGATAAAAATACAAATTTAAAAAGATTTTTGGATAAGTTTAAAGACAAACAGATAGTAAGATTTTCGGTTGTAAAATCAAATAACCAATCGGATAAAATAATATGTGACTATGCAGTAGCGGAAAACATCTCTCATCCAATTAAAAACATATTTGAATTTAATAAAAGACAATTTGTAAATAACAGTCAGTTTAATGCTGTAATGATTATTCCAACTGGTATTGGTGTAGAAGTTGGTGGAGATAGTGGTGATGGAAATGTAGCAGCTCGTTTAATAGGTTCGGTAGTAGATAATCTGATTACGCACCCAAACGTCGTAAATGCTGCCGATATAAATGAAATGACACCAAATACTTTATATGTAGAAGGAAGTGTATTAAATTGCTTTATATTAGGTAATATAGGGTTAAATAAAAGTAAAGGAAATAAAATACTATTGTTATATGACAATTTAACACATGATGGAAGAGAAATAAATAATACTATAAAATCATGTTCTATTAATGCAGCTTCTAGTTTAAGAGTTACTTTGGGAAATAATATTGATGTATGTCCAATCGATCTTCCACCTAAATATGATTGTTACTTTAATGATAGAAATATGGCAGTTGGAACGGTTTATAATATTGAATATTTAATTGATATAATTGATAAGTATAAAAATGATTACGATTGTTTTGCTCTCCATACTATTATGAACATGGAAGACAAAGATGTTTCATTTAAATATTTTAATGAAGAAAGTATTGATGTTAATCCTTGGGGAGGACTGGAGGCAATGATATCACATACCATATCAAACATATTAGATATTCCTACAGCACATGCACCTATGTTAGCAGATGGAACTTTTGATTATGAATATGGTATAGTAAATCCGACAAAGTGTCCAGAAACATTATCTAAAACGGAATTGTACTGTATTTTAAAAGGTTTATCATATTCACCAAAAATAATAACTGATAAAAATTTATTCAATAGAAATAGTGTATTAACAAATGAAGATATCAGTTGTTTAATTATTCCAGATAGATGTATTAACCTACCTGTATTAGCAGCTTTAGAGCAAGATATACCTGTTATTACTATTAGTGATAATAAAAACATAATGGAAAATGATATAGATCTATTACCATGGAAAGAAGGTAAATACTTCAAAGCTAAAAATTATTTAGAAGCAGTTGGATATATCGAATGTTTAAAACAAGGGATATCACCTTTTAATTTACAAAGACCAATAAAAGCAACAAAAATTATTAACTAACAGTAAACAAGGAATTAAACGTAATGGAAAACAAATATAATGATTTAACTTCTTTGATAGAAGAATGGAGAAACTTAATTGATTGTGATGATGTTGAAAGAGACATCTGGGAGCGAAAACTTTTAGATTTTATTTATCCAATTAGATTTAAAGAGATTGATGAATTAGATGAGTTAATATTTTTCATGAGAAACAATGATAAGAGTTGGAAGTTTTTACCCGGTAAACCATCATCTAGTAAGTATTTTGAAAAACAACACTTTAATAGTTTTATGGATTATTTTACTAGACGATTATCAACTGATACAACACAAAACATTCAAAATAAAATAATTAATTCATCATTAATAATACCTTGTGAATGTGATATTGAATCAATTGGAAGTGTTATTGATACAAGCAAAATAATTAGACTTAAAAAGAATAGTGAAAATGTTGTAAATACACTTAAAAAATTAGGATTTAATAATATTGACAATTATGGATTTATTAACATGAAATTATTATTAACTTATTATCATAGAATTCATAGTCCTATTGATGGTATTGTTAAACAGATTATTCCTATAGAACAAGAAGATAACTTTTTTGGTGATAATTCTTTGTGGATTGTAGATATAGAAAACAAACAGTTTGGAAATGTTTATATGTTATTAGTAGGTGAAAGTTATATACAAGATTTCTCTTTTAAAATTAAATTAGGAGACTGTATAAACAAATTTGATGAAATAGGAAATTTTAATTGGGGTAGTCAAACTGTAATGCTGTATGATACGACTAAATTTAATAATAATATTTTAGCCAAAGAAAAAGAACATTATTTTGTGGGTGATTTTATTTTTTAATAATAACGAGCACATCCACCTTTATTTAATCTTTTAGCATATCTTGCTGTTGCTTTATCTAATCTTATTTGTGAATTTTTAGAACCCCATCCTTTAGAAATATGTTCTGTATCTTTTGGTTTTGGTTTGCATTCTTTCTTATAAGTTATTCTATCATCTTCGATTTGATAAATAGAAATTTCAGTTGTATTGCAAAACGCTGGACGTGGTTCTTGATATAAATTATCTAATTCTTTTCTTAATTCGCGTATCCATTCTATTGGAAAATTTGGATATATTCCGTTTTGGAAAATTGGTCTTATATAAATATATCCTTTCATTGATCCGGATTTAACGATTTTAACAGAAGTTTTAATTCCTAATTCGTTAAATATTTTCGTTTGGATATCACTTACTTTCATTTTATTATTTTTTAGAAATTATAGTTATCTTTTGAGTAATTTTTCATCGATTGGATGTTCTTGGTTATAATATCGAATAACCAATTCAAAAATTTCTTTATCTTCTATTTTTGTAGGTTTATAAGGTTTATAATTATTATCAAATACTCTTATGTTTAATCTTTGATTTTTATACCAATCATTACTATGACAAACATCATATTCTACAATTAATTCTTGTCCTTCTTTATTTTTATATATACAAACGCTCATATTATTTATTATTTAATTTTTTGTTTAATCTTATTTGATATATTTCCTGTTTTATATTCTTTGGAATTGTAGAATTAAATTGTCTTAATAATTGAAATGCTTTATTATAGTTTCTTTTTGCTTCTTTGTATTTATCACTATTTTTAACCACATCATTTACAAGTCCCATCTCACCTCGATTACCAGCGATAACATTTTGTAATATTACATTTGCGTCATCTACCATTTTATTATAAAACTCACTTAATTCAAAATATTTTTTAATTGTCATCATTGTTTTAATTATTTAACATTACAAATATACAACAATTATTTCATATAACCAAATTTATTTTGAAAAATATTTACCTTTTAATACCCATGTACCTTTAATTGGACTTTCTCCTGCTGGTTTCCAAACAAAATGATAAATTTTATTAACTATTGGGTTTACTTTTTCAAGTTCTGATTTATAAGTTGAAAATGCACTATTCATTTTAGTAGCATAATTATTTATAATATTTGCACCTACACCTCTTGCTTCTGGTGATTTTTTTCTAAATTCATCCCGTTGAATGCATAATTGAGGATCTATTTCTAAATAAATAATCGAATTTAAATAATCTTGTGTAGCTGTTTCTTTAAACCTTTTCAATACAAAATCAGGATAAGCAGCTACTGTATCGTATATAATATTATGTCCGCTTGTATAAATTTTATCTTGAAATATTTTATCTGATTCTTGCCTTGCAAAATCTCTGATATCAAAAAAATTAGAATAATATGATTTATTTATCTTATAATAGTTATGAAACTTAGATGAATAATTTAAATTTTCATTATTTTTAAACCAGTTCCAATCAGTTTTTATTTTTTGATTTACTTTTCCATTATCTTCATATTGCATCGAATTCAAAACTTCATTAAATTTAAATTCTAATGATTTATCAAACAAATCATATAAAATCGAATAATCACTTTGTGCTGTCCTATATTGTAGTTCCTTAACTTGATTATCAGAATTAACAACATGATAAGAACTTAATTCTGGAAAATATTTTTTAAGTTCATTATTTATAAATGTAGATTTTCCTGACGCCGGTAAACCCATTAAAACAACAAGTTGAGGATGAATTCCACTTAGAGCTTCTATTAAAATTTGTTTTAGACTTATCATATTTATATAAATAGTAAAAATAAATTTTATTTTTTGGTAGAGTGTTCATATAATGGATATCCTTTTATTTTTGCAATTCTTTGATTAAATTTAGCCCACAAATCTAAATCTTTAAACTCAATATGTAATGTTCCTTTCTTATATGCTTTAACCCTAAAATAAGTCCAATCAAAACATTTACCCCATTCTATATTACGTTCGAATAATTTACTATTTGGATAATCTTTTATTTTATTAGTAATATAATCTAATTTATTATTTCTAATAGTAACATCAAAATCATAATTTTTCTCATTAAGAAAATTACCTTTATCATCGACTAAAAAATATTTATTTGAAATAAAATCATCCAACGAAACTAAATTACTATAATTATCTCCTGATATATAACATAATGCTTTAACAAAATCTTCAATTAATTCAAATGTTGATGAAGAATAAGTACTTCTACTAATTTCTCCACTCCAACCAGGACTAATACAATAAGGTGTTATGAATTTTTTATTTAATAAATAATAACTATTTGTTTTCCATCCTTCAACATGATATTTATTCTCATCGTAATGTTGAGTTATTTTATCAAACACTTCTAACAAGGCTTTATCCATTCTTTGTCCTGTTGTACCAATTATTACTTCTACCATTCTATATATGTTTTTCATAGTAAATGGAAAATTCTGTTGTTCTTCAATAAATTTATTTATATCTTCTTTAAGACTTTTAGTACTATATTTCTTTAAGTTAAATTTGTCAAATAAAAACTTCCAAGCTGATTTTTGTAAATCCTTTTTAAATTCACTTCTTTTAATTTCTTTATCTCCATTCTTACAACTAAAAGCAATAGTCGAACTATAAAATCCACTGAGTACACTATTTAATTCTACAGCTGATTCAATTTGTTTATCATAAATTTTAACAGCCTGTATATATCGTTGAACTATATCTTTTACAAAGTCATATTTTACTAATCCATTTCCTTGAGCTGTTTCTGGTTCATCTTCCATAAAAAATCCTTCGAACTCAGTATTGTAATCGCTTGATGGTTTTGTTAATTTAACGCAACTAATATTTATATTTGTCTTTCTTTCTGCTGTTGAGAAACAATCTCCTAAATCTTCTGAGTAACCATAGTTATTAATAATTTCTTTGAGTTCTTGTCTTGTACTACTATATCTATCATTTTTAATTGTTTCCGTATTACATAATGAAATGATCTTACAACCTTCTGGAGCTATTTGCCAAGCATGTAATATATGCCGTTCATCAGCACTAAAAGGTGGGTTCATTATTATATAGTTAATATGACTCACATCTTCTGATTTTACTTTTAAAAAGTCATCACTAATAAATGTACTTATTGGTTTAAGAATAGTAATAAATTCTGGAACTCGTTCACAAGTTAATACCTGTTTAGTATTATGCTTACTACAATACCGAACAATATCACCTATACCAGCACTTGGTTCTAATACCACTTTATCAGTTAAATCAATATCAAATAAAATATGATCTAATACTGATTCTGGAGTTGGAAAGAAATCTTTGTTAAAAATTGAATATTTATCGTTCATTTTGTTTGTTTTAAATTATAATACAAATGTACAAAAAAGAAATTACATTACCAAATTTATTTCAATAAAAAAGACTACCAACCTAAATCGATAGTCTTAAAATGAATGAAAATATAAAAAACAAAATCCTAATCAATAATCGTCATTATCATTACCCTGACTATTGTGACCGTATTTATCTTCGTCAACAATATCAAACTCTTCTTCAATATCATCATAACTCCTGTAGTTCATATCTGGTAGATACAGTTGTCTTAGGTCATATAACTGTTCTATACCATTATCTATTTCATCATCTGTATCAAAATATCGATTACAGAAATCTGTTATTTCTTTGTCTGTTAATTCTTCTATACAGTCAAACATGTAAGAATAAAATTCTGGTACATTGTATTCATAATGTTTTGCTTCTACTATAATAGTTAGAAAGTCATCTATGTTAGCTTTTACTACTCTCATCTTCCTTGTTGTTTAAATAGTTTTCTTTTAATGTTTCAATTAATTTAGTTATTTTTTCTTGTGTATTAGCGTTTGGTTGTCCGATTAGCATTTTAATAGCACAGTTTATACAATATGATTGTGGTACAATTACGCAAGCATTATTAATATTAACTATTTCTATTTCTTTATTAGCTATAGCATTTTGTAATGTATCTGGTATATCATTTACACTAAATATATTATTTCCAATTATACCACCTCCGGTATTTCCCGGTATAACTACATTTCCTATGAACTCTAAAAAATCTTGTGGGTTTTCTGATTCATAGTTACATTTGTCACAAATGTATATTTCTTTATATCTTTTCATTTTTATTGTTTATTTATTTTAATTTTTATTATAAATGCGTCTTCCATATTCAGCTATTAAAATTCCATCTGCGTCTTTGTGCTTCGTTATTAAAGTTTCATGTTCTGGAAATAATCTTTTTCCTATTGTCATGCTATCAATTTTTAATTGTTCTTTTGTAGATCCTATCGGTAATAGCATTCGTTGAAATAGCTTTGAGTCAGTATATTCGTATGAATATTTTAATTGTTCGATTACAATTAATGTTGATTCCAATGCTCTTACTCCAGAAATAGTTGCAGAAAATCTTGCTGGATTGACAAGTGGGCGCTCTAATAATACATGACATTTATATTCTTTAAATTGTGCTAAAAAATTATAAAGCTCATCATGTTTAATTCTACTGATATTTCCCTTTTTCTTTGTATAGTTTTGTGAAGAAAATGATGGAGTTTTGATAAAATATGTTTTGCCAGTAACACAATTAATAACACCAATGCTACCCGAGGTACCGTTATCAACGCCAATTACAATTTCGTATAACATATATCTAAAATTTTATAATTGAATAAGTTAATCCCAAACCCAAAAATATCTGTGCTTTTAAGTTACCTCCTAATCCAACTCCTACAAACGGACCTAATCCAAATCGTTTTTTATTAGCTACTTTTTTAAGTTCTTTACTATCATTTATATCTATTATAGCACCATCTAAATGAGTAATTGTAAAACCTGGATAATCACTTCTCACATATATTTCTAATTTACCTTTATTTTCTTTAATACCTGTTATTAAACTTATTCCAATTTCATTCTTAGTAAGTAATGTTCCTTTTGATGTTGGAGGTAAAATTTTACAATCTAATACAGTCTGTCCATTTAATATTTGATAGTTTAATTTATCTTTGGTAAAGTATTCACTGTAATCCCATTTTACTAAATATTTATCATTACCTAATGAAATAATAGTATCATGAATATATATAGTATCATGTACAATTTTAATTATTTCTTTTATAATTACTTTTACTTTACCCTTTTCTAGTTGGAGTTCATTATATAAATCTTTATTTTGTTTTTCTAAGTTAGATTTATCTGTAATAAGAATAGTTCTATCATATTCCAGTTTTCCATTTTTAGTTCTTTCTGTTCGTAAACTGTCAGTGTAATAATCTATATTGTTTTGAATTTGTGCTTTATACTGATTGGTTTTAGAACATTGTCTAAAGAAGAGTACTATAAATACAACGGATATTATTAATAATATAAATGTATAATTTTTTGTAATGTAATTAATTATTTTTTTCATGTTTTATTTTTGATTTTTAATAAAATTAATAAAATCTATTTTTAATTTATCGCCTATAAGTTCATATATTTTATTATATTCTAATTCATTAAACATTTCTATATCTTGTTGTGTTTCAATAGACCAAGCAAATGAAATTAATTTTTTTGATTTAAAATTATATGGATCGTGTATACATTCTCCAATTATAAATTCAAATTTCCCATCGATTGAAGGAATGTTATCTTTGTTAATTTTTAATTCTACTGTTTCCATAATTTTATTTATTTTTTATTCTTTTTAAACTTAATCTTAAATGTTGATAAAAGTAACGTCTGAAATTTAACACCAATTTTATTCGACCAAATCTGATTTCCATTTCCGTTCATCGGAGTATTTGAAATTATTACGACTTTATTATTGCTTTTAAATATTGGCAATAAATCTATTAACATTAACTGATTTTCATTAAAGTCATCAAATACAAATATAGCATTTTCGTATTGAGCTATTAATTGAGAATAGGCTTTTATTTCTGAGTCTTCAATAAATGTAATATAACTATTATATTCTAACAAGTCAATTCCAATAGGAGAAAAATCTACATTATTTTCATTTGCTAATAACGATAATAATATTTTTTTAGTCATTACTATGTTAGGAGAATGGATAATTATATTTCGATTAGTTAATGTTTTACAAAGATATAATACATACAATAGTGATATTGTAGTTCCACCTATCTGTTTTGATTTAAGTAAAAATAATTTATCGTAAGCTAAAAGAAATTTTAAAAACTTTAGTTGATGTTTATAAATTGTAATATCATACATATTAGCAAGAGATGGATTTGTTAAATCTGGTACTAATATCTTAAACATAGAAGATATTTCACTTGCTACTCGTTTTGTAATTTTATCAAATTTTATGGATTTAAAGAAATTCAATTGTTAAATAATTTAAATTTTTATTTTAATATACAAAATTATTTTTGAATTTCCAAAATTTAAATAGCAACATCGTCAAAATTATTAGTTGGTGGAACATCTGTAGTAGAATCAGTAAGTAATTCTTTTTTACTTGTTTTTCTTCTTTTTGGAGTGTTATTATCTGTATAGTCGACTGTTGGATAGATTGTTTTATCTTTATTAAAAAATGTAGCAATTGTTTCTAATCCAATCATTGATGCACTTATTCCTAACGCTGTTAATACAGTAGCATCATACATACCCAATGATATTAATATCATACTCCATATAAATCCAATGCCACCAAATACCCGTTTAGATGATATTTTACCATGACTACTAAATATTTGAAATAGAATTTTATTCATAATTTTAAATTATTTAAATATGTATCCGTGAAATGATTTATTAGATAGATTACCATTTACATTCTTTAAAGACTGTTCCATACGAACTAAAAATGATTCCATTGATACTGCTATTGGTAATAATACTGTATATACTCTAATTAAATTGTTTTCATATATTGGTGATGTTAATATATCTTTTAATCCATTTACACCTATATCATTTTGATTTTCGTTATATGATTTCCAAACTGAACTTATTATAAATGATGCTATTCTACGTTCTTCTTCTGTTCTCGCATCTTTTTCAAAATCAATAATACATTGTGTTATTCCATTATAAGATATATCTATTATAATTTGTTCTAATTCATCGGTTCTTAAGCATTCTAAATCTTCTCTTAATATAAGTTCTTTAATACTTTTTTCGATAAAATTAAGTCTGTATTTCATTAATAATTTTATAGTATAGTTTCTAGCATCGTCTCCAAAATTTAGTATATTAAGTTTTATATTTCTTAAATAATTTAAATGTGTAAAGAAATAATGTTTTTCTAAATCCTTTTTTGTTATTTTATATTCCTTGGATATACTTCTTATATTTTTTATCCATTTAAATATATTATATTTTTCTAAATATGCTAAAAATTTATTTAGATATTTAAGTAACAATATAATAATAACAATTATTCCAATATATAATATAATATTTGGTGAAAAATTTGTCGTTAAATAGTCAAACATTTTATTCAAATCCATCTCTTAAATTTTTATCGATTTATAATATAAATAGTAAATTTTTATTTAATTAATTTTTAACAATTCTAGAACCAATTTCATATAGATACCCAACAATTTCTTCACTTTGCTTTATTAATAATTCATTAATTTTTTCGACTTGTTTTTTTTGTACCTCTATTATTTGTTTTTGATTATCAATTACTCTCATTCTATTAATTACAAATATTATAAAAATTATTAATAATAATATAATTATAATAATAAATGTAATTATTATTTTTTGTTGATGATTTTTATTGTACTGAACTTGATTTGTTATTGTAAGATTTTTAATCAAAAGTAAATTCTTTTCTGTTTGATATTGTGTTTCTATTTTAGCTATGTTTTTTTGATATGTTTCATTATTTATAATATCAAATAAAGTTTTACATCTTTCATACGATTCTAAAGACGCTTTATAATTTCCTTTAGCTTTATAAGCCATCCATAAATATTGTAATGCCCACGCTTCTTTATCTTTTGCTTTTATTTCTTGTGCTAAATCAATACTTTTATTTGCATATTCTATTACTTTATCATAATTTTGTTCTTTAATATAACAAAGGGATATTAATCCATAATAAACTGACAATTTATTTTTATTATTTATTTCTTTACTTATTTGTATTGCTTTGTTATAATAATAATGTGCTATATCATATTTATTATTATCCATATTTGTAACAGCTATACTATTATAACAATTAGCTATTCCATTTTTATCTGATAGTTGAATAAATATTTTTAACGCTTTATTATAGTATATTATTGACGTAAATTTTAATATTTTATCTGCCTTGCTTTGTTCGTGTAATAATAATCCATATCTATGATATAAATTTGCTAAACCATTTAAATCATTAATTTCTATATAAATATTTTTTGATTGATTATAATAATATAATGCTTTTTTAAAATTTTTAGTGGAAAAATAATAATAACCAATATTCATATTCACATCTGCAATACCTTTTTTAAAATTAATACCTTCAAATATTTTTATTGATTTAAGAAAGTATTCCATCGCTTGATTATAATTACCAATATTATAGTGGGCTTTTCCTATATTTAAATAAAACGAACCAATACCATTAATATAATGAAATTGTATAGCATATTTTAATCCTATATTTCCAAAATAAATTGCTGTATCTGGATTGGAATTTTGATATTGTTCACATAAATTAAGATATATATTCACCTGAATTATTTTATTAGAATCAGCTGGATAATGTTGATTGTTTGAATATATATTATTTGCTAATAATATAAATATAGTAATTATTATTATTTTAATTAATTTCATTTTTCTTTTAATCTGTTATGTTTACAAAATGTAATATATCTGTTCCATCGTAATAATTTAATCTAAATGTTCCATCACTTTTATTATAAATTGTACAATTATAAGCTCCATATACATAAGTTGCCGATGTAAAATCTATATTATTAGGACAATATTCAATATTATTTGATTGAAAACTATCTCCAATTATATTTGAATTAAAACCATCTCTAATATTATTTGATTGAAAACTATCCCCGATTGTATTTAAATAAAAACTACTTCTAATATTATTTACAGAGAAGCTATTTCTAATATTATTTGAATAACAACCGTCTCCAATTATATTTGAATTAAAATACTCTCTAATATTATTTGATTGAAAACTATTTCCGATTGTATTTGAATAGAAGCTATAACCAAATATATTTGTATTTCCAATTGTATTCGATTGAAAACTATCACCAATCGTATTCGATTGAAAACTATCACCAATTACGTTTGATTGAAAAAGTCTTCCAATATTATTTGATTGAAAAGTATCACCAATTACATTTGAATAACAACTAATTCTAATTGTATTTGAATAACAACTATCACCAATTGTAATAGTATAACCATCAGATTTAATATTATTTGAATAGCAAGTACTTCCAAAAACAATATTATTTAGTCTTGAATAGTATCCATTATTGTCAAAGCTAATTATATTAATATGATTATCATAACAATATTCATCGTAAGGTGTAAATGTATAATAATCTAATGGGTCACTCATTGATAGATTAGTTGTTGTAATATCACCGACACTAAATTCACTTGGTGTAGATGTCCAACTATAGTTTTTAAAATTATTTAACCAAAATTGCCAATTAACAGCATCGGAACTAGGATCTGCAATTGATTCACTGTGAGTTGTTTTTGCTTTGTATAAATAATCATTACTTCCTGATACTATATCTTTAGCTGTATAACTACCGGATGAAACCCATCCTGTAGCATTTACTTTCCATCTTCTAAAAATTATATTTCTAAAATCATAATAGCATTCATTATTTCGAATAGTATCCTTACGATATGTAATTAATCCTTTGAATCCATTTACAGGCAATAATTCCGGAGTTATTAAATTCCAACTTGTTCCAGAAAACATATATGTATTTGTATTACTTGTAACATACGCATATTCATTTATAGACGCAGATGCATAAGTCCAATTACTGCTAATATATGTTGTTATTTGATGTATATGAGTATTCCAAGGCGATGGAGATCCTGGTAATATTACTACAGAATAACCTTCTGGTGGACCCAGTGGAATTGAATTATTAATATCATCAACTGTATAAGTTGGCGGAGGAACACCTACTCCAAAGAAAGCAATATCTCTTGTATCTCCACCAGTAATATCATAATAAATTGTATCTTGTGGATATACGGTAGAAATCGCAGTTTTATCAATAGAACCAGTCGATATAGAAAATACAACTAACGGTTCAATACTTCCGGTATGTATGTCACTTGTAATTGTATTACCATCTAATATATTATGTACTGTTTGATAATCTGTTATTTTATAATGTTTTCCGGTTGTTAATGTTTGATTGTAAATTGATGAACTTAATTGAGAATATGTAATATTAATTAATTCGGAACTACTCATATCTAATTGATCAATTCTATAATCAAAACTACTGCTATCACTAACATAAGATTGCGAATATATATTAAAATCAGCACTCAATAAATAATTGCTCTGTGAAAGATATGTATTATTTATATTTGTATTAAAAGAAGAACTATCTAAAGAGTAATTTGTTTCGAATGTATATAATGATTGTGAACTTGCAAAGCTGGATGTATTTAAAAATATCAATCCATTTTCTGCTGGGTTTACTTGTGGAATATAATTAGCACTTGAAGAATAACTATTAGGAACATCTAATAAATTTGTAAAATATGTAGATCCAGCACTACTTGATGGAGGTGATCCAATCCATTTACTACCAGAAACACTTAATACATATCCATTTGGATAAACACCTAAATCAATTACATTATTTAAATCTCCAAGATTAACAGGAATACTGCTACTAAGATTAACATCGGTAATATAACAGCTTTGACTTAATAAATATACAGAACTCGATGTATTTAATTGAGTATTATAAAATGATGTTGATACAGAACTACTTAAATTGGTAACAGATGTATAAACACTACTTGATAAACTCGTTATATTACTATTAGTTGTATTTATTCTGCTGTTAAAGCTACTTGATATGTTGGTTTGATTTAATTCGTATGTATAGAAACTACTAGAATAAACATATTTAGTATCTTCAACAAATACTGTTTTATCACTTCCGGAATTAACCATCAAAAGAACAGAATAATTTGGACTTTGTGACTTAACATCTAAATAACTAGTGGGGCAATCAGTTAATTCTAGTAATGTAGTTGCCCCACTTAAAGCACTACTTGTTATATGTGATAAACTTTCAGAAAAACTAGAACTTAAATTATAAACAGTTGTATATTCACTTGCACTTAAATTATAAATTGAGGTATAAACACTCTGCGAATAAGAAGCAGTCCAGGTATTAACGCTTTCAGAATGAATATTTAAATAACCAATGTTTGTATTATTACTGGCTGTATATTGATTTATTAACTGTTCATAACTATTAACAGATGATGTAAATTGATTAAATGTATTAGTATTGGCAAAGCTTGAAGTTGATATAAAATCTATTTTGGAACCACTTATCTGAAGTATTTTTCCATCTTGTCCGGTATAAGAATTATTAGCAACATCATTTAAATTGATAAATGATAATAAAGTATTTAAACTTCCTGTTGATATGTTTTCCCAATTAAAGGTAGAAGAATTATAAGCTAGTAAATTGAAATTTCCAGGTGTGGTTATTGTAACATCTAAAAGATTTGGTAAATTATCTGCATAATAAGGTAATTGACTGTATGTATGAACTCCGTCACCAATCTTAATCCTTACTGATTCGCTTGGATTTAAATATAAACTTGAACTATTATATTCTAAAACAAATTCACCTTGTGCTAATACCATTGATCCACTATCTACCCAAGAAGCTATTGAATCACGTCTAATCTGAATTTGAGCATACATGTATTAAAAATATTATTAGTTTCTTACTAAAAATATAAATAGTAAAATAATTTAAAATAATTTTCAAAACTATTTATATAAATATAAAACATCATGGCAAAAAATATTCTAATTAGACATAATCCTCAGACATCAGATTGGGAACATTGGGAATCAGATAACGAATCTACTGGTTATTGGCTTCCTGGTTTATATGGAAAAATATTTACTCCGTTTGGAACATTTAAAAAAGATACTTATATAACAGATGTTAAAAATGATAACGGAACAGTTAATATATTTGAATTTAATACTGGTATAGTTAATACAAATATTTCAAAAACAAATACTAATATTGAAAAATTAAAGAAAGTAAAAAATATAAATATTACTGAATTAATTGATACTCCAGAAGATAATAGTCAATATACTCCTGTTGTAATTAAATTTACTAATAGTCAAGAATTACAAGTTGTAAAAGATACCACGTTAAATTTATCAGTAACTGTTTATAATCCAGTACTAAATTCAATATTAAGATATACTTGGAATGCGGATGGTAATGTAGTAAAAGAAAATAGTACAGATAATACTTATAGTCAATTAATTGGTATAAATAATAATATTACTATATATAGTGAAATTACAAATGGTATAGAAAAAACAAAAACACCAGAAATTCAAATCAAACCAATTGATTTAAATAAAGATCCTTTATTTGGAAAGAACTTAATTAAAAATTTTGATGGAAGTATAGGATTATCTAATTGGGTAACAGTTAGTGGTATTCCAAGAACAAATTCAAAGTGGAATCAACAAACTCAAGAAGGCAAAAGTGATGAAACAACAGCATTTAATGGTTCTACCGATTTTCCAAATGAATTAAGCAGAAATGATTTTAATGAAATAGGTCCCTATTATAAATCAATAATTTCTGATTGGAATTACAATAGTTTTTTTGAAGGTGGAATTGATAGTGTTTCTAACAAAACAGAAATGTATTATGATATAGATGTATCAAATGCTATAGATATAATCGATAAAAATGTTCAAAATGTTAATACTGTAAGAGGACAACTTTTTGCTTATATGGGTGGAGATGGACAGATTAAATTTTATAATCAACCGACATTTGATGATATGTGGTTTCAATGGTGGTCATTTGATAGAACGACTATAAGAATTGAATTATTGGATGAAAATAATAATATTTTGAATAGAGATTATTATATTTATAATCCAGCTCACAGTAGATACCGTCCATCATTATTTTTAAGAAACATTGATTTTTATATTCCTATAGGAACAAGAACAATTAGAGTTTGGCAAACGTATGAAAGATTTCATGATTATACAAGAACAGCAGTAATTTATGGAACTAACGGTCAAACAAATTATAATAGAATTACACCTATTCCAGATAAAAATAGAGGATATGGTTTTGAAAACGAACAATTTGTATTCAGACATTCTACAATGAATACATTGATAAATTTATTTTTATATGTAGATAATTATATAACTATAGATCAAAATAAAATAAAAACTGATTTTACAAACTATAAAAAAATAATTAATAAATTTGATGAATCTGTTCCTTGGGGATATAATAGCAGCATGATAAGAGAAAAACAAAGTGTATATTCTTCGTTAAACGATAAGATTCAAGAATTAAGAAATGGTCAATTTGCTAATGATCAAATAATAAATATTATAAAAAGTGATAGTTGGTTTAAAACTATGTATTCTGAAAATGAAATAAATAAATTAGTATATAATCAAGATTTAACAAACGAATACGATTATCGAGTAACATCAAAGAATACTTACTCTTGGAACGGAAAAGTTTTAGATTTATCACCTAATGTAACTCAGATGAATCAAAATAATACTATTATAATTGAAGAACAGCCAATAACAACAATATCATAGAGATGAATAAAAACGATATTATACTAAATAATTCATATCCAACTACACCAGATCTAAATTCAAATACTGGACAGATAAATTCTGCTATAATAAATAATTTAACTCAATCTAAAGCTAATTTATTAACTGTTTCTAATATTATTAATACTATAAGTGGAAATGAAAATTTAGAGTATCATGTTTATCAAAGTAATATTTTAGCAACTTCTATATATAATGGATTTGATTGGAATTTAGATAATACTAAAAAAACTAAACAAACTACATTAAATACAAATAGCCAAAGACATTTAAACGAACTTGGATTTAGTCAAGGACAATTTGATATCACTTATAATGTATATAAAAAATTATTAGGTAGTCTAACAGAAACCACTTTAATTGTCGATGAAATATCTCAAACTAAAGAAGAAATAAGGTTAAAATTATTTGATGTTTCCGTTGAAAATTTAAATCAGTTAAATAAAATTGGTAATTTACCCAAACAAGATATAAATGGTAATATAATAAATATTCAATTAAATTTTGGTACTAATAATATTTTTACCGCTGTTAATTGGAGAATGGATCCAAATATTGAAAATAGTATTGTATTTAAATTAATCAAACCTATTCCAGATACTGTATTTGTTGAAGTAAATAATTTAGCATTGGTATGTGTGCCTGTAATAGATCCTATAAATGTTACTGTTAATTTATTTACAAGTGAACCAGGGCAGGAAGCCGTATTATTAAGGAATCCAAATTGGACAAGTCAATTTAATATTAAAAGTAAAAAAGAAACTGATTTTTATAATTGGGATACTTTACTTTCTACTAATTCTACAAGTTCTTATCAACTTATAAATAAGCATCTTAGTGGTAGCCTATCTGGAATTGATTTAAATATAGACCATTCTTCGTATAGTAATTTTGTATTTTATAGTTCAGCTGAACAACGTCTTAAAAATTTTTATTATAAACTCGGTTTGGTAGAAAATTATAACGGAGTTTTATCTACATTACATACACAATACTCTACTTCATTTGGAATAGATCAAGTTACTGTAAATAATAATATCGTTAAATATAATAATAGATTAAATAATTTATTCGGTACTTTTGATAATTACGAAAAATATTTATACTATGAAAGTGGTTCATCTGTTGATATAGAATCTTCTACATGGCCAAAATCTAATACTACTTATCCTTATACATTATATTCAATAAATACTAATACAGCACAAGATTGGTACGAATCACAATTATATACTGCTTCTCTTTATGATGAAAATAATGTAAATAAATTAACCAATACAATTCCATACCACATTAGTTCAGATGAAAGTAATATTGGTTATGTTACATTTGTAGAAATGTTAGGTCAACACTTTGATATATTGTGGAGTTATGTAAATCATATGACATCTATTTATAATAGGAAAGAATCAATTTATGAAGGATTGTCAAAAGATTTAATTTATCATGTTCTTCAATCATTTGGATGGGAACCAGAATTTGGAAATCAATTTGAAGATTTATGGCTAAGTAGTTTTGGTGGTAATAAATATTCATCTTCACTATATATACAAGCAGAAGAAGAACAATCATATCCAACTCCATACGAGGATATTAGTAAACAAGTCTGGAAGAGAATATTAAATAATTTACCTTACTTATTAAAGAACAAAGGAACAGCGGAAGGTATAAGAGCTTTAATCTGTTGCTATGGAATTCCAGATACAATATTAAGAGTTAAAGAATATGGCGGACCAGATAAATATACAGTTAAATCAAAATATAAATATAATAAATTTTATTACGCTTGGAATCCAACTGGATCAAGTGATTCTAATTTTTTAACTGTTAGTGGATCTACTTATCCAAATGGATTAGAGTTTAGATTTAAAACTAATGAAAATTTTAATGGTAATTTTATAGAACTAAGTAGAAGAGAACAAGTATTATTTACAAATTTAAGTGGATCTCTTGCACAATCACTTGGAAGGATTACTTATATAAATAATCAATTTGGAAACTTCGAATTTTTAATTAAAGATACCATATTACCTACATATCACATTCATCAGATACAAAATATACCAATATTAGATGGAGCTTGGTGGAGTGTATTATTAAATATAAGTAATGAATATTCATGTTCCATGTTTGTAAAGAAAACAGAAAATGATAATGAATCAATTACACACGCTTATTCATCTAGTTTTATTTTAACTGATAGTGAAACAGGAAGTTTAGATTATTGCTATATAAATTTTCCTGGTAATGTATCATCTTCTATACAACCAGCAACCTATGTATTTAATCAATTTAACGGAGAATTACAAGAACTAAGATTTTGGTCTAGTTCATTAAATGAGTTATCTTTTAACAATCATGTACTTTCACCAATTTCATATAATAGTAATACAATAACATCTTCCTACAATGATTTACTTTTTCATTTACCATTAGGAAACGATGTAAATTTAAAATATGACTTAATTACATTATATACTAATTCTGTTGATGTTTCTTACTATACAAGTTCCTCACATCCAAATCAAAATATTAATCTATACTCTGTAATTGCTCAACCATTAACAATGAGCTTTGTTCAACATACAGAACATTTTTCTACAGAATGGCCAGATGTAAGTGCTAATAGAATTATATCAAATAAAATTAGAATAGAGGAAAATAATGCTTTTAGTGGTAATACATTAGATTTAAAACGTAGAAGTGAAATAAGTGCTAATGATTTATATCCAACAGATACAACTAAAATTGGAGTTTACCTATCACCAACAAATGAAATAAATGAAGATATTGCTAATCAGTTTGGTGGATTTAGAATTGATGATTATATCGGAGATGAAGAAGATTATTATACAGACGAATACGTAGATTTAATTGCTTTAAGAAATGAATACTTTAAAAAATATAATGGAAGATTTAAAATAGCTGATTATGTAAAACTACTAAAATATTATGATAGTTCTTTATTTAATCAAATTAAAAAAATGGTTCCTGCAAGATCGAGATTGTTAACTGGATTAGTAATTGAACCATCCATATTAGAACGTCCTAAGATTAAAACAATAAGTAAACCTACTTATGAAGTATTAGAAAAATATGTTACCTTAAATGTTACATCAAGTAATCAATTAACAGGAACAATAAATAATCTAACATCTTCGTTTTCAACTAATATTTATCAATTAAGTAGTGATTATAATGAACTAATATCTAATCCAATAGTACATACTGCTTCTTTAAGTGGAGATACGTTAAACTTAGAAACTACATTAGATTTTACTGATATGTATTTAATGAATTCTAGTAGTGTACTCAATACTGTTATAACCAGTTCTGTACAATCGAGTAGAAAACAAATCAAAACATTATACATTAGTAATACTGGATGGTTAGAAGGCTATACAGCATATTCAATTCCATTTGTAAATGATTTATTAGTTGGACCAAATGCGTATGCAGAAAAACCTTGGTTAAATCCTAAATATGCTTGCGTAGATGATACTAATTATTCTCAAATAGATACATCTCCTTCAAAATATGTTACTACCGCCTCTTATGAAACGAGTGAATTATTAAATGTAGGTGGTTATGGAATATCTAATCAAATTAATTTTCAAGATGTACATTCTGTAAGAGGAATAAAACTCAATATTAAAAAACGTAGTGCTGATATAGATGTAAATAGACATACTACAGATTATATTGTAAAATTAAATCCTAATGGATTTGTCGATGAAAGTTTTATAAATAAACAAACTGGAATTAATAGAGCCGATATTAGTACATATTGGAAAGATGATGCTATACCGACTAGTAGCTATTATGGAAGTCCGGAAGATAATTGGGGTTATCCTTCTATGTGGAATAAATTAAATGTAAGAACATTTTTTGTTGGAGTATCTTCTCTTAATTATTATTACAATGTATTTGATAATTTAAGACCTCAAGTTAATTGTATATTAGCGGATATTTATTTTAATAAAATACAATACAAAACAGCAGAGATACAAGATTTTGAACCTACTGATTGGGCTAATCTAAAATATAATGGTTGTAAATTGGAAAGTGCTGGATTTAATCAATTAGCAAGTGATGGATTGCCAGTAGTTGATTTTTGGATAGTAAATAGTAATGAAACAACTGTTGAATCAGCTATTAAGGTTTGAAATTAAATCTTTATATATAGTTGTTAATATTATTTTTGCTTTGACTTAATAATGATAATCAAATTTACAAGTTGCTTCATTATATAAATAGAAACAAGTCACCCACTTTTCCACATTAATTGATTCTTCGTATGTTAAAACCTTACAGTTATCAATATCAATTTCTTTAATAATTTGTGGGTGATAATCACAATCGAAAAACCGATGTTGTTCTTCATATACAACATCGTCTACTTTTAAAGTTTTTAATAATTGTTTAAATTTATCTCTATTATTTTTTAGATTGTTCGACTTATTTTCTGTTTCTAAAATTTCCTCTCTATAATTCATATTTTGCTTATTTTAAATCCATTTAATTCAACTGGTTCTATTACATACTTATTTATTTCATCTTCATAAACAATAGCAATTTCTTCTTGTGTTTCTTTTTCATCATTATATTTTATTAAAACATTTTGAAGAACTTCGTTTATCTCTGATAATACTATTATACCATTATTTATTCCAACTGTTTCTAAACTGGTTCTTCTTCCTCCACTACTAAATAATTCCATTCTCATTTTTAAATGATATGTATATTGATTATCAATTATACGTGTTTTAACAATATTGATAATAAGAGTTAATTTATATTTCTTGTTTTTAATATTGTCTACAATTTTATAATCTTGTTTCCAAAACGGTTTAGAATGAAAACTATTTAATAGATTGTCAATTAGCATGGATATCAGTTTTAATTTGTTTATTTTCTTTGTTTCTATTTTTAAATTCTGTGACTATTATCACTTTCTTTTCTGTAAGACTTTGAATTTCGTTAATAATTTTATATTTATTCCAAAATAACTTAAATGGATAAAATAACATTTTATTTGAAAAACCCATTTTATGTTTTATTCCATCTTCTCTTAATGCAGTAATAAAATTAATATTGTACGGTGTATGCTCTATGTTTAGAATAACACGAATAAACATAGTATCGTGATGAGCATAACTTTGTTTTTCTTTTTCTTTGGTTACTTCTTTAATTGCCTCTTTTAGTTCTTTTAGTAATAAATTCATATCTCTTTTAAAATTTTTTCTATTTTAGTTTTTAATTGTAATTTTTCGTAATTGGATATTTTAAGTTTATTTATTATGTTAAAATATTTATTTTTAATATCTGTATTATCTGTTTCAAAAAATTCATTTTGTTCTAATAATTCGTTTTTAAAATCTTCAATAATATAATTGTGTTTTGGTTGCGAAGGTATTGATATTGGTGGAGGTTGTGATATCTGTCCTGGAATAATAATTTCCTTTTGTGGTTGTATTTTTACTTCCTTCTTTTTCTTTTCTTTCTTAATTTTATTTACAACGATATCAGGTTCTGTTAATTTAATAGTTGGTTTAATAATTTCTTTTATTTTAGTTAGATATATTCTATGAACCTGATTATTATGTTCTACAACATTTTTATCTAAATAAATTATATTACCAACAATATTTATAATAAGGAATGTTTCGTTTTTGACGTTGACATTATAGTCTTCTCCTATATTATAATAATCAAAAAATTTTTGATTTAATTTGACAATATCGTTAATTTTAAGTATTTCAAATAGTCTGTAAATCTCTTCTTTTTCTTCCAATGAGTTAAATTTAATTTTGGATAACTTAAACAAAAATAAGTAAAATTTTTCACTTATCCAAATTTATTATGTTATTCTTAAAAAATTTTTAACTTCATTCCAATCTAAACAAGTCCAGCCAGTCCAATTTTTATTCCAGCTATATCTTTTACCAAACGAAATTTTACAGCCGGCATTTGAACTCATTAAATTATCATTATTGTCATCTAACAGCCACCCATCATCCATATTAACAATTGATTTATCCATTTTGCAACCATTATTTGTTAATAAAACATATTGTTGAATACAAGGTAAATGTTTTTGTAACCACAATGATTTTAAATATAAATTTTTTGGAGTCCCTATTGAACAAATATACACATTATAATTTTTACACACTTGTTCTATTACTTCTTTGGTATTTTCATTAATAAATTCTAAAGTTTTAAAGAATAATTCATGTTCAAAAAGTGGATATACCCATTCATGTTTCCCTTCTAACAATGGACAAACATCTTCAAAATTATAAACATTCGATAAAGTCCAATCGGCTTTAACCCAATTTTTATTAAAGCAATACGATAGATTATATACATTACAGAAAGCTTTAGTAGAATTTACAATAGTATTGTCAAAATCCAAAATTAATTTTTGTTTATTTTTCATATTTTACTTTTTAATTATTTAAACCAACTTACTTTATATTTCTTTTGGCATTTTAAACAATAAAATTCATTATCAATTATACACCAATTATCAATTGCGTTTGAAACTTGAGTTTCATAATTACATTTATCACATTTAACAAAGTCAGTTGAAATTGTTGTAGTTATTTCTTTTTTAAAAATTTTACTCATAATTTATTTTTTAATAATTTCGTAACCAGCTCTTTCTAATACGGTAATCATCTTATTCAAATCTTTGATATAGTTAATTTTATACAATTGAAATTTTCTATATAAAGTTCTGATGTTGATTCCAGTCAGCTTCGAAATTTCTGTAACTGTCGTTCCTTTTGCTATTAAATAGTTTAAAATTTCTTCTTCTAATTTAGTAATTTCAAACGTCGGTAAACAACCAATGTCAAATTGTTTATTTTGTTTCATTATTTATCGAATTTAAAAAGTTAGTCACCCATTTATTTGATTCTAAACATCTAAGTAATTCTTCATCATATTGTTTTTGATAACGAACTAAATCTTCTTCATACATTTGAATTCTATCTTTCCTTATTAATTTAGGATCGATATTCTTCAATTCTTTTTCAATTCTTTCAAGTTTTTGAACATGGTACTCATCATCACAATCCCATTTGATAGTATCTGTTATTTGTTGAATCATAAATTCTTTAATACCAACATGTTCTTTTGTTGGTGGAATATAATCTATAGCATGATTTAACATAGTTGTTAATTTATCTTTAAGAACCTTTATTTCCTTTATTTTATTAATATTATATTTTTTATCATTGTTTAATTGCCTTGTAACAGACTTGATAATTGAATCGTTAGATTGTTTTTTAATATTAATTAATTTCTTTTTGGTTTCCTCTATATTTTCTAAATAATAATTACTAACTTTTCTTGGTTCATATTCAATATCTAAATTTTCATCACGCATGTGAATAGTGGCACCAAATGCTCTCATACATAATTTTGCAAAATCTGGAAATGTATTTATTTTTCCATCTATAATTCCTGATGTGTATCCTGTAGGCATAATTTTAATTTTTTATTTATTTATAATTTATTTGATTTCATATAAAAATTCATTTGTTTTTGGATGAAATAATTTTTCAATTTCTTTTCCTGTTAAATCATGATTACATTTATTACAACTAAAAATATCAAAATTAAATCCATCTTCATTTGATTTATAAACTTTGATTTTAATTTTACCCTTATCACAATTTGGACATTTTATTATGTGCGTTTTCATATTATTGTTCTATTAAATCCAATATATAAATTTCAAAATTGTTTAAATATATTTCGCCAAAAAATGATTTAGTTTTGTAGCTTCTTTTCCTAATTAAGCTACCCTGATATTCTTTATCGTAAGTAATAACTTTATCTTCTATTAATATAACATTTTCACTTTCTCCAAATCCACACCACTTATCTAATTCTTTAATAGCTAGTTCTTCTGAAACAGCAGAAATAATTGGTTCTGAAAAATCTTCATCTACATCAATTACTATAAATATTGATTTCATAATTCTATATTAAATTTTTTTAATTGTTTAATTAATTTATTTTTTGTTTCCTGTTTTTCATCCATTAAAATTCCTAATATTCTTAACAGAGTATTAACAGATTGTTTTTGATTAATTTCATAATCATATTTTATTTCTTTTTTATTTTCTTTACCTGTAGTATGTATAATTATAGAAGACCAAGGAAATGTGGAATCAGGTTTATTATCTTCACTATTTAGATTTATTAATGAACCATCTTCATCTAATATAGATTTCTTAGTTCCTTCTTTTTCTTTTTTAGTTAGATCCTTAATCTTTAAAATAAATTCATGTTCAAATGATTGGTTTCCAACATTAGCTATTAATAGAGCCATTTCATTAATATCCTTTATTTCTACATCTAAAACTTTAATCTTTTCGACAAGTTTAGAAACCTTTTCTATTTCTTTTATATTCATTTTTATATTTAAATTAAATGTAATTTTTCTGCTTGAGTTTTAGTAAGATAAATGATTTCATTATCCTTGGGATCCCAACTTTCGTTTCTAGCATATTCGTTTGTTCCTGTTACATCACAATAATCTAACCAATCACATTTAGTTCTTATTTGATACCAATTAATTGGAATATCTTTTTCTTCTTTAACTGTTTCTTGTTCAAATGGATAATTGTTTAAAAAATAATCAAATAGGAAATCATTATACAATGGAGACTCTTTGATATCATAATCGCTAATTTCTAAATTACTAAAATATTCTAAATCTTCTATTACTTTACCTGGATAATAATTATCGTCATCATGTACGTTTTTGGTAGCTATACATAAATAATTATAACCAAATTTCGATTTATCCAAACGGATTAAATATGCTAATTGATTATAACCAAGCGCTGCGTTTGTTTCGTATATTTTCATAAATTATTTTACCTCTCTATAAAATTCGTTATTAATTATTTTATATTTTAAATTATTTAATATTGCTATTTTTGATTCCTCTTTAAATACAGATTCGTCACTTGTCCAATGTTCGTAATATATTCCATCTATATTTCTATATTTATTAGAAGAATTTTTTACTTTATTTTGATTATAATTAAACTTTGGTTTCATTTATTGTTTTATTTTAACAATACAAAATTAATAAAAATATTTCATGCTACCAAATTTATTTTTAAAGTTCAAATAATAATTTACTATTTAATCTTTCGTAAAAATGTTTCTTACTAGTAAAACAATTAGTATATATAGTTACTCCTTGGTTGTTTACTAATTCAGAAAAATCTTCAAATCTTAAAAAGTAACCATTTTCATTTTCTTCAAATGTATACTCGGAAAATAATTTTTGTAGTTTATTTGCTTTATGTCCAATGTAACCTAAAGAGAAACTTAATCCTGGATTTTTAATTTTATGCTTTTTCATACTGTTTTATTTTTAGTTTTTAATTTAACAGTACAAAGATAATAATAATTTTTGACATTACCAAATAATAATTTAAAATAATTTTAAAAATAAATTTGGATATATAAAATAATTTACTTAATTTTGTATTCTTAAAATATAAATTTATGTCCAAAGCGAAAAATAATAATATTAACTTAGTCATTCACAAATGGATGATGACAAAAGAAGTCAAAAGAAAAAAGAAAGTCAAACCAATAGAAGAACGGTTACTAATTAATTTAGTAAAACCAAAAGTAATTAAAAAGAAATCTAAAAAAGTAAAGATATGAGTTACATTCCTAACATTATAATAGTAAAAGAAGATTTAGAAAAACATTCATTTGAATTAGAAAATTCTTATATGAACGTATCACCTAAACAAAGAGAGATTCTCGAATATTTAAATGATGTATTAAAACATAATTATGAAATTCATGTTGGTAGGCAAATATTACTTTTATGTCAACCAGATATTTCTACATTTAATAATGATGTAAGAGAACAATTGGATAAATGGAATGTAGAGTATGGAATATCAAATTAATTAAAACATTAAATAAATTATGAAAAAATACTTGGTTATATCAAAAGAAGAAAACGAAATAGAATTTATAATTCTAAAAAAGAAAAATAAGATATCATTACTATCATCTGATTCTACTGTTTGGAATGAATGGTTTAGAAATACTAAATTAATATCATTAATAGATAGTGGAAATGATATTAAAATAAAATGGTATGAAAAAATAAATAAAAATAAATTAGACTATTCACAAGAACAATATCTAAGGATAATCTTAAATTTTCACGATAAACAATTAAATTTACCAAGTAAATACAAATTTTTAAAATCTAAATAATATGAAATCAATAAATAATAAACAATATAAAGAAGCTAAAATATTAGCATTAACTACAAACGAAAAATTAACAGATAGCGCACTATTTATAAGAACTCACGATGTATTTGGTAGATATATTAATAGTGCTAATTTAGAATATTCTTTAAATCAAACATATATTAATAATATTCAACTTATAAATGATAGAAAAGCAGCAACTAATTGTTTGGATAAATATATTTTTTATAACCTTTATATTGTTTCCAATGATAAAGTAAATGATTTTGATTGGGTTTACGATAAAGGAAATAATCGTGTAATCCAATTACAAATATCAAAAGATACAAATATTTCTAATTATGTTAAAGTTATTGCTTCTAATGACCCACAATTAAAAAACCTACCGATAATTAATAATGATTTTATTAATGAATATGTAAACGAGTATAATCAAAATAATAAATTAGAAACAGTTTTAGTTAAATATGAAAAAGGATTAAACGGAGAACGATGTAATATGGAATTTTTTGAAAGACCTACAATTAATAAAAAAGATAATTCAATTACAATTAAAAGGATAAAAGAAAATTATTCCAAGGAAGAAGTTAAAGATTTAATTCTTAAATTTGCAACAAAAGTATTTAGTGAAAAATTTGAAATATTAGATATAAATAATTGGATAGAAGAAAATTTATAAAAGTTAAATAAATGAAAAGAGAACCTAAAATTAACGAACAAATATATGTTCCAACATCACTTCATGTTTATAGAGGATTTGATGATTATATTGGTGGATTAGCCACAATAACAGATATCGAATATAAAAAACATTTACCTAAAGATCATTATAATTATTGTTTTGTTGAAATCAATAATATAAAAGGATCAACTTATAATTGGAACTATTTGTTAGAACAACAAGAATCATTAAAAGAACAATTTGGAAATCAAGTAGCTTATCCAGATCCAGATTTAAGACCAGAATTTAACGATGACGAAGAAGGATGGAGATAATATATGAAGACACCAAAAACAGTAAAAGGATATTTAAAAATGTTTGTACAAATAGCAAATGAACAATCTTGTGATTTAAATTTAAGTAGAGGAGTCACAGACGAAGAAAGAAAATTAATAGCATATTGTAGAGGTGCTATACAAAATGAGTTAGGTGATAAAGAATTTAAGCACATATTAGAAAAATATGGATTGCATTATCCTTAAAAATAAATTTGGTAGTATGAAATATTTTACTTATTTTTGTAATCTAAATTTAAAACTTATACGAAATGAAAACTATATCAGAAATTCCAACTAAAAAACAAGTAATAGTAGCTATTATATATTTAGTAGCGGTATTTACATTATTTTATTTCACAATAACAATTTTTGGATAGAATGGAAATAACAAATAATTATTTTAGTCTAAATCCAGTAATCAAAGTTAAAGAAAGTTTGTTACTTCCTTACGATGAAACTGTAAGGGTTTATGATATAAAAACTCATGAAGGAATATCTGTATTAACAGGAAGGAAAATTAATTGTATAAAGATAAATGATAATGAATTAATAGTTAGTAAAGAATTATATAACCAAATTTCAAAGATTTAAAATATGGACAAAATAGTTTTTAATAAAGACATACCGTATTTTACCAATAACGAAAATTTTAGATGGTATGTATGTAAAGAGCTTCAACGATATATTGAAACTAAACAAACAGAAAATCTACCAAAATTAATAGGGTTTGGATGTTTCATTGTAAAGGGTAAAGATATTGAGGATTATGTATTAATTGATAATAAACAAAATATAATCGGTAGTTATCCTTATACATTAGAAGGATTTGGTCAAATGGAAGCAAAAATAAATATAATTAAAATTTCTAAACATTATGATGATTATGAAAAAGAAAACAAAATTTAATGAATTTTGTCACATGCATTGTGATGGACTATACGATCCAAATTTTCCAGATGATGTACAATGTACTGGATACAAACAATTAAAGAAAATGGTTAAAGAAAAAATTAAACCGGCTTCTTTAGAAGAAATTGAAAGGTGGGAATCCGAACCAACAAAAGAAGAATTAATGGCTACACCAGATATTAAATATTTAAGGTTTCTACATCCGGTATTAAGACCTTATATTATTGAAAATTGGGATATAATCAAAAAATTAAAATAACATGAACGAAATAGAAAAATTAAGATGTAATGAGCTAAAAAATTTAGGAATGATGTTTAGCTTCAAAGAAAATGGTTTTATAGGAAAAGAAGATGATATAAGTGATTTCTATATTCCTACATTTGATGTTCGATTTAGCGACGATCGAAAATGGGATAAAATAATTAAAGAATTAACAACAGAATTAAACAATAGGAGATCTTCAAAAATGAATAATGAAATAAAAACTCACATAGTAATAGATTGTACTAATTTAAAGATTAACAATAATAAAGTATTTGTAGGAACTTATCAAGAATGTATTAATTACATAGACAGTAACGAAATTGATTATAAAATAGTTCCGATGACAAAAAAAGAATTAAAATTATATAATAACAAATAAATAAAAAATATTTCAAAACATGAACCCAATTAAAGATAGCATTCCAAGTAAATGCAAATTATATAAACCAGATCTAACCAAACCTATTCACGCAAATTGTGAAAAATTAGGAATATTATATGAGTGTAAAAATAATACAATACCCGATAATATATTCTGTTTAGGTTGTAAACATATTAAAGACATTAAATTTAAATAATTATGGAAACAACAAAATTACTAAAAGAAATAATTCAATTAATAGAAACTAATCCAAATGATTCTGATTTAGGAAAAGCTATTAGAAAGTTATATACCAAATATAAAACTAATAGTGAATTATTAGATACAGATGACTTAGGAGAAATTAATCGTTCTAATTCAATAAATGATTAACAAAAATAAAATTATGCAATCAATTATTCAACTTAAATTATTCGATGATTTTGTCTTTTATGATAAACGACAAATAGATACGATTACCAAACAAGGTAAAAAATTTACTAAACAGTATAAGAAAAAACTAAAAATATTAATATGAAAAAAGAATATGTAATTTGTTTTGAAAATAAAGGATATAGTGGCGTAACTAATTTATATCCATTTTTAAATAAAACATTTAAAACAATTGATATAGCAGAAGCAACAATATCAAGTTTATTAAATGATAAAAATAATACAGAAAAAAGATATTATATAATTCCATGCTATACAAAAGATTAAAATAAATAATTATGAATAAAAATGAACTAATCAACATAGATTTAAATGAATATGATTATCAATGTTCAGATGGATGTTGTACAAACTATGGAACTATTACAACAGTAAACGGAAAAGAATTGGAATGTCATAATCAAGACGCATCTACAATAGTAAAACAAGTATTAGAACATTTAGGATATACTAATGTAAAAGTAACCAATAGTTATAATGGTGAAATAATTAGCAAAGTTTAAAATATGACAGAAAAAGAATTAATGAAAACTGCTTATATAGCAGCAAGAAAAGAATTTGATATAATTCCAAGTAGATGTGAAGAAGCATTCGAAGAATATTATTTAAAAGAAGGAATATTCTTAATCACCAAAAATGTTTTAGAACGACAATCTCTATCAGATAATGATATATTTAATACAAAGTTAGATAATCAAATAGCATATATAGAGGCAATAAATAAAATAATGGAAGTTCCAATATCAAAGTCAATTTTAAATAGTCTAAAGGAATTAAAAACTATTAAGCAAAAACAAATAGAAAATTTAAAATAACTAAATTAAAATTATTGTGGAATATAATTCAATATTAGAAAATGTACTAATTGATATTCAAATAGACATTCAAAATGAAATTCTAAATCAATGTAAAAAATGTAATCTAGATGATTTACAAACTGATATTATAAATGAAAATGTAATATCAACTTTTAATTTAAACAAACAAAAATATATTAAACAATTAAATAAAACAAGTGAAACATTATTAAAAAGATATATTAAACATATCAAAAATCACGAAGGAATAGATTATATAGATAATATACATGACTATAGTGATGATGTACATTTTAGTGAAGAAGAAATTAAACTACTTGAAACATTATCAAATGATTAAAAAACTAACAAAACAACAAAAAATATTATTAACACTATTAAGAGACTCTTATTTAACATTAGGTGATATAACTAATAGATTTTATTCTATACATACACCAAAATCTAACAAACCACAATTAAATAATATAATGAAAAGAAATTCAAAAATGAGTGGATGGTTAAATAATTTGTGGAATAAAGAATTAATAGAAATTGATCACTGTTCAGATGATAATAGATATAGAGTAACTCAAAAAGCAATAAACTTATTAAATTTATAAAATTATGAAACATAAAGAAATAACAGATTATAGCACTCAATATTTTAATTCAGATTCTGTTAATAATATGAAATTACCAGAAGTAAACGTTCGTAAACAAACAAGTAAACAACATCAAACTAAATTAAAATTAAGAATATTAGAATATATTAAACTATACGAAATAGAAAATAATTATCAATTTGAAATTTATGAAATAGATAATATATTATTAGAAATAGTAAAACATCATCATGAATCATATTTAAATACAAAATTTGGATATGATACAATTTAATCAAAAATAAACTTATTAAATTTATAAATTTATGAAAAACAAAGATATAAATGAAATCTTAAAAGATATTTTAGGAACAGAAGCTATTAATGACAATAATATACAAATATCAGAAAATACATCAAAGTTAGTTAAAACAATAAATTATTTAATTACACAATTAGAAATAATTAAGAGAGAGTTTAATCCAGAATGTGATAATTCATATTTAATGGAACATATTGATTCAGTAATCAATAATACAAAAGAAATTTTATCAGAAAATAAATAATTAAAATATGAAAATAGAAAAAATTAATTCACAAACCAGAAGAGACTTTTATGCTGATATGATTTGTGAACATTGTGGACATATAGAAAAGAATGTAAGTTGTTACGATGATGATTACTTTCATCAAAATGTTATTCCAAATATGACTTGTAAACAATGTGGTAAAAATTCTGGAGAGGATTATAGACCATTAGCAACAAAATATAAATCGGACGAAGTAATATAAAAATAAAATTATACAATGTATATAGATTTAAAAATAGAAAAACCAAAAGAAAGTGATAAAATTTTAGTAGGAGTAAACGCATACCCAATGAATCCAAGAATAGCTATTTATAAAAAAGATAAATTTTGGGATATTAGTGATACAAAAATAGAATTATTCCCTACTCATTGGAAATATCCAGAAGTTCCATTTATGTTTTAATTTAATATAAACAATTGAAATATGAAAAAGAAATTATATTATGAATTTAGTGATAACGGAGATATTAGTAAAATAGTAATGTGTTTAGAAGATTGTATGGAGTGGATAAGATCAGAAACAGAAAATGTATTAGATGAATATTCAGATGATGTAGAATATACTATTATACCTGTTTGGATGACAGAAGAAGAATTTAAAAATTTACCAGAAGCTTGTATTTAAAAATAAAATCATTAACACTTAAACGAAGTCTTGCATACATAATAGATAAGCAAGAAGGATACCTAAATGGATTTAATCCTTACGACTTTTTATGGGACTATTCCAATCCAACATGGATATAAATATTACAAAATTTTAAATTAAAAATAAATTTATATATGTACGAAAAACTATTTGAAAGAAATCAAAAAGCATTACTCTTTATAAAAGAAAAAGAAGGTTTAACTAATGACGAAGTAAATTCTTTATTACCCATTTGTAAAACCAAATTATATAGTAAAACAATTGTAGGTATAGCCGATCTAATGACTGAGTATTCTGAACATTTAATTAATGAACAAAAAGAATCGTTATTACTACTCGATTTCGCTAATCATTTAAATGAAGCTAGTGGGTTCGCTTTAAACTCAGAAGGATTTGAAGAATACATAAAAGAATTTTTAAACAAACAATAGTATTATGAAAAAACAATTGAAATTAATTGAAAATTCAAATATTTTTCCTTCAACAGATGAATTAAATATAAATATTGTTATGAATAGTACATTACCATGCCCATTTTGTGGAAAACAACCAAATTTTGGATATTATCGTAATGAATATAGAGAAGATATTTTTTACTTAAAATGTAACAAATGTAATGCTAAATTTTTTGAATGTAAATTTGAAATTTTACATCAACCACCTTATATTGAAATTGTAAAAAAATTAGTGAATAAATGGAATAAAAGATATAGTTTATAAAATTAATAGAATGAATATTTATATAGAACGATAATATGAATAACAATACAATATTATATGCAGCTTTTTGTGGAACAGGTAAAACATATATTTGCGAAAATAATACAGATATAAAATCTATTGAAATAGAATATTGGAAATATAAAGATAAAGGATTGCAAAAACAATATATCAAAGATATAAAGAAACAGTTTAGACGAGTTGATTATATTTTTATTGCTACCGACCCAGAAAATTTAAAACTTTTATATAAAGAAGGATTTGATATAACAGTTGTTTATCCAGAAAATAAATTGAGAAATGAATACTTAGATAGATATATTAAACGAAATAGTTCTTGTGATTTTATAGGAACATTTATGAAATATTGGAATCCTTGGATTGATGAACTTAAAGAACAAAAATATTGTAAACATATAATATTAAAATCTGGACAATATTTACAAGATGTTATATAATATTATTAACTTTTAAATAATATGAAACCAAACAAAAAGAAATTAAAAAATAAAATTATGAAAATAACAAACTTTAAAAAAGGTGATTTAATCACAAGAATAAAAGTATCGGATGAATATACATCTGAACCTAAATATGAATTAGATTCATTTATATTTAGTGAGATATCTAATGGTAAAATTTGGCTTATTCATTTTAATGAATGTAAGGACTATGAACTTGAGATATTTTCTGAAGTATTTGAAAAAAGAAAAGAAGATGAGTGGGAATATTATATCATTCCAGATATTCTAACAGATTTACTTTTAGAACAAATGTGTAAATCAAAATTATTACTATGTAAGTTATTAAGAAAACATTTAATTAAAAACAGTAATATAACAACTTATGAAAACAAACAAAGAAATCTTAGAATCTTATCTAGATAGAGAACTGTTTTCACTTGGAGAAAATCTATCCGATAGTAATATATTAGATTGTATGAAAGAAGCACAAAAACAAACTAAAATTAAATATAAGAAAAAGATAAATAAGATCGAAAAACAATATTACGACAAAGGATATACTAAGGGTTGGACAGAAGGATTTAATTAAGCAAAACAAGAAATTTAAAACAAATATATATAACATGAGAAAAATCATTAAAGAAGATTATGGAATCGGAGTAGTAAATGCAAGTGAAAATAAACACCATTACTACATAGCAAAAAGATTATCAAATGAACAGATAAATAAATTTGTCCAAGCTAAAACATTAATTGGATATGAAGTTGATGTTCTATATCGTAAAAAACAAAGAAAATGTATAATAGTTGCAGTCTCACTTCCAGACAAAGAACAAACCGTATATACATTCAAGGATGGTAGTAAACAAACCTATTCAAACTTTCCATTTAGTATATTTCTTTGTATAGAAGATGGTAGACTACAAGGTAGATGGTTTAATAATATAGACTCTTTTAACTTTGATAATGCAATATATAAAGGTGTTCATTTCGAAACACATGGAACAGAATATACAGTAATTAATAAAAATTTTGATTGTGTTGAATTGATATATGATTATAATAGTGGGCATTTAGAATTACCATGTGCTTAGTCTTATAACTTGTATGTGACAAACTATTTTAAAAAACGAAAATTAACCTCGATAAAATATGAATAAAATACACACGAAACGAGACGCAGAATCATTAATATTTTTATTACAAAAATTAGGATATATAAATGCTAAATTAATTGGTTCATTTGGTAATGGAAAAGAAACTTCAGAACATGATATAGATGTTTATATACCAAAATTACCAGGATTTTTAAGTAAAAGATTTAAGAGTAAACAATTTGCTGATACTATGAAAAATTTATTAGATGCAGAATCTTATGAATATACAGATATGGAAAGTTGGTATTTTACAAATACATTTTTTGGTGATGTAGATATGTTTCACAATATAGATCATTTTGATTATTAAATATTATGTTAAAAAGTATAAGAAGTATTGAAAATTTATTTTTTATTTTTTCTATACATACACTGATTATAGACTATTTTGAAAATTATAAAAACTGATATAACATATTAGTAATAATAGAAGATATATTATACAATGACTGGAATTGATATTAAACTATTAAACTAGGGTTATTTTTATGTTATTAAGTATTTTGAAAAACCAAAATTAACCTCGATATGAAAACGTATATGTCTCATTTCTCAATCTATCATCACCCAACGTCAAAAGTGAATCATCAAATTTTTGCGAAATAGATTTTTAAATCGATACTTCGATACGGTTATAAAAATAGTGATGTTACATAATAGGGTTTTATGTAACGACAATTTAAGATAGGTTTAATAAAATGTAAGTAGATTAATAGATCATTGTTTAAATCTATTTAAAATAGGTTAGAATAATATTAGTTATAATATACAATAATAAAATTTACATTAATTTCAACATTATTTCTTTAGATTTATTTTCTATTTGGTAATACTTTTTCTTGTTTGTTAACTATAATATTAGATAACTCTATAACCTTATCTTCTAACCAATGAACATATTCTGGATTATAGTTAGATGATAGTATATCAAAAGATTTACCTGTTTTTGTATAGAATTCTGATCTTATATCGTCTTGAAACATAATTTTATTTATTTTTATTTTTTATAATTAGTTTGAAATATTTTTTCTAGTTCTTTTCTTTTATCAAATTCTGGTTCCCAATCTATACTATGACTATAATTTATTTTTCGTTCCCACCAACTGTTAGATTTGGTATTTCTTCTGTATTGTTGTTCTATATCGTTTTCTACAGTATCAACAATAAAATATTCTACGAGATGGATGCCTGTGAGTTTCATTATTATTTATTTTTAACTAGTTCAACAATCCATCTATCATCAAAATCAAACCAACATCCACTACATCTAATTTGTTTATTTTTTGTATCTAATGTAGCGATATCGTTAATTTTACAATATCTTTCTGATATTGGTGTTTGTAAAACTTTTACTTTCATGATTTATATTATTATTTAAAAATTTACCATGTTGCTTAGGTTTGTATCATCATTACCTTTATTTTTAGATAATGCTATTCTTGCTATTAATGTTCCAAATACTAAAACAAGTATTGACATTTTAATACCTTCTAAAATTGTGATAGGAGTTTTGTCTACATGATATCCAATTGGATAGATGATATAAAAGAATATTAAAAACATTAATACTCCTGTTATTGTTCCTATTAATAAGGAAATAAACCATTTTTTCATGTTGTTTGTTGTTTTAAATTATAGTACAAAAGTACAAAATAAAAATCACACTACCAAATTTATTTCGAGAAAATATTTTAAATTTTAAATAATATTAATACTAATATTCTAAAAGATATAGTGGTCATTATATAGTTATTTAATACTAATATCGACGGTAATGTTTTAAAATCAAATAATAAATATAAGAATGAATGAGATTGATTATATTCAAAGTCTACTATATAAAATAAGTATAGATATAAGAGTATTAATATCCAAATTATATATATTGATATTAATATTATTGTTGGTAGCATGATTTTTAATTTATTAATCTAATGTTTTAAATAGTTCTTTTAATTGTTCTATATTACATAATATAAACTGTTCTACTGTGTCTTGATCTTCTGTATATGATACTTTATCATTTACAAGGTCAGATACTGAATTTCGGAAGTCTATTTGTTTTTGAAGTGTGATAGCTTCTTGTTCATCTTCTATTATTTCTCCATTAGTGAGTTGATAGCCGGATACTTTTTGTGGGGTGTTTGTTTTCATGTTTGTATTATTTTAATTTATTATCAAACCAATCAGCGAACATAGCTGCATAATATGCAAATTGAATTATTATATAACCTATTAAAATCACTTGAAATGTTGAGTATATTACAACATAATTTGTTGTATTTATATAATCTTTAACTAAATGTACATTAAAATAAAATGTAAGTATTGTTGGTACTAATACTATTAATATACAGATACTAAATTTAATTGCTTTCATAAATTTAATTGTTTTCATAAATTTTTTATTTATTTTTTTCTAATTTGTTTATTAAGATGTCAATTTGATCTTTACTTAAATTTTTATTTACTTCAGTAAGGACCCTAATAGATTCTTCTTCTATAGTAAATGGATACTTAAATTGTTTATTTAAATTCATTACTACTTTAATAGCTTTTAGTTCTTCTAATGTTAGACGTTTACTATCTTTACAAGTAGGTGGTCCAAATAAGATTTGTTTTGTTGTTTCTCTTGTATTATTTTTTGTATCTATATAAACAGATTCTGCTATTTCTGCTTTGTGTCCATCTACTATTACATCGTTATTTTCTTCTTTTATGATTTCTGCCCATGTTCCTTGTTTATAAATTGTATAATAATTATATTCTAATGAATCACTAAATGAATAATAAATTATAACATGTTTATCTTTTTTATCAATTATTATTGTATCACTAATACATTTTTCAAATTTAGATCTGTTTACTTTAACTCCGTCTTTAAATCCTTTCCATAATGCTACTTGAGTTAATACATCTTCGATTTGTTTTGTAGTTGCTTTAGTGACATTTGTTTTAACAGTAAAATGGTAATATTCATTTTCAATTGTTGATTTAAATTCTGATATATGATTTGGATTGATTATATAACCTTCTGTTGTATTATATGAATTTTCTGTTTGAGAACTATATCTAAATAATACTTTTTGATCATTTACCTCTTTATACAACCAATCACCTTCTTTGAAATCATTTGTTTGATTAAATTTGGATATTTCTTCCGTTGTTGCTTTTCTAACTAAATCTTTATGAACTCCAGTAGATCTTCCTAGTTCAGATCTTAAATAAAATTCATCTTTTATTTCTTTTATTTGAAAAATATCACCAACCTTAAAAGTAGACCAATTACCTTTTCCATCAGAAATTATTTTCACATAATCATTTAATTTGTATTCATCATCTTCCTCTTCTATTACCGATTGTTTTAATAGTTGTTCAAAGCTATCTACTTTTGCGAACATGTCTTGTTTGAACTCTTTGAATTGTTCTTGGATTGATGAGGTATCTGGAAAATTTATTTCGTTAAATTCTATTGTACGATAATATGAATAAGCACACCAACCAGGACAAGGCAATAGATAATAATTATAAATTGGATTCCACTCACGCATATTTTTAAAATGTTGTTTAAGTATATAATGCTGTTCTTTTGTTGTTACATGACAGACATAATTTTTATTTTCATCAATATTATTATAATTGACACTTAATTCTTCTATTGAATATTTTTTCATAATTTTAATTTATTAATGTTAATTGAATTTCTTGTGCTACAAAATGAGTATAATCATATACTTTATTTCTAATAGAGTTATCTGGTTCTATAATATAGGTTCCACCTATAATTGGTTGGTCAGTTAATGCTTTACCTACTATTTTACCTGTTCCTTTAAATTCTCTTATATTGAATTCAACTCTTTGATCTTGTTTTAAATCACTCATAGTTTTATATATTTTAAATTTATAAATTTTCAAATATATATAATATCTGATTCCAATAATATATATCACCTTCACTACCACATGTTGGTATTATTACTTTTTTAATTAGCTTTATCGATCTTCTTTTTTTAAAAAATAAAAATAAAGATTTTATTTCATCTATTTTAACTGATAATTCTTGAAATGTAAAAATATTTGTATTATTCATAATTTTTATTTATTTTTAATTTTTGTTTATTATTATATTTAAGGTAAAGGAGATGAAAATTGTTTGAATTTTCTATTTGCTCCTTTACCTATTTTAATTATGTGATACAAAATTAATACTTATTTTTCTATTTACCAAATTTATTTTAAAATATTTTAGATTGTTAATAACTTTCTTAAAATAAATCAAAATAAATTTTTTTATGTGACATATTATTTGTACATTTGTATTATAATTTAAAACAATAAATAGATATGAAAACAAGTAAAAACATAAAAGAAACAAAAACAGCAGTAAGTTCTAAATATCCAAAATGGTTAGATGTCAAAGATCAAAAATATTATGATAGTATGAAAGAAGAAGGATTTTCTAACAGTCATATTCAAAGAACTATAGAATATATGAAATTATTAAACGAAGAATAAAAAATTTAAATAATTACAACTATGTTCGAAAAGATAGGTTACTTCAAAGAATACTATATCAACAATCGATTTATTGGTACTGTAACTCCATGTGAAAAAGATAGAGACGAAGTTGGATACTATAGTCGTAAAGATGAAGTATTAACTGATACAGTAATATTAGATAATAAAAAAAGAATTAAAAAAGGAACACTTGGAGTTCATACATTAATATATCCATTGTTTGGAAAATTAATAAAATAAATTTGGTTATATAAAAAATATTTATTAATTTTGTAAAGTTAAATTAAAAATAAAAACAATGATAAAAGTAAATAAATACCCAGAACAAAAATCAATTAATAGATATTTTGATGATTTAGAAGAATGGGAAAATAGTTTTTCATGTAATGAATGTGGTTGTGATAATATTACAGACTTCACTTATGACAGAACAGTTGCAAATGGCGAAGTTTGGATTTGTAAATATTGTAAAACAGAAAGACTTGTAAAAAATAAACCAAATGAAGATAGATATTAATATTAACAACCTGATATAAAACAAATGACAAAATTTAAACTAAATTCAGAAATTACTATAAGTGCTTATACAGAAGTAGAAGCTGATACATTAGAAGAAGCAATTGAAATAGCTAAAGAAAGATCAACAATGGAAATACCAATTAATAGTCTAGCAGATGTTAGTGAAGAATGGATTGTAGATGAAATAGATGGTATGCCAGTTAATATACATGAAACTGAATAAAATTAATTGATAATAGTTAAAAATAACTTAACCCGGAAAAATATATGTCAGGAGTAAAAGACAAAGTATATTCTATTATTAATTAATTTTTTAAAATATAAAACAATATGTCAAAAGCAAACGATACCAGAAAAGAAGCATTAGCATGGTGGGATAATATTCCATTTAATTCATCTAATACAACTATAAGTAAAACTCATTATACTAATAAATATTTTGAGGGTAGAAAATATAATAGTTTAACAGGAAGAGAAATAGAATTGATTTATAATGAACTATGTAAATGTCCTCATTGTGGATATATAAGAAAAAATATATCAGGTCTATGTCCAGAATGTTGTATATTTCCACCAACAAATAATATTTTAAAATAATTTAAAACAGATAAAACCTATAAAAATGAACTATAACATTATATCATTAGCAGAAGATATAGAATCTATATCAACCATTCTAAAAATAAAAAAGACAGAATTTACAGAAAATTTTTATAAAAATGTAAATTATTCTAAGATGTCATTTTCAGAAATAAAACAATTAAATTTAGAATATCAATTAAAAATTAAAGAATTGGAAGATGACATTTATAAAAAATATCATACTAGTAAAAGATTAATTAAAAACAATTAAATATGATAGAAGATAATAATATTATACAACTCAAAGGAGCTTCTAAAAAAGATAAAGTATTAGTGAAAGAAATTCTTTTAAATAGTTACAAAGAATTAGTAAATGAAATTGAAAAAGAAGCAGACTATTGTGATGTAATTGGTTATTGGAAAGATAATATACCAACTAGTAAACCAATAATAACAGCTAAGGAATTTATTAATATATATAAAAATTTATTAGATAAATAAAATGTATAAACCAAAGTTATTCGATACAGCAACAAGTCTAGAAGACTTTATAAGAAGATATCAACCATCTAGTTGGTGTGAACCTATTCAATCTTGTAGTTTTGTTCCATACTTTACAAATGAAGAATATGAACAAATAAAACAAGGAAATTATGTTATTCGATATAGACCATTAACTTGGTTTGAAAAAGAAGCAATAGTAGAATTTTTTAAACAACTTCACAAGAAAAGATCTTAGAAGATTGGAATAAAAGTAAAGAATATGACAATATAGGACCAACGGTAGAAGAATTTTTAAAAGTATTAAATCATGTTGATACTGGTGATATTATAAAACAACAGATAAAAGACTTAATTGAAATATATAAACTTAAATTAGATTCTGTTAATAAAAGATTATGTTCTTGTTATTCAGAAGACTTGGATGATTTTAGGTTTTGTTACGAAAATATAATAACAGAATTAACAAACATATTAGAAAACAATAAATAAAACATTATGAAAACAAGAACAAAATTATTTTGGATATTTACATTCTACTTCTTTTTAGGAGGTAACTTAGGTGGTGTAATATTTGCTATAACTATCCATTTAAATTTATTAAATTATATATTAAATATAATAGCAATAATAGGATTAATAATATCTTCGTTTGGTATAGACTGGGTAACATGGCCAGGTAACGGATATCATTTTAAATGGAAGAACATATATTCATTTGTTATATATTTTAGAAATTTAAAATCGAAAGAATATACATTAAAACAAAAATTTGATTGTATTAATAAATTAAGAGTAGCATTACAGGAAGATGAAAAAGAACAACGGCATAATGCATTTCTTTGTAATCAATTGTACCGTTTAGGTATTATACAAGATAATAAAATTAAATATGTTTTAGTTATATTTCCAGAACTACATAATATAATTATTAAATATATAAAAATTTATAATTCATGTATGATATCTGCAATATCATGTGGTGAAGATTATGGAACAAGATATAAACTTTTAGATGAATTAGAAGCTCAATTAAAAAATAAATAATAATTATGAAAAACCTATTAAAAAAGATAATATGTAAATATTATTCTTGGCGTGATGATATTGTCTTTGAAAAGGGATATGAATATTTAAAGATTACTCATACCGAATTAGATCAATTAGAAACACATCATCGTATATTATTAGATGACGGATATAAAAAAGTTAGTGATGTTAACTGTAATTTTTCTAAAGCATGGTGTTGGTATAGAAAACCAAATAAATAATATAACAATATTATTAAACATCAAAATCGACCAAACCCTAAAATTCATCGACGGCATATAAAAATTTATCAAGGGTTCTAGAGGTACTATGTATAACAAGGTACTCTTACTACACTAGGATTACCGAGAATTGTCCCACATGTAAATCGGACATCAAAAATTATTTAAAATTTATTTCGACTAAACAACAATATTTAACGATTAAAATATTTTGAAAAGTAGTTGAAATTTAAAGGAAGAAATAGTCAAAAATTGTTAGAATGTTATAAATTAACAATCTAACTAATATTTGTATATACAAATGTTTTTAATAAAATCGTGCTTCACATAGGCCGTAAAACCAGTATTTCAAAAAACTAAAATATTAATAATCAACAATCTAGTTTTAAGATAATAATCATTTGTATATACAAATATCACCATCTATAAAAATAAATGAAAATAAATTTGGTAATGTGATAAATTATTCTTACTTTTGTATTGTTAAATTAATACTAAAAAATAGACAATATGTGTAAAATAGTAATATCATCAATTAGAAAATTTAACGATAATGGTATCATTCGAGAGGGGATGGTTCACGGTAAATTTAAAGAAAAATCATTCATTGTTGTTGTCAAAAACTTTGAAACAAATGAAGAAGAAGACTTTATTGTCAACGAAACCGATTTCATATAATTAGTATTAACAAGTAAATAACCAAGTTATGTTATATACCAAAGAATTTTATGAAGTAATGGACTTCTTCGAAAACAAAGCCTCTAAAGAAATGTATATAGAAGGATCATTAACAAGAGAAGATCGAGAACAATGGAAGAGACAATGTTACTATACAAATGGAAATGCAAACAATTATTTCAAAATGTTTTTAAGTGGATATCAATTAGGTAAAATAAGTTAATATTATAAAAATAAAACATCATGTCAGTAATAACAACCGCAGATGAACATATAACCAAAGCTAAAGAACTTATATCAGAAGCCTATAAAAATTTATTAGTAGTACTAGATGAAGAAACTTGGGGTCATAAAGACTATAATGAAACATTTTTAGACAATGTACAAGAAGTAGCAATGGAACTATTAAAATTAAAAAGAAAATTATAATAAATAATTTTACTACACAATCAAACGAAAACAAAAATTTTGTTAAATTTGTAACAATTTTTCCGGATTTTGTTAAATTTTTAACAAATTTGTTATAACACATTTATAATCAATTAATTACAAGAAAATATTTTGTTAAATTTGTAACACTTTAAATAATTAAAAATCAAACGATTATGTGAGAAAAAATTAAAACTTTATCTGCTTAGTGTAAGTAGGAAAACACGTCGCTTAAAAACGTTGGTATTAGTATGTTATAAAGTACGTAGATGTAACTAACTGATAATCAATGGGTAAACGCAACTAAATTTCGCATTTTCCTAATACATAATCATCTCGAATTTTTCGAAAATTATCTATTAAAATAACCATACCACACACTAATCTATAATATACGTAATAAAAAATCTTTAATTCAATGTATTATAAAACAGTCAATAAACCAGTTAAAAATTACGTCGATTCACCTCTTTTTCTTTAATATAACCACTTATAAATTCAATTATACAATATAGTATATAATCAATCAAAGTACCCGTAAATCTAATCTAATTAAGTTATATAATACAATTTGTTTTACCTAATAATATTAATTAAATAAAATTTGTGATAGCATATAAATTATTCACTGTGAGAAAGAATGGAACAATTGTATCATTATTTATAAATCGTAAATATGTCATTCCTATTAACGAGTGGTTAGTAGCAGAAACCGAACATCATACTAAGGGATATAAATACAGACCTTATTGGCATTGTTGTTCTGAACCTGTTGCTCCTCACCTCGGTATTAAAAATCGTTGTTGGTATAAAGTAGAGATTCAAGATTATATAAAATTTGATAGACCTATTAATCAGGGAGGAACGTGGTATCTAAGTAAGAAAATGAAGGTACTATATCCAATGATAGTAGAATATGTTAATAAATAATTGCGATTTTATTTGGTAGAGTGAAATATTATCATTACTTTTGTTGTATTATTAAAATATAAAAATATTAATTGTTATGAGTATATCACTTAAAAAGAAATTAATAAACATATACAACGCTAATCAATGTGTGGATTTAAATGATTGTGATATAGCTATTAGCCAAACAAAAGAATTAATATTATTACATGGTTATACTCCAGCATTAATTAAAAGATTATTAAGTTTAGAAAATAAAAGAAAATGTTACATTGGATAGATAGCACTACTGCACTTTTAGATGATAAATCTATTATTAATTTTCTTGATAACGGAGATGTTGAATTTTATCCTAATACTAAATCGGGTTGGAAAAAGATTAAAAATAATAGAAAGGATAAAAATCACATGTATAATTCTAAATTTGGTTTAATTATATTTCATCACAATAGTAAAGAAGATGCTATTCGAATTTGGGAAAATATAGATATGTTATTAAATAATCAAACATTATGAAAATAGGTGATAAGGTTAAATATTCTGATCGAAACTTATATTGTAAAAATACTGTTTCTGCGTATGCTAATATGGAGGGAATAGTTGAAAATATATTTGATGATGGCGGTTTCGTTTTAGATTGTGGTACTTCTACATTGGTTGTACCTAGTCGTGGTTATTATACATTAGATAAAGGAGTATGGATATATTTAAATGATGTACTTATATTTCATAAATTTAAACACACTTTTAAAGAACGATTAAATTGTTTATTTCATAATATATTTTATTAATCAATAAAATAACTGTTAAATTTAATCTAATAAAATGATATAATATCAATAAATAATTACAATTTTATTTAGTAGAGTAAAATATTATTAATATAAATAAGTAAAAAATGAAAGAACAATTTGTAACATTTAAAATAGCCGAACTATTAAAAAAATTAAATTTTAATGAACCTTGTTTATCTTTATGGAGATTAATTGATAGTGAGCCAGTATTCAACATAACTTCTGATCCTTGTTATTCAGTGTCTCAAGAAAAAGTGAGTTATATTCATGGTAGAAATGCAATTTTGGCTCCGTTGTGGCAACAAGTTCAAGATTGGGTATTAAAAACATATAATGTAGAATATCATATTTGCTCTACCAATGGAATAGGACAGAAATTAGGAGATACTCCGGAATGGTCAATTAATTATTGTTTTCCTGGTACTAATAGCAGAGGTTGTGATTTACGATTATTATATCCAGATGAGATGCCTAATGCTTATTTTAAATCTAAATATGATTGTTTGTGTGATTCAGTATATAGGCTATTAAAATTCTTACAGACTGAACAATTTAAAGAATTAAAAGAAAGAGAAGGTATAATACATTTAATGGGTAAAACGATGACTATTTAATTAAAATAGTTACAATAACATAGTATATAAATCAGTAAACAACCGTTAAATCTAATCTAAATAAGAGATATGAAACCAAATTATTTTAATGAACCAGAACATATTTATTTTTATAAACAATTGTATGGAATTGTAACAATACCCGATTATTTAGATCATTGTTATTTGTTAACTCATGGTCATCGAAAAAGAAATATAGAAGATAGACCGTATTCCAAAACCGATGAAATAATATGTAAGGAATTAACTGATGCTATAGATATATTAAACCGAACATACAATTATACTAATAATGAAATAAATATTGAAAATTTATATGATCCTTTTACTAGAGATTTATATAATTATTCTATTCGTACTTATATATTTTATAAACATTAAACAATCATTAAATCTAATCGAGTCTTAATAATATATCAGTAATGAAGATAAATATAAATTTAGTAAAAGTCGTCCCAAAGTCCATCAATATTAGCAACCGTGATAATAATTCATTTGCGGTATGTGTTTATGGTCAACCATCAGAAGAAATCGAGCAATGGATCAATTACCATCAATTTAAATCGGAATACATTGATAACTATACCAATATATTTATTCCAAATGATACAGTATTATTATCTGATATATTTTTAGATGCTAAATGTTTTGAATGGATGGATAGCTTTAGTCCCAATCTTAATAAAGAGTTACATATTGGACATTTTTCTAACCTTGTATTAGGAAAATCTTTTAAATCGTTAGGTATTTGTAAAAAGACAGTTAGTATATATGGTGATACATTAAATGATATTAATAAAGATACTATAAGTAAAGCAGAAGCACTAATTCAAATACATTATTATTTAAAACAATTCGAATATACAGTAAATAAAATCCTATTAGCTTCTCAGGTTAAATATTCTGATAAAAATGGGATATTAAAAGATGGTACTGATAAGTATCAGGGTTGTAAAATATTCGAAATTGATAATAGTAGTGGTAATAATAATGAACCAACAAAAATAGTGGCCGTTAAAAGTGATGGAAGTTCTTCTTATTTTTATCAAGATGTAGCGTTGTGTGAATTATTAAATAGCAGTTCTACATTATATTTAACTGGTAAGGAACAATGTAATCATTTTTTATCTCTTAAACAATTATATCCTGGTATAGAGCATATTGGATTAGGACTGGTTAATGTTTTTGGTAATAAGATGTCTAGTAGAAAAGGAAATGTTATATTGATTAAAGATTTTATACAATGTGTACAAGAATTATTTGATAATAATATTCAATTAGTATATAATGTATTTGCTGGTTATATATTAAAATCTTCTCCTGAACAAGACAAGGAAATAAATTCTGACTATTTAAACAATCCTAAAAATTCATCCGGGTTATATATTAGTTATACCACTGCTAGGTTAATAAGTGCTGGTTGTGATTTAATTGATAATAATAGTAATAATAAATATACTTTTATTTCAAAACAGTTAGAATTTGCTTATTTAAAATCTAAGTTTAATTTAAAGCCAAATATATTATTCGAATCTTTAGTTGAACATTGTAAATTGATAAACTCATTATATGCTACTCATATTATAAAAGATAATAGTGATAATAAAAATATGTTTAATTTATTATTGTCTGATTTAATATATGGATGTAAAAAATTAGGATTATTTATTATTGAAAAGGTATAATATATAATCAATCAAAGTATAGTTAAATCTAATCTAAATAAGTAATATAATATCAATAAAAATTAATAATATGAAACAAACACATACAATTAAAACAAATCACCCGATAGTAGAATTTATAAGGGATGAGATAATAAATAATACATATAATGATTATTATAAAGATAATGGTTTTGCTATCTGTGTACCATTAACCATATCAAATCGAGCAATATGTTCTTGTGATATTTATAATTTTAAATTTAACGGTAATAACTGGAATGTTCCTTGTATAAACATAGGCGTATATTATAATGTTAAACCTGATATAGATACTAATAATATTCCACATTTTATAAATAATAAAGATAATGATGGGTTTAAGTATTATCAAATTAGTTCTACTTGTAGTATAAAACTTAAAACATTTTTGGATAAAAATCCTCAGTGGTTAGATACATTTAATGAATGGGCTATACCTGTTAAAGAAAAGAAAATTAAATGTCGATATAACAATCATAATAATAAGGATAGAAAAGTTAGTATATTATGTCCGGATAACGAAACAGAATATATTGTTAATTTTCCATCATTAGAAACAGATGATAAAAATATTTTAACCTGGATTAAACCAATAGAAGATCGATTAACTAAACAATATTATGATACGATTAAATTTAATAAGAAAAATAATATTAAATTAAATTTAAATGTATGGTTAAATCATATATGGTATTATTATGATTATAAAGATGGTGTTGTTGAAATATACAATATTAAAAATTATAAAGGTGATAGTATATATAAACAGTTATTGGATACCGGATTAATTAATCTTTATAATAATATACCAGAATCTACTAAAATTTTAATTAAAAAAGAAATTGAAAGTGGTGATATATTAGTTAAAGATATTATATTAGTCGAATATAGAGAATATTCAAATAAAATAGAAATTGGTAATATATAACACTTAAATCTAATCGAGTCTTAATATAATAACAATAAAAATTAATAATATGAAAGAAAGAATTAAAAACGTTTTAAAAACATCGATTCATTTAATTATTATTATAGTATGTCTTTCATTTGGTTGTACAAATAATACATCGAAACCTATATGCTATGAAACCGTAAATACTTCGGTTTATATAACAAATGTATTTACCGCAAAATATTCTAAAGTACAAGGTTATATTTATTACAGAAATTTTAAATTAGATATTGATAATGGTAATACTGGGTATTATTATAAAAAATATAATTTAACGTCTGGTGATATTATCAATGGTAACGTTACTATTTATCAACAATCTTATTATTCTAATAATCCTTATAAAAATGATTTAATTTTATCGACATCAGAAGTTGATTTTTCTAAATATGAAATAAAATAAATTTAATAAAGCGATATAATATGAATATAATCTTACAATCACGCACATCAATAAATAATGTTAAAAAATTAAATTCATTAAATGATATTGATATTGTTAAAAATCGTTTATTTTATGAATTAGGTCATTATATTGTTTTATCAAGTTATCGTGATAAGGATGGATATATTGTTGAAAATAAAAAATGGATTAAAGAAGGTATATTTAAAGAAGTCGATAATATAAAAGAATTTATTAATTTTCACGTAAATATGTCTAAGAAAGAATTAAAGGAATATATTAAACATCATAATTTTGTAATTGATAATCTAATAAAATAATAATTATGGGTATAGGAATAAACAGTAGTGAATATAAAATACAAGGGATAATTAAAATTAATGGCATTAATTGTTTTTATTTATATGATCAACAAATTCGAGAAATATTATCAAATGTTTTTAAAGCTCAATTAGAACGTGAAGGAAAGTGTGTTTGTACTATAGAAGTAGAATTAAATTCTCCTCCATCTAATTATATAAACATTAATGGTAAAGAAAATAGCTAATAAAATAATAATATATGAAAACAAAAGAAGAAATAAATTTAAAAAGGTCTGTTAAAATTACCGAATTAGAAAATATCAAAATAACAAGAAATGAAATGAGAAAAATTTCTAATAAATATTTTGATGTTGATAATTTATTTGATCCTATTATTGAAAAAATACAAAATGATATTGATATTTACACTTGGGTATTAAATTAAAATAAATATTATGCAAATAACAATAAACAACATTGATTTAAATAATAGTGATTATATTATTGATAGTAATCTAAAACCTTACGAACAATTACAAGCGCTTTTAAGAGAAGAATTTACTTATAAACACTTTGATCTATATAAAGGAACAGATAAAGATATTCAATGTTTTATAGATGATTACTTATATAAATTAGGATATTATTTAAATTTAAGAGAAGATGAACAAAAATTATTAAAATTAAATGTTAAATTTGAAGAAGAACATAATCATTTAACTGAAATAAATTGTAATATCGTACCTAATAACTTATTTACTGCTTGCGTAATGTTTGGTAAGTATGTTCCTAGTATGTTTATTAAAGAAGACTGTTTAAGTGTAACATCTAAAGATTATAGTATTATTAGTTGTAATAAAGATAAAACACACTACTATTTAAAAGAAGTTTATGTTGATAGTCCCAATTATAAAACTCCAGAACAACTTAAAAATATGTGTATGAGTGATAGAGAGAAGTATTATGATAATTTACCTTATAAAGAAAATGTAATTTATGATGTTTCCAAAATTAATATTATTGATAATATTGTTATAGAAGATTCCATTAATAAAGCAAAAGAAGTAATAGAAATAAAGGGTTATGATTCTATCGAATTTATTAAAGAATATGAAGAATGCATTAAAAATCCTGATAAATTTAGTGATGAACAATTGTATAAATTATTAGGTTCTAAAAGTAATGAACGATGGAATAATATTAAATCTATAATAAAAGATAGGGAAGATAAAATAATATTAGAATGGAATGATAAATATCCTGGTGTTCCATTTGGAAGCATTGAATTAGTATTAGGTAAAAATTATAAAGTATATATTGATGGAGAAATGAAAATTAGATCATTACATGGAAAATTATGGGCATTTCCTCCAGATTGTGGTAATATTAATGAAGATGATATATAAACAAAAAGTAAATAATAATATAATCGTGGAAGAAAGAATTAAAGAAACTAAAACATTTTCTACTACTATTGATAGTGATAGATATAAATGTTATATAAAATCAGAATCAGATAATGATTTTAATCGTGTAAAACATGTACTATATATTTCGAAACTTAAAAAATTAAAATTTTTATGGTGGGAGTATTTTTTGAATATTATAGATTGGAGCACAGAATATTATATTGGTTTTAATGATTATTATTTAGAAGGTAATGTAGATTGTACTTATCTAAATGGATACTTTTACTATTCTATTGATGGTATTAAAGAAAAGATCGTAGAAGCAGTAAAATATCATACTAGTACTATTAATATTAAAAAAGAAGAAAAAGCAAAATTAAAAAACATTAAACATAAAAGAGAAATATAAATAATATAAACATTATGATAAAAGCAAACATAATAACAGAAACAACTCATTACATAGAATGTCCTTATTGTCATAAATCAAAAGAAAGAATTGATCATCTATTTGAAGAAAATACTAATAGAAAAGAAACCTCATTTGGACCTTGGTATTGTGATGAATGTGGTGGTAGCTATGAAGGTGTTGTTAGAGGACAAGATGTATTCATTAAATTAAATACAAACAAAAGAAAAGATGATAGTCTTGTATTTTTAAGAAATGGTAATGTATTATTGATTGTTAAAGGAATGTATTTTGATGGAGATCTTGATAAAGGACATCAGGAATATTTTTACAATGAACATACCTGTCCAACTAACTATTTTAAATCTGTAGAAATGGTAGTAGATTTAAAAACAGGAGATACCGATCCACATGGTATATTTGAATATGTTGACGCTATTCCTTATATAAATTTAAAAGAAATGAACGAAACTGAAGTTCATAAATTATTGTTGTCGGTTTTAACATAATCAAAAATAAATTTGTTTAATTGATTTTAATTTATTAATTTTGTATTCTATAACCTAAATTAACAAAAAATATAAAGAAATGAATAATAATATTACAATAAATATAGAAGAAATTAAATCACTTGTAGATAATAGTATAACCAATCCAGAAACAATTCGTCAAATAGCATTATATGCTATTAAAACCAGAGATGTTTCATTAATTTCTAAAATAAAAAATGGTTATGAAGTCTATGGATTATATCCAGAAGTAATGATTTCATTAAATATAAAACCAGAAAATAAAGAATAACATGGAAAACAAATATATATTAGTCAAAAAAGCTTACGAAATTAACTTTTCTAAAATAGAAGAAGGTTATCTAGCATGTGAACAAATATGTTATGCTGAAACTAGAGGCAGAGCTAAAACTCAATTATTAGATAAAATTAAATATGATGATTGGAAAAGTAACATTACAGGAGAACCGATTACCTATTTAAATATTCCAGTAAGAAGATGTAAAATAGAAGATTTATATAAGTTTGAAAATTGTATATATTCATTATATCAGATAGAACAAATACTAAAAGAAAGAGAAAGAATAAAGGAATTGGAAGATTTATTCAATAATGGTAATATAGGATATTGTTATATTAAAAAACGTGGACAATATTATTGTCCCAATTGTTGTGGATATACAGATTATATTAAATATGCTGGAGTATATACTAAAAAAGAAGCTATAGAAGAAGTTAAATCATGTAGTGAATTAGAAGTAATTCCAATTAATGTTGAAAGACATAATAGTATTATAAACGAAACAATCAACGATTTAAAAACAAGATTAATTAAAAATAAATAACATGGGATTTCTAACAACATTCACAATCTACAATGATGATATCGATAGAATATCAAAGAATCCAAAAGAATTTGTAGAAAAATTAATTGATTCCACTACCAATTATCTATCAAGTACATTTCATGTAGACGGAGCAACTATAAAAGCTCAAGGAACAAGACATAGCAGTGAAACTGTTATCTATGTTCAAAGTGGTAATACCACATGTTTAATGAACGCATCCAATATAGAAACAGAACAATTAATGAATAACTCTCCAGAATTTTTTGAAGAAATGTTAAACGAAATGGAGAATCAGGTAATTAAATTAAAAGCAAAATATAAAGAAATTAAAAATAAATAACATTATGAACAAAGATACACTAGGTGATAGAATGAAAGACTATTACGAAAACAGAACTCGTATTAGCCTTCCAAGAAGAAGCTATACTATTATTAGAATTGATGGTAAAGCTTTTCACAGTTATACCAAAGGATTAAATCGCCCGTTTGATGATGGTTTAATCGAAGATATGGATTCTACTACTGCTTATTTGTGTAAAAACATACAAGGAGCTAAATTTGGATACGTTCAAAGTGATGAAATTTCTATACTGCTTTGTGATTTTGAAGACATAGGAACTCAAGCTTGGTTTGATAACAATATTCAAAAGATGTGTAGTGTATCGGCTAGTATGGCTACAAGTAAATTTAATCAACTAAGATTGATGAGAACAGCTAAATGTGGATTCGATTTGTTAAATGATTGTAAATCTCAAATATTTGCTATTCCATTAATTCATGATATGTGTAATAAAAAATTAGCAGAATTTGATAGTCGAGTATTTCAAATACCATCCAGTATCGAAGTTGAAAATTATTTTATCTGGAGACAACAAGATGCTACTAGGAACAGTATTCAATCTGTAGCACAATCATTGTATAGTCACAAAGAACTAAATAATAAAAATTGTGATCAGCTACAAGAAATGATATTTCAAAAAGGCATTAATTGGAATGATTATCCAAGTAAATATAAAAGAGGTAGAATAATTAGTAAGGAAACATATACCAAAGATAATACTAACAGAAGTAGATGGACAAATATAAACAACAATGAAATACCAATATTTACACAAGAAAGAGAATTTATTAGTAATTTAATCCCAAAGATATGAAAGAATTTGAATATTTATTTAAGGTAAAAACATTAGAAGCTGGACAAAGAGGTAGATATCAAGATAGTTATTATTCCTATGAAGTAACTAGTAATTGTACAGAATATAAAGTAAAACAGTTTTGTATGAATGTATTACAAAAAAGTTATGAAAAGAAGGATATGCCTAATCCATTTGCTGGTGAGTTATTAGAGTTTAAAAAATTAACCGATAACAATAAAAACGTTGATATGTTTAATTCTACTAAAGAAGAAACATATTTATACAAAACAAAAGAATTATATTGTGATTAACTATGAAACAATTAATTAACCTAGTTGTCTTATTATTACTGATACCAACATCATCTATAGCACAAGACACCATAAAATCTGATCTAGCAAAGAACATTATTACTATCTCATGTTCTATGAAAGAACCATTAGATTCTGTTTTTAATGAACTATTATGTTCTAAAATAACAACCGATACTAATAGCAATATTCTAACTGTTATTTATAGTTGTCACGATCATAAAATTGAACTATATTTTTATAACAATTTATTAATAGGAGGAGTTATACTTTATCAAACAGATGTTCAGTTTAAAGAGATAATTGAATTATTTGATCAAAAATTATATAGATTAAAGGATGATAACTATAATTGGGTGTTCTACTATAAAGAATCTTGTAGCTTTATAATATTACATGTTGACAAAGACAAGAAAACAGTTCAAATATATCTGGATCAATAGACAAAAATATATATCAAAATAAATTTGGTAATATAAATTATTTTTACTAATTTTGTATTGTTAAATTTAAAGTATGTTAATATGACAACAATAATTATATGTTTATTAATTCCATTAATTCTAGTATGTTTAATTATTCTTTTAAATAATACATCTACTAAATCTAAACAGTCGATTATTAAAAAAATTAATAACCACTCAAATTTAAAATATGAATATGAATTATTAGAATATAATCTAAAATTAAATAATAACATTATTCATAAAAGAATATATGATAAATTTAGAAACGGGTTAATGAAAATTATAGAAGAAGAAAATATTAAATTTACCGAATTAGATTCTATATATGAACTTAACAATGTTACAGAAGAACAAGTATTAAATGATATAAATATAAAAAATAACTTAGCATGTGGATTATACATATATATTTCTAAAGAAAAATTAAAAAAGTATGATTTGATTGATTTAGATTGGTATAACAGAAAGTATCCACAAATAAAAGTTGAAAATACTGTTATTGATGATGATTTATCTTATGGAAATGAATTAATTATTGCACATGAACTTGGACATCATTTTTGTATTGCACAATTAAATGATAAAAGTGAAGAAGGTGCAGATTATTATGTACTGACATTAGCACAGAAAATTTTAACCCCATTAGAAATATATACTATTAGTATACTACTTCGTATTAAATGCAAATTAACTAGTGAAGAATTCGAAAATATGTATAATTTAGATGATATTGTATCATTTGATAAGTTTAAAGAAGTTAATGGAGATATCTATAAACTATTTGAAAATTAAATAAACATGGAAAATATTTATAAACCTATTATGAAATCAGTAATTGATTTTTTATTGCTAAATGGATTTACTTGTATAGAGCCAAATTCATATATTAATAATTATTGTAATATTATTATAAACGAAGAATATTATACTATTATTGATAAAAATAACGAGGTAATGATTAGTAGAGACGTAAATATTTATTGGTTGATTGGATGTCTTACTTATTATGGTTACATGGATAAAAATTACAAACAATTAGATTAAGAATAAATAATATGAAAACATTTAAACAAAAATTAGGCAAAACAATAGCTAAATATAAATGGCTACAATTTACAAGAGAAGATCAAGTATTTGGTAGTCCAGCAGATTTATATTATGAATTATATAATAGTAAAGGTATAGCAGAATGTTTTATGTTAATAGATGATGGTGATTGCATAGGAGAAGAATGTGCGATTCATATATGTTGTTTATCTACAAATAAAAGAGGAAAAGTTAAATATAATTTTAAAGGAAAGATATTTGAAGGTCGTATATGTTCTAAAAAAGATTTTAAATATTTAATGAAATTTTTAGGATTTGAAAAAATATATTAATAGTATGAAAAATATTAAAAACATATTAACAATCATCAATACTACTAATAATTTTAAACAAAAATTTTTTATATATTTAAGGTTATTTATTTCATTTGTACAATTTCCAGCATTTGTATTTCATGAATTATGCCATAGCTTATTATTGATATTTTGTACTGATATAAAAATAAAGGAATATAATTTTTTAAAAATTAATAACAACAATAAAAATTTACAAACATACGGTTTACGTATTAGCTATAATAGTACAAAGAAAGTTGGATTACTTAGTTCTGCTATGCCATTAATTGGTTGGTTAGTGTTATTTATTATTTCTTTGATTAATTGTTATTGGTTGATTTTAATATATTGTATTATTAGCTTTCGTATGTTTTATTTGAGTTCTGTAGATATTGAAAGTATGGATAATTGTGGTTGTGATAAAAGATTAACTAAAATTTTAAAATATATTAATACGAACATACAAAAATTATCAAATAAATATTATATAATATGAAGCATCAAGATAAATCAATAAACCTTAAATCTACAGAAAAGGAATTAAGAGAATTATATAAACGGTTTGGATTGAAACAATGGATTCCTAAATTATCAAAAGAGGAAATATTGATAGATTTATATAACTATATATGTGGAGATAAATCAATGTTAGAGGAATTGGTAGAACATTTAGAAACTATTCAAAGTAAATTAAATAAAGAGTATCCAAACATTTGGGTTGGAGAATTATAAAATATTATGAAAACATTTATATTATGTTCTGATACAAATTACGATTTATCTGTTACAATTGTTAATGCAGAATCAGAAGAAGAAGTTAGAAATTTAGTTAAAGATAATAAATATGTTTGGCTAGGTTATAATATTAACGAAATAGATACTAAAACAAAAGGAATTGTATTTCAAGATCCTATTGATAATTAAAAAATAAAATGGAAAAATATATATTCTTAGATATTGATGGAGTAATAGCAACACCAAAAACTATAATTGATTGTGGTTGGGGTTTAACTCCTATTTGTCAAGAGAATTTAGGATTTATTTTAAAAGAAACAAATGCTAAAATCGTAATAAGTTCTAGTTGGAGACTAAATACAGTTGAAGAAACAGTTAAATATATGGACGAACAAGGATTTTTATTTTGTGATTCTATTGTTGGAGTAACTATAAGAGCTTATCACTATATTCAAAAAGGTGTACATTTAGGAATTCCAAGAGGAGTAGAAATCAAACAATATATAGATACCCATTTAAAATATCCATGGTATGCTTATCCTGAAAGAGATAATGAGTTTAAATTGTATAGAGAAGATGGAACATTTTTAATGATGAGACATCAAGAACTTGGTAAGGATTATAACTATTGTATATTAGATGATGATACAGATTTTTTATTAGAACATAAAAATTATTTCGTACAATGTAATCCAAACGTAGGTTTAACTAAAAGTAAAGCATTAAAAGCAATTAAAATATTGAACAATGGAAATTAAAGACGAATATACTTATACAACAATTAACTATGATGTTATTCAAGGTAATGATAAAATTATTAAATGTATAAATTCTTGTATATCAAATGTTCAGTTAGATAGTGTAGAAAGAATGATTAATAATTTCAATAATATTTATAAATGTGATGATATATCAATTTTGTATTTATTTAGGTTAGTGTACTCAAAAAGGAAAAAATTAAAAACATATTAGATGAAAAAAGAAAGTAAAACAATTTATATAGTAATGGGATCAACTGGTAATATATTACATGAAAATTGGTTTAAATATTCAGTAAAAGCATTTTATGATCAAGAAGAAGCTGATAAATATATTGAAAAATATACAAAAATAGTTAATATAGCTAAAGAATATTTTAGTTATTTGTATAGTAATGAATATTATACAAATAGATATACCGATTTTGAATTTGATAGAGATAATATTTACTTCTATAAATATAATAAGTGGATAGAATTTGACAAATCATTTGTTCAGGAAATTGAATTAATTTAATAATAAATAATATGAAAGAAACAAAATTTTACAAAGATGAACTTAATGAACATTATTACAAAGAAACCGATAATTTAATTTTACATATTTTTGTATGTAGAGAAGCAAGAGATACAAAAGAATTTACATACGATGGTGATTTTATGATATTATGTCCTCATAATCTAAATGATCGGTGTATTAATAATGTACCAGAACTACCAACAGATAAAAAACTTAAAGAAATTACTAAAGAAGAATTTGATACAGTAGTAAAACAGGTGATATTTGATTTGGAATTATATAAATATATTAAATAAAAACAATTATAAACATTTAAAAATTAAAAAACATGACAACAACATTCTCAAAAATTAAATTACACAGTTCAGTAGATCTAATTACCAATTCATCCACAGTTATATTCACTTATAGCGGAGGTAGTTTATCAGCAGTAAAAGACCTAGTAAACGAAATGTTAAAAGTATTTGGAAAGACAGAAACATTTGATGACATATTTTATGCTGATGTATTTTGTGAAGATCTTGATACATACTTAGAAGATGATTTATATTCAAATTTTATAGAAGAAAATGAAAATGAAGCGGTAAGTGATATTAAAGTATTAGTAGATGATATTTTAACAGGTAAGGTAGAAAGACCAAAATGGATGGATGAAGTAGAGGAAGAAGAAAGTAGATGTGATTATTTTACTCCAGAAACAGCTTTATATCTTAAAGCAAAAGATGAAAAATATAACGAATTGGCAAATAAATTATTAAAATATTTAAATTCACAAACTCATGAAGCAACAAGAGATGGCTAAAAATAAAAAAGTAATATTCGTAATCCAACCTCAATCAATGGTTGATATTATTACGAACAGTTCTTCAGAATTATTTGTTTTTGAAGGCAAAGAAAAACAAGTGATAGAAGAAATGATTAAAGATGTTTATCCAGATTACTTAAATGAATATGAACAACTTGTATCAATAAATGATATTAGTGACGATAATTTATATACATATTTAATTTATAAATATTGGGTTTACGATATTCATGATAATTTATATCTATCAAAAGAATTCAATATCGACCCAAAAATTTTATATTCTAATTGGGATAATAAAAATACAGATAAGTATTGGTATCCACAATTAAGTAGTGAAGGTTGTAGATTAATAAAAGATAAAATTGATCCCAACAGACAGATGTATTTTCTTTTTAGTAAATATGACAATCCAGAATATGAATATCAAGAACTGTTAGAAAATATTGGAACTAGATATCATTTAGGTTAATAATTATAAATATATAAAATTATGAAAAAAGAAAAATTAATATTTATAAAATTGCATTCATTTGTTGATTTAATAACAAATAGTTCAACAGAATTGTATGTAGTAGATAGTTCTAAATCGGAAGGTATTTTAAAAGAAATATTCGATTTAATTATTAAAGAAGGTAATTCTGGTTATGATGAAACTAAAATAGAATGTTTAAAAAATTATAAATATAAAAGTGATTATATTATTCCAGAAGATTTAGATCAAAATACAGTTTTTATTTGTAATATCGATCGTGGAAATATTATTTTAATGAAAATCATAGAAAAATATTTTACAACAATTAATTTAAAATATAATGGATAAAATAACAATAAGTAAGCCACATAGTTCTGTTGATTTAATAACCAACAGCTCTACAGTCATTTTTACAGTATCAAATAGTTATGTAAATATGATACAAGATCTAATAAGACATAGATGTCAAACATCGGATGATATGGAATGGTTTGACAAATGGTTAACGGTTATAGAAAACGAAGACGGTAACATTGAAATAGAATCATTTATAAACGATCCAGATTGGTTTTGTGATTTTATTAATGATAATTTCAATGTAATTAATGAATGGTTTAGTTGAAAATTAAATTTGTTTAAATAAATAATATTACTTACTTTTGTAAAAATAAATAAAACATGATTAAAACAAGAATAGAACCAGAAGCGAATTATCGTGCTATTTGGTGTAATGGTAAAACACTTAGATTTGCAATAGATCCAAAGAAGCCAATTACAGAATTAAAGTACCCAGAATTTTTTGATATAATGACAACTTCCTGTTGTTCAGGGTTTTGCAAAGAATGTTATATGGATAGTTTCCCGCAACCACATTATGAAAATATCATAGAAAAAACAAGAACATTTTTTGATAATATTCCAAAAGAACATTTACCATTTCAAGTTGCACTTGGTGGAGGAGAACCAACAAGTCATCCTGATTTTATTGAACTACTTAGAGTATTAAAGGAAGAATATGATATCTGTCCTAACTATACTACAAATGGAATGTTTTGTGATTATAAAGAAGCTATATCATCTCAAAATGAAATTGATATATTAGAAGCAACTAAAAAATATTGTGGTGGAGTAGCAGTTAGTTGTCATCCGCATTTAAAAGATTATTGGGAGAGAGCTGCTAAACAATTTATACATTATGGTATAAAACTTAATTTTCATATCATTATATCAGATCGAGAATCAATTGACAACTTTGTAGAAATATATAATGAATGGAAAGATCGAGTTGATTACTTTGTTTTGTTACCCTACGGAGTACAAGGAAGAGCTAAACAAAAAGAAATAGATTGGGAATATTTAGTAGAACAACTTCCAGAAGAACAATCTAAAATAGCGTTTGGTGCTAACTTTTATCCATATTTACTTAAAGGAGGACATAATATTAAAGTGTGCTTGTATGAACCAGAAATAATGAGTAAATTTTTAGATTTAAAAGATATGAAACTTTATCCAAGTTCGTTTAATTTAACAGAAATAAAACAATGACAAATAAAGAGCAAGAAACCGTAGATAAATTACTTAGATTAGTAAATGATCTAAGAACAGAAAACAATAAGTTTAGAGAAGACATCAAACTACAAGTAGACGCTATTAATACCAAAACCAATAATAAACATCTACCAATAGTTTTAGAACAGGATATTTTAAGAACTACTCAATTAGCAATAGATAAATCAATTCAAACTGTATTAACCGCTTATGATAGCCCACTTAATAAACTTGTAAAATCTGTAGTAGATGAAAATTCTATGGAACTAAGAAAAATAATATCAGATAGTTTTTCACAAGTAATCAAAACAGATGATTTTAAACAATCAATTATAAGTGGATTTGCACATAAAGTAGCTAGAACTATAATTTCAAATAATGATGGGTTGTTTGATAAAGTATCTAATGAACTGAAACAAGATAGTATATTTAAATCAAAGATGTCTTTAGCAGTTGCTAATGTAGTGGAAGAATGTTTACAAAATAAAAAGTAAATAATATGGATAAAATAGATAAACTTAAAGAACAAATAGATCTTTTAGACAGTAAGGTTGATGCTCTAATTGATAAATTTGATAGAAAATGGTTTAAAACATATAATCCATTTAGTGAAAAGACATTTGATCAATATAACAAAGAAAGAAATGATTATTGTCAACCACATTTGGAAGAATTAATAAAATTAAAATTGGAATATCGATTAACAAAACCGTATAAATTAGAACCAGTTCCAGATTATGGTGATGTAATGTCTTTAATTGATTTTATAGATTGTGTAAAAGAAGGAGGTTTTATTGATTATGATGGGTATGGAAGATATATTATAAATAATTATATGACAGATATTGAAATTTATCCAACTGATGTAAAAAATAATTATTTAAGAAAAGAATTTGATACTATTATTTGGTTTAATAGATAGAAATATGACACTATCAGAAAATATACAATCAACTTTAGATTCTGGTTTTGTAGTAGAATCTATTGAAACAGGAATAAGGATACAAAAAACAAATGATACTTATTATTTACAAGACAGAGATGAACAGTTAAAATTTACTGAGTGGAGTGAAATATTTAGTTATTTTATAAAGTGTCATTTCCTAGAGTTGCAAAAGAAGTACGAAGATAGTGAAGAAGATAATTAAAAATAAATTTGGTAATATAAAATAAATTGTTTAATTTTGTAAAAAGAATATAATGGAAAATAAAAATAATCTTATTAGGAGAAATACTATATTAGATTTAATATCATATGAGATATATTGTGAAGAAAAACGAATAGAAAATATGTCTGAATGTAAGTTAAAAGAAAAGAAAAAATATTTAATTATAAAATTAAATGATCTAAAAGAAAAAGTTGAAGAATTAAAGGGCATTTAAATAAATTGTTTAATTTTGTAAAAAGAAATATATGGAATCAAATTTAAAAGAATTATATGTTATTGTTTTATGTGGTTGTGAAGGAATAGATTCATTAGTTTATGCTACGTTAGATAAAGAAGACGCCGTTAATGCAATAAAAACTTTAAAAAACGATATTACAAAAGCAATAGAACATCAAAATAAAGTATTTGAAGAATTTGGGAGTGAAGAAAATGAACAATGGAATACAGTATGGGATAGAATGTATTTTAATAAAGAAATCACAAATAAAGAACATGATGATGCCTGCTTCAAAGATCCGGATGCATATTGTATTAGAAAATGGAATGGAATAGAATTTTCGTGCGTATGTAGTGAATTAGGATGTAGTCCAAGTAAACCGTGGTTAATGTAGATAATTAAAAATAATAATAATGGAAAATAACAAAGAAATAGTAGAATCAGTAAAATTCAAATGTATGGATTGCAAACACTTTCATCAGATCACTTATTCAATAGGACAAGGATCTGAAACAATGTATTGTCTAAAAAATCCAACTATGTATCTTAAGAAATTTGAATATATAGTAGATTGCAATCAATTTGAAGCAAAAGGTAGTAGAACAAAATTAAATGACTAAATAATATGAAATGGAAAGTTAAATACCCAACTATCGGTGATACAAGAATCATAAAAAGATTTTTGTTTTTACCTCGTTGTATAGAAGGCGAGGTTAGATGGTTAGAATTTGTCAAAATTAAACAGATGTATAAAATAAATTATATGGATGCAGATAGTTGGTATGATATAGCGTTTGTTGATTAAAGTTTTAAAATTATGAACGTCAAAAAAGAAGTATTAGATAAGTGTAAGTCAATGGTTCAAAAAGAACTAAACGAAGTTCAATACAAAATTCGTTGTAATAAATATAAAATAAACGAATTGTCCAAAGAACAGAGAGTATTAAAAGCAGAATTAGGTCGATTATTTGAAATAAGAAATTCATTAAAATAAAAATAAATCATGAAACAATTATCATTTAGAAAAAACGTAATGTGGATAGGATTAACAACCATCTTTCCAATGCTATTTTCGCTATTATTTTACCTATTACAGAGATATAATATAATGTATGTAGGAAACCTATGGATAACATTACCTTTGATATTAGCTAGTATATTATGGGTGTTTGCTATTATTGTAACTATCAAAGATCATTATAAAAACAAAAGTGATGAAAAGATTGAATAAATTTTGGGCAATCAATATTGTAATAGGATTCGTAATGCTATGTTTGTGGAACTATTGTGATTTAATTGGAAAGATAGGTTATTTATGGATGATGACAAGTATAATGATGACAATTTATAAAATCAAATAAAAATATAAAAAAGAAAATTATGACAACAACATTAATTATTTTAATATCCTTTATAATTTGGTTAATTATAGGATTTATAAGTTTTGTTTACTGGTGGACTAGAGATTGCGGTAATATTACAACAAAAGAATTATCTTATCTTTTTACATTTTCTATACTTGGAATAATCTCTTGGTTTATTGGGTATGGAATTCATAGAATGACGTTAGAAAAACCCAAAAAATATAAAGAACCTATGATATTATTTAAAAGTAGAATAGATAATTATTAAAATAAATGAAACTAACCGAAGAACAAATTAAACAAAATAATAATATTCCTACATCAGAAATTGAAGATGATATTTATGAAACTCAATATGAAATTGATCAATATGAATCAGAACTTAAACCATTAAGAAATAATCCAGTCGAAAACAAGTTGAGTATTTATATGAAAGAAGGAAACATTTTAAAACGCAAAGATTTTATAGACGAATTAAATCAAATATTAGAATATAGAAAAATAAAATTATGAAAAATCAAAAAGAATACGATAGTTTAGTTGTATTATACGATACAGTTAAAAATTTAATTAAAACATATAAATTTAATAAAAAAGCAGAACAGAAAAGACTTAAGAATATTCATATTAATACACTTCCTCCTTATTCTGGAGATGATCTAGTTAGTGCTAGAATTGATGAAGAGATCACTAATATTGATATATTTATTATGGACTTAAAGAAAATAAAAAATAAAATAATCGAATTAAATAATATTGATAATGAAACTAATTAAAATTGAAGTAAATAAAGAATGTGATAAAACAATGATTCTAGGTGAGTTAGAATTATATCCTGTTACTCTTACATTCAAAACATTATTTGGTAAAGTAAAAACTGTTTTAGCTTATCCAACCAGTTATGGTCCAACTTACTGGAGTAATTTTATTCATTTTTACTATTATATTGATGAAACTGGAAAACAATTAAGCGGCAATATATCAGAGAAAATAACAAATTTTTGTAAAACATTAAGATTTAAATAATTATGAATCAATTAAATTATAACTTAGAAAAATTAATTAGAATATCTGTAGTAGATGTTAAAAAGAGTAATACTTACGAATATATCAAAGGTCATTATAATTTTTGGGGTAAATTTATACCCACTTACATAGAATACAGAGATGGTCTTGTATATGAAAAAACTAAGAATATTGATGAACTACCAGATAATTTGTTTTTAAAGGATAATATAATATATAAAAAATCAAAATGTGTATTAGAATTTCAAGATCATTATCAATATACATATTGGTTTGAAACATATCAACACGCTATATATAAAGCAAACGAAATAAAAACATTATCAGGAAATAGGTATTTAACTATAAATTAATAAATTAATTATGAAAAAGAAACTAAGTAAAGAAGAATTCAAAGCAAAAAGAGAAGCAGCTAAATTCAAAAGAAATGAAATAGATTCTCATACAGTAAAAATGAGTAGAATAAATGGTACTTATGTAGAGCCAACAAAAATAAATAAGTAAAGATATGAAAAAGTTCGAGAAAATAGTACAATTAGAATTAAATAACACATTATTAAGAAATGAAGTAGCAAACCTAAGAAAGTCAAATTTAAGATATGAAGAATTACTCAAAACTTTATTATGGACTAAAGAATTACCTAATAATGATACAATGAAAAAATTAGCTATTCCAGTTCCAACAAAACAAGAAGATATTAATATTAAATATCCACCAACCAAATTTGAGTTTAAACCAGAAATCGTAGAATTAAAAGATAGTAAATATATAACATCAATCATTCACATTAGAAATGATAATCAATATAATCATGTAAACGCTACCTTAGTTGGAATTGTAAAAGAAAATAAACTAAATATTGGTATTTCATTTTGTCATGAAAAAGATAATTTCTCTAAAAAAGTAGGTAGAGAACAAGCATTAGATAGAGCTATAAATAATCCAATAGTGTTTCCTTGGTTAAAGACCTCAAATCCAAAAGAAATTAAAATGTTTTTATATGAATTTGCCGAACTATGTAAGAATACTAAAAATACATTAGTTGAAAATCTTTACAATACTAATAAAAATAAATAAGTATGGATATACATATAAAAGAATTAGTAAAAGATGAACTACAATTTTGTGAAGAACTTGATTGTGTTAAAAATGAACATGGAGTGTATATTTATAAAAGTTCAAATGAAGTACATAGTTTTAACTTACCTCTGCTATTAAGCCATTATAAAGATTGGTTAATTGATAATAATATAGTTAAAGGAATTGATATAGATTTAGAAAATAAAAGATATCCAACCGACAAAGAAATTCAAAAAAGAGGTAATGATTATGCGGATGGTTGTAATCATGAATATAGTGAAAATCCATTATCACCTTATTACCAATGCGCAGAAGATTTTATAAATGGAGCCAGATGGTTGAAAAAATATATTAAGAAAAATAATGAAAAAACAAAAAATCGAACTAATAAGAAGTCTTGAAAGAGATTGTGGATTTCAACGATTTAAAGTCAATATTAAATCTAATGAAGAAGATATTAATAATGTATTAAATTATGTTAGAAGTATTATAATTGAATTAAATGATCATTATAAACAAGATATTAATAATTTATTAGAACATGAAAAATAAAAGATATCCAATGTGCAAAGATCAAATAGCACAAATAGATTGTAGACAAGAAGAATGTAAATACCATAAAAATGCTTGTTGTACTAATATAAGTCCAGCAATATCACTATATTCAAATGGAAATTTTGTTTGTTGGAGTTACAAACATAAAAAGAAATAATATTATGATTGAAAAAGACAACGACTATCTTTGGAGACAATTTATAAAATTAGGTGATATGATGGGAAACGGACTACATCATGAACCAGATGGTAAATGGATAATTAAAGAATATAATAAATTAGCTAAAATTTTAATACCAGAAATAAAAGAACAAAATAAAGAAAAACGTAAATTAAAATCAGAACATATAAATAAACAAATGCAAATATTGCTATTAACCAAAAAATGTCATTGCGGAGGACAATTAGAACAATCAAGAAGTGGTAGTAAAGTTTGCTATTGTAAAGATTGTAAGAGTAGATACATAGCCAAAAATAAATAAAATAATAAAATGAAAATAAACATTAAAGACTTAGTAAAAGATAAAACAGCAAAATTATCATATATTTGTAACTGTATAGCTTATTTTGAAATAGATGAAAAATATCAGTTTCCAATTAATTTAACAACGGATGAATGGAAAACTACATATCTATATACAGAATATAAAGCTATCACATTAATGAGATGGATAAGAATAGCTATAAACAATGAAACATTAATAATTTTAAAATAGTAAAATGAAAACATCAGAAGAAATAAACATTAAAGTTCTGAAAACTAAAAAATTGTTTGATAAAAAACTTATTGAATATAATAAAATACGTCAAAATGGAGCAGTAGATGGTTCTTGGAATCGATTAGAATCTGAATTACAAGAGTTAAATGGTATGTTAAAAGCTTTTAAATGGATAATAAATCATAAATAATATAAATCATGAAATATAGAATTAAAATCATAACTTATAAAAGTGGTAGAAAAACATATTCTCCACAGTTTAAAACATTTTTTGGATATAAAGGATTGTCATATACAGGTGAAACAAGACCGTTTAGTTTAGAACTAGAATCTAGAGAACAAGCATTAACTTTTATTGATTATCATTATAATGGTAATAGTAAAGTACAAACAATTGAAGTTGAATATATAACAAAATAACAATTAAATTATGAGTATAGATACAAACTTACATGTTGGACCATATTTAGTTCAACTAAAAACAAAAGAAACCGAAGTAGAAAAGACAATTAAAACATGTTCAAATGATAATTGTCAAATAAATATTAATAATGAGAGACAAACTTCGAAATTTTGTCCAAATTGTGGTAGTCCGGTTTTAGAAAAAATATATATTGAAACAGAAATAATGGATATCTGTGATATTTTGTGTAATAATGAAGAATTTGAAAACGAATTAAGTAATATAGATCAAATGGGTTGTAGAAAAGATAATATTATTATTTCTAATGGAGGATCTCCTTTTGACGAAGATAGATGGACAGAAGATGATGATATTTGTGATCTAACCAATGTAAACGTACAGGAAGAAATTGAATGGTTTAAAAATGAATATAAAACTATTTTAGAAGCAATAGAAAAAGAATTAGGTGAAAATGCTTATGAAATAAAATACGGAGTCATACAATGGTATAGTTAAAATTTATAAAATTAAAATGGGACAAATTATAGAAGAACAATCATTTGAAAGAGATGAAGATTATGGTATAGATATTAAAATTACTCAAAAATGTGAATATAATAGCATATCAGAATGGATCATAGTAGAAACGGATGGACAACAATTAAGTTTACCTACTTTTGAATGGAGAATGTTATATAATTTAATCAATAAATGTTTAGAAATGAAAGGACACAAATTATGAAAAATTTTACAGATAATGATGCACAAGAATTCGGTGATAAATTAGTTGATACAGTAAATAAAATAACTGCTGGGCACATGATACCTCCATAAAATATCGATAAAGAAAAGGAAGAATCATTTAAGAAATGGGTTGATAAATTACACAATGATATAAATTCAATTACTGGTAAAGAAATGTTGGACTTTTTAAATAATAATTGGGTTGTAGATAAAGATGGAAATATTAATAAAATAAATTTAAAGAAATGAAAATAACAAAAAATTTAACTTGGGAACCCAATTTTAATAATCAAATAGAAACAGAACATAAAACATTTATACTTACTATCAATAAAAAAGAAGTAGAAATAAATTGCAACTGGGATTATGGTTGGGCTGGTAGAGGAAGTGAAACAATGGTTCTCGGTTTAGAAGAATTAAAACAATTAATTAATGAAATAGAAAATAGTTAAAATTATGGAAGACAACTTAACAATAATTCTAAGACAGTTTGAACGACTTAAAGGACAATTGGTTATTACCGCGTCTTGGGAAATAGAAAGATTAATAGCAATAAGTTCAGATAAATGGGACTATTATTATGTAACTTACAATGGAAGAAAACTAATATTTAATAGCTGTGTAAGTAGATTGATACAATTAAAAGATAAAATTGATAAAGAAGATTATAATGAATTGATACGTATAGCTAAATTAAACAATTACGATTATATAGTAAAAGATGAAAAAGATAGAAAACAAATTAGAGATGATTTATTATCAGTGTTTTACGACGATGATACAGAAATATTATTAACTGAGGTATTTTGGGAATTAAACTAACTTAAATTAAAAAATTATGAAAATAGCATTATTAAAAGAAGTAAGATTAACATTTGAAGGCAATTATACAAGTTATCAGAAATAATAAAAGAAGGAACAATATAATGGAAAAGCCAAAAAGAAATTATGAATTAATAATAACAGTAAGTTCAAATAATAAAGAAGATTTATTTAATACGTTAAAAAACTGTTATAATACTGTTACTTCTGAATTAGATTGTAGTTCTTGTGGTGGACAATGGGATTATATAGAATATAACGCAAAATTTTATAAAAACGATGAAATGACCAAAGAAAAATATAATATAGAACGAGAAAAATTTTCAAAAGAAATTATTAATCATAGTGAAAATTATTATTTTTGTAAGAAGTGTGGTAATTGGAATGAAATAGAAAAACAAATAAAATTATGATAACAGAAAAAGATTGTGATTTAGACACATTAAACTATATCAAACAACGATTCGATATATTTAGTGATCTTAGTACTACGTGCCAAGGATATAAGTCATTATGTAGATTGATAAAACAATTAGAAAACAATCCAAGACCAAAACGTACTCCATTGGTAATGGAAGAAAACTTTGGTATAAATACATGGGAGGAAATGGAGGACTTACATAAAAGATTTAAAGAATAACAAAATAAAAATAAAGATTTGGAAAATAATAAATAATTTTGTATATTAAAACAATTAAAATTTAAAATTATGACACTATTATTTAGAAATTGGTTAGAAGAAGGATATTACGAAGAAGATGGATTAGGTGATTTAACAAAAATAGAAGAATCAAAAGATATATATGAAGCATTTAACAATGGTACATTATATGAACACGATGGATTGGCAATGACAAAGTTTATGATAAAGATACAATTAAAAATAAAGAAAATAACTAAATAAAAATATTATGGAATATTCAATAGAACAAATAGAAAAATGGAAATCAAAAGCTGAAAAATGGGATAAACTTAGTGAAGAAATTGCTAAATGCTATCCAACAGATTATGATAATGAAGGTAATGAATTAGGAACAGAATATCCAGATGCGGATTTAGGTACAATTGGAGAATTAGCGGCTATAGCATTTGGATGGTTATAATTAAAGATATAATACTATATAACAATTATTTTTCATATTACGTTTCATTTTAAAGTTAATAATTAAATTTAGTTTAACAAACCCCGTTATTAGTATTTAAAAAGAGGACTCTAAATCCAATTAGAAATCCTCTTTTTCCTTTTAAAAACATTAATAAATTAATCAATCTAATTTAAAAATAAACGCCTTAGCCTTCCAAACAGCACCTGTATTATCCGATACATTATTATCAAAGATAGAACTAGTAGTATGAGTCCAACTGTCATTACCAGCCATCTGTATAGCTTTATAACCACTCCCATAAACACTTTCAACAAATACATTGTCAAGTGTTAATGAAGAAGTAAAATCATGCTTTATCGATAACTGATTATATCCTATTACCAAATGATCATTATGTTCTGGAACATCGTTACCAACTATATCTTCATTATTAACAGTAACAGTTACATTATTACAATCATCAATATAAATAACATTGGTTGATCCGTTAACCTGCCAGTTTTTCTCTGCTACTTTAAAATATTGATTTGTACCACACTGATTGAAATATCCAACTTGTGTATCGCTACAACCTACAAAATTAAAAACGGTTGTTTCACTATATACAGAAGCAGTAAAAATAGGAACACTCATATAATCAAATGTTTGTTCATGTCGTTGAAGTGATCCCACATAAGAATCGGTTGAACTGGTGTACATACAGAATTCGTTGTTTTTCATTTTTAAAATCCTTTCTTTAGTTATTATATTTTGGTTTATATTGTATAAGTAGTAAAAGAAAAAATAAAATGTTTGGAAGGACTGGTATTATTGAGAAATCAAAAATAAATGAAAATAAATTTGGTAGTGTGAAAAATTATATGTATCTTTGTACTATAAATTTTAAAAACAATTAAAAATAAACAATATGAAAACAAAAATTTTAATTTTAACATTTTTAGTAGTAATTTTTACTACTTTTACAACAAAATCGCAAATAGTTCATGATAGTTTAGTTCAGTTGAATCCTTGGACATTATACGATTCTGCTACAGTAGTAAACGATACAATTTATTTTAATAATCAATATTTTTATTATGCAGAAGCTGTTAGCACTCCATTTACTTTTGAAAATAATTTAGATTCTTTAACGATCAATTTTTCAATTTGTGGACACAAATATCCAAACTCACCAAATACATTTAATTATCTATTAATGGGTAATATTAGTCCATTTACACATTATTCATTTGAAACTATAGAAGTAACAGATAACCCAATTCATCATCATATTAATGTAAATTTAACAGGCATTAATATATCTTCAATTCCTTTAATTTTAGATCTAGATGCATTAGCAAATTATGAATTTATAAAAATTTTTAATATCGAAATTCATGGATTTTATACAATTAATAATAGTTCAATTACAGAATATACACTTAATAGTAATAACCCAAATAAAAAATTAGTAAAAGTTTATAATTTAAATGGTCAAGAAGTACCATATTCAACAAATTTATCTGGTATTTATATTTTTGTTTATGATGATCATTCTATAACAAAAACTTGTATAATTAAATAGATATTAAAATAAAATCACATAAAAAAGGAACTAATATTAGTTCCTTTTTTGTTATATCTATCTTTCGGGTAGGGGCTGGGGTTGCTGATCAATTGTACGAAACTTAGCTGGATTACTATCCCTATCAAATATGCAACGACTAAATAAAAATCTTGGGTTAGTTATGTTTTTATATTTTATTTTACACATATATTGAATCATCATTCCAGAAATTAAATTATTCAAAGAAATATGTTGATTTGTATATATCATATTAGTATTGGAACCAATTGATATTACTTGATCTGATAAAGTATTTGTTGTTATTGAAACTGCGGTTTCTGTTGCCATGCTCTGGTATGCACAAGAATAAGATTGGTCTGTAATAGTAATTGTTCTTGGTGTTATTCCACTATCATAAGCAAAAAAATGAAAAAGACTAGCCGATGTATTTATAATAAATTCGGGAACTTGTATAGTAAACCCTATTGTACCATAAGTATAGCTATCAATTCCGTCAAAACTACCTGTTAACAATAATGAATTAAATCCATTCCAGAGTTCTGTTGTAGCACTTCCTGTTGTAGCATAACTTAATGTTAAATTATCAACACCAATAAATTCATTTCGTCTATTTCCGTAAAGATTTAATATATTTGCTGATTTATAATTTACAATAAAATTTTCATAATTATCAGCTGCCATATTAGACCAACCATTTGTGCCTTTTGTAAAGGTATATCTGCTCCCTTTAGTACCAGTTAATAAAAAATCATAAGTATTTCCGGCAATGATCTTAGTATCTTTAAAACCGCTATAGCAATATGAACCAGAGAAATTACGAATTGCGTTTGATTCATTTAAATCTGATAATTGAGGATTTGCAATAAATCCGTATGAACTATAACTTTTATTATTATAATTAAGTAGATCTGTAAATAGAGATTCATAAGAATTCGGAGGATTAGGATCAGTGAATTCCAGCACAATATTTCCACCTATAGTATTATCTGCGTATCCATCTACTTTTGGAATAATTATGTGGCTAATAGGAAAATCACTAGTTTTGGAAATTTTAACATACATTGCGCTCTCTGATGCCTCTGTATTACTAAGATTTAAATACGAAAATGGTACTGATGCAGAATAATAATTCTTAAAAAAATCTAAAGAATTTTGTGTTGTAATTTCAATTACTCGACTTCCAATATAGTCAGCTATTGCGTATGACTCAAATGTGGCTGATGTGGATTTTATGCTTCCTGTGATTTCAAGTACACCTGTAGTAGTTGAGAATCTTAATGATGCTGGTTTCTTTCTAGTCAATGGATTGTAAGCCGACTGAAGCTCAATTCCTACTCCATCATACGAACTAGATATACCAGACCCTGTTTCTATCAATGAAAATGACCCAGACCAAAGAATAAATCCTGGAATTCCGTTTACAGATTGATTTGTAGCAAAATTTCTTCCTAAATAATTTGAACTTTGTACTATACCAGAGTGAGCTCCCGAAATTTTTAAACCGTTACCAAGTTTAGTATTTACAAACATACTACCTGTCAGTAAATTATTTTCACCTTGAATAAATTCAGACCGCCCATTCATCATAATTATGTTCTCAATATAAAATACCTGATTGGCCAGTTTGCCTTCAAAATCGAAAATCTCTAGTCGTATGCTAATTTTGTCATTATCCCAGTCAGGAGCAACAGGAACCAATATCTTAGTTTGTCTTGGATTATACCCAGGTTCTTGTACCGCTTTTACTTTGATGTTAGCAATCTTCCAAATTCCGTTGTTGATATAAAAATGGAATATACCGTTGCCAGTTGTATTAGGTGTTATGTCAAATGTCAAATTTCTGTATTGTAATGTTTTATTAAAATCTTTCTGAACCACCGTTCCTATGTATGTACCATCATAATGATTATCAATTCTATCGTTGTAAAATCCACTACCGGAGCAAATAATTACCATCTTAGTATCAGATGAAGTTGTTGGTTGACAAAATACATCAAAGCTAATCTGATATAAGTTGTCTTTGTAGAACTGACAGGCACTTTCTGATATATGACTTAATACAAGTTCGGTTCCAAGGCTAGCAGAGAAGTAGCAAGAATCAAGTAGGTTAGTGCTATCAGTAATAATATTATAATAAGTTGGTGATGCTTTAGTGTTAGTTGATAGTCGCCAGTAAGCATTTAGAAATTCATTGTTTTTAAAATCTCCAACGCTTTCATTTAAGTCTATACTACTAGTGCTTAATAAGATGTTGTTAGATGATAATACAATATTAGCAGTAGGGATGTAATCTCCGTTTTCTGTTATTGATTTAACTGATGGGAGAATTCGATAAACACATCCGCTAAGTGGCTCCAGATTATTTATCGTCAGCTCGACATAATTTTTATAGGCCTCACTTTCGACAGCATAGCGGTTGCTCTTATATTCTGCACTGAATATACTGTCTTCAAAGCTACTAAATGAATGAGAGCTATTATTAATTGTGTCTTTTACTATATATGGCCTATCCACAAATACTTCTGTATTGCTTAATACCTTAATTATTACTGGAGTGTAAGGTTCTGGTATGTATGTTTGTGTTAATACTGTAACATCACTTTCGGTTCCACTTCCACCAGCGTTTGTCAACCTATTATCTGATAATTTTGGTGCAGGTTCTAATGGCAAAGGTATATTTAGTCGTCCTCCTTCCATATCCTTGGTAAATTGGAACTGTCTATTTGCTGTTCTATAGGATAGGTTGATAAAAGGCATAGAGCTGTTATCACAGGTTACATTGTTCTTTGCTATTACATTGTTTTGAGATGGTGTGGTTTTGCTATTATATACATAACTGGTATCTGGTTGTTCACTATTAATTACATTTAATATATTATTACCTACGTTGCTATCTATTCCAAATGATTGTTTGGTGTATTGAGCTTGATAATCAGTATAGTTTATTGCTTGGGTTCTTGTATTTTGACTGTTTTTATATCTTATAGCGTATAGTGAACTGGTTGGCATGTAAGTTATATCATCACTTACTATTAGGTTTGGATTGGTGATACTTCCACTTGTATATAAATATTTATTTTGTTTTTTGAATATTTCTCGTACTGTAAATGTTGGACTTGTTTTAAAAGCGATTTCTGTATTGTTTCTTTTTAATGGATCTACTAATAGACTGGTTGTCCATCTTATGTTATATCGATCTTGCCATTCTTGTGGTATTGGTTTTGTTGTGCCATCTCGGTATATTATCTTATTAGCTACTCCTACAAATGAAAATGAAGCATATCCTAAGGATGTTTCTGGATAGATGTATATTACAGCAAACTGATTGTTGTTTCTATCTACATAGTCATCAATTATTTCTGAATATATTACATTATTATTGCTATCAAGTGCTTCAAATATAACTGTTGAATTGGTTTTTAGGTTATTTATGTTTAGATTGAATTTAAATAAGTTTTTACCTGATGTTAATTGGGTTGGAATATAAGTAAGTCCGAAATAGTTATCAGAAAATTGAGAGGTATCTTCAACTAAGATATCATATTTATTAATCCCTATTAACTGTCTGGTTTTATGTGTGGTTGTATTTTTTTGAGAAATCATTGTTAAAATTTGATTTATTTATATAAATAGTTTAAAAATATATTAATTATTATTTGGTAGTGTGAAATATTATTTGTATATTTGTAGTGTTAAATAATTAATTATATGAAAAATATATTATTTTGTAATAATGAAACTTGTAAATTAAAAGATAGCTGTTTTCGTTTTTTGAACGAGAATCCAAATAGTAAAAATTTATTTAATTTAAAAAAAGACATTTGTAATAATTATATAAAATGGAATAAAGATGGTTGGGATATTAATGTATTAGTTGATTCTATAATAAAATTCAAATAAATTTGGTTAATTCAAAAATTATTATTACTTTTGTATCGTTAAATAATTAAAACAATAAACAATATGAAAACATTTAAAGTAAAATTTATAAATCCAAATACTAATAAAGAAGAATACAGATTTTTAGACATCTTTATCAATAATGATTATGATGTAGAATTACAAGTAAAAACGGTATTTGAAACTAGAATTGCTTCTTTAGAAACATTTATTTCTTACAAAGAAATAAAATATACATATAAAAAATAAATTTGGTTATATCAAAAATAATAATTACTTTTGTAGCGTTAAAATTTTAAATATATGAAAATTACAACAGAACAATTAAATGAATATTATATGTTAAAATCTAAAAAAGATATTTGGTTTAAGTATTTAACAGATAATAAAAAACATTGGCCAAATGGATTTACTCTTAAAAGACTTGAAAAGGTTAAATCATTTGTATTAACAGATAAAGATATTATGTTTGATTTAATGGAAAGACATAGTGGAAATGAACTTACTCCAGAAGAAATGAAAGAAGATGATGTTGAAAATTTTAATCATTGTATAAGTAATTTCGCTATTAATATATTGTATAAAATGAGAGAATTAAATATTATTAAATAAACTTAAAATATGAAAACAAACATTCATTTTTATCTAAATGATAAAGACAGTACACAATTAGTAAATATCTATAATGCTACATTTAATCCATTTAATGTAGGTGATAAAGTATGGTTTGATGTAATAGAACTATATCCAAAATCAATAAATGAATTATCCAAACAATGGAAACCAGATTTTGTAGAAAGTTATGTTAATGATATAGAAGAAAGATCCAAAAAATTTAAAAACTATAGATTTAAAATTGTTTCTGGTAGTAAATTTATTAAAGATGATCGTAATCATGATGATAATATTTTATTAGAAATAGAATATCATTGTAAATATTGTCAAAAGTTTTATTGGAAATGGTGGTATATTAAATATTATATTAAAAAATTGTTTAACATTAAAACTAAATAAAACAATGAACAGACAACTATTTTATCAAATGGAAATCTCTAGAGCAATTAATCAAGTTGTAGATGATTTATTTCCAAAAAATAATCCAAATGAAGTACTACAAGTCAATATTAATTTGTGTGCTTATAAATTTACAGAAGATGGTAAAAATGAAAAACATGCAATAAAATCATTTTATCTATTTTTCTATCGTTCATCAACATATACATTTATAGGTTGTTTTGATCCAAAGAATGAAATTATTTATAATTTTGATAAAGCTAATATTGAATATATTTCTTATCATGATAGTTGTTGGAGAGATGGAACTGATAGAGCTATAAAAGATTTTGTAGATGAACTAATAAATCAGTTTGATAAGAATGATAATGTATTCGTTTTTAATACTTTTGGAATGGATGGTTTTAAAAAACTTAAAGCTACTATTAATATGAATAGCGACAAAAGAACAGCAATTTTAAATTTAATTAAGTAAATAACATGACACTATTTGAATATTCTGATTTTTTAGATGAAATGATTGATAATTATATTAAATATAATAAAGTAGTTATCGATATGATAAATAACTGTAAGGAAAGAATGAAGATTAAACAATAATGAAAACAACGATTAATTACATAGCTATATCCAAAAATAAATCATTAAAATTTGATAAAATTGATTACATTATTAATTATGATGGAAGTGGGAATAGTTTAATAACAGGTAAGAAATTGTGTTATGGTTATTTAACCAATAGTACAATATTAGGAGCTAAAAGAGGTTGGTTTGTTACTACATTTTCAATGACAAATGATGATTTCTGTAATCGATATGATTTTGTAGAAGGTTGTTTAAATATTAAAATAAATTTGGTAAAATGAAAAAGATTTATTAATTTTGTATTATGATTTTAAATAAAACAGATATTACACGTCTTAAAAAAGCTTTGGATAAAGCTACTAGATTAGAAAGAGAATCACAACTAGCTGCCCAAAATATTGCTACTATAATTGAAGAAATTACTGGTATAGAAGGTAATATTGATCATTTTCTGGATGATGGATTTGGTTTTACACCATTATCTGATAATGATACTCATGTTTCAATTGATTGGTTAATAGAAAAAGCAACAAATGGGACAGATATAACAGAAAAATTTATTTTAGATAATTTATGTTTTTAAAAAAATAAATAATTATGTTTGATAATAGACAAAAATACATAAGATTTGGAGAATATAATTCATTTTTATTCTTTCCAACAATAATAGATCATAAAGTATTTAAACATTTAAATCCAATATCAGCTGGGTTTTGTTATTTAGATCAAGTAAATGTCGTTTATTGTTTTGGTGAATCCGTTTCTCTTGAGTTACAATCGATGGAAGATGATACTAAATTGGCGACAAAACAAGTTTATGGTATAGATGCAATGTTAAATTTAAAATAATATAATGGAAACAACAAAACCAAAAAGTGTAGAATGTCCTTATTGGATAGTTAATTCAAAGGAGGAAAAAGAAATAATACAAACATTAACTGGGTATCATTGGCCAGAAATTGGGCATAAATTTCCTTATATTATAGGAAGAGAACCTATGTTTAGTTTTCAAGGATCAACAACACAAGAAATGAATGATTATTTGGATAAAGATGAAAATATAATTTATCATTATGTATTAAAAACAATTTAAGAAATAAAGTTATGGAAAAAGAATTTGATAAATGGTTAATAAAAAATATAGGAATACAAGATGCTTCTATATTTAGTAAAGGATCACAAGTAAGACAAGTTGCTATTGATTTTGCAAAATATAAATCAAACTATAACGAAAATTCAAATTTTATTAAAGGACAATGTCATACTAACTTAGATGATTATGATTGTCTAAGTAGTCCAACAGTATTTGCAAGAGTCCCGAATGTAGGAGAAAGAGTAGCATGCAGATATAAAGGAAATGTTAGTAGTTTAAAAATTTGTCAGATTACACATGATGTAAAGGACAATAAACCGTTTATTATAGTAGAATTAACTAAAGATGTATTTAAATTATGAAAACTTATTTAGAATCCTCTGTATTTTATGAAGATGAATATTTAAACTTACCAATATTTGATTCTAATACTGGTATGGATTATGAATGGTATGAAGATAATAATACTAAACATTGTAAGGTTATTAATGATAATAAACCAAGAATAGTTACATTAGAAATAACTTCTTGGTGTGGTGTAAGTCCAGATGCAATTCATGTTTATGGTAAATTAATAGTACATGATTTATATTATAGTATTAATGGTAAAAGTTCTTGTTCTTCTACAAATCAACCAGAAATAACACAAGGTTTTGAAATAGAAATACGAAGAAAATTAACACAGGAAGAAATTGATAGTGATCCAGATAGATTTGCTGGATGGAGAGCTGGTAATTATATTACTAATTTTTTAACAGAAAAGGAATTAATAAAAGTAGCTAAAAAGATATTTAAAGAAAAATTTGTAGGTAATTGGAAATTAAAAATTAAAAGATAATTATGAAAACAAAAAAGAAAAACATATTTCAGAAATTAATCTGGAGACTACAGTTCAAAAAAGCCTTATTTATTCCAACAAAAAGAGATTATTTAGATTTAATGGAGGGAAGATGTACTAATTGTGATGCCGGAAATCCAAGAGTAGAATGTAGTGAATATTATTGTCCTTGTAATGAGAATGAACAATTAAAAAGAAAGAAATCTTTAAAATAACTAATATGACAGATATAAATGATCCAGATATCAGAAAATTAATCAAAATTGTTAATCGTCTTAAAAAAAGAAAAATATTTATTACTACAATAGGCAATACTAACAATGATCCAGTATTAATAAATTATAATTTACCAGAAACAGAAGATGATAATGATAGAGTAATATGTATTCTTTAAATTTTATTATATGAACAACAACGAAAATTATCTAATTAGAAAACATAAATTAAATGGAATATATTGCTATGATATAGAACAAGAAAATTTAATATATTCTGATTGCTCTCCAACTCATCATGGTTTGCAATGTAGTTATGTAAGTGGAACAGAAGAATATGAAAAGATATTTAAACTATGTGATCAGCTAAATGATATAATTAGAGAAATAGATGAACTAAATAATCCAAAGCAAAATGAAAAAATTGATTGAACATGAGTTATTATCATTTGGATTTTTACCTTTATTATTAGTAATTGAACTTTTAATAAGTAAAGAAAAATATGAAATATGTTCAATTATATCAGAAGTTTTAAATGAACAATCAAATAAATACAATTTAAAATTTCCAACTAAATATAATGAAGAAGCTATAGAAGAAATGAAATATTGTTTTATGAAACATCATAATCTTTCTGGTGATATAACAGAAAAGAATCATATTATATATGCAAAAGAAATATTAAATAAAATTGAAAATTATGAAAACATTTAAAGAAACAATAGAAGTTGATGTAATTCCAACAATTAAAACGATGATAGAAAAAGAGGAAGAACATTTAGCTTATTGTTTAAAATCAAAACAAGAAAATCCAACTTTTAAACATATTGATAAATTTATAAGGAATTCAAAATTTTATTTAAAACATTATAAAACAAGATTACAGGAATATATTGATTATGCGAATACTATTAAAGAAGAATAATATATGACCATTTTAGAAAAAGCAAAACAACTATCAAATATTATAGTAGTAGGTGATACTCATGGTAAAATAAAAGAACTAGGTTATAATATCAGAGAAAGATATAAAATAACTGATAGTATTATATGTTTAGCTGGAGATATTGGATTAGGGTTTAATAAACCAATGTATCATTTAAATGAATTTAAATATTTTAATGAAATAGCCAAAAAAACAAATAATGTAATTTTTGTAGTTCGCGGTAATCATGACGATCCAGAATATTTTAATGGGCAATGTTTTGAATATAGTAATGTTAAATTAGTTCCAGATTATTATTTTTTGGAAACACAGATATATGATATTTTATTTGTTGGTGGTGGAATTAGTATTGATAGAACTTATAGGACATTAGGTTCTACTTATTGGATGAATGAATTTCCTGTATATCGAGAAGATAAACTAAAAATAATCGATAAACCAGATATTGTTATTACTCATTCCGCTCCAACTTTTTGTCACCCAACAGATAAAATTGGATTGTTAGAATGGTCAAAACTTGATAAACAACTATTAGAGGATTGTGATAAGGATAGAATGGTATTTACAAAAATATTTGACTATCTTAAAAACAATAATAAACAGCCTAAGCATTGGATCTATGGACATTTTCACATGTCATATAATCAATTAATAGATGGAACACAATTTAAAGTTTTGAATGAATTGGAGATGTTTGAATTAAACAAAAGAAAAGATTTTTAAAAATAAATTTGGATAATTAAATTATTTTACTTATTTTTGTAATTAAATTTGAAAATAATATGGAAACAACAATTAAAAACTTCTGTTATCTCGCTTTTGATTCTGAATATAGCATTTGGGATCTTAGTGAAGTTGATAAATCAGATAGAACAATTGATATTAATGTTAATGAACTAGCAGTTAATGAAAAATTGTTAGATCTGTTAAAATTAGAATCATTATATTCAAATCGTCCAAATGCAGTAAATTTCTTTTGTTGTTATTTATCAGCATTTGGAAAGGATAATTCCGAAAAATATGACAAACTTATTACCAATTCTATATTAAGGATATTAGTTGTTAATGAAGAACTTTTAAAAGAAATTAAAAAAGTAATATAAATATGGATAAAGAACAAAGAATTAGCGAACTTGTAAATATATTAATAGAAACAAACGAATCCTATCGTTTAGGTACTCCATTAATAAGTGATAAAGAATATGATTTGTTAATAGACGAATTAACAGAACTAGATCCCGAAAATCCGTTTTTAAATAAAGTAGGAATAGAACTACCAAACAATGATAGTCGTAAAGAAAAACTACCTGTTAAATTAGGTAGTATGAATAAAGTTAAAACCGTAGCAGAAATTCATAAATGGTGTCGATCAAAAAATATTCCATTAGATGAATATGTAGTATTAACTGCTAAATTAGATGGTCTTACATTAGAAACATTTGGTATAAATGGAAATGCTTGGACTAGAGGAGATGGAGAATTTGGACAAAACAGCAAAAAACATTATGAACAGATAAAAATAAATAATGATAAACATGTTTATCCAGATGGAGATGAAAACAGATATACTATTGGAGAAGTAATTATATCAAAAAAAGTATTTGAAGAAAAATATAAAGATCAGTTTGAAAATCCAAGAAATGCTGTAAGTGGATTATTAAATTCTGACTATGATCCTAAATTAAATGAAAGATTATTAGATTGTAGTTATATAAGATATAATTTAGTTGATACTGATATTCCTAATGATTACAGTAAAGCTAATATGATTGGTATTTTAAATGAAGATTATAATACAGTAAAAATTCCATGTAAAGTATTAAGAATTAATGAACTTACAGAAGAACTATTATTAGATCTATTTACTAAGTGGAGTACAGAATATGAAATTGATGGAATTGTAATTGAAGTAAATGATTGTGAATTAAGACAAAAACTAGGACTGGAAACCAATTCATTAAATCCAGCTTACGCAAGGGCTTACAAAGGAAATTTTGAAGAAGTAGGCGAAACAAAAGTATTAGCAATTAAAGAAGATATTTCAAAACAAGGACATGACGTTCCAGTAGCAGTATTAGAACCAATTAGTTTAAATGGAGTCACTATTACAAATGTTACCTGTAACAATATGAAACAGATACTTGATATGGGTATAAATATCGGATGTACTGTAAAAATAAAAAGAAGTGGAATGGTTATACCTTTTATTATTGAAGTTACTAAACCAAATGGAACATATCAATTACCAACACGTTGTCCTTCTTGTGGATCAGAATTAACTTGGAATGAAAATAATGTACATTTAGTTTGTAATAATTCCAATTGCAAAGAAAAGCAAATTAAACAGATTATATCATTTTTTAGTATTTTAGATGTAGATGGACTGAGAGAAGCAACATGTAGACTATTATACGAATGCGGATTTGATACCGTTAAGAAAATATTATTAATGACTAAAGAAGATTTCTTATCACTTCCAAGTTTTGCAGAAAAGAAAAGTGAAACATTATATAATGAAATTCAAAAGAAAATCTCAAACGTTGAATTAGGTGTTTTAATGCACGCTACATCAATATTTAAAAGTCTTGGTAGTAGAAAGTTATTAGAGTTAACTAAACAGTTTAAAAACAATAAACCCTCAGTAAATGAAGTTAAACAGGTAGAAGGATTTTCTGATATCACTGCAAATGAATATGTAAATAATTTTGATCGAGTAATGGAGTTTATTAATGACTTACCATTAAAATATAAAGAAATAAATAATAATATTAATCATTTAAATAATAACAATATGGAAACAAATAGTAGTGTATTAAAAGATCAAGTATTTGTGTTTACTGGAATTCGTAGAGCAGACTTAGAAGATGTAATTAAATTAAATGGCGGAGAAGTAGGAAGTGGAGTAACAAAGAAAACTACATGTTTAGTAATGAAATTATTAGGTAGCGGTAGTTCAAAAGAAAAGAAAGCTCAAGAAATGGGAATTGAAATATTAACTGTTGAACAGTTAGAAGAAAAATTCGAAAAATTAGGATTATTGTAAATTAATTTGTATATTTATGAATATAGACGTAAAAACATTAATAGTATATAAATCTGATTTAAATACATCATCTCAAAATAAAAATATAAAAGATATTTGGTACGAAGATTTAAAAGATACAAATACAAAGTTTTATCTTAATGATATTGTATTATTTCTCGATGAAAATTTACAAACAAAAATATTGAAAAATAGATATGGTGATAATGGATCGGGTTTATACAATGTTATGATCAAAGAAATAAGAGATAAATTTGATAAGAAAATTAATGATATTAAAAGGGAACTATCACAAGATTTAGAAGAAATAATAGACAAATTAAATATTCAGTAAAAGACAAACAATATGAAACGAATAGCATTAATTCCAATAACGGAAACCTCAGAAGGAAAATACAGATACTGCATACAAAAGAATAATAAATTAAGTAGTGGAACAATAGATAATGCTAGACCAGCATTAGAAAGTTCAATTAGATCAGCTACTATTAATATTGGATACAAGCATAGTCCTAATTTTACAGTTAAAAAACTTATATATACAGATACAGTTAATATTTTTTTTGTATGTATTCCAATGGAAATGGTTGATTATAAATACAGAGCAATGTGGATCTCAGAAGAAGAATTCAGTCAGTTAGATGATTTTGAAATGTATATTCCAGAAATTATTGAAAAAATAAACATTTATAAACCTACATTAGTAAAAATTAATAAAAAAGACATAGAAAATGACAACACTGATAAAGAACAATCAACAGAAAACGCATAAATCATTTAGCAACAGTCGCTGGACGTTGCAACAGAAAAGCACTCTTATTGAAAAATATAGGTTAATATCTATAGGAGAATTATGCGAAATATTAGGAAAAACTCCTAAAGCAATAAGTATGAAAGCAGCTAGACTTGGGTTAAATAAAAATGTAATTAGTAACCAACTAAACTTATCACTATCTGAAAAACCGGTTAACTGGACAGATAAACAAATATATTTTTTAAAAAACTATTATGGTAAACTAGCAAATTCCACAATTGTTATATGTGATCCATTTATCGCTAGTGGAATAACAATCCAACAAATAGCTGATAAGGCTTATGAATTAGGGATTACCAAGGTTAAACATTTAGAACCTGATGTAGACTTATATAATGATAATAATATTGTTTCGGACAAGAAAAAATCTAGAAAAAAGAAACGATTCTTCGATAATACAGAAGTTAAAATGTTACAAAATTTAATTGATAGTAATATCGAATTAAAAGTAGTAGAAATAGCACGATTGTTGGATAGAGATCCTTCGTCAATAAGTAAGAAAATTAAAGAATTAAAAACGTTAAAAACTAAAAATAAATAAAATTATGGATTTACACGAAAAAATAAACGAAAATACAATTCTTTATTATATAGAATCAAACAATACAAGTTATGATGCAAATAATAAACCTAGAATTGATAGCTATACCTTATCATTTGGATTTTATGATTGCCATTATTATCTAACAGTTTCTAAAAAAGATATAGAAGAAGACAATTGCTATAGTACATCATTAGATGGAGATTCTAGATTATTTGATAGTTTTGAAGAGCATTGTCAAGATGAACTTTGGGAAATTATTAAAACTAAATGTAAAGAATACGACAAATGGTATAATAAAAATATGATTTAAATTTAAAAATAAAAATAATGTCAAACAAACAACTAACAGAAGAACAACTTCTAGAAAATTATAACAAACTATTATCATATACCGAACTCTTTCCAGAACCAAGGAAAGAAAAAGTATTAGAATTATACAAAGAGTTTGAAAATCAAATAATAGTAGCTCCTTGTAGTGCTACAAATACATATCATGGTTGTTATCCAGGCGGGTATGTAGTACATGTATTAAATGTTATTAAAAATTGTATAGAACTGTATAAAACTTATAAAACATGTGGACTAAGAATAGATAACTTTACCAAAGAAGAACTGGTATTTAGTGCAATGTTTCATGATTTAGGTAAAATAGGTGAAAAAGATGTAGATGCTCTTATTCCTAATACAAGTGAGTGGCATATTAAAAATCAAGGAAAGATATATCTTAAAAATCCCGCTATTAAACACATGCTACATGAAGATAGAAGTTTATATCTCCTTCAAAAATATGGTGTAGTAGTAACAGACAATGAATTTATTTCGATAAGAACACATAATGGTCTTTTTGTAGATGCTAATAGATGGTATTGGGAATTATCAAACGATAAAACTAACGAATTCAGAAATAACTTACCTATAATTTTACATCAAGCTGATTTTATGAGTTATAGACTAGAGTGTGAACAAGAAGGTATATTTAAACAATAAATAAAAATAATTTATAAACAATTTAAAAATAAATAAAATTATGTACACAATAATAATAATGACAATCGTTGGAATAATCATATCAATTAGATATACCTATAAAAATGATGGAAATGACTTCGAATTTTATATTATGAACGGAATATTAGGTACAGTTATTGGATGCTGCGTTGGAATACTTTTCGCTGTAATAATATTTGCTGTTACTCCACATGATATTTCAAAAGAAAGACATGACTTAGTAGCTATTAAAGATGGAAGTGGTATAAACGGAAGTTTCTTTTTAGGTTGTGGAACTATAGAAGATAGAAATTATTACTATTATTATGAGAAAAGCAATGATAACGGTTATAAACAACAAAAAATTTTAGTTGATAAAGTAGTATTATATGAAGATGCTACAGATAGTACTGCATATATTGAATTTCAACATAAAATATCAAAGACACCTTATAAAAAATGGAGTGTAAATTGTGGATGTATACAAACAAAAATCCATGTTCCAAAAGGTACTATAATTAAACAGTTTAAACTTGATTTAGAATAAAATGAAAATTCTATATCTAACAATTAAAAAACAATGGTTTAATATGATTCTATCTGGAGAAAAGACAGAAGAATATAAAGAACTTAAACTATATTGGCAATCTAGATTATGTAACTCTTATTTAAAGGTGGCAAATGGATGTAAACATCTAAATTGTGATATGTGTAAATGGAACAATTTCAAAAAATTTGATGTTATTCACTTTTATAATGGAGGTTCTCCTTCATTAAAATATCAAAATTTTAAAATAGAATTTAAAGGAATTGAAATTGGATATGGAATAGAAAAATGGGGAGTGGAATTAAATAAGAAATATTTTATATTAAAGTTAGGTAAAATAATAAAATCATGAAAATAATAACAATCGAAAAATACGAAATTTTTGAAATTAAAACTGATACAAATGAACAGTTTAGAAGAACTGGAAATTGTTGTTGGGAAAAATTGTATGGAGAATCGTGGGAAAGTGAATATTCTAAAGAATATGAATTAGAAGAGGAATTTCAACAATATTTAAAAGAACATAAATTATAAAACAATGGAAGACAATGATTTAATGCCATTTGGAGTTCATAAAGGAAAAGCAATGGTAAATGTTCCATCACACTACTTACTTTGGCTATACGAAGAGAAGAAATGTAGTGGAGTTGTTAAACAATACATTATAGATAATTTAGATGTGATTTGTAGTGATATCAAAAGAAATAACATTATTAAAAATAAAAATGATTGATAATACTACTTATATTAATAGTATGAACTAATTGGAGAAAGTGAATGAATTTTTTAAACAACATTAAACATAAAATTACTCAAAAATTAATTTGGGAAATTGTATTATTTTCGGTAGGAATATTAATTGGTGTTTATTTAACACTTAAATTAGTACCTATAATTTGGAGAATTTTTTAAAATCTAATTAATGCAAGAAGAAAAACAAATCATAAAACACTTTGATCCACTAGCAACTCTAAATAAACAATTAACAATACCAAACAATACTGAATTAGATAAAATAGATTTCATCCACACTAAGTCATTACGATTAAAACCAAATGATTTATTTATAAGTGATTTAAAGTGGAAATATCTAATTCGTACATTGTTGTATGGTAAGAACATATTAATTGAAGGGCCTAGTGGATCAGGTAAAACACGTTCTATATTATCATTAAAAACAGTATTTCCAGAACGACCATTCTTTAATATATCAATGGGAAATAGTACAGATCCAAAAAGTACATTAATAGGAAATACACATTTTAAACAGGATACAGGAACATTTTTTAATCGATCTCTTTTTGTTCAAGCAATACAAACAAAAAATGCTATTATATTATTAGATGAACTAAGTAGAGCACATCCGGAAGCTGGAAATATATTAATGCCTGTATTAGATAGTGAACAACGCTTTTTAAGATTGGATGATGAAGTTGATAGTCCTACTATACCAGTTGCTACAGGAGTTTGTTTTCTTGCTACTGCTAATATAGGAGTTGAATATACCAGTACAAGAATAATGGATCGTTCTTTAATGGATAGATTTATAAGAATCGTAATGGAACCATTAAGTCGAGAAGAAGAAAGTCAACTGATTCAATTAAAATATCCAGCACTTAATATTGATACGGTAAATGCTATTAGTGAGATTGTTGATATTACAAGACAAGAAGTAAAAAAACCGGATAGTAAATTATCTACAATTATATCAACAAGAGCCAGTTTAGAAATAGCCGGATTGTGTAATGATCGTTTTAGTTTAGAAGAGGCATTTCAAGTACAGGTATATCCATTCTACAGTGAAATTGGAGATAATGAATCAGAAAGGTGTTTTATTAAACAAATATTACAAAAATTTATATAATATGAAAAATGACGAATATAGATTAATTTTAGCGGCTATAGTTGATAAAAATAATAATTGTGTAAATTGTATTCCTCATACAGAAGGTAAAACAATATCAAGACAAGAATCATTAGATATATTATGTGATTCAATTTGTATGATTATAAAAGATATAAATAAATCAAGAGAAGAACAGGATTATATTTTAGTGAATAAAATTATAGATAATATTAAAAAAGAATTTGTAAGTCCAAAAAATTTTGAAAATGTTAGTTTAGAAGTTGAAATATTAAAAGATAAAAAATTATGACAGAACTCGAATTATACAAATTTGTAGATGACAATTGTTTAGAATACCATTGGATAGAAAATGATATAGGCGATGATATTGATGTAATATTATTTGTTAATAATGAACAGATAGAAGATTTTAAATATTGGTTAGGAGAAGGAATATTTGATGATGAGGGTATTAAGTGTGTAGCTAAATATGAATATTTTTGTTTTCATATGTTAGAAATTTGTGAGTATTTTGGTATTAATATTAATAATGTTTTTAAAAAATAATAAAATTATGAAAGAATTATTTGTACAATTAACACTAGCTAATAAATTAAAAGAAAAAGGTTTTAAAAAATCTTGTTTTGGATTTTATCCAAATGATGAAAATCCATGTATACAATTATGTTCAATTGATCATAAATTTGGTTGGTGGGATGATTATATAAGCGCTCCTCTTTATCAACAAGTGATAGATTGGTTAAGAGAAAAACATAATTTATATATAATCGAACAACTTGATATGACATGTGATCCAAAATACTGTTATGAAATCTATAGATATGAAGATTTTGGAAATTGGACATTAGTAAGTAAACGACCTGATATGTTTCTTTATCTAAATCCAATAGAAAATTTGAATGCGGCGATAATGGAAGCTTTGACTTTAATTTAAAATTAATATGGAAAAACTTATAAAATGGTTTAAAAGTTTATATCACCCTTATACAATCAAAGAATCGATCATTTTAAATTTAATGCAATGTATTAATTTCTTTATTGGTAAAAGATTTCAATTTTTACATTATTTTAATTTTATAAAAGAATATAAAATAAAACATTCAAATAAAACAATATTTGTTGATGATTTTATATCATTTAATGATAATATATGGCAAAAAGAATTTCCATGGGGTAATGGTAATAATGAACCATCTAATGTTTGTATTTTTAAAGATAGCGTAATAATGGAAATGAATAAAGAAAATTATATTGGATATTGGGGTGGACAAAATTGGAATTATATCAATACAACTGGGATGATTTATTCTAAAAATATTTATCCAGTAGAAGCCGTTTATGAATTTAAAGTAAAATTTTCAAATGTTAAAAATATAAACCAAGCTGTGTGGTTATTAAGATTAAAAGATGAACCATTACCTAAACAAATAGAAGAGATAGATTTTGAATATTATGGTGATAGAATAACAATGAGTCAACATTGGGGTAATGGATATAATCACAAAGAAAACCATCGTCAAGATTCATTTGGATTTAAAATTGATTTATCTAAAAAATGGCACATATTAAAATTTAAAATAACAAAAAGAAATATCTACTGGTATATTGATAATATTCTTGTAAAATGGCATTTTATAGGGGTTCCAAAATTAGAACAACATATTGTTTTAGATATAGGAAATTGTAGTATTGATTCTGAACATCCAAATGATATAGGGAATCTTAATTTAGATAAATTACCAGCTTATTTTAAATGCGACTATATTAGGATTATTAAAAATTAAATAATATGAACGAAACTCTTAGTATCAAAGAATTTTTTGAAAAATATTGGGTCATAAAAAATTCGGATGGAACAATAACTCATCCTAAAATTACACAATCACAATTAGAATTTTTAGAATTATGTGAAAAAGCTAAAAAAGATGGAAAACAATTATGTTTAAATCATGGTAGACCAAATAAAGGAACTTATATTTTTGAACTAGCACAAACAATTCAAGAATTAGAAAATGGTAAAACTGTTGCATTAGTTTCATTTGAAAATCCGAATAAGTATTTAAATGATTTAAAAAATTATTTTGGAAATAATATAAAAATTAAAAAAGATAAGAAAAACAAAGATATAACAATATTAAAATTAAAATAATATGGAAATTAGAAATGTAATGGAATATTGGGAGTCACTTCATAAAATTGATAGATGTAGTTTACTGGAAACAATTTATATCGATTCGGAATTAGGAAATTATAAATATGAAGATTTACATGGACATATAAGATTGATATTGGTTAGTTTATTTAACTATAAGTGGAAACATCAAACTCACGAATTAACTTTTTAACTATTAATGTCAACAACTCATTCATCCTTTTGGCTTCCTAAAAATATAGATTTCGCTACTATTCCACGTATTTTTAAATTGTCTATATTCAAAAAAGCTGTTGATAATTTTATCGATATAATAACCAACAATGATAATTCAATAGTTTCACAATTTGATGTTCATCTTATTAATACAGATATCGAAAATAAAATAATATTATCTGGAGAATGTGATAAAAATTTAGATGCTACAATCGGATTAGCTATTTTTGAAACAATACAGTTAAAATATTCAAGCACTAAACTAAATATAGAAGAATATATAAAAACCAACCTAATAGGATTAGATATAACAAACGATTTAGAATCAATTAATACTATATACCACTTTGTAGAAGATCTAAGATTATACCGTATTATATTAGATAAGTATAACGGATACGCTGGTTATTTACAAGAAATGATTGTAGAATACAAACAAGATCGAGTAATTGATAAAATATTACGAAGTAACCAACTATTTAAAACCAATGATGTAGAAAGTTATTTGTTTAGATTGTTAAATATTCAAAATGCTAATAATAAATTATCATCGTTACCTGGACTACAATCATTATCGGACGGTTTAGATATTAAAAATATTGATAGATTAAAAAATAGTGAAGAAGCATTATTACTATCAATAGAACTATTAAACATAATTAAAAGATATACTACAAGCAATAATCAAACCACAGAAGAAGATATAAACAACATTTTAAAATCAGAAAAACAAACTAAAAGATTCGTATCAGTATATACTCAACAACGACAATTCGATCCTAAAAAAACAAAAATATCAATTCGAGAAAGTAAACAAGTAGATGTCATTAAAAACTCAGGAACGAAAATAGTAAAAATAAATGATAACATAATAAAAGATGTTGATGTAATTGTAATAGATAAACTCACAGAACAACTAATCAATTCTAAAACATTTAACTTCTTTACTATCAATAAGCAAAAGAATTATTACAATTTAAAACGAATAGAACAAGCAATACGAACTGGAAAACAAATAGCTAATCAACTACAATTATATACTATTAACAACAACTATAAAAATACAAGACTTAAAACAGGTAAGATAGATCAAAGACTGGTAGCTAACTTAGGATATAATGATAGTAAAATATTTTATAATTACTCGGATACTAATGATAACAAAGATAATCTAACATATTGTAATATATCAATAGATGGTAGCAGTAGTATGGAAGGAGATAAATTTGAAAACTGTCTATCTACAGCCGTATCAATAATTGTAGCAACTACTCAAATATTAGGCAATTCAATTCATATAAAATGTAATGTTAGATATACAAATAGGATTGATAATGTTTGTGTTCCTGTTGTATTAAATATATTTGATAGTAAAACGGATACTATTTATAAAATTAAATCATTATTTCAATACTTAAAACCAAACGGACATACTCCAGAAGGACTTTGCTTTAACAGTATTATAGATACAATAGATAAGGATAGTAAACTAAGTAATAAGAAATATTTTATCAATTTTAGTGATGGAGAACCTTACTATGAAACAAAATGTTTTAAATATGAAAATGACGTAGCTATACAACATACAAAGAAACAGGTAGATAGAATGAAATTGAATAATATAAAAGTATTGTCTTACTATGTTTCAAATAAAAAATGCGGAGATATTAACTTAAATAATTTTAAAGCTATGTATGGAAATTCTGCTATAGCTATAGATGTAAACGATATTAGACTATTAACAAAAAGTTTAAATGAAAGGTTGATTACCACTACTTGTTAAAATTTATTTTGAAAATTATAAAAGATTTTGTATATTAAAATAAAAATTAAAACTATGGAAAATAAAATTAAAAGAATTGACATCAAAGAATTTCGTGAAAAAGGATATTTACAAGAATTAAATAGAAGATTTTTACATCCACTTGGTTTAGCATTAGAAATAGTTGTTAATGATGATGGAACCGAAATTCTTGGAGGAATATGGGACTATAGAGAAGAAAAAGAAGGAATATATTATGATATTTCTAATTCAGATTCTGAACGTAAAATAAAATTTAATAAAAATAAATCATTTATTGATAATGAATTAGAAACTAGATGTCAATATAGAAAAGAAATACTTGGCTTTGGAATAGAACTTATAGATTAGATTTTTATTGTATGGAAACTATTTTTGTAATAGCTGTTATACTCATAGGAATTTGGGGTATCATAGTATTATTAAGTGATAATGAATAAAATTTAAAATTATGGAAGAAAATAAAAAACCAACAATTTATGATGATTATTTAATTAGAGAGAAAGATGGTCGTAAAATTAAAAGAATTCACTTATTATTTGTAGATCATAAATCAGAACCATTACTTTGTGATTGTTGTGACAAGGTAAAACAATTAGCACATTTTGAAGATATTTTAGGAAATGTTTGGTGTATATGTAAAGATTGTTTGCAAGAAATGATTAATGAATTTGATTAAATATGGAAAATAAAAATTATACAAAGAAAAATGCAAAATATCGAGGAGTGCCATGTTGGTTTAATCCTTTAAATAATGAAATTAAAGGTAAAAATAAACTATATGATATATTAATTGATATTTTAGTTTGGTTTGATATGAATGTTTTTATAGTAGATGAATTTCCAATTTGGGTTGAAGTTGACGAATTAGAAAAATAAATATATAATTATGAATAACTGCGAATATTGTGGAACAAAATTAACAGATAATAATATAACCAATTGTAAAAATTGTGGAGCTCCAATTAAACAAACCGTTAGTGAGGAAATGGTATTTAATAATGACGATTGTTTTGGGTTACCACATTTTCATAATACTAATAAATTGCTATCAGGAATAATTTTACCGCATATAATAGATAAATCAAAAATTATAATAATAGAACCTTTAATAACATATGAATAATCAATTTGAATTTACATATCATTGTCCGGAATGTGATACAGAATTTCAGTCTGATATTGGAATTAAATTAAAATGTCCTGGTTGTGGTATATTATTAGAAACAGATTGGACAGAAGATGAACTTGATTATGGAATGGTAGAAATGACACCATGTTGCAGAGTAATAGAAAATGATAATAAATAATTTAAATAAGACTTAAAATATGAATATAAGCGGAGCGAACCCAGCATTGTGGAACAAGACAGAAAAATCAAAAACTAAATCAACTACATCAAAAACAGTTGTAGAAACTAAACAATTAAATTGTAGTAATGAAATAATAGAACTACAAAATATCATTGATAGAATAGAAAAATTAAGATCAGCAAATCCACATAAATATTTACATGATAGTGAAATAAGTCTTAATTTAGCATTATTATCTCTTAAACAAATAAATTAAAATTATGGAAATATATACAAGTGATTTAACAAATTTAGCAACTGATTATGCTGGTATAATTGAAAGAAAAATAAATATGAATAATGGTAAATTTGATTATATAATTCAAGATGAATGTTGTAGCTTAATGTCAACAACAAGAAAATTATTATATACAAGATTATCAGCATCATTTAATACTTTAGTAGAACAATCAAAAACAGATAAAGATTTTGATTTAAAAACTAATTTATTTAAAATAATTAATGATTTATAAAAATTAAACAAAACATGATTAAAAAAATTAAATGTTTATTTGGACAACATACATTAGGTAAACAAGGAGAAGATGATAAACATTTTTACTTACATTGTCATAATTGTAACCATTTCAAAAAAGTTTTGAAAGAAGATATTAATAATTATAAATTATACGGATCAATTAAACGTCCAACCAGCCTTCAAATTAAACTTAGAAATTTTCTTAAAAAACACAAATTATATTATAAATTTAAATTATACAATTTTATATGAAAACACTAACATTAACAGAATTATTAAAATTATTAGGAACAACTCCAAAACAAATCAAATTAATAACTCTTACTGATGTTAAACTTAAAAAGAATACAGTATTTACAAATCCAATTAAAAAACTATCAAATGCTATAGTTGAAGTGAATTTTGACTATAAAACAGATGTAAATGAAGCAAGAAAATTGGAAGGAATTAAAGAAGAATTTACAGCATCGTCAAGAAAATGGGGTAAACATATTGAAGGATCAACTTGTTTAATAGAACATGAAACCACTAAAGAAAAATATTTAAATTGTAAACTAATTTCAAAAGATAAAAAAGTTGAATATATTGATGGTAGTAAAACAACTAATCCAATTCCAATTGAAACTATTCAACCTTATTTACCAGCTGTCAGTCCAAGTAAAACACAGGGAGTAGAAAATCAAATTGTAATTAATACATATAAACTTTCAAGTATTAAGGAAATTGAAATTGATAATGTGAAATATACATTTATTCCAACTGATAAAATTTAAAAATATGAAAATTTATAAAATAACCGAATATTGTTGTAAACCATTATATTATAAAAATAAAATACAAGCTAGAAAAATATTTGTAGATATTGCTGTTAGGTATTGGAAAGAACATCAATTGGACGATAGAGATTTAGAAAAATTACCTTGTGGTGGAGAACAATATGTTGCTGATAGATTTTTATGTAAAGATGATGCAAAAGTAATATCTAAGATGGAAATAATAAATGTTTTATAATAATACAAACAACTCTAAACCACCTTCTCTAACCGCCGATAGTTTGTTCATTTCAACTAGATAAATAAAATGAAAACTCCTGTACCCTTGTATATAATTAAGTTTATAGAAACTCGGATCGGTTCAGCAGGAAATAAAGGGGTAGAAAAGAGAGAATTATTAAGGTAGCAACTGCGGATATGCTAATCTAAGTGGAAGAGTTGTTTTTAAATAATAAAAGATAGTTGTATAATTACATAAAATCTGTTAAGATACAACTGTAAAATAACAAAAATTTAAATTATGAAAAAATTATTCAATAAATTAAAAGCGAAATTTCAAATAAACCTAACGACATTATCTGATATTTTTGGATTAACACCAGAATATCTGTTTTATATACTATTAGGATTATGTTTAATGCTAAGTTACTTGTCAATACTAATTTTTAAAATATTTTAAAATTATGGAATATTCAATTACAATAAAAGAATTAATAAAAAGACCGATTATCAGAAACGATCAACCAACTGAATTTCTAAATAAAATGACAGATAATGAAATTGAACAATGGGAGAAAGAAGTTGAACAAGAATTATTAGAGAATGGGGTTAAACGAAAATTTCCAGATTGGAATGCTGAATTTTTATCTAAAACAATTGATATGCGTATTTTTTATAAATTATTTAAAAAAGAATACTATGAAACTAAGTAGTCAACAAATCCATGATAAAGCACATCTAATTTATCGAGTAAGAAGAGAATTAACAGATGATATTTATAAATTAATTGATAATTTTCATTCTACAATTGAACCAGATTATAAGAAATTAAGCAAAGATGATATAATATATGTATTATCATTAATAATATCAAAAGAAACAGAAAAAATTTAAAATTATGGCACTTTTAGGCATAAATGGTTACCTCCAGAGTGGGAAAGATACAGTAGGAAAGATAATACAGTATCTCATAGCTAATGATAAAGAAGAATACAACCAATATCAACCAACAATATATGAGTTCTTAGAAGGTAAAGATGTATATAGTACAATATATAAGGTAAATTATGATGTGGTAGAAAGTGTTACAAATGATAGTGGATATAAAATTAAAAAGTTTGCTGATAAGTTAAAAGATATTGTATGTTTATTGATAAATTGTACAAAAGAACAGTTAGAAGACAATACATTTAAATCAAAAGAACTCGGTGAAGAATGGTGGTACTATAAACATCGTAATATAGATAATTATAATTTATTAACAATAGAAGAATATAATGAATTACCTTATCTTCACCAGGAATATTTTAAATTAATTAAATTAACACCTCGTTTATTATTACAACTAATAGGAACAGACTGTGGTAGAAACATTATTCATCCGAACATCTGGGTGAGTAGCTTATTTAGTGAATATGATTATAATTTTCATGCTATAAAATTTAGTGTTAGACAAGGAATAAATAAACCAGAATATCCTAACTGGATCATTACAGACACTCGTTTTCCAAACGAAGCAAATGCTATTAAAAATAGAGGTGGAATACTTATTAATGTTCAAAGAGATGAGTGTCCTAAATGTGGTAATACAACAAATCATCATTACAATAAAAATAATACTGGAAAATTAGAATCTATTTTATGTAACGAATGTGGTACATTTTTTAGAGAAAATTCTCATGAATCAGAAACAAGTCTTGATGGTTATAAGGGATTTAATTACCTAATTGATAATAGTGGTACATTAGAAGAATTAATAGAACAAGTAAGAGAAATTTTAATAAAAGAAAAGCTAATTAAAAAATGAAAGTATTTTTAGTATTATGGACTTTAATAGCAATCTGGTCTGGAATTGGATATTTATCAGCTCATTTACATTGTTTATTATGTGGTACATATAGCAATCCAGATATGTACGATGATAGTCTTGGACAATATATACCTCCAATAGAATCTAAATTAATTTTAGGTAGCATGTTTGGATTGATAACGTTATTTTGTCTAATTGTTTTAAGTTTATATAAATTAGGTAAATATATTTTAAAATTTGAATAATTGATTAATTTTTATTATCTTTGTAAAAATTTATAACTATGAAAAACACTAAACCTTATTTTCGCGAACTTCCACAATCAGAAATAGATAAAATGATTGAAGAAGGTAGAACTGTTGGATATTGTATGGAGCATTACTTACAGCCAGATTGGTGTGGTTATCCGGAAGCATTATCAATGGAACTGGGTTGTTGGGATCTGTGTGATATTTCTATAAATGGAAAAAGAACTCAAATATCAGAAGAATATTGTAAGAGTTGTGAATTTAAAACTAAAATAAAATAAATTATGAAAGAATATAAACTCGAACATGATTTCCAAAACAACTACTATGAAGTCTTATACAATGCTAGTAAAATAGCAAGCAATGCTAAAAAGTATATAATGAATAACTATAAATCTATTACTGATTGGAGTGAATTATCGGTTACTGTTATTGATGGTAGAGATGGCAATACTGTTGAATTCTATAATTTTGATACTTGTTCAGCGGCGGGTGGATTTATTGGGTATGAACCATTAAAAAATACATTAAATAAGTGGAGAAAAGAAAAACATAATCCAATAGTTTCATTAACAGATTGTTGTTTAGATAAATTTGATGATGATTTTAGTTTGACTATTAATGGAATTGAATTTTATTGGATTGATGATGAAGCGGTAATTGAAATAGCCAATTATATTGAAAGACATATAAAACATTAACAATTTAACAAATTATATTTAAAAACGTATAATATGGATACAGAAAACGACATGACTAAAGAAGAAATTATAGATTTAGTAACAGAATTTATCAATTCAATATCAACTAAAAATGGAGAAAGAGCTACATTTGGTTGTACATTAATTACAGAGATAATGAACTGGAGTTCGTATAATTATTATGAAGCTATGGGTATAGCTAAAACAGCTATGGATGAATACAAACGTACATTTGATGAAATAATGGACGATGAAATTCAAGAAAATAACAATTTAGCAAAATTAAATTAACAATGAAAGGACAATGTGATAAATGTGGTAATGTTTATAATATTACTTCTTCTCCAAATAAAATAGAAGGATATTTTGTTACTCAAGAAGTTTGGGATTGTAGACAGAGTGATTTACTTAATAATATAATAAAAGAAGAAGGAAATAAACCAATATATTGTCAAAAATGCCCAGAATGCAGTAATATAACAATAATTGAATAAATATGAGACCAGAATTAAATTTAACTTACGAAGAAAAGGTAAAAATTGGTGAATGGAAACAATCGTTACCACAGAAAAATCGTGAATTTATTTATACGTTTGTTGAAAATGGTAAATATTCAGAATCTGGTTATAAATTATATACCTATATTATTAAAACAAATGATAAATTTTCATTAATTGTAGCGGAGAATGTTGAATTATGAAATATATATTGAGAATTTTTGGATTAGTTCGTAAAAAAGATATATGTAAATATCTTGATGATGAAATTAAATCTTTTGAAGATGCCCGTAAAAATTTAACTGATGTAAAGGACATATTATATGAATACCAGTATAATACATTATCACATTGGAAAGAATGCTTAATGTACGTAAAATTAAATATGAAATATGAACTATGA